TAGTATCAAATAATGTATATGGTTCACTTACCCTTAAACGACCAAATGCATCAGAAGTTGCTCCACTGAATCCCGAAATAACTACATTAGCATTGCTGTTGAGAGTAGCATTAACATTACCACTAATTGACCAAGGTGTTGTGCCTTGAGTGACTGTTACATTACCGCCAGTTACATTCGCATTTACATTACCAGTGACACTTACATTACCACCTGTTATGTTTGCTTGTATATTAGGTAATGAAGTAATGCCTGCAATGTTGCCTGTAATGCTGACATTGCCTCCCGTAACATTTGCATTTACACTTCCAGTAACAGATACATTACCGCCAGTTACATTCGCATTTACATTACCTGACACAGACCAAGGTGTTGTACCTTGACTGACTGTAACATTACCACCAGTAATATTAGCATTAACATTAGGCATGGTGCCAATGTTAACATTTCCAGTAATACCCACATTGCCATCTACTGTAATACTTCCGCCGCCGTCAACTATTGTTACATTACTTGTTATACCTGCAATATTACCGGTAATGCTAACATTTCCACCAGTAATGTTAGCATTGACATTGCCTGACACTGACCAAGGAACAGTTCCTTGCGTTACATTAACATTGCCTGTTATGTTTGCAATGTTGCCGACAACACTAACAGGAAGATAAGGCACATCAAGTATTCCACTTGTGCCTATTTCATCTAAATGAACATGCACTGGATCTTCAGGAGAACTGTTTACTGTTATTGTGCCTGGAATACTTACATTACCTTCAATAATAATGTTTCCAGTAAAGCCAGTGCGAACATAAACATTACCACTAGCCTCATCAAGTGCTAGTGCTTCTGTTATGTTTCTAAGATACCAAGGCTTTACATTGGCTGGATCTGGTACTGATGGCATATTATGGTCCTGGTGGTGTGTCTACCCAAGGTCTGCCTTCTATTAGCCCACCTGGGTTTGGATTGTCAACAATTGTATTTCCACTGTACTGAGTAGGTAATTCTTCTATATCATAATACGGCCTTGGATTCGATAAATCTAATCTTTCTAATTGAGACAAATTTAATTTACCTTTTTGTCGATCCTCTAGTGTAGTTAATCTAGCTATTTTATTTGCTGTTCTTAACATTGAATTATTTACGATTGAATAAGATGCTAGTGTGTTTGCGGTATTCAGTTCTTGATTATTAAAGACTAAACTAAACCATGATACATTGCATCCGGTCGCTGATTCAATAGTCGATTTAAATGTACCTACAGTAGTCGTATCATCCACTGTGTAAGGATCATATTGTGCTGCATTTAATAAGCTTTGCACAGTAATATTAATGGAAGCCATATATTATTTACCTTTGTAGGCAGCTTCTGGATATAAAGCAACCGATGAGACTCTAATATCAGCTGGATGTTTTGGCATATTAATGTCATTACCCATACTCATAATAGTATCATTACTTGTATATTGTTCTTTGGGGCTGTTGCTGTATTCAGCCTGTCCGTCGTTACACCCACAATCTTCTGTGGTTTCTAATTCGTAATCTTTTTTATCGTCGGCTGTATCACTTACATTGTCTATTAGATCAAGTAGTTGCCTTATGAATTCAGTTGCTCTCATATTATTATTTATCTACAGGTTTCTCACCAGTGAGCTTGGGTAAACTGAACCAAAGTTGAAACCACTCAGGGGTACCCGGTTGGATATTATGTTTTTTCATTAGTCTTGCTTTTTCAGTTCCTGTATAACTCATGTTCATTTCGTTTGCTAATTTTTCAACATTGTTTATACCAGCTAGACGCTTAATATCCTCTAGGTTATCAGATTGGTGGTCGGGCAAGGAAACGGTCTTGAGTTTATCAAGACCGTTCTGTAATTTAGATTGTTTCCATACGTCAAAGGTCATGACGTATTTATTTAATATCTAACGGATTTTTCTTAGTGGCTAAAATAGCAAAGTATTTTTCTTTGACTGTTTTGGGTTCTTTATCTTTGTCGGCTGTAGAAGTTAAGTCGAATTCAATGTCATTGAATCTTTCTACTTTAAATCCGGTTCTTGTTAATAAAGCGTCTAATTGTCTATGACCCATAATACTGTAATGGTTAGGATTGTATTCATGAGGTCTTTCACATTCAGGACTAGGAACTTCAATAAAGATTCTACCCTTAAGTTTTAATAATCTATTATATTCTATTAATGTAAAGATAGGATATGGACTGTGATGTAGATAATGACGGCAATATATAAAATCAACAGACTCATCTACGAATCCATCACTTTGCGGAAGAAAGGTCGGATCATAAAGTTTTACGTTATGACCTTTATCTTTGCACTGCTTGGCATTATTTTCACTAAGAGTTATACCTGTTACATTTGTATAACCACGTTCCTTCATAGAATCTAAGAAATAACCAGTACCACAATATACATCTAATATTGATGCATCTTTGGGCAATCCTAGTGTATCAAAATATGATGAAACCATCTCATCATTGAGTTTTTTGTGGAGTTCGGTTTCACCCTCATCATATAAATGAGAGCTATACAACCATTCATTGAAAAATTTAAGTTTGACTAGATCAAGTGTTTTGTTTATATCTAACATAGGTTTCCTGTTAAGTAATCTATACTTAGCAGAAAATTATACCGTTATTATTTTTTTGACTTTTTCTCGCCTGAAAACCCTTTAAACCCTATGACAGGGCTTTGTGTGTAAGTATCTTGTAATTCCATGCTTCTCAAATCACCTTTTGTTAGATCCTCGTGATGCGACCCTACAGCAGCGAATGCTTGAGATAACATTTTTTGTTCTATAGAACTATAAGGTACAGCAAGATTTTCTCTTCCCGACCAGCTTTCGTGATCAATATTGATTGGATTAGTTCCGTCTGCCGCAGCAACAGCCATCATTACTCTGTTTAATTCATATATTCTATCTGCGAATTCTTTGTCACGGAATAGGTCGATTCCAACTGCGGCGCGGCCCTGTCTATTGGTAAGCTTGCCCTTCTGTGATTCGCTTAAAAATTCGTATGCTCTCATTTTAACCTGTAATTTGATATGTGCCTTCATGCACCATCAGTGTATTTAACAATGGACTTACCTTCAATCTTATATTTCCATATCCAATGTCAACTTCATAGTTTGTTAATGGTGCTCCAATGAATATTGTACCATATACACTAAAATTAGCTGTTGCGTTAGTTCCTGCTTTAGTTATGTCAATGGTAGCAGTTTGCACATCGTCATTTTGTGTCGTTTTCAAAACAACTTTACCTGTTTTAAACGCTGTAGCTGGATATTCAAAAATTATTTGATCGGCTGCATTATTTGATGTATTCGCTGTGAATCCACCGAACTTTAGATTACTAACAGATAGTGACCCGTTCGCTGTTATATTGCCATCTGCATTAAGATTGTTAATGGCAAAACTTGCTTTTGCACTTGGTAATACACGAATAGGGAAACTAAGTATGTTTCCTGACTCTACGACATTGATATTACCAACGTAGAATCCTGAATTACCTACATAAAGATTGGCAACTGTGTTTGCAACTGTACCTATAGTTAGTGTGTTACTAATTGGTAATATGTTTGCACCTAATCGTATGGTGTTGTTAGCCTCAACATATGTAAAGTTTGCGGTACCGTTGCTTTCACCGTTTGCATTATATTGGAACGATCCTTCTGGTCCTGCAGGTAAACCATTTGCTAAATCAATAAAGTTTTGATTGATTTTTTCAAATGCAATTCGTAACGGATCACCCGTTCCGTCATTGGGTAAGTCACCAATATCAATGTTTGCTACGGTTATAGTCATTTTTGTATCCCATTATTCTATATTTATCGTCAAGATAAATAATATACTATGAAAAAATATATCACTACACTACTATTACTGGTTTCTGCAAGTGCGCTTGCAGCTAAAGCTCCTCAAGGGGTTACTTACGATGCTCAAATTATTAGAGTGAGCGACGGAGATACTGTCGTTATTTCTGCCCCATTTTTGCCTGCACCGTTAAAGCCTGAGCTTGCTGTTCGTGTTTATGGAGTTGATACCCCTGAAAAAGGTCATCGTGCCCAATGCCCACAAGAAAACGAAAGAGGCATGCTTGCATCAAAATTTACAAATAATGCAGTTGCAAAGTCGACCAAACGTCAAGTTATTTTGTACAGCTGGGACAAGTTTGGAGGACGTGTTCTAGGTGATTTGATCCTAGATGGACAAAGCTTGCGCAGTATGCTTATTCAAAATGGATTTGCTAGAGAATACTTTGGTGAAGCGAAACAAAGCTGGTGTAATTAATTACTTACCAGCGTTTTCGTAAATATTCTTCTGTATCTGATACCAGTCTTGCCAACCCCTAGCAATAACTGCACACTCATAATAAGTTGTGTAGTTATTCGCTACTGAAGTTGCAATTTCACTTAACTTAGCATCTTCTTTAACCTGCGTCAGTGCTGGGCACTTAGTCATTAGCATGTCAGGTGCCTCAGGGAATTTAGCTTTTACAGGCACTACTGTTGAGCATCCTGTTAATAATAGCATAGAAATAATTACTATTTTTTTCATTTGTTTGGCTCCTGCGCAGCATCATTTATTGCTTTATAGAATTCTTTAGGAATTTCGCATTGCCCGCCGGCTGCAAACTTTGAATCATATTTTACGATTTCTTTGTCAATATATTTTACAATATCACGACCGCGAGATTTAATGTACTCTTTCTTAACTACAATTTTTTCAACTAATTTAACATTTTCTTGTGCTGATTTGGCTTCTGCCTCAGCCATTTTCTGTTCCATTTCAGCTACTTTTAGCAACCAAACTTGCTCGTTAAGCATAGCCCCTTCCATAAAAATTCCAGAGACTAATAATACAATACTGATAACTTGGATTGGAAGTTTATATTGTCTTATAAAAGGAATGAAGGCTAGCAAGAAACCTGATATGATTCCAATGATTCCTGCTAAAGTAATTGCATGAAAGACCCAAACGGGTGTAATTGATAGTATCCACATAGTCTACTATTTAGCATGGAAGATATCAGAATTCCTTAACCATTCGTAATATTTTTTAAATCCTTCTTCTACATTTGTTTTAGGACTGTAATTAAAGTCTTGTATGGCTTTGTCAATAGATAATCTACCGCGTTTAGGGAAGCTCAAATCTCTGGGACCTACAATGAGTTCTCCTTTACCTGCTAGTTGTATAGCAAGTTCTGCTGCATCTTTCAGAGTCCAAAGACGGTCTGCGCTACGTGTAATATTATAAATTTGATTCGTAGTGTTGGGACTTAATGCTGCTTGGACTATTCCCTCTGCTGCATCATCGACATATGTAAAATCTAAAACTTCATCCGGTCCGTTTACCTTTAAAGTATCACCTCGAATAGCACCTAGTACAAATTTACTAACCACTCTATCTTCAACATCCAATTCTCCATATACAGCACTAGGACGAATAATTACATGTTCCATTCCTGTTCTTCTACTGTAATCTTGTACTAGCTTTTCACCCATTAGTTTAAAGATTCCATATTGACCAATTGGGCTACATACACTTTCTTCGGTCACATCATTTTCAAAATCACCATATACCATACTAGAACTGATGTAGACGAATCTTTTTACGTTAAATTTTATACAGGCTTCTAAAAGAGTAGTGAGTCCTACACACATAGATTTAGCAGCCATTATTGGATTAGCTTCAACTGCTTTTTGTCTAGGATAACTTGCACAATGAATTACTAATTCAGGTGAATTAGCACTAAAGATAATATCTAATGCGTGTTCGTTGACTATATCAGCAATATGATTTTTGTATTTGCTGATTTTTTTCCTTCTTAAATTAATGAGACTATCTATTTGCTTATTAGGTATAAAACCATAATTAGTATGATTATCAATAATAGTAATTCTATGATCATTTTCTAATTTAGAAACAATATTATGCCCTATGAGGCCCATTCCACCTGTAACTATAATGTTCATTCGTATCTTAATTTGTAGTAAGTAAGTTGTTCTTCAGACAGATCAGCAGTAATAGTATATTGCCAACCATATTGATGTGGGTTTCTATGCCAAGTAGGCTCTTTAGCGTTTTCCATTATCCAAGTGCCCTTGTCAGATTTTTCCCATTCAAGAAATGTTTGCGCTGCCCATAAATCAGGATCTTCAACATCACTCATATTAAATTTATGGACAACTACCTTTATCATACTGCCATTGTAGCCTTTAATGGACCATGACTCTGATAATTATCTAAGTAAATATCGTTCATGGTAAATTGCGATATATCCTCTATGTCGTGTGTGAGCATTAATGTTGGTAAGGGATATTCTTGTCTACTCAACTGTTCTTTTACTTGCTCTATATGATCTTTATAGATATGTGTGTCACCTGTACTAATGATTAATTCACCAACTTTTAAATTACACACCTGTGCTATCATATGAGTTAACAATGCGTAGCTTGCAATGTTAAAGGGAAGACCTAAGAAAACATCTACACTACGTTGATACATATGGCAACTAAGTTCTTTATTCTTGTTTACATAAAATTGACTCATTACGTGACATGGTGGTAGTGCCATTTGATCCAGTTCACCCACGTTCCATGCATTCAAAATGTGTCTGCGACCGTTTGGATCAGTTTTAATTCCTTCTATCAATAGCTTAAGTTGGTCAATTTCTTTAATTTCAACATCGTTGCCAATACGACGATATGACACACCGAAACTATCCTTGAAGGCTCCATCTACTTCTCTTTTCTTAACGCTTCTCCAATGTCGCCATTGCACTCCATACACTCGCCCTAAATCACCTTCAAAATTTGCTTTAGGTTTCCAATATGGTGCGAGTGCATTAGGAGTCCAAATAGTTACAGTCCCATCTTTTGTACCATGTGTAATTTGTGCTAATCTACGTTCGTCGCTTGATCCTTCAATGAACCATAGCAACTCACCTACGCAAGATTTCCAAGCCAACTTTTTAGTTGTAATGGCAGGAAATCCCAAACGCAAATCAAAGCGAAGCTGATGTCCAAAAGTACTAATAGTACCAACGCCAGTTCTATCATCTTTCTCTTCTCCGTTTTTTAAAATGTATTCCAGTAGGTCGTGATATTGCTTCATCGTCTTTTCCAAATTGTGTACGTATGGTCTGCGTATGTTTCGGTATGCTCACAGATAAAATTTTGTTCTAAGTATAACAAATCAATAAATCTATCACAAGTATATTCGGCAAAAGTTTTTGTAAGGTGTATCTCATTAATTCTACTCCAACAACTTTCAACTAATTTTGCCCCTCCTATTAACCAAATATCATAATCTTTAACTCTTTCAATATCATCGGTTACGATAACTTTTTTAGGAACAGTAATAGATTTCATCGATTCTGTTGTTGTAATGACGATATTAAGTCTATTAGGAAGTGGTTTGACCGGCAGGCTTTCCCAAGTATGTTTGCCCATAACAACTACTTGACCTTCAGTCAATTTTTTAAATCTTGGTAAATCGCCCTGAATTTTATTCCAAGGCAATTTATTTTGATATCCTATACCACCATTTTTATCACAGGCGATAATTAATTTCATAAGTTCCCAAGAATTCTATCAGTTTCTGGTTGAACCGTTTCAGCAATAGTTTCTACATTTAATAAAAACTCAAAACTTGTAATTAGTGGATCTAATTCATTAAGTTTTCTGCTAACAACTTCTTCAACCTCATCAGGACTCAATCCTTGTTTAAGTAAGTGTTGTATATTAATAGTATGCTGTTTTTTGCCTACCATCTTTACTACAATTTTTTTAATAAATTGTACAGGGACCTTACTTTTTTCAACATCTTCAAGGATGTGTTCCCACTTTCGGATGTATTCAGGTGTCATTTTTTATTATGTAGTTACTTTTGCCTTACTTACTCGGCCTTTCTTCTTTTCAGTTAATGGTACTGATACGTTGACTTCAGGTGTTGCCCCATCTAGTTGTGAGGCTTCTTTCATCAATCTATCTGCTTCAGCCATCAATCCTTTTGCCTCACGATTCATTCTCTGTGCTTGATCACGTAGATTATTTGCTAATTGATTATCACCTAAAATACCTGTAGTAGGACTTGGTGGTATTGTTGATTCTCCTCGCATTCTACGTGCTACGTCTGCTGGATCTTGTAGTCCTCTACTTGCATCAAGTTCAGCAAGTCGTTTTACAGCAGCCTCACCCTGTTGCATCTCATCTAAAATTTTGTTCAATTCATCTAATTTTATTCTTGTTGCTGGTGTGGGTGTCATAATGACTTGTGATGTTTGAACTTTTTTCAACATACCCTCAGCATGTAAAACTTGTAAAATTACTTTACCATCATTTGTGTATGATCTATTCAGTGCATCAGCAAGATTTTCGCTGTTTTGTCCAATGTCACTTTCAATACAACGCATCATTGGATCATGTATATGTTGATTTAATGTTTCGGTATATGCTACCAAACACATGTGAGTTTCGCCAGGTACTTCTCTAAAAATAACTGCTACCTTGCGATCACCTATTTTTCCTACATGTCTTAAAAAACCCATATTATATCTCCTTAAGGATACAACTATTTAATATGAGTATTAAGATGAAAAATTTATTTGCTGCCTGACCAACGCAATTCGTAAAGGGACACTTCTTTTGGATCCTCAAAATAGATATAAGGTCTTAAATCAAAAACTAATTCATTTATTTGAGGACTTGTGTGGACTGCATATCTGCCTACCAATTTTGCTTTTACCCAAATAAAAGCTTCATTGGTCAAAGGTGTTGATGATTTTACAAAGTGTGGTGGTACGTTGTCTAATTTTCTAGTACCGTACCAAACAATGGGATATACAATCATTATGTAATTCGTTTTTCCTTATCAGAGATTCTATCACTATATAGTTTATTTCCATGCTTACGAACCCAATCGACCATGTATTGCGGATCGGCATCAAATGCTTCTCTTAGTGAAAGTTCAGTTACATCATTATCAGCATTGAACGTGTATATTTCGTAATTACGCTGTGGGTTATATCTAGCCCGCAACATTAACTCATTAAATGGAATGTACGGCGGAGGCAATTCCATTAATGTATTATATGTTGTTTTAAATGACCATTCAGTAACATTAAAAAGACTTTCTAAGCCATAACAATCCCAAACTGCAAGGTATGTATTAGTCTTGTTCGTCATCATTGCCTACCATTTTAACAATAGCATAGCCGAACAATCCCACACATACAAGCATAAGTAAACCTACAGTTAATACAGCATAGACTTCATCCACGGTAATCTCCTTTATATTTTAATTCAAAATATACTTCTACCTTTTCTACCATTTCATTTAGTAATTCGTCAGTTTCGCACTTATATATAATTGTGTCCCAATTACCTCTTCTCCTAAATAATTTTGAGTGGATGGACACTTCGCCAAACTCACGTTCACGTATTGTTTTACCACCATCTGGACTTTCGTAAATTTTATTTTTCGTCATAAATTGCAAAAGTACCGAACGGGGGATTCGGATCACGATCACCATGAATAATCCATGTAGTATCACAGTAATCAGGATCACCCCAACTACCACAAGGATAGCCATCAGTGAATACAATCAAACGTTTCGGTACATTACCGATCTCTTTGAGATAATCAAAGATTGCATCAAAATCAGTACCACCACCGCCTTGTGGAATATATGAATCAATTGTATCAAGATTTTCACTTGTAAAATCTTGTATGTTGTATACTTCAGTATCAAAACTGAATACGTGAACTTTATAACCGTCGAATGCTTCCATCATAGCACCAATCTCTGCTAAGAAATTTTGTGCTTGTTTATCGCTGATAGACCCTGACATATCTAGTGCAACAACTACATCAATTTCTTGACCAGGAGTCATACCAGGCATTACAGCATCAACATGCCAGCCTTTACGTGATGGGCGCATCCAGCTGTAATCAGAGCGAATAGCACTTGTTAGATTCGTTTGAATTAATTCACGCCAGGGCATGACAGGATTCGTTGACTGTTTAATCAAACGTTCTACACCTTTAGGCAGAGTGCCTGCTTCGGCGCCTTGTGCCGCATTGATAATTGCTTGTTTTACTTCTTGTCTAACACGTTCACGTTCCTCAGGACTCATCTTAGGGCGTTTACCTTTACCCTCACCTTCTTCCCCATCACCATCGCCGGCACCATCATCTTCACCATCCATATGGTCATCGAGCATTTGATCAACTAGATCGTCAATGGAAATTTTTTGAATGTTTTTCATTAGGTCATCATAAATTTCCTCAGCAGGCTTGCCATCATATTTTGATTCATACAAGCAGGGAACAGTTGAAATAAACTGACCAACTTTGTGACGTTTCAAATCGGCGTTAACAGCATAGTCATCTGCCACATTCCATATCTGCGGGTTTCTATCACCGCGTCTGCCCATATGATCATATACCACGTGCAACACTTCATGACCAACTAGAAACTCAACCTCTTTAGGCTTGAGCATCATAATAAATCTACTATTATAGTAAAAACGCAATCCATCAGTTGCAGCCGTACCGCACCACTCATCTGCATTAATTAATTGTAGTCTTGTTGCGAGATTACCAAAAAAGCTATGCCGTAGTAATAGACCAATACGTGCAGTAACTAACCGTTCTCTAGCTAGATTATCAACATTTTTATCAGTAGGACCAATTAGATTCTCGAATTTTTTACTTTTCTTACTTTTCTTTTGTCCGGGTAATACATCACTCATAAAAGGCTCCTTGATTAATAATTGTAATTATATCAAAATTATGAATATTTGTCAAATTAATGTCTGCTGTTATTTTGGTAATCCTCATCGAAATCGTCATCATCAAAATCGTCATCATCCAAAATGTCATCTATATCGATTGGGGTAGAATTTTTTTCTAATTCACCTGATTCTGCCATTCTACGTATCTCTGCGACCAATTCATCTAGTTCTTCCTGAGTACCCTCAAAGTCATCAAAACAACCTGGGGTAAAAATAACTTTCATTTTATTTTCGGTCATTATATATCCTTAAAAAAAGGGTGAGAGTTTTTTGGCTCCCACCCAACCATAGTACTTACGTACTTAGGAGCTAACTTAGTTTGAACTACCTGCCTCTACAATATACTTACCGTATTTTTTGTGGAACTCATCAAAATTATTCAATTGACTAGGTTCGATAGGTAGTTCGTATGTTTTGAGAGCAATTTTTGCACCCATAACAACTAATTCAGTTTCAAAGTTTTGCATCATATAATCAAAGAAATTCTGTGCCATTTCATGAAACTTTTTATTATCTACTTTTTTGTTTTGTACAGAATCTTTCAATTCGTAGCACATAGCAATAGTCAATGCGTACATAGCAGAAATTTCTTTTACAGCAAGTTCTTTTACTTTACCTGAAAGAATGTCACTTGGTTCAGGCATCTTACCTGCAATTTTTCTGTGTGCTGCAAATTTAACTGCAAGTCCCTCGCCAACTGCACCCGCCACAAGATTAAACTGTGTATCGGAGTCCATGTTATCTTCTTCATTAAGCAAATCGCTAACGAAGCACCAAGTACGTGGAGTAGCAAATGCTCGGCTACTAGATTTGTTATCAAAATCATACAAATCTTGTTTTGCAAAACTTAGATAACCTACAACATCTTTGTGAATGCCGTTATTAACTGCCCATGTTTGCCATGAAGAAAAATCGGCTCGCATTTCAAGGTGAATGAAACGATTAGCGAGGGGCATCGGCATACGATAAGTAACACCTTTATCACTATCACGATTACCTGCTGCAACAATCACAACATTGTCAGGAAGTTTATACTTACCTACTCGACGATTCAATACAAGCTGGTAACCTGCTGCTTGAACTGCAGGAGGCGCAGAATTCATTTCATCTAAAAATAATACTACGATGGGATATTGACTTGCGAATTCCTCATCAGGCAAATCAACAGGGGGCGCCCAATCCATCTTATTGAGTTCTTTGTTAAAAAACGGAATACCGCGAATATCAGTAGGCTCCATCTGAGCCATACGCAAATCGATTACATGACCACCTAGCTCCTGAGTAATTTCAGCAACTACTTCACTCTTACCAATGCCGGGCGGTCCCCAAAGAAATACAGGACGTTTCGTTTTGAAAGCCTGCAAAATAGATTTACGTGTTTGAACACTAGTAATAGTGTGATTATCAGATACAACTGCCATATTAGCTCCTTCGTTAATTGATTTTTTTACAGCGAAACAGATTGTACTACAAAACAATTTTTATGTCAATAATTTAGATTTATTTTTGGAAAAATACTTCATAAATGCTTCTATTAATTCTAGTTCTCTAGAATAAGCTTCAATCTCCCATGGTCTTTTGTGGTACATTCTATTGACTTTTTTACCCAACCAAAAATGACTAAAATTACCAAATTTGGTGTGCTTTGTTTTAATCTGCCCCTTAGCATATTGTTTAATATGAACCATTTCATGACTAATGGTCTGTAACAATTTTGGGTAAGAAAGTTGATTATCCAACAACATAATCAGATTATTCTCATATTTGCATACTTGACCCAAATTGCCGTCATTTTTTCTGAGGCCTTGTTTGGAAAAAACATAAAGATTGTACTTACTTTTGTCTAGATTGAGATATTTTTTGAAAAAATTGACGCTGATTTCCAAAAATTTAGCACGGTCTTTACTTGAACTCCGAATATATACGTTCATAATTTTGCCCAAAAACTTGTCAAATTTACAACAACCTATATTACTACAATTCACTAATTCGCTATTATACTTCCTTTGTGATTTTAAGTCAAATGTTGCTTTTTTGCTAACCCATACGGTAGTCCAAAACGCATAAATACACTGTATTCAAGGATAAAAAATGTCTTTTACAAGGTTAGAACCATCTGGTGTAAACACCTCTGCTAATTTCACGTTTGCAAATGTAACTGTTAACGGAAACGTTACTTCGGGTAACGCAAATTTAGGTAACGCTGCTACGGCAAACTATTTCATAGGAAATGGTAGTTTACTAACCGGAATTGCAGGAACTTATAGTAATGCTGATGTTGCAAACTATCTACCCACTTACGCTGGAAATGTTAGTGCAAATTATTTCATAGGAAACGGTGCTTTATTAACCGGAATCTCAGGAACTTACAGTAACACTGATGTTGCAAACTATCTTCCAACTTATACAGGTAATGTTTCAGCTGGAAATGTTCTAACAAACAATTTATTATACGCTAATGGGGTCGCATGGAATTTAGGAACTGTTTATTCTAACACTAATGTAGGTGCTTATCTTACTACCTATAATGGAAATATAAGTGCAAATTACATTTTTGGAAACGGAATAGGATTAACAGTAATTAACGGAAGTAATGTAATTAATGAAGTTGCTAACGCTACATATGCTCAAGCGGCAATTGTAGCTGGAACGGTTCAATTTAGTGCGCAACCTAACATCACAAGCACAGGTACACTAGTAAATGTTGCTGTATCCGGAAACGCCAACGTTGGTAATTTATCAGTTGCCAACTATGTTATTGGCAATTTAATACCTAGTTCTAATATAACCTACAATTTAGGTAATAATGATTATCGTTGGAATGATTTGTATCTTGCAGGTAATTCTATTATTATCGGTGGCGCCCAAATACAAGCATCCGGAGCTGATATTGCATTAACAGGTAACATAGAGTCAGGTAATGCAAACTTAGGAAACTTAGCAGTAGCCAATTATTTCAGCGGGAATGGCTCTTTATTATCAAGCATCACAGGTGGCAATGTTGTAGGTCAAGTAGGAAACGCATTAGTTTCGGGTACAGTATATTCAGCAGCACAACCTAATATTACAAGTGTAGGTACATTAACAAGTTTAAATGTGTCTATCAATGCCAATACAACTGATCTAAATGTATCAGGAAATGCAACTGTTGCCGGTAATTTAACAGTCAACGGAAATGTAACTTATATAAATGTAGAGTCGTTAGTAATAGAAGATCCTATCATTGAGATGGGAGGTGGGCCTAATGGAAATGCATTAACTACTAATGACGGTAAAGACAGAGGAGAAATCTTACATTACTACACTACTGCCCCAATTGATGCATTTATGGGGTGGGACAACAGTAATGGTGAATTTGCGTTTGGTAGCAACGTATCAGTTGCTAGTGAAGTAGTAACATTTAATAGTTTTGGTAATATCCGCGCAGGATATTTTATAGGAAACGGTAGTGCATTATCTTCAATTACAGGAGCTAACGTTACTGGTCAAGTAGGTAATGCATTAGTAGCTGGTACTGTTTATACAAATGCACAGCCAAATATTACAAGCCTAGGTACATTAGCAAACCTAGCAGTCACTTCAAATGTAAGTGCAGGAAATGTTTTAACGAACAACTTACTTTATGCAAATGGAGTTGCATGGAGTTTTGGAGCAACATATTCAAATACGAATGTTGCTGCGTATCTTCCGACTTATACAGGTAATGTTGCAGCCGGTAATGTGTTAACAGATAATTTATTATATGCAAATGGCTCACCCTACAGCTTTGGTAGTTCGTATTCAAATACAAACGTTGCTGCTTACTTACCCACTTATACAGGCAATGTTGCAGCCGGTAATGTTTTAACAAATAATTTATTATATGCAAATGGAGTTGCATGGAGTTTTGGAGCAACATATTCAAATACGAATGTTGCTGCGTATCTTCCGACTTATACAGGTAATGTTGCAGCAAGCTATTTTATCGGCAACGGAAGCGCATTAACTTCAATAACAGGCGGTAATGTCACAGGTCAAGTATCTAATGCATTAGTTGCAGGTACTGTTTATACTGCTGCACAACCAAATATAACAAGTTTAGGAACATTATCATCGTTAACAGTTACAGGTTTAATTACAACAACAGCAAATGGTGTTAAAACTGCAAACATCTACGATAGTACAGGTACACTTACAATTGAAACACAGTATGGTAACAAAGCCGGTGATGCCGGCATATACGGAAATTTAACCGTTGGTACCAGTGGTACAGGAAATATTACTGCATACAATGCTAATTTAGGTAATTTAGTTATTGGTAATTTCTTGCAGGGAACATTAACAACATCAGCACAACCAAACATAACAAGTGTAGGGATGTTATCAAGCTTAAGTGTTACCGCTAATGTTAGTGCAGGTAACATATTAACGGACAGTTTACTTTATGCTAATGGAGTTGCATGGAGTTTTGGTAGTTCATACTCTAATACAAATGTCGCAGCATATCTTCCAACGTACACGGGTAATGTTGCCGCAAATTATTTTATTGGTAATGGGAGTACATTAACATCAATTACTGGTGCTAACGTTACTGGTCAAGTAGCAAATGCATTAGTAGCCGGTACTGTTTACACAAATGCACAACCAAATATTACAAGTTTAGGTACTTTGAGTAGTTTAACCGTCACTGGTAATGTTAGTTCAGGTAATGCTAACTTAGGTAATTTAGCTAGAGCAAACTTCTTTAGCGGAGATGGAAGTTTACTAACAAGTATCACAGGTAGTAACATAGCGGGCCAAGTAGGTAATGCATTAGTTGCAGGAACAGTGTATACAAATGCACAACCTAATATCACCAGCGTTGGCACCTTATCAAGTTTGACTGTTACCGGTAACGTAATTGCGGGTAATGCTAATTTAGGTAATTTAGCAATAGCTAATTTCTTTTCAGGTAACGGAAGTTTATTAACAAGTATCACAGGTGGTAATGTAACAGGACAGGTGGCTAATGCATTAGTAGCTGGCACAGTATACACAGCAGCACAACCGAACATCACTAGTTTAGGAACATTAAGTAGCTTAAATGTAACTGGTAATGTTAGTTCAGGTAATAGTAATTTAGGTAATTTAGCAATAGCTAATTTCTTCAGTGGAAATGGTTCATTGTTAAGTTCTATTACAGGCGGTAATGTAAATGGTCAAGTGGCAAACGCACTAGTTGCTAGTACGGTCTACACCAATGCACAACCAAATATTACTTCAGTAGGAACATTATCTATCTTAAGTGTTACTGCGAATATAAGTGCAGGTAACATATTAACGGACAGTTTACTTTATGCTAATGGAATTGCATGGAGTTTTGGTAGTTCGTATTCAAATACAAACGTTGCTGCTTACTTACCCACTTATACAGGCAATGTTGCGGCAAATTATTTTATTGGCAACGGAAGTGCATTAACTTCAATTACTGGTGCTAATGTTACAGGTCAAGTAGGTAATGCACTGGTTGCTGGTACGGTCTATACTAATGCACAACCCAATATTACTTCACTCGGTACATTGTCAAGTTTAAGTGTTACCGCTAATGTAAGTGCAGGAAACATATTATCTGATAATTTGTTGTATGCAAACGGAGTTTCGTGGAGTTTTGGTAGTTCATACTCTAATACAAATGTCGCAGCATATCTACCAACTTATACAGGTAATGTTACAGCCGGAAATCTTTTAACAAACAATCTCTTATATTCAAATGGAGTTGCATGGAGTTTTGGTAGTTCATACTCTAATACAAATGTCGCAGCATATCTACCAACTTATACAGGCAATGTCGCAGCAAATTATTTTATTGGCAATGGAAGCACGTTAACATCAATCACCGGCAGCAATGTAAGTGGCCAGGTGGGTAATGCACTGGTTGCCGGTACTGTATATACAAATGCACAACCAAACATCACTAGTGTTGGTACATTAACAAGTTTAAATGTAACAGGTAATATTAGTTCAGGAAATGCTAACTTAGGAAATGCAGCAACAGCTAATTTCTTCGTTGGAAATGGATCTTTACTGACAGGCATTTCAGCTAGCGTTTCTTCAATTTCAAATGGAACTAGTAATATTAACATTGGCTCTTCTGGTGGTAATATTACCGCAGGCGTAGGTGGCACATCAAATGTTTTAATTTTAACAAGTACGGGTGCTAACGTTACGGGTTACGCTAATGTTTCAGCAAACTTCAGTGCAGGAAACGCCACTGTAGCAGGAACACTAACAATGGGTAGTGGTAGCGGAGGTAATTTAACAGGTGCTAATGTAATTTCAGCTAACCTATTTACAGGAACACTAACTACTGGTGCACAACCTAATATAACAAGTGTTGGTACTTTATCTTCACTTACTGTTACTGGGCTAATCATTGCAACAAGTAATGGCATTAGAACCGCAAATATATTTGATAGTACAGGCACTGTAACAATTGAAACAAGATATGGTAACAGAGCAGGCGACGCAGGTATTTATGGAAATCTGACCGTTGGTACTAGTGGTACTGGTAATATTACATCATATAATGCTAATTTAGGTAATTTGGTAATTGGTAATTTCTTACAAGGCACCTTAATAACAGGGGCCCAACCAAATATTACTTCGATAGGTGCGTTGCAAAGTACTACGATAGCAGCTAATTCGAATATTACGCTTAGTGGTAGTTTAGCTCAAATAACTGGTGCTAATCTAGTAAGTGCTTCTTTATTGACTGGTGCATTGACAACAGCAGCGCAACCCAACATTACCTCAGTTGGTACATTACAGAGTACTACGATAGCAGCTAATTCGAACGTTACACTCAGTGGTAGTTTATCACAAATTACCGGTGCTAACTTAGTAAGTGCTTCTTTATTGACTGGCACATTAACAACAGCAGCACAGCCAAATATTACTACTGTCGGAACGTTATCAAGCTTAAGCGTCACCGCAAATGTTAGTGCGGGTAATGTCTTAACAAATAACTTATTATATGCTAACGGAGTTGCATGGAATTTCGGAAGTTCATATTCTAATACGAATGTTGCTGCATATCTACCAACATATACCGGTAATTTTACTGCTGGTAATATTTCAGGTGCTAATCTAATTAGTGGTAACTTCTTAACTGGTACATTAACTACAGCAGCACAAACAAATATAACCAGTGTTGGTACGTTAGCAAGCTTAACTGTAAGCGGAGATGCGAGCGTAACTGGTTGGATAACTTCGCAAGAATTTACTGAGGTCACGCAGTCACTAACAGGGGCTACGGGAACAGTAACACATAATGTAGCAGGTGGACTAATATTTGTACACACAAGTGTAGCGGCTAGTTTTACTGCAAACTTTACGAATGTTCCAACAACTGATAATAGATCAATAGTTGTAACAATAGTTATTACCCAAGGCGCAACAGGATTTATACCAAATGCAGTGCAGATAAATAGTGTGGCGCAAACAATTAACTGGCCGGGTGGCGTGACACCAACCGGTAATGCAAATAAGAGGGACGTATTTACTTTTGCATTATTGAGAGTATCGGGCGCTTGGACAGTGTTAGGAAATAATGGAACTTTTGGATAAAATATATGGCTCCTTTACTTGGTACAATTGGTTCTTTTGATGGTGTGTATAGTATTATGGGCACCGTTACAGTTAACGAAGGTCCCAACTACGCAGGCGCAGTTATGGTATTTCAACAAACTGCTGCACCAACCGGTTGGACTAAATCTACAACATTCGATGATGCTATTTTGACTGCTACTACAAGTACAATATCTAATGGTGGAACATTGGGATTAACTTCTGCGGTAAATACTACTCGTTCTATAACTGGTACAGTAACATACGGTTCTTTTACGGTAGGGGGAACAACTATGACAGCTCCTATGATTCCTTCGCATACGCACCCTATACCCACTACTTATGCAGTTGGACCTTTTAGAGGGCCGACAACACCGACGGTTAATCCCACAATGTCTGTACCTGCTACTGCTCCCATATCTGGTTCAACTTCTTATCCGCCGGCTTATACTGGTCCAACAGCACATGTACATCCTAATCCGCCGTCATTGGCCACAAATCCAACAACATATTTTTCTAGGAGTTTTAATTTAAAATACGTTGATGTTATAGTAGCTACGAAAAATTAATTATGTCATTAGTTATCCCTGCAGGTTCAATTACAGTTATGAGAATGAACACTCCTCCACCAGGATGGACCAAAACTAATACGGCAAATTTAAATGCGTTAAGAGTTGTGAATGGTGCGGTATCAAGTGGAGGTACAGTTAATTATACTTCAGCTTTTACTACACTTTCATCAACAGTTACTACAAGTACTATAACTTCTGGTCAGACAAGTATGAGTTTAAATATGATACCACCGCATGTTCATGTATATCAAATTGGTTCAGCCACTATATCACAGTCTACCGTTGTACCTCCCAATAGTAGTGGCTTATTAGTCCCCTCCGCTAGCGGTCAAATATCCGGCGGGTCTCCAACAGAAGGCACTACAGGACATTCACATCCAGTTGCTGCTCCCGTATCAAGTATATCAGGAACATTAGATATGGCAATTAGGTATGTTGATGCTATTTTAGTTCAGAGGTCATAATGTCTACTATTTTTCCAGCAGGTACAAAAACTATATTTAATCAAACAAGTGCCCCAACTGGGTGGACTAAAGATGTTTCATTTAATAATGCCGCACTCAGAGTGGTCAGTGGCGCTGCTTCGAGTGGGGGTTCAGAAGATTTTACTAGTGTTTTTACTCAACACACTTTTAGTAGTGTGCCATTTGGATCAGCAGCACTTGGTGCAACTACATTAGCTTGGCCCCAAATCGCGCCACACGGACACGTACATGCAGGACCTACCGCGACTAGAAGGGCAGCAACATCAACAGCATCAACTCCTGGAACGGTTCCGGCACCTACACCAAATGTTACTAGATTAAACCCGGGAATTGGTAACGTTGCTGGTAGCACATTAGGTACGTCAACCGGTACCGGAACAACTGCTCATGATCATCCTATAGTTTTTACAGCCTCAGGAAATCTAACTGATATGAGTGTTAGATATACTGATTTTATAATTGCTTCTAAAAACTAATAAAAATTTAAATATTTAATATACTGACATATATATTAAATAGTAAAATAATTTTATCTTAGGAGAAAATAATGTTTGACACACATAAACTTACAATTATTCCCGTCGACGGAACAGTAAATACCGATAATTGGAATGAAACAGGACTTGATCTATCTTCTTGTAATATACCAAATAACGTACATGCATTGCAATGGAATAATCCATTGTGGCCTGATAAAAATAATAGTCATTTAAACGGATTATCATATGGTCAGGGACAAGGTTGGATAGAAATTAGATCAACTGACCCTAACATTGATATAACAGAATTACCCCAATGGGCTATTAATGTTTACGAATTAGCTAAACAAGTACATGAGAATAAAATATTAAATGGTGAAGTTTAAATTATAGGATTTTTATGAACCCATTATTAACTGAAAATAATTATGTGTATATACCTAATTTTATTTCTAAAGAAAGGGCTAAAATACTAGCAAATAATTTTGAACATTTTTGTGAAGAAAATAATATAGGAGGCGATCCTCAAATACCTTCTTCCAGTTCCTCTTATAATTACATAGATTTTTTAGAATTATTATGTAATTCTACACCAGAAGTAGGTGAATTTATTGGTGAAAACGTTTTGCCAACATACACATATTCTAGAGTTTACAAAAAAGGAGCAGAACTTCATATACACAAAGATAGAGATGCATGTGAAATAAGTTTAACAGTTCACTTAGATGGTGATAAAGAATGGCCCATTTTTATTAAAAATCCAAAAGGTGAGACCATTAAACTCAACTTAAAATCAGGTGACGCTATGATTTACCTTGGATGCGAAGCTGAACATTGGAGAGAAATGTATGACGGTGAAAGATATGTACAAGTTTTTTTACATTATGTAAGAAGTAGAGGCGAAAGAGCTTACGCATATTTTGATAAAAGTAGTGATAAATCAAAAAAACAAGAATCAATAACAACTTATAATATAACGAATCAAATTTCTAATCAAGAAGAAAATTCCGTTCAAGAAGAAAGTTCCTATGTCATAACTTCTCAAAGTAAAATAACAGATTTTATTGAAGTATATGAAAACATTATCCCACATTCATTATGTGATAGAATTATTAAAGAATTTGGAAATGACGAAAAATTACAATTGGCAGCAGTTGGTGCTGCCGCAATACAAAATCCTGAAGTACGAAATGTTTTTACTCTATTAATTAGTGATCCGGTAGTTTTTGAACTGAACAAAAATGCACAAAGTCTAGATACGCAACTACATGAATGTATGATAAATGCAATGCAAAAATATAGGAAAAAACATCCCACAGTTCACATTAACAGTGATACAGGTTACAACTTTTTAAAATACAGTGAAGGAAATTTTTACAGCATTCATTGTGATAGTTTTACAGAACAACCAAGATCCGTTTCTTGTTCGATAGCTTTAAATGATGATTATGAGGGAGGCGATTTTTCTTTTTTTGGTAAAGAACTAACGTATAAACTTAAAAAAGGATCAGTTTTAATGTTCCCATCAACTTATATGTATCCTCATGAGGTGTTAACTGTAACTAAGGGAACTAGATATTCTATAGTTACATGGTTTATTTAAATAAATTTAAGGAGAAAAAATGCAATTAAAACCGGGTACTTTTTGCCCCATTATGAAAGAAGAATGCATTCAATTAAAATGTGCATGGTTCACCAAAGTAGAAGGTTACAATATTAACACAGGTAAACAAATAGAAGAATGGAATTGTGCTATGACCTTTATACCAATGTTATTAATTGAAAATTCCGGAATGTCTAGACAAACCGGAGCAGCAGTTGAAAGTTTTAGGAATGAGATGGTTAAATCAAATGAGGCAACTCAACAAATATTTACAAATATGCTCGGTATGAATACCGATAAAATAAATCCAATTAGTAAACTTATAGAATAATTTTTAGGTAGTTTAACAAAATGTCATAGGTCTAAAAACGTTATCTACATTATGCTCTATATTAATAGAATTACTATCATCAAAGATAACGTGAAAACCATCAAATTTTCCATCTTCTGCATATTTAAAAACTATTTCTTTTACAGCTTTACCTGAAATTTCTTCAATTGCGTCTGATAGAATGTCTGTTGCTTGTTCTAATGAAACAGTAGCAGACATATCTATTTTAATAGGTTTCTTCATTATTTGCCTTTATATGATGAACACATCATTTCAAATTCACTTTGTTTGCTCATCAATTGACCATAACTTGCATTTGGGTTGCGCTTTCTGTAGTTGACTTTTTCAGTTTCAATACATTGATCATATTGATTAGAACATGCGACTAAAAAAATTGATAATAAAATAAAATATTTCATTATATTCTCCTAAATTACAATGGGAACAATGTCCCATTGTATTTAGCTGTTTAGTACTTTTGCTACTGAATTAATTACTGCTGCAATACGACCAATATCACGCAATTGTTCAATTGTATAGCCCTCTTTTTTAAGAGTTTCGTAATGTGCCTTAACACAGAAATGACATTTACCAACTATACTAGCAGCAAGACTATATGCTTCAAATCTTGCTTTAGTTGTGCCACCATGGCTTGCAATAGTATTCATACGTAATTGTGCTGGCAGACCTTTTAAATTGTCATCGTCAGCCATTTCAATGTATGGATACCAAACATTATTTTGTGCCATAACCGCACCTGCTGCTAATGCAGCATCACGTTCAGTAGCATCTAATATGTTACTCTGTATGAATGTAACTAATTTACCATTACCAGTAGCCATTGCTGCTGCTAGAGCAATAGCATTAGCTTCAACAATATCAAGTGTAGACCTATTGATAACGTTATCAAGATTAAGTTTCGTGTCTTTAGCATATTCTGGTAGACCTTCTTTTATTTGTTCAATCCAACTCATTATTAATTATCTCCATAAAATTCGTTTTTCATAATAACTTTCTTATCAAACTCATGATATTCTTTTAGTTTGATTCGATATTCATCTTCTGTTAGTCCATGCCAACCAATACATCTTCCTGTAGGGCTACGACCACATCCACATCTACCTATTTCTTCGTTAACACGAACTTGCATATCTTTGTCCTTTTTAAAAATTTTGTCCCAATTTTCTGCGAATTGATTTTGATTTATACTATATGGTCGAGGAGTTGATCCCTTGCTCATTTAGACTCACCTTTACATTTAGGACAATGATAATTTTTTAAGTAGTCAAATAACTCTTTGTAACTCATTTAGTCAATTCTCCTAATTGTCTATAACCACGATATGTAGGATGTACCTTATCTTTGGATAGTTCAGGAATAATAATAACCGTATCTCCGTAACTTCTAGCAACACTAGTTACTATTTTTTGTTTAGCTGGCTTAATAGCAGGTAATATCCAAAATACACGACCTTCACGTACACTTGAACGTAGTGCAATTAATTCTACTTCAGTGTTTAGTTTATCGAAATCATTACTTCCTAAACTAATAATTGTAGTTTTAGCTGATTTTATATTCTTTCTATAAATGTTATTATAGTCTGAACTGTTGATACCGCTCTGTACATAAGCTACGCACTCAGGTCTAACTTGACTAACACCTTTTGCTATACTATCACCTAAGATAAGGCACTCTAACATAATTTTCCTTTTATAGTGTTTCGCCGCCAATTGGACGACTACATGGACATAGTTCACCTGTTTGTAGTGCGTCAAGAATACGTAATGTTTCATCTGGGTTGCGACCAACATCTAGGTTGTTCACGGTAACATGCTGAATAGTATTATCTGGATCAACAATAAATGTTGCACGTAGTGCTGCGCCTGCTGGCTCATAGAAAATACCAAGTTGATCTGCTAGTGAAAGTTCGCCACGTGCTACGTCAGCAAAACTCCAGCTATTAGTTTTCTTCAAATCTTCATGAGCATTACGCCATGCTAATTTACAGAACTCATTGTCTGTGCTACCAATAAGCAATACTGCATCACGGTCTGCAAAGTCACTGTTTAATTTGTCGTATGCTACGATTTCAGTTGGGCACACGAATGTGAAATCTTTTGGATAGTAAACGATTACTTTCCACTTACCTTCAAAACTTTTTTCTGTAATTGTTTCAAATGCACCATCAACTGTCAATGCACCTGGCTTTACACCTGTTACTGCAAATGCTTCTACTTTATCTCCGATAGTTTTCATGTGTGTCTCCTTTGTAAAAAATTATCTTTGCGCCCTACAATTAGGGCATATAACAATTAAGTTATCCTCTTCGTTATTGTGAGTATTATTATCTTTATGGTCTACTACGAGTGGAATTGATTTCCCTGCATGTAAATCATTATAACATATCTCACAATGTTTACCACGTTTCTCTATTAAGTACTTCTTAACATAATCAGGAACTTGACGCCATGCAGTAGTTTTTTCGTGGTCTTTCCATTCTTTAATCAGAAGGCGACTACGATGTTCTGCTTGACATTTATTATTACAGTATTTGTTAGTAAAACTGTGACCCTTAACAGGATTGTTTCTACCACAGTTTAGACATGTAAAACAAGAATTCATTTATAGACCATGTTGTAAAGCACTTTATAGTATTTACTGCTCTATACAACACATTATATACTACTATATTGCGTTTATTGAATTATTTGGGAAAATTAAGTTTCTGAATCTTTAGGAGGTAAACCATTACTATGTCTATCTCTAGCGTTGTCCATATCTTGTTCAAAACGTTTTTCTTGCATGGTTTTCTGATTAAAGAATTTTCTTGGATTACCGCACATATGACATTTAGGATCACCGCAGTTAAAAATATGTGTTTTATGATTTCTATGTGGCTGTGTTAAGTTTCGCCATTTGTTCATCGTACTACTTAATTTATGATAGCCATAATTTTTGGCTAATTGAACTTGTTTTTGAATAGATGTTTCTTCTGTATGTAGACGCTTGCTTTTCTTAAATTTGTCTTGTTCGTGGCTCATATTAGTATGATAATATATTAAGACTATTTTTAAAACATCTCTGGAAACCTACATTAGTATTTATTTCCTCATCAGACAATTTACAAAATCTAATAATAAAGGATAGTGCGTCCCGTTATGATAGTGTTTACGCATCCAACTATGATCATTATACCAGTGACGTTCACTTTCTGGGTGACAACCAATTAATCCCACGTTACCTTTAATAATAGCCATTGGGTCATTATTTTTATATCTAGCAATTGTAGTGAATTTAGTTTCATCTCCGACGAAGGCACATCCATCGTAAAAATACATCTTTATATCTTGACCTAACCAGTTGATTTCAATGTTTTTAGCGTGTGGTCTGCGAGTATCCGTATTTGGTCTTCTGATGTATTGTACAGCTCTTACGTCATCAATTATATTAAAAAAATCTTTATCTGCCCAGTATCCACCCATACAGATACCTAAGTACTTTCCTCCACCTGCTATGAATTTTCGTATTCTTTGTCCATGGATTTTCATTAAGTTGTGATATGAAACATCTTCACCAATTCCCCCTGGGATAGCGATTAAGTCAACGTCGTCAAAGAAGTCATCCTCAAGTTCATGTTTGGTAAAAAGTTTAAATCGGTAGTATGGGCTGAGGGCTTTAATTATTCCATTGCCACTTTGTACTGAACATTTTGGTTGATGGATAAACAGTGCTATTACTGGAAGCATAATATATGTATTTATTACCAAAAAAATAGCCCAACCGGGCATCTGGTTACGAGTTCCAGAGATGCTCTATGTTTGCATCCGATTTAAAATTAACTCCAATACTTATTGTGTTCTAATTTATCCCAATATTTTTTATTATTGCGATTTATAAAATTTTTAAGTAGATATGTCGCCATACCAAAATAACCCATTTTCTTAAATCTACGTGAATCTTGTCCAAAATAATGATTTAAAATTTTGAATTTTTTCGGGTCATATTTTCTAGAAAGAAAAAAATCTTCTGACGTAATGTAACGTTCACTGAAGCCGCCGTATTCTTCAAATTTGTCTTTACGTGTCAACATAAATGCACCCACTGCGAATGGATTAAAATGTTTTAAAATGTCGTTTACAAAATTAAAAATCGTAAAGCTTAAATTTGCTCGCCAATCATTTTCATAACAGTACACTTTTGCACCAATTAAGTCGAGGTCATAAAACACAACTTCTTCAACCGCGTCACGAATCACATAACCATCAAAGAATCTAACATCTGCGTCAATGAATAAAATATAAGGGGTAGTTGCAAGTTTAGCTCCCGCATTCCTAGCTTGAGATACAGTACCACCGTCGATAATTTCTAAATTTAAAAATGCACTATTTTTTTGAATAATATCTCTTGTATTGTCTGTAGAACTATCAGCAATTATAATTCTAGTATCTCCCAATTTTTGAGACCGTAAAGCCGTCAATAAATGAATTATGTAGTTTTCTTCGTTTTTACAAGGAATTACTATAGTAATTTTATCACTTAATCTCATCATTTTTTAATACATTTTCCTTCTACTTTGAAATTATCAAACTTTAACCAGTAAGTCATTGATTTTAATGTTTGTTCGCACACACTTACGTCTTGAAATTCTAATGTTATTTTACCCGGAATGTCCTTTGGATCGCTTATGTGTACTGCTATCAATATCATCAACCACATCGTCTTTCTCCTGCACCCACGTTACAATTTCCCATCTACCATCTAGATGCTCTACCAGAGCAGTGCAACTTTCTACCCAATCACCATCGTTCATGTATGTAACACCGTCTATTTCTTTTATTTCTGCATGATGTATGTGACCACATATCACACCATCAAACCCGCGTTTTTTGCAATAACCTGCTAAGTTTTTCTCGAACTGGAATATAAAATCTACTGCTTTTTTTACTTTGTGCTTAAGAAAACGGCTAAGGCTAAAATAGCCAAAACCAATTCTATGTAAGAACCAATTAAATTTGCTATTAACTGATAAGATAAAATCATATGCTTTGTCTCCTAAAAAAGATAACCATGGTGCAAGTCTAGTTATACCATCAAATAAATCCCCATGTACAACAAGATAATGTTTTCCGTCAACACCAATATGTTCAATTTGGTTATGTAATTCTACCATACCAAAATTTAAATTATATTGTAAAAATGGTCTTAGAAACTCATCATGATTTCCTAACACGTAGATTACTCTAGTATTTCTTTTAGCATGACCTAATATTCTACGTACAACATTTGTATGACTTTGTTTCCAACGCCATTTATTTTGTTTTATTTTCCATGCATCAATAATATCGCCAACCAAATACAACATTTCACAGGTATTATTTTTTAAAAAATTGTTTAGCGCCTCCGCCTTACAATCTTTAGTACCTAAATGTATATCTGATATAAAAATTGAGCGATATTGTGATTTCATAAAACTATTTAGAATATCTTATGTTACAAGACGATTACAAAGCCACAAAAAAAGGCATATAAATGCCTTTTTTGTTTTACAGTAAATAATTTTAGAAACTTAATTGGCTTCTAAACATAACTGCTCTGTCACCATTTACACGGCTACCTGAACTTCCTACTAACGAATCAAACTTTGTGTCAACATAGTTGAGCATGAAGCGTAAATTGTCAGTTGCAAACCAAGTAATTCCGTATGTCATGGCAGTAGCACGATTAGATTTGCCTGTTACAACAGTGATACCACTTGCATCAAACTCACTCATACGCACACCAACTTGCCATGCACCGCGACCACCTTTATCTGTTGGATTGTTTGGTTTAATCCAGTTAAAGATACCGTCTTTATAATTGTGACTTTCGCCTGTTAAGTTATACAATGCTTGTACGTAGTAACCTTTAATTTCTTGATCGGAACCTGTTGTAGGATCATACTTGAAATTAAACTGTTCGCCTTGTAACTTTAAACCATTGTAAGCAAATGCTGCTTCTAATCCTTGGCGAGTTCTTGTCGTGGTACCAGATAATGCAGGACCTGTAAACCATGCTGACTGTGTGCGAGCCTCTGTTCTACCACTAGCTGGTGTAACACCACCTTTGATATCACCCATACTGTATGCAGCGCCTAAATGTAATACATATGCTTTGCTACCTTGTAGTTCAGCAACGTTTGTTACTACACGACCAATATAGTCAAAACCATCGTTAGTTGCATCTTTGTTTGCACGACCACGGCTTAATGCTACTTGATACAATAGACCTGGTTTAGGTATACCATGAACCATGAATCCAGTTTCTTTTGCAGGAATGAACTCACCATCAGTGTTACCAATTAAACTACGCTCCATAAAATCAATATTATTAGAACTTGTTAATTGCTCTAAGCTGAATGGCATTTTGAATAAACCAAACTGAAATTGCATTTCAGGATTGGCTGCATAGTTAACCCACATCTCATCTGCGGTACTGGAAGTAGCAGAAGCACCTACGTCATTACCAAAGTTTGCAAGTAGTTGATACTTGAAATCTTTTTGAAATTGACCACGTACGCCAAATCTAGCACGACGAACTTCTGCTAGGTTCTGATACGAATCCGTGGTTTGACCTGTACCATAATTGGGGTCGTACTGACGATAGTCCATATGTAATCGACCTGTAAATTGGGCAGTCGTGTTTCCATCTTTGGATTTAAGTCCAAATCCGTTTTCTGTAACTGATCCGTCGTTTGCTCTTGCTTGTCTAAATTTGACTGAATCGCTAACATCTTTGTCGATTCGTTGCTCTGCAAATTTTTTGTTTTCTGCTTTTTCTTCATAATCACGTACTTTAGTATCATACTCTTGTTTTGTAATGATACCTTTGTCTCGCAAAATATTTAATGTACTCAAATATTCATCAGCATATGCTGGAACTGAGAAGGCTAAAGAAATAGCCAAAGTTAATTTACCTAATGTTTTCATTGTGTGTCCTTATAAAAAACCGTTAACATTGTATCATCAGTGTTAACGGTTGTCAAGTGTTTATTTCCAAATTGGGTTACCATCAGGACCACGGAAATCCTTCTTCCAATTTTCCTGAACTAATTTAATTACATCAGCTGGCATGTGAACATACTCTAACTCAGTTGACATTTGGCCACCATTCTTGTATGACCAGTCAAAGAACTTGAGAACTGCACGACCCGTTAATGTATCTGCCTGTTGCTTGTGCATTAGAATGAAACTTGCACCTGTTGCTGGCCATGCATCTTTACCTGTCTGCCATGTGAGTAACAAATACATCCCTGGCGCATTGTTCCAATCAGCATTAGCTGCGGCTGCTTTGAATGTAGTATCATCTGGTAGTACAAAGTTACCATCACGATTTTTCAACGCTGCATAAGGAATCTTGTTTCTTTTAGCATAAGCATACTCAACATAACCAAATGCACCTTTGATTCTTTGCACTTGTGCTGCTACACCTTCGTTGCCTTTACCGCCTACACCAACTGGCCATTTAACTGCTGTGCCTTCGCCTACTGTTTTTTGAAATTCAGCATTTGCTTTGCCTAAAAAGTTTGTCCAGATAAATGTAGTACCTGAACCGTCTGCACGATGAACTACAGTAATGTTCATAGCAGGAAGAGCAACTCCTGGATTTAATTCAGCAATTGCTTTGTCATTCCATTTGTTAATTTTACCTAAATGAATATTAGCAATCACATCTGGAGTAAGTTTTAATTTACCAGCATCAATACCGTCTAGGTTGAATACTGGTACAACACCACCGATGATTGCTGGAAATTGTACAAGACCTTCTTTGTCAAGTTCTTCTTTTTTCAATGGCATATCACTTGCGCCAAAGTCAACCGTCTTTGCTTTGATTTGACGAATACCACCGCCACTACCAATTGATTGATAATTTAGACCAATGCCAGTTTGTGCTTTGTATGCTTCAGCCCACTTAGCATAGATTGGGAACGGGAATGTTGCTCCTGCTCCGGTGAATTCTGCTGCTGATGCAAATGTTGACACAAACGCCAATAATGCAAATATTTTTTTCATACTCTGTCTCCGATAAAATGTACATGTGTACAAAAATATTTAGAAGTTAGAATATTACAGATATGTTACAAAATTAGAAATAAATGGAGTTTTGGTTAAATTGCTTTTTTAATTCTATCTAAAATAAGTTCAACAATGTTTGGATTTAATACAACTTCATAATGGTTAATATTTGCCTCAACCAATTCAAAATCTGCACGATACTTCATGCTTTCAATAGTAACCACTCCATCATTTGGTTCTTGTATCCAAGGACTATCTCCTCTTGTTGTGACAACATTAGTCCAATTTTTAGGAGCAGGTAAACGCTTTGCCTCTATCATTGGATCTGACATTGTTCCAATATCTTTCATTAACTTATTAAAAGGTAAAAAATATCTAGCAAAATCTGCTTGTCTACATCCACCGTATGGAGTACTTAGTGAAACGCCACCGATTGTTCTATCTTTATAATGATTTGCTAAATGCAATGCGTATATGCCACCTAAACTATGCGAAACGAAAAATAGTTTTTCAGCATCATCCAATCTACCAAACATAGTGCCTATATTATAATCAAACCCATCACTACTGTTATACTCTAATGCGATATCAGGTAACTCTATATTATCTCTAACAAATTGTCTAATGTAAGAAAAGCTATCTTTAGTTGCGCTGGCGCCGTGTATATAAACTATCATAATAGTATATTTATAATGGAAAAAGGCTACCGAAGTAGCCTTTTAAACTATTTTTGGTAACAAGGCATAGTTGCCCCGGAGATCACGCTGCTAGAGCGTATACCTCATCATTAGCTGCGTTTGCAGTTATAGTTTTGCTTGATTTACGGTCATCGCCTACCGTGTTGTCCACTCTCGTACTCTTGACCCTGTCGAGACCTGATCATCCCCATCAAATGAAATCTTCCATTGCCAACTGATACTATAGTTCCACAAATTCAAAGGCGGAAAATAATCATCCCAAGATTGCATTTGGTGGAGATGGGCGGAATCGAACCGCCGTCCAGAACCTGTTTCGGATTGTTTCATACAACAATATTAAATAGTAAGTAAAAATGCCACAATAAAAACTGCTACTAAACTATAAAAAATTGCTTCACCTACTTTATACATTGACTGTTCCTTTGTGCATTCGATAATAATTAATTGCAGCGGCAACCCCACTACCTGATTCTATTTTTATACCAACGTCCAACATGGCCATTTCTGCACCTGCTATCGCGGCTAACAAATGCACCTCATTCATGTCACCTAAATGCCCAATTCTAAATAATTTGCCTGCAACTTTATTTAATCCTGCACCTAAAGATAAGTTATAATGATTATATGCTGCTGATATTACTTTTGCAGCGTCAATGCCTTCCGGAACCATAATAGCTGAAACAGTGTTACTATTCCATTTAGGATCCTTAGCACAAAGTTTTAGTCCCCATCCTTCTACTGCTGCACGTACCCCCGAAGCAAGATAGTTATGTCTGTTGATAACATTATCTAAACCTTCTTCCTCAAGTATACAGAGTGATTCTTTTAATCCATATAACAACGAAAGAGCAGGGGTATACGGGAAGTATCCGTTTCTATTTGAATTTAACATATCGTTTAAATCAAAATATGCTCTTTTAGATTTTGCAAGGTGGCGCATTTCTAATGCCCTTTCACTTGCACATAGAATACCTAGTCCTGCAGGTAACATAAGACCTTTTTGAGATCCCGTTACACACATATCAATACCCCACTCATCAAATCTTAAATCAATACTAGCAAATGATGAGACTGCATCGACAAATATCATTGCAGGATGATTTGCATTATTCATTATACGGCGTACGCCTGCAACATCTGAAGTGACACCAGTTGCTGTTTCATTGTGAGTAACTAACACAGCTTTAATTTTGTGTTCGGTATCTGCTTCTAATTTATCTCTGTAAATGTCAAGTGGTACACCAGTGCCCCATTCACAATCAACTATTTCGACTTCAAATCCCAACCTTTGGCACATCTCAATCCATAGATGACTGAATTGTCCAAATCGTGCTGCTAATATTTTGTCGCCAGGTGATAAAGTATTTGTAAGTGCTGCTTCCCAACAGCCTGTGCCGCTAGACGGGAATATAAACGGTGTACCTGTTGTTGTGCGAAAAAGTTTTTTTAACTTTGGCAGTATTTCAAGAGTTAGTGAAGGGAAATCAGGTGACCTATGATCTTCCATAGATACTACCATTGCTCTTAAAACTCTATCGGGAATATTTGTTGGTCCTGGAACAAATAGAAAATTGCGGCCAGCCATGATGCCTCCTTAAAAATGTAGTAAGATACTTATGCTAAAAAAGGTCCTATCATAAATTACATGATAGGGCCGTTACCGTTTTTAAAGCCAACTGTGCCACCTTCTTCTTGAATACGTTTGATAACATGTTCAAACAGTATTGGACGGTAATCTGTTTGTTCTACACAAACACAATGATATCTAACATCAATGACACCATCTTTCTTTACACGGTTATAATGCAGATGTCCATGAATGTTTGTCCCAAATCGTGCTAAACTTTCTTCATGCACAGGTATATGACTTAGTATCATACCATTCATAACATGGTAGCCTCGGACATCACGAAAGTATTGTGTGTATTCTTCTAATTTAAAAATATCATGATTACCTTTGATAAGCACCTTATCACCATTAAGGCGACTAAGTGTGGCAAGTGCTTTACGGTTAATCACAACATCTCCTAAATGATAAACTTTATCATTGGGTCGAACTGTTTCATTCCAACGCTTTACCATTTCTTCATCCATTTCATCTGGGTTATCCCATGGACGTAGTTTCGTACCGTCATCACGTAGGAAACGGCATACGCCAGCATGGCCGAAATGTGTGTCGCTTACTAAAAAACTTGCTGGCATAATTACCTCCTGTGATTATTTTACAAAATAGAGCTATAGTTGGCGGAAGCGGTGAGATTCGAACTCACGGAACATTTCTGTTCGACGGTTTTCAAGACCGTTGCATTAAACCGGGCTCTGCCACACTTCCTAATAAATGGTTGAATGAACTTTTACGTTCTCTGTATCGACAGAGTAATAATACATGGCTAAACTTTTTCTTGTAATATGTTCGGGCGTATTTAATGGAGTAGGATGCCCATGCCATGAAGTATCATTAGTATTAAAAATTACACAACGATTAAAAACGGGCGCTATCTTTTTTACACATTGTGTTTTTGTTTTGTCCCACAATTCTAAATAACCTTCGTATTCTTCTTTCCAATCTTTGTTAAGATAGATTAGAACATTAAGTCGCCTACGTAATTTTGTATGTGGTTCAATATTAAAATCTACATGGATGTTTAATTTTCCACCACGCACAATTTGATGCAACCCACCACCAAACAATCTTGTATCAGCAATAAGCCCAGGTACACTGGTTAAATACTCTAACCAATCTAACACATAGCCAGAATTTAATTCTGCACATACATTTCTTGTTACTTGCGGTAATTGAATTTCTTTTCTACTGCCTAATTTTATTTCGTTATCATTCTTGAATTCCCACCAATCTAAGTCGCCGGGTTGAGGGAAAGAATTTAAAACTTTTTCCATTACGTCAACTGGTAAAAAATCATCTATGACAAGATGCGGGTAAGGATCGTTATTGTCATAAGTTTCTTTTGCAGTTTTTAACCAATTACTGTCGTAATACTTTTCAGTAAAGTATTTTCTAAAATCAATTACATCACTTGTTTTTTTAACACCATAAAAATATAAATCAGGATGTGATGTACCAACTTCAAATTTATATTCACTGAACATTTCATCAATGTTAAAGTTATCTCTAAAATCTTGTTCAGTTAAATTTTTATAGTAATCCCAACCTATACCAATTGTTAACGGACTATCACTAGGACTAGTACGTGTTGTACCATGTTCAGGTCTACCTGTAGTTGCACAACTCATAAAAACTAAACCACCCGGCTTAGTCATACGATACATATTTTGAAAAGTTTCTACCCAATGAGGGTTGTGTTCAAAACATTCACAACTTGCAACTGTGTCATAAGTGTTGTCGGGATGATCTACATTTTGACCTTCACAAACTATATCGACGCATGGACCTTGTCCTACATCAACTCCCAAATAATCACAATAGTTGAAAAAATCTCTTATTGTGCCATTAATGTTTAAGCTACCAATTTCTAAAACTTTTTTCTGAAAAAAATTTATTGGATAGCGATTCTTTACTCTTTGTACAAAATCAAATTGTTGTTGATGTGCCATAAAAATTATATAAAATTGGAGCGGGTGAGGAGATTCGAACTCCTGACATTTTGCTTGGCAAGCAAACATTCTACCCCTGAATTACACCCGCAATACTTGGTGCATCGTGCTGGATTCGAACCAACGACAACCTGCTTGTAAGGCAGGGATTCTACCGCTGAACTAACGATGCTATTTACCTTGTCCTCTATACTTCTTGTAACTTCTTTTTAAATCCTTATTCATAGTACTTGTTTTGGGTTTACTTCCTCCCTGACAAGTTAATTTGACTACCTTCTTACGTTCTTTTACTCCAACTTGCTTAGCCATATATCACCTTAAAAAGAATTGGTCCGGGAAGTGGGATTCGAACTCACGATCTCCTGCTCCCAAAGCAGGCGCTTTAAGCCAGACTAAGCTACACCCGGTTATTGTAAGACACTAAGATGCGGGTGCTGGATTTGAACCAACGATCTTCAGGTTATGAGCCTAACGGGATGACCTCTTCCCTAACCCGCGTCTTAATGTCCTACGACTTATTTATAAGCTAAAAAAATAGGCTTGCTTTTTTGATATGCGTGAGCATATCATTGCAATATTGAAAGTATACAAACTATTATGGTTTATATTTTTCTAAATTCTACTTTCATTGATTCTTCAATGTTAAAAGAATTTAGTAAACCGGCTTCTTTATCAGCCTTAATTTGAGGCCAATACCAAGAAGGCTCATATTTTTCAGTATCTAATGGTACTGTTTTGTATAGTTTGTCGTTAATGAAGATTTTTAATTGTGCCATAGTACAATTATTTATCTTTATAAAAGAGAACAGTGGTGCGCATAGAGGGACTCGAACCCCCACCCGTTGAGACCAGAACCTAAATCTGGCGCGTCTACCAATTTCGCCATATGCGCATGTTACTTGGTACCCGAAGCCGGACTCGAACCGGCACGCCTTGCGGCGAAGGATTTTAAGTCCTTTGTGTCTACCATTTCACCACCCGGGCATTCTAACTTGGAGCGGGATATCAGAATCGAACTGATAACTAGAGCTTGGAAGGCTTTCGTTTTACCATTAAACTAATCCCGCATAATACCTGGTGCCTCCGAAGGGACTCGAACCCCTAACCAACGGATTATGAGTCCGCTGCTCTGACCGATTGAGCTACAGAGGCATTTCTAACTTATGTATAGATTATACATCAAACAAATTAATAATGCAACTATTAGTTGCCCAAATATTAATAAATATGTTATGCTATTCATAGACAAAGACGAATTCGGAATAACTACCTACATAGTTTGTAATAATGCCGGTATTTGTCTAATTAGAACAACAAGTAGTAAAATTGCCAATTATGTAAACTATTACGCAAAAACCGTTGATGTAAACTTACGTTTAACAGTAGGCGGTGATCGCGGTACAGAACAATATAATACTCCTATATCTACACATATTAGACGATTCACTAAATAACTGGCTCCGGTGGAGAGAATCGAACTCCCACTAACGGTTTTGGAGACCGTCGCACTGCCATTATACTACACCGGAATTAATTGGTGGGGATGGAAGGATTCGCACCTACTCACCCGAAAGAACGGATTTACAGTCCGCCGCCACTCTCTAACTTAGCCGCATCCCCAATAAACCATATAGAAACACACTCAATACTCTTATACGCCCGTGCCTTGCAAGCCGTTAAAATATAAGCGAATGTGTTTTTATATGGTACGGGCAGGGGGATTCGAACCCACGACCAATAGATTAAAAGTCTACTGCTCTACCGACTGAGCTATGCCCGCATTATCTTGTCACTCTTGTCACTATCCATAACAGGATCTCCTATAGTATAAAGTGTAAGGCTACTTATTCCCATAAGCCCCTTACTGAGTTGTTACCCTGTCCATCACATTTACTTCTGGCAAGGTGTGATACCCACCTACGTTTTTTCTATCACCCATGTCAAGCGGGCTTTGAGGCTATCAACGTAAGAGCCCTGGCGTTATGGTGAAGCCAATATACCCCCTTTCATAGCGCAGAAGGGCCTGCGGGATACTTGGAGCAACGGGTCAGATTCGAACTGACGGCTTTAGAGTTTTGCAGACTCTTGCATTGGGCCTCTCTGCCACCGTTGCATAAATTTATTTTCTTCGACTATCAATAAATTTAATAACTTCATCCGTTGCGATTACCATCCAACCTGATAATGCTACAACATATGCACTAAGTGCAGAATCGTTACCTGCACCATAACTAGCAATAATTCCAATTATTGAAAGTAGTGTGATTATAACGGGTAATACAAAATTAAGATATTTCATTTTCTTTCCTAAATAAAATATGAAAACTGGCGGAGCGTATTAGATTCGAACTAATGGTACATTTTTGATGTACGATGGTTTAGCAAACCACTGCCTTCGACCACTCGGCCAACGCTCCTAACTACATTATTCGTACTTCTTACTTATTTCTTTTACTGCTTCATCGTATTTTAGTCCTGTATGTATAAGAATATATGCTAGACAAATTCCAAAAATACACACAAGTGTTACTACTGTCCAAGTAGGCAGTTGTGATACTACAAATCCTACACCTAATCCTGTTAATGCATATAGAAAGGTATACAATGCTGCTTTCAATTTCAAATTCATTCTGTTCTCCAATGACTTAACTAAAGAACCTATATTTTACTTTAAGTTCAAATTAAGTGCAAGTAGAAGTTTACCCTATGTTTGGCGACCTCAAGGGGACTCGAACCCCTGACCTCCGCCGTGACAGGGCGGCGTTCTAACCAACTGAACTATGAAGCCAATATTAGTTTTGCAGTTTATACTATATGCCTCGCTCAACAGCTTTACACGTGATTACTGTTTATTGCTTTGGTTACATAATGCCTCGCGCCGGCTTCTGTGCTTACAAACTGCAAAACTAATATTGCTAAGGCTACGTGTTTTCCAGGCATCGCCCCTTAGCAGAGTTGTTACCCTGTCCATCCCGTTTATTCTCGTGTCTGTGTGCAGTTGGGATTCTGCCTAGCAGTGCCTGAGGAGTTACCTCGCTAACGGTTTGCTGCCACCGGGTCAATTATCGTCGCCACACGCTACTTTCAGGAAAGTAGTAACCGGAATCTTTATTTGCCGCTAGTTTAACAGCAAACTGATTTATTGTCAACCATATTGAAACACACTAATGAAGGATTTATTTACCGCTGAATCTTGTCCTTCCCAGCGTCACTAATAATGTGCTTCAATATGGTGCCCACTCTTGGAATCGAACCAAGCACCCCCGCCTTATCAAGACGATGCTCTAACCGAATGAGCTAAGTGGGCAAGTATGGTATAATCTACCAAGCATATTGTGCTTGTATCACAGTTAGTTATACCATTAACTGGTACACCCAACGGGATTCGAACCCGTGTTACTGCCTTGAAAGGGCAATGTCCTAGGCCTCTAGACGATGGGTGCCTAAATGTTATTAAATTGTTAAAGATATTAACTACGATAAAAAGAATTATACATCAAATAGGATTTATCGTCAACAATTATTTTTGTTGCTAGTTTGATAATTTGGTCCGGCGTCCAGGACTCGAACCTGGATTTACAGATTAGAAGTCTGTAGTATTATCCCTTATACGAACGCCAGAAATTAATTAGACAGTAAGCATTTGTCTAAGATTGTCTAATTCACTTTTAGTTAGAAAAAGTTCAATCTTAGTTTGCTCCGCATCAGAGTTCTTAGCAAATTCATATTTGGTAAAAATACGAACATAATAGGTGTCCGGCGGGAAATCAATTTTTTGTGTTTCACAGAAAAGTTTGTAACCTTGTGCTTCAGTAACTAACATAATATACCTATAATACAAGAAGTTTGGCTGTCTAGGTAGGGATCGAACCTACGACAGGGTGATTAACAGTCACCTGCTCTACCGACTGAGCTACTAGACAATAAAATGGTGCTGGCGAAAGGAATCGAACCCTCAACCTACGGATTACAAATCCGTTGCTCTACCGTTGAGCCACGCCAGCATAAAACTATTTAAACGCAATCATATCACACAAAACATTTTATGTCAATGTTTTTATTATGATAACAAAATTCTGCTATGTTTTGGTACACCTGTCATTAAGTATTCCATTTGATCAGCGAGAATATTTCTATTTTGCAAAATCATTGCTTCAAAGAAATTTGGCTCATAGGGAACATAAAGCAATTCCATTCGTGCCTCTTTCAATGTTTTGTTGTCTTTCTTGTTATTGCATGGAGTACATGCAGTAACCACATTCATCCAATTGTTTGCACCACCTCTGCTTTTAGGTAAAATATGGTCACGACTTAAGTTGTTTGAATTCGAAAAATGTCCGCCGCAGTATGCACATACATGACGGTCACGCCCAAACAATGTTTTATTAGTAAGTGCAACTTTGCCATGTTTGCTAGGATCAAAACCATGTCCTTTAATGGCAATAATACTAGGAGTTTCAAGATAACTCATTTTGCCATTATTTTGAATGCCACCACGATAACGTGCAACAATTTCACCAATACTCCATGCTACCATCTCTTTTGCATGGTAAGTGATTGCAATATCGTTTGAAACCCATTGTCTAGGGATTCCTGTGATATCCAAAGCTAAGACAGACATTTTAATCTCCTATATAAAATAGTATTTACTTTTGGTAAGTCCTGCAGGAATCGAACCTGCATCAATGCAATCGGAATGCAGTATCTTATCCATTAGACTAAGGACTCATCAAGTATAACAAATAATTTAATATTTGTCAAAAATTGGTGCCGACCCCTGGTAACGCTCCAGGCCATTCTGTTCTTCAGACAGACGCTTCCACTTGGTTAGCTTGAACGGCATTGGTGCCCTGAGAGAGACTCGAACTCTCAACAATCCAGTACCTTAAACTGGTGCGTCTACCAATTTCGCCATCAGGGTATTTGGGGTGAAGGATGGGGCTCGAACCCACGACGACCGGAATCACAATCCGGGACTCTACCAACTGAGCTACCATCACCATTGAATGTTTTGGTGGAGGATAACAGAATCGAACTGTTAATCACGGCTTGCAAAGCCGTTGTTATCCCATTTAACTAATCCCCCTAACTTGGTACTATTTTTGGTATATATGGAACTGCTCTAGGCCCACCATACAATTGTTCAAAAAGTTTTTTAGCCTCTTGCGGTGTATCCGCATAAATTCTTTTCTTTTCTTCGCCGCTCGGCGTTCTAACAGTAGTTTCATACATTGGCATAATATTTCCTTTATTGGTAGTAGAGGTCAGACTCGAACTGACGATAAACACCGTATGAAGGTGGCGCATTAGCCGCTATGCTACTCTACCGTAAAAAAAGGTAGCATAGCTACCTTTTTGCCCATCAATGTTGTATATTAGCGATTTGCAATATACATAGTGATTTCAAAACCAAAACGCATATCCTGTGCTGTAGGTTTAGTCCACATGTTTACCTCCTGTATAAGAACGCTCATATTAAACAAGCAAACGTATTTAGTCAACAAGAATGGTACCCCAAGAAGGATTCGAACCTCCGACTCCTGCGTTCGTAGCACAGTACTCTAGTCCACTGAGTTATTGGGGCAATGGCTGGGGATGATGGACTCGAACCACCGAATGCCGGAATCAAAATCCGGTGCCTTACCAACTTGGCGAATCCCCAATTGTAATTATTATTCTGAAACATACTATTAACGGAGTTGAACCGCTCATCTAAAAGGATCCATTACGGCATCCCGACTGTACCCTATATCACTGAGTATGCTTTAGAATAATGCGAGTTATCTCGCATTATGTTAGAATCGACGTTCCAACCAGTAGTCTTACTATATATGTTTTCGCCATATACTTCATGTATACTGTCCGCCCGTTAAAGATTTTTTATAGTGAACCTAAGAGCCTCGTTCTCTCTAAACACTTGTATAAAAATTAGCAATCAACCTTGTCTATTTGATAATTTTTATACCTATCAAATTTGTTTTTTATTAACAAATCTAGTTGTTCTTTTGATAACACATGTTCTTCATACCACTTTTTGTTATCAAGCGAACCGAATTTTATATCATTTTCTGTTATTTTGTCAATCATAGTGTTGTATTCCTGCAACAAAAAACCCTGGAGATTTTAAATTTCCAGGGTTCGTATAAACTTTTATAATGTTACTTGTTTATTCCGTTCCCCGGTAGCCGCTTTGATTATCATTTGTGCCACGGATACTTGTTGGATATACAGGCGCAAAAGACTCTATGGCTAAAACTGACCATAGCCCTTCATGCAGCATCGTATTTTTACAAGTAAAGTTCATCATAGTAAAGTTATTTAGTCCTGGCATAATAAAAGCTTAAATTATCTAGCTTTTTTACGCATTTTCAATGTACACATTGTACAATAAGATATCTATATAGTCAAATACTTATTTGCCCGTTTTTTCTAATAAATATTGTCATGCTATTCAAAATTCAAAATTATCCAGTCGTTTTTCTAAGTTATCAAGAGGAAAACAAAGAAGCCAATTACTTACGCTTACTAGAAATTTGTCCAAATGCACTGCGTGTTGACAATATAAAGGGAAGCGACACTGCACACAAAGCTGTTGCAAATCTTGTTGAAAATCATAGTCACGTTATTATTGTTGATGGTGATAACTACGTACACGATAATTTATTGCAAATTGAACTGAATCTAGTCGATACCGTAAACGTATCCGACAGTGTAATAAGCTTTAGTGGTAAAAACAACATTAATGGAAATACGTATGGTAACGGTGGTATCAAAGTTTGGCCAGTAGAAAAACTGAAAACTATGCGTACCCATGAAAACAGCTCCAATCCTAATAGTGTTGATTTTGATTTTAAAAATTATCTACAATTAAATCGTAGTTTAAGTGATGTAAACATAAATTCAAGTCCAAAGCAAGCTTGGAGAAGTGGGTTTAGGGAAGGCATCAAACTATGTATGGAAAATGATATATTCGTAAAAGAAATTTCAGAAATCAACTGGAGAAATTATGAAAGACTTTGGAGATGGATGCATTTAGGCACAGACGTTGAAAATGGAGTTTGGGCTATATTGGGCGCCAGGCAGGCAGCATATATCGCATTGTCAAAACAAAATTTTAATATAGGGGATATCAAAGATTTTGAACATTTAGATAACCTATTTGAAGCTCAGTATGAATTATATAAAGATGATATATTGTTTGAATGTAATCGATTAGGTAGATCGTTAAGTTCTATAACAAATGATGGAAGAATTGTAGATGTATTTCAACCAAATGCTAGCAAAGAATACAAAGAAGAAATTCCTGTAAGCAGAAGAAGTCCTGAAACATTTATAAAATACAAATACCCAGGTGAATTTGACGTAATATTCATAAGCTACGGTGAACCAAACGCTGAAAAAAATTTTGAACTAGTACTTAAAAAATATCCAAAAGCAAAAAGAATTGACGGCATAGCAGGGATACATCAAGCACACATTGCTGCTGCTAAGATTGCAAAAACAGATTATTTTTGGGTAGTAGATGCCGATGCATCATTAGTTGATGATTTTTCTTTTGATTTTAGTGTACCTTTTTATGAACAAGCCAAAGTTAGAGTTTGGCGCAGCGTTAATCCAATTAATGGGTTAATATATGGGTACGGTGGTGTAAAGCTATTACCCAGATTCTACACGTTACATATGCAAACTAATAAACCTGATATGACTACAAGTATAAGTAATTTATACGAACCTGTAATTAAACTAAGTAATTATACTAATTTTAATACGGATCCATTCAATACATGGCGAAGTGCATTTAGAGAATGCGTAAAGTTAGCAAGTCAAATAATTGATAGACAAAACTCAATTGAAACTAACGACAGATTAAACGTTTGGTGTACAGTAGGCAAAGATAAGAAGTACGGCGAATTTGCAATTGACGGAGCTATTGCAGGCAAAGAATTTGCGATGGCTAACAAGAATGATACAGAAGTATTAAAAAGGATAAATGACTACGACTGGCTCAAAGAACAGTATGATCGATTTTACAAAAATTCCATTTGAGAAAATAGTAAAATTTGGTCAACAAACTTTAATAAAAGATGATGTCTTTAATATTAGTTGGATTCTTGGTAGGTTCTGTAATTATAAGTGCAGCTATTGTTGGCCTTATGCTAATAGCCAAACGCCTGACTATTCGGATTTTCAAAAATACATTCAAACAATAGATTCAATAAAAACTCAAGCAAGGCAAAATAGATTTAATAAATTTCATTGGTCCTTTAGTGGCGGAGAACCAACTGCTTATAAACATTTATTATCTTTATTAAAATACCTTGAAGATGGTATCACCCCATACCAAAGTATACACATGACTACTAATTTAAGTCCAAGCAAAAAATGGTGGGGAAATTGGTGCATGTCTACTGAACTATTTCAACGCAAATCAATTACTGCAAGTTATCATAGTGAGTTTGCGAATGAAAATGAATTTGCAGAAAAATGTTTATTCTTAATGGGAGAAAATGTTCACGTAACCATTAATCAAGTTATGGTACCAGATCAATTTTATGAGTTGTATGATAGGTGTAATAGATTTCATGATAAAGGAATCAATGTCACACTAAAGCCACAGAGTAACGACACCGCCAGTGCAATTGTAGATGGATACACAAACGAAATGATTGCAATAATGCAAAATGGGTTCCCCCAAAAGGCAAAGGAGCAAGAAATATATCAAATAAGCTTGTATGACCAAGACAACAATGAGTACTTGTTTGACCAAGCAGAAAGATTTAATTCTTTTGGTTTTAATAATTTTAAAGGTTGGTATTGCAATTCAGGGTATCAAAGTGTTATAATACGGGGAGATGAAATTAAAAGAAGTTATAGTTGCCACGACCAACCATTAGGAACATTAACTGATGGTTTTAAATTATTTGGCTCGCCAAAAAAGTGTATAACCCCTAGCTGTGTGAGTTCGGCAGATAGCAAAATACCAAAATGCAAGTTAACAGAATAGTTGAACATGAATATAGACACTGAACACTTGCATTATTGGATGTGTGCCATTCGTGAGAGCAAAGACCCCAAACGTACACTAGACGCCTTTTGGCGAGGACAGATACAAAGCAAAGAGTGGTTAATTGAAACTTTAGAAAGTTTTATCAGTTCAGAACAAGATAAAAGTTTAAATTTTCCTGTCAGTATTGACATACACGGCGGGTGGGTCGGCACTCTTGCTAGTTTTCTTTTTCAAAGTAAAATTTCTATTAAGTATATTCGTACCATCGATATAGATCCTAGTTGTGAAGAAATAGCTAGAACTATGAATAAAAAAGAAGAAATGCAAGGAAGATTTACAGCAATTACATCGGATATGTGTGCAATTCACAGTAATGCAGATATTATTATCAACACTAGTTGTGAACACATTACACAAGAACAATATGATACATGGTTAACTTGTTTACCGCACAATAGTTTGATTGTAGTACAAAGTAATAATTACAAAATTGATGAACACATACGAATTGCCAATAGTTTAACTCATTTTATAGATCAATGCAAACTACATGTTTATAATGCAAAAAAACTTGAATTGCCATTGTATGACAGATACATGATTATAGGAAAGGCGAATGTTTAAATTTAATGAATTAAAATCTATTCACATAGAGCTAACTAATAATTGTCAGGCAAGGTGCCCCATGTGTGCCAGAAATCATCACGGTGGGTTGCCTAATCCATATTTAAAATTAACTCAGTGGACACTAATTGAGTTTAAAAAGATCATCTCTCCTGAAATTTTAAACTTAGTCCGATGTATATATTTTTGCGGCAATTTTGGTGATCCTATGCTGCATGATGACCTAATAGAAATGTGTGTGTACATCAAACATGTGAATCCAAATGTACGAATTGCCATACACACCAATGGCGGAGCTAGAAAGCCGTCATGGTGGATAGATTTAGCTAAGGCACTTCCTGTAGATCACTGTGTTCATTTCGCACTTGACGGATTAGTTGATACGCATTCATTATATAGGATAGGCACTAATTACAATACTGTAATAAAAAATGCAAAAGCTTTTATTGATGCAGGGGGAATCGCCGAATGGACATTTATAAAATTTAAACACAATGAGCATCAAACAGAAGAATGTAGGGTAGTAGCCAAAAGTTTAGGTTTCTCAAAATTTGTTGTAAAAAATAGTTCACGCTTTTTAGTAGAACCAAAATACGATGTTGTAGATAAAGAAGGAAACTATACACATACAATTGAACCCCCAACTGAAACTACTATTAAGTTTATGCCAAAAGAGGTAATTAATTCTTATAAACAACTTATAGCTGAGGCAAAAATTAACTGCCATGTTTTAAATCTTAAAGAAATCTACATTGACGCATACAAAACCATACTTCCTTGTTGTTGGGTAAGTTCCATACCCTATACATACTATGATCCTGAATATATCAATCATAATGTAAGCGAAGATATAAAAAATCAATACACTAAACTAATTGAAGATTTTGGTGGTGTAGAAAAACTTAATGCACTAAACGGAATAAAAAATGTGATTGATTCTGAAATTTGGCAAAATATTTGGCACAAAAAATGGAATGAAGAAAAATTAATTACCTGTGCCAGAGTATGCGGTGAATTTAAAAATGTAGATATAAGTCAACCCAATGATCAGTGGATAGAAACTAATTCTTTGACTTAGAGGCTCGAATATCAGTAGCACATGAACAAGCTAAAAAATTACATTTCAGTGGTTCAGCCATTATTTCAGGAGTCAACTCTAAGTAATGGTTAAATTTTTTAATCCCACAATTTGCCCATATGGCTTTGCCGTCATCAAATATGCATATTGATTCATTACCGGCTTTACACTGCCAACCATAAAAATTGTTTGTGCCTGTGCGTATCATTTTAAATGGATCTAGTGTAACCCTGTTTCCAGTAGTGTCTGTTGCTATAGATTCTGTATCCGCTAACCACATGTGAGTTTTTCTTAATTCTGTTTCTCGTTCAACAGTAAAAAGCCATTTAGATTCTGCCTTTGACAAATACTCTAATTGTTCGTCACTGTAATTAGCGTGAAAATTTGCACCTCCCCAATTGTTCATAACTCGGATTGGTGTTACTTTTAAATCTTTTAATTTTGATATTTGATCAAACCAGTCTAATGATATCTCCCAATAATTAGGATCCATCATAACATAAATCACTAGAAAAGAATGTTGTGATAATAATTTTAATTTTTCTAAATCTAATTTATGTTGACTAGGATGTAATGTTATGCACCAATTATCTACTAAATGTTTTACTTCATCGTAGAAGCGCAATGTCCTAACACTGTTAGAATCCACTAGTACATTATAATTAAAGTCTTTAATTAATTTTATAACTTCCTCAAATTGTGGATGAGTAGTGCATTCACCACCTGTCAATTGAACGGCCGTATTTCTATCCGTAAATCTACTAAGAAACAGTTTTAAATCATTTAAGTTTATATCTCTATGTGTACCGTAATGTAGATCATCCGGACAATATCTACATTCGTAGGTGCAACTACGTGTCATTACAAAATTAATACGCAATGCATTAGGATTAGCTATTTCTATTTTTATTAGTTTATTCATGGTGCAATAGATTTTCTATAAGACTTTTGTTATTTTTACATTTGCCGCAAATCGCTGCACATATTGCATTTTTTCCTACGCTAATGTCTTTGTTCCATGACTCTTTAATTTCATTAAAGGTAACTGATTTTAAAATTTGTTCTAGAGTATTGTTATGTAAATTAATTTCATTAAGATTAAATTGACTTTTTGTTTTCCTAATCCAACTATACGGTTCAGGTACCATATTATCATCTAAAAGTATAATGCTAGCCGTGTGACAACAAGGGAACACTAAACCTTCAGCAGAAATATATAAGTTACTATTTTCTATGGCATAACATTTAATATCTAGACTATTTAAATAGTTTTCAGTAACATCAAGATTAGTAAAATCTAGTTTATTTCCGCTATGTGTATACATAGGATTTTTTGGTGGATAGACTCTAGTTTTTTCATTTTGCTGTTGATTTAATAAATCTCTATGTGATATTTTAATTTTAAATTTATCGAATCCCATTTCTGCACTTAATTGTTTAGCTAACTCAACTTGATGCTCGTTGTGTAGAAAAGGTATAAACTGCCATGTTGCCTTCGCTCCAGATTCTATATATGCTTTTGCATTTTGCATTAGCAGGTTCCATTTAACTCCAATACGGTATATATGATTAGTATCCTCTAGTCCATCGATGGCAAATATCACATTACCATTATGTCCAATAACTTCTCCTAATTCGCTCCAAAACTTTGGTTTCTGTACGCTGCCGTTCGTGTATACTTCTACATAAATTTTAGGGTTTTGTTTTCTAAACCACCTGATAATATCAATCAAATGTTTATTCATTGTAGGTTCCCCCACATTTCCACTAAATGAAACTATTTCTAAATTTATTACTACTTGTTTAGGAAAAAAAATCTCAAAAAAAGTATCAGTTAAATTCACTTGATTAAAAAAATCATAGGAACCATTTTGTGATTCTCTCATGCATTGAGGACATTTTGCATTACAAAAAGAAGATGGCTCAATATCTAAAATTTTTAAATCAGAATTGTAGAAAGTCATTTATGTGGCGCTTAAAGATATACTAAACCCTTTATCTTCTAATTTTTTTATGTAAGGATTAAGCACGATTGGATCACAATTTAATAAAACTTCTCTTTCGTTTACCTTTTCAAATCCTGTAATAATTCTTTCTTTAATAGATTTATTAAAAAAAGTCATTAAGGTAAAATATGCTTCCTGTTTCCAATCATAATCGCCTCCTGTAACAGTTAATTTGTAGCCAGGGGATTTAAATTTAGGAAGTAGCACTCGAATGTTTAAATGTATTCTAGTTCTACCTCCAAAGTTTGCTGCCACATGTGTAACACTTGTGTCCATATACCACACTGATCCATCAGCAGGCAAATGATACATTTTATTGTTGTCCAAATCCATAATATAAGAATATAGATTGGTTATGATAGGAACATGTATTCTATCATCTGGGTCAGAATGTGCAGTATAAGATTCTCCACTTTCTAGTTTTAATAATCTAGCTTCACCTACATTTTCAATAGATTGTAAAATATTTCCTAAAGGAGTATTTAGAAATTCGGGTTTCGTTAGATAAGGACCATTAAGTAATTTTCCTGTGGTATAATTAATGGATAAACTTTTACCAAAATTAAGTTCACTAACTTGTTTTACTAAACTATCTACGTCTACAGAAAGAGTCAATTTTGAAAGCATGAAATATTTATAGTAAATAGTCAGTGGATAGAATTAAAATTGCACCCGATTATGATAGTAAGTATTTAGAAATAGAAAGACCACAACCACTTACAGATAAAAAAATTGACACTCTAATACAACAAGTGTTGCATGGATGTTTGGACAAAGACATTAGTAATGAGGTTTATAATAGATTTAAGTTTCGATTTGTAAATTGGTTATCAGAATCTAAACGTAATTCGTTATATGGATTGAAAAAATTTAACCGTATAGATATTATTAACGGATGCACTCAATTTATCGATAACATTTATATGCACCATCGGGTACAAACACTAGTTGATGACTACAGATACCACAGTAGATTAAACTTATCATACCTTGTTACCCCAAAAAATTTAATACATGGTGTGCCTTTAATTATCGCTATGCCATTTCCACAAATAGGATCTATACATAATAATATGCAGGATATACTCAGTGAGTGTGCAGAGAAAAAAATTGATGTACATATCGACGGAGCATGGGTTACAACATGTACTGACATAGAATTTGATTTTAATCACCCAAATATTAAATCGGTGGGTATTAGTTTAAGTAAAGGATTAGGGTTAGGTTGGAACAGAATAGGTTTACGATGGTCAAATGAAGATAGCGATAGTATTACAATAATGAACGATTTCCATATGAATAATAAGGCATTAGTAATGATTGGTTCATATTTTTTAGATGAGCTAGTACCTGATTACCTTTGGAATACTCATGAACATAGATATAAGACAATTTGCAAGGACTTTAATTTAACTGAAACAAAAAGCATTTATTTAGCATTAAAAAATGGCATGCCAGTCGGTGTTTCACCTTTAATTCGTTATTTAGAAGAAAATGGAATATAACATAGACGGCGTTAACATACCCTATGATAAAGAATGGCCTAGTATCGCTGTCAGTTTAAGTGGTGGTGCCGATTCGGCGCTATTAGCATATCTATTATGTTCACTTGCAGTAAATGAAAACCCTAATCTGAAAATTCATATCATAAGTCATATTCGTATGTGGAAAACTAGACCATGGCAAGAATATGATTCAAAAAATGTATATGAATACTTAACAAAGAAGTTTCCAACGTTCGAATGGACTAGACACGTAAATTTTATTGCACCGGATATTGAATATGGTGCAACTGGTCCTGTGCTTATGGACGAATATGGTAAAAAAGTAAGCGGAGATAATATTCAAATACGTGCGTATAGTGAATATGTTTGTTATCACAATAAAATTAGTGCTTACTATAATGGTGTTACGAGAAATCCAAAAAATAAAAACTTTGATGGGATGAAAGAAAGAGATATTGATCCTACTGAATTTAATCAACACCTGCGTTTAATGAAGCACATGAATGTATATGCCATACACCCATTTAGATTTATTGAGAAACATTGGGTAATTCAACAATATAGAAAAAGAAACTTATTAGACTTATTTTCTATAACAAGAAGTTGCGAGGGTGAATTTGAAGGGATAACTTATGAAACATACATACCTAATCAACATGTACCTACATGTGATATATGTTTTTGGTGTAAAGAAAGAAATTGGGCTATAAGTAATGCAATGTAATAGTAAAACATTTTGTATGCATCCTTTTACCGGATTAGCAACAAGAGAAGATGGCGCCATACAAGTGTGTTGCCGCAGTCATCCAATTGGTAATATACAGGATAATACTTTAGAAGAAATATGGAATAACCATACGATGAGAAGAATACGTTCTCAAGTTTTGTCCGGAGAACGTCCACCAGAATGCGAACCTTGCTTCAGCTTAGAAGACCAAGGTGTAGAAAGTTTACGTCAACGACATATTAAGGGTGAGATACCAGAAGCCCGTATAAAACTTTACCCAAATGCATTTGATGATCTTCATCCGACAATGACCATGCCTTTTAAAATTCCTACTATGGAATTAAAGCTGAATAATCTATGTAATTTAAAATGCAGGATGTGTCATCCCGGCGATAGCACTAGCTGGAATGACTGGGCAGAAATTAAAGACTTTTATAAAGAATCCGGTAAAGTTATATATCAATTAGTGGAAGATCATAATTTAGAAAACAAGCCGCTATTAGATAAATTTGAAGACAATCCCAATTGGTGGTCTAGCTTAGAAAAAAATTTACCATACTTTAGGCGAGTAGAGTTTGCAGGAGGTGAACCTTTGATGGATCCGCAGCATTATCGCATATTAAATATGCTCAAACCATATGGACATCAAATTGAAATTAAATACGCCACAAATTTAACAATGTTAGGTAAGGGAAATCGTAATATATATGAATATTGGCCTTATTTTAAAAGCGTTGCATTAAATGTCAGTATAGATGGCATGAAAGATTCTTATGAATACATTCGAGGTAATGCTGAGTGGGATATATTAATTAAGAATATTAAAGAAGTTCAAAGTATTACTAATATTAATCGAATAGTAGGAGCTGTAGCTGTTCAAATATCTAACATATTAATATTAGACGAAATGATTGAGTATTTCTTAGATGAGTTAGAAATTGTTTTCTATACTAATATGGTTAGATATCCAAATTGTTTAAGTATACAAGTATTACCTGAGCAATTAAAAAACATTGCTAGTTCTAAACTTAAACTTGTATCTGAAAGACTGCAAGATTTTAAAATGGTTAAAAAACACCCGATGTTATATGAGTTGACATTAAATCAAATAAATGGCGTTTTGAACTTTCTAACAGCAAAAGATGAGAGCCATCTTTGGGTAGATACAATTAATTTCAATATGCGATTGGATAATACTAGAAAACAGAGTTTTTTAGAGGTGACTCCGGAATTTAAGGATTACATATGAAAGAGATTTTTCAAAATATAGAAGGTTACAACACCTTAGAAATAACTATAAGTTGTCGTGTAGGTGATCTAAAATTGAATTATCAACTCATTGATAATCCTGTACAGCATATATGGCAACAGATACAATTAGAAACTAGTGAATATAATACAGGTATTCAAATGAATACGCCAACTGACAAGGTATTAAGATTAGCAAATGACATCTGTACAACAATTAATATTAAAGAGATTCCTAAAAATTTTACCAAAACTGATTTAAATAAAACGCATAGTTTACTAGTCAAATTAACTAACGAATCCAATGACGATACATTATCTACATTGAATAAATTAATACATGTTTTAGAAAATAAGATTAACAGTAAATATTCTGAATACAATTCGAATATAGTATTCTATTCTGCAAATAGTGAACAATACATACCCATAAAAGAAGAATATAAAATATGGCTAGAATCTAATAATAAGTGGGGCGATTTAATTTTAGGTTACGGCACTTTAGGCAAAGATTGGTTAGACTTGTCTACGGACGATGATGATTATACAGAGTTAGCAGCCCAAAATACAATTAGTTCAGAAACTTTGTTATTTTTTAAACCCGAATATAATTTTCCAAAGGCTAGTGAAATTTTCTTTTACCGGTGGGCAAAACAGTGCAAATTTAATATCCCATTGCATGACTTAAACAAACTATCATTAGGTAGATATGTATTAGGTAAATTAATAATTGATCAAACTCTTTTAGATTACCACAATAATGTTGGAGATTGGTATATACCAAATCATCTATGCAAATTGATGTGGAATAAAGATATCTTAGGTGATAATGTAACTGTCAAAAATTTAAAGTTTTATAATGACAATAAATATCACGAAATGTCGATTGACCATGCTCAAATAAGATCAATATTATGATGCAAAAAATAACAAGTCGTTGGCATCATCAAGACAGCATTAAGGTTGAATGGAACTTAGGTAAACGTTGTAACTATGATTGTAGTTATTGTCCTAGTAGTATACATGACAATAATAGCCCGCACACTGACATAGAGGTACTAAAGGCAACGGTAGACAAACTAGTAATATTGGGTAAGCCTATACGACTTAGTTTTACAGGCGGAGAACCTACAGTACATCCTGATTTTGAAGAATTGGTTCAATATTGCGTTCACAAAGACATTAAATGGATAAATGTAACAACTAATGGAACAAGAAGTCCGATTTATTATTTTAGATTGCCAGTAAATCATATTGTGTTTAGTCTGCATTTTGAAAAAGACTGGAAAAGAGTATTAGACACAATATTACGTTACGCAGCAAGTGATGTAGAGCCAGGCATGCGCAAACCTTGTATGATTAATATTATGGCTCATCCTGATAAAATGAAAGAAGTTAGAATCGCAACTCAAAGGTTAGAGGTTTACAACGTACCGTACACGATTCGTAGAATTCGTTGGACAAATGATGATCATAATATATTTGATGATATGCGCTACGATCAAAATGATTTAGATTGGATATTAAGTAAAGATGCTACTGTTGAACCCAATAGTATTATTGATGACAATATTAAAATGCACGCCAATGATATTATTAAAAAACACTTTAATAAATATAAGGGTTGGAGCTGTAACGCAGGTTTAGAAAGTTTGATGATTAACTGGGACGGTGAAGTGCATCGTGCTACGTGTAGAGTTGGAGGTAGTTTAGGAAATATATACAAAGATGATTTTAAATTACCCATAGACCCTATAATTTGCACTAGGGATTTTTGTACTTGTGCGTCTGACATTCCATTAACAAAGGTAAAAAATGGCTAATAAATATTTTTATCCTCATATTCCTCCCGCATGGATCGCAGCCAGTCCTATGGAAAAAGTAGCGGGCACTACATTTAAATGGGCAAGCAATCTATTTCCTGAGAGCCCTGATAATCCTAAAAATGCAAGATTTGATAGTGATGATATTGTTTACACTGTAAACTCTTTAGGTTATAGAGAAAAAGAATTTGAAGAATCATATCATCAATATGATGAATTATTTTTGGGGTTTGGGAATAGTTCCACAGCTGGAACAGGAATAGCCGATCGTGATATATTTCTTAGAGTCATCGAACGCAGTTTGCCAAATATAAGAATACTTAATTTAGCAATTGCTAAAGCTGCACCAGATACAATTGCTAGAATGGTATCTTGCACAGTACCATATTTTTTACCAAAATGTAAAAAACTAAGTGTTATTATTATGTGGCCACAAGATGTGCGTAGAGAAGTGTTCTTAGACCACCATCATGAGGCAGTTACTGCATATTCAAAACCACCGTATGATGGGTATTTTTTTGGCATTGATAAAACATCTTGCAAGTACAATAGAGACAAAAATACACATATGGTAGAGTTAGTCCGTCAAGTGTATAACGTAGACTTATATACAGTACCGTATAATTTGTATATGGATTCAACTGATGAGAAAACTGTTGGCAATGACACGGCTAGAGACGGTGCTAGTCCTAGTCCTAATTGGCATAGAAAATTTGCGAAGGTTATACTTGATCAAATAAATGCGAAAGCTCAGGAAAAATTTGACTAGAATTTAAATTTCTTACAGCGTCTAAATTTTTAATATATTCTTTAAAGTCATCTAATAAATGAGAATGATCTTCTGCTTCAACGAATTTTAAAATAGCTTCCCATCTTTTCCAACCATATGGATTAATGTGCCAAAAATTATCATCCTGTGTGTAATTTTTCCATAGCCATTGTTTAAAATCTAAAATAAGTTTTCTAATTTCTAACTTATCCTCTTTTGGTAAAATTCTAGCACTCAAAAATGTAGGGATGTACAATAAGTGCAAGTTAATTATTCCACCACCAGTTTCATATTCATCTAATTTAAATTTATTGATTTTTTTAAAATTTTGGCTTATTTTCCATTTAGCAAATTCTACTATGTGTTTAATGTTAAGTGCTTGTACAGCACATGCAATCGCACAATGAATATGTTCAGGTGTATTATCCATTAGACGCAAACTACTTTCAATTTCGTCCCAATTAGCCGGATATCGAATATAATGATTTCTATCAAAAATAGCATCTAAACTAAAAGCATATCTAACTTGTTTAAACTCTTTCCAAACGTTTATAATATCTTCATTAACAAATATTCCGTTACTGTTATATCGTAAACTAATGTTTTTTGCATAACCACGCTTAACTATTTCATCTAAAAATTTACGATGTTCTTTAATCATCAGCGGTTCGCCACCTGCGAAATATAATTGTGTTATGTTTGGTATCTGTTCAAACACTTCATCCCAAAATGTAGGCTTTTCGTACCAAACATTGTTAAATGATTCGGCATCAAAGTTTAATTGAAACTTAACAACTTGACTTGTAGTACGATTCATTACTTTGTCATAATCTTGAAGCCAACGACTAGAATCATGTGGACTACACATTACACATTTTAAATTGCATGTGTGCCCTAAACGTAAATCCATATACCTTATAATTGGAGGTACAGTGCCATCTTCCATCGTATCTCTAATTAATTGATTGAAATCTAACCCGTCCCTATTCCATTCATACAGTTCCCATAACCTTTTACTTACTACGCCGTTTTCTTCTTCTTCAAAGCATTTTGTGCAACTGGCTGGAATATTACCTGCTAGCATAGTTGTTCTAACACTACGCATATAATCATTATTAAATGCGTCTAATAAAGAATCTTTTCCAAAATTAGCCGGCTTGCCATTTTCTTTTTTCACAAGCCCAACCGTGTGGTCACCGGTTGTGGCTCCGCTTGCGTTCGTTACACAGCAAAGTCTTGCGTCGCCGTTAGGCCTAGTTGCTAAGTGTATCCAAGGTAGTGCGCAAAATGTGGGTGTTCCTGTTTTTTCTTCTACTAGTTTAATGTAATTTTGAATTTTATCTTTCATATCTAAGAGCTATTTACACGATAAATACCAGATGGATTTAGAAAACTGGAATTTATATTATAAAACTCATGAGTCCACTGGTGAGCTAACAACAACTCAAATGTGTTATGAACCCAGAATTAATCCTGAGGGCAATGTTTTTTGCATGAATTTTTCTTACCCAAATGAATATCAATCTAAACAGGTAAGATTGTGTTATGATAAAAATCATATTGAATTTATGTTTGAACGTGAGTGTAAATATTTAAAAATTTTTGAATCAAAACCATATGCACCCGAAGTATTAGATATTAAAGATAATAAAATTTTCATAAAATGGTATGGTAATACCTGCAATGATTTAATTTTTAAACATAAAAATTTAAACGAAAATTGGTACGAAGATATAAGTACAATAATTTACGATCAAGTAAATTTAGGATATTTAAAAGCAACGATTTATCCTCATAGTCATTATTATGATACTAATGGTCAAATGCATTGTATAGATTTTTATGCTACCGTTGAAAAAGAAAACCCATTTGTAGAACTTGAAAATGTAAAAAGTATCATAGGATTTGATACTGACAGATTTAGCAAAGCGACAATTGAAAGTAAAGTAAATGTAGAGTTATTGTTTAAATCAGGATTGACACATTTTGGAAAATGGCCAATTAATTTAACAGACATACACAAAAAGATATATGGATAACAAGAAAAAAATATTTATTTTTCATTATAATACATGGCAAATGAGTCATGTGTATTTGCCACTCATGTGGTATGAATTTAAAAGATATTATGAATTAAATGGAAAACACGTTGAACAATGGGAATGGATACCACCTGTTACAGACTATGAACAATATTCGGTAGATGACATTGTTGATGATGCCGTAAGTAAAGATGCTGATGTTTACTTATTTAGTAGTTACATGTGGAATTGGGAAATAGTAAAGGTAGTTGCTAACGCAATTAAAGAACGTAAGCCAAATGCAATTTTATCGCTAGGCGGTCCTCACCAACACACAACCTACACTCAACCTTTTTTATGGTTTAAAAATCATCCCTATTTTGATGTTGTTTCTAGACCAGTTGAATACGGTGAATTTTTTATAACTGACATGTTAGATATGTTAGTAGAAAACGAAATCAATTGGCTTAAGGTAAGAGGTAGTTATTCAAGAAAAGGCTACGGTCCGGAAGGAGACAAAAGAGAGTTTAAATATCCACCAGATATTATAAGAGCAAACATTGATCATGCTAGAAAAATTGCAGAATATGCTAAAAGTAAAAACAAAATTTTAGGTGCTATGTACGAAACAAATAGGGGTTGTATGTATAAATGTACCTATTGTGAATGGGGAGGAGGCACAAACACTAAAGTTATTGTAAAAGAAATGGAAAGTCTTGTTGATGATATTTCTTTCTTTAGAGAGTTAAATGTTCATACTGTTTGGCTTACTGATGCAAACTTTGGTATCTTAAAAAGAGATCCCGATATTGCAAATTTACTGGCTCAACAAAATGATTATATGAAATTCGTAGGTATAACCGGATTAGCGAAAACTAAATCTGCCAAAAGGCAAGCAGTATTAGAACCTTTGATTCAATCAGGTCTTGTAACATTATATCAAATAAGTCTACAAACAATTGATGAAAAGATATTAGAAAATATCGAAAGAACAGATGTTACACCTGAAGAAAATGTAAGCCTAGCAAAATATTTAATTGAAAAATATGACATTGATGTGATTGTTGAACTTATTTTAGGTTTGCCTGGTATGAAAGTAGAAACATTCTATCAAGAAACAGCCATAGAATATTCACTCATGAATAGTATTAAACCTCATACTCATCATGTCCCATTATATGTTTTACCTGATGCACCTATAGGTAATCCCGATTACTTAGCTAAATTTGATATGAAATTAGCACCAATCGCAATAGATGAATCAATGTCTTTACTAAATGACAATGAATCAAACGCCTTACAATTGTATAGATCAAAAAACTTTCCCAAAGAAAATACACTTCATATTCCAATCAGTTGTTATTCCTACTCTGTTGAAGATTGGAAAGAAATGTTTTTTATGAATGACATGAACTTAGTATTAATGAATATGGCAATGCTTACTCCATTTATTGACATACTATTTCATATTAAAGAAGTTCCGTTAGACGTTGTTTTCAAAAAAATCTTCACCGCACTATCTAAGGTTGATAATTTTTATAAGCCAATTTATGATGAATACCTTACCCCTATAGCTGAAGGTAAGTTTTGGAATAAGTCATGGAGGCAATTTGAAATAGGACCGATTAAAGGAACTTGGACTGTTTATGCTTCTTATGCTTGGCTGTGGTGTACTAATCGTGATGAAATATATGAATCTTTAAGATGTGAGTTTGTTGAAATAATAGATGATTTACTTGAGGATTGCTTACTTTACTGTAAAAATAGTACATTTGCAGTGCCTGAAGAACTCATTTGGGATAACAAATATCGTTGGGACATATGGGAAGAAGAAGGTAACAAAAAAATATTACCTAAATTAGAAACCGTAAGTTTAGTTACAAAAGCTATTGATGTCGAATGGAAAAACAAATCCAGTATGTATAGAAATTTTGCAACATTTAGAAAAGACACAAATGAGAGAATTAAAATGAAATTGTTTCAAATGTCGAGAGCAGGAAAAAAAGATGAATGACAGTTTTTGGGACGATGTAGTTTTGGAAATATCTCAAATGCAAGGAGAGGTAAGAACGATTGGTTTAGATTTTTATAAAAACGAAAAGGGAGAATTTAATGAAATATCTACTTTATGGGAATCTGCAAAATATACATCGGTGCAAGTTGAGTGGATAAATTATTATCCAAATTTACATTACAATAAAGAGGTTGAAAATAAATTTTCACAAATTGTAAATTGTAAGCCTATCCGTTCTTGGATAAGCTGTCTAAGACCGGGAAAAAATGCACCATGGCACCAAGACGTTGATGACAATTTAAGTGAATATAATAAATTAGGAAAACTTGTTAGATATACTTGTTTTATACATGATCCGGCTTATGGTCAATTATTAATGATCGAAGATAAATCCTACTACATGCAATCAAAAAATACTATAATTAAATGGAATAACTTTTTAGATTGGCACGGTGCTTCTAATTGTGGTTTTAAAAAACAATACTTGTATCATTTTTTAGGCTACGTATGAATACCTTTGATGTAATATTAGTCACTGATACGGCGACATTTCCTACTTGGTCTAGAGGATATGGAGCACACAGGCTTGCTAGTCATTTACGATCTAACGGGTTTAAAACTTTAGTAGTTGATTTTTCTTCTGCTCTAACTTTAGACACATGGAAAACTATATGCAATTTGGCAATAGGCGATAACACTAAAATGGTTGGTTTTTCCACAACTTGGTGGCCATATCGAACCCCTTTCGTAAAAAATAGTAGATTTAGTTCTTGTAATATTGCCTGGTTTACAGAATCAGGTGAAAGTCCTACGATTAGCAAAGATAGTTTAACATATAGTGCAGTTATGGGAGAAGTTAGTGATTGGACGAATGTTGTAAAAGAAAAAAATAAAAAAATTAAAATAATTTTAGGCGGACCAAAAATTGAATTTTACAGAGATTTTCCTGCTGATTATTTTATAAATGGTTTAGGAGAAAATCAAACAATTGATTTATTAAAAGACCAAAAAAGATTATGGCCTAAGATAATACAACACGATATCAATTCAAATTCTCGTGATTGGGGTTGGAATTATTGTTCAACTATCTATACAAAATATGACCAAATAAACGCTAATGAAATTTTAAATTTAGAGATAGCAAGAGGATGTAAATTTAAATGCAATTTTTGTTCGTTCCCTCTCATTGGACAAAAGGATGTAGCTGGATATACAAAAACAGAAGATACGATATATAACGAACTAATTAGAAATTATAATGAGTTTGGAACTACGAAATATTTTATTGCAGATGACACCTTTAACGACTCAATTGAAAAATTAGAAATGATGGCGAGAGTAAGAAACAAATTGCCTTTTAATCTACAAACAAAAGCTTACATTCGTGCAGACATTATCGCAACACAACCAAAGCAAATACCTTTACTCAAAGAAGGAGGACTTTCATCTTGTTATATAGGAATAGAATCATTTCATCCAGCTGCTGGTAAATTTGCTGGTAAAGGAATGAATCCATCTAGAAGAAAGCAGGCTTTATATGAAATGCAAGAACACTGGGGAGATACAGTATCAATCAATGGCGGTTATATAGTTGGTCTTCCCGAAGAGGATGAAGCATTTGTTAGAGAACAAGCAGATTGGTTTTCCAAAGACGATTGTCCTGTTAATTACGGTGCATCATTTTTAGGATTAATAATTCATCCTTATTATGAAGGATCTACGATTCATCCAAGTGAAATAGATAAAGACCCAGAAAAATTTGGATATACCATTCCTGACAAAAACAAACCTACACACTGGATTAAAAATGATGGGACAGATATTTTAACATATGCACGGGCGCATGAGTTAGCGACAGAATTAAATCATAAAGTTTGGACTGCAAGAGGTCCTAGAAAAGATAACGTAGATTATAAGTTAGGAACAATTGATAATCCAATAACTGATTATTTTACCCCCTTGATAGATAAATTAAAAAATGGCTGAACTTATTGGAAATATTTCACACTTAATTGACTGGGATTCTATAATTTCTGTCTTAGATAACAAAGAACCAGGATACATAGGACCTAGACACAAAGGTACGGATGAAATTATAGGCATAAAAGAAATGGCGAAACTTTGGGAAGAAGCTGGTTTCAAGCTTATAAAAGATGGCGGTAACGCAGGCTGGGATATGTTTTTTCCCGAAGTACACTTTGATGAAAAAATTGTCACTATATTTGCTGATTACGTAAATGTAGATCCATTAAGTTGTTGGATTAGTAGAATTAATCCTGGTTACATGACACCATGGCATTGGGATTGCAATGATAATGAAGCTTATTATGAAACACTAAATACAGCTAGATTTACATGTCATATATCAAAACCTACTGTAGGACATGCAGTAATGATAGAAGATCATTGTATGTATTTTCAAGACCAAGGTGCAGTTTACAAGTGGCCATCAAGAACTAATTGGCATGGCGGCATAAACTGCGGATTTAAACCTAAATATCTATTCAATTTTTTTGGAATTATTAAGGAACAATAATGGAAATAATAAAATCATATCCAACTCGCGGCTTATGTAGTACGTGTTACTTAGAATTACCTGCGACGATTGAGTATAGAAGTGATGGCGCAGCCTACATTACTAAAACATGCCCTAATCATGGATATGAAGAATTCGTAGTAGAAAAATCTTATGAATTTTGGGAATCAGCCCCTCAATTTAATCCTAATAATCCCACAACTATGGGTTATAATCAACTTGTGTGTATTGACATTACTGATAGGTGCAATGTTATGTGTAAACATTGTTATCATAACCCAGATAATAAAATTAAAGATAAACCAAAAGATTTTATAGTTAACAAAATAATAAGTGCTCCATTTAATAATGTATGTTTAATGGGAGCTGAACCCACAATGAGAGAAGATTTGTTCGAAATAATAACAGAAGCTAAAGAAAAATCTAATAAAATGATTGGGCTCTATTCTAACGGAATAAAACTTGCAGAACCCGGTTATGTTGAAAAATTAGAAGCGGCAGGATTAGGAACAATAAATCTCAGCGTTCATAATCCAGAATACCATAAAGAGCAATTGTGGGAAAAAATATCCACCGGAGTAGAATTAGTAGTACATAACACTAACATAGGATTAGGACAAGTATCATTTACTGTAGAAAACATTGATGAAGTTAGATATGCAATTGACAAAATGCTTTGGTTTAAATCTCAAAATAGAATACCAGGTAATTTTTGTATTCGTAGTCCTGCTGAGATAGGCACTGCTATAGACGATCAAGAAATTTTTGCTAGCGACATTGTAATATGGATAGAACAAGTTGCCAAAGAAAAAAATCTTAGTTTTGAAAAACACCCAAATGGTGGCAGTAATCCTTATCATATTGCATATTTGTTAGATGGTTTATTCTTACAAGTAATTCATTGGGCGAGTGTAAAAAATGTTGATTTGTCTTGGATGAATATGGGTCCTTGGGCAGATTTTGTTCCAGTAACACTTGCTACTTTGCATTTACAAATTATTTTAAGAGAAGGTTGGAAGCGTGGTTGGTGGCAAGGGCAACGTCTTGTTTCTGACTCAAAACAAGTAAACACTTTAAGTTTTTCAAAAAACATATGAAAATATTGTTGCTAGGTAGTTACGGAAATTTAGGTAAAGAAATATTAAAACTACTATGTGACAAAGGATTAAATGTAACCATATTAGGAAAAAACGAAAATTTACTTAAACAGCAGTCAAAAGAAAATGTAGAGTATGTGTGTGACACGATTGAAAATTTTGACGGTTACAGTAATTTTAATTTAGTAATTAATTGCACTAATAATATTAACTATCAAGAAAATTTATTAAAAAAAATAGAAAAAGCTGACACTAGTTTTTTTGATTGTCACTCTCCTGCTCAAATAAATTATAATCTTCTTGAAAAATATAAATTTTCAAAAAATACCTATGTCTTTGATTGCGGGGCAACTTCATTTTTACCATTTCTTCAAATGTTAAAAGTAGAAAATGAATTAAGTATTCTAGCTCATTTTAAAACTTGTTGGAGTAATAGAAACCTATCTCAGCAAAACATAGATGAATACTTAACAATACATGAAAGCAACCAAATTCTAGATTGTACCTTAGTAGATGGTAATTGGATTCCTACTAGTACAAGCCAACAAAAAAAATTTGATATCGGATATGTAAATCCTATTCCAAATTATGAACTTAAAGTAGCAAAAGAAAATTTTTCAAATATAAACACTGCAGGTTTTTATATGCAAATGGATGAGATAAATTTAGGAGATGAATATTCTAAAATAATAATACAATCAGAAAATCAAAAATTAACAATTAAAACATTTTCAGGATATTATTACTCTGCTTGTTTAGTTGTTTCAGCAATACTTCAAGACTTAAACTTGACCAAAACCGGATCGTATTTAATGGGAGATTATGTAGATTCAACTCGATTTTTGAAAGAATTAAAATTTTATAAAATTGAATACACATTAGAATAAAAACCTATTAAAATTAAGAAATAAATATTACGATGAATTACCTTCAGATAACCGATGAACTATCAAGTGTATATAATAAATTTTCATCTTTTCATGACATTGAAAGAGACACTTACTTTAATAACACAGAGCAATTAGAAGGGCTAGCTGCAAAATTACCAAAAACAAGTAAAGTCTTAGATGCGGGGTGCGGGACTGGATATCCTGTAATTAAATTTTTTCATGATTTAGGGCACGAAGTCACTGGATCTGATATTGCAGGTGAAGCATTACAATATGTAAATAAACACGCTCCGAATGCCAAAACTGTTTTGTGTGATACCTGTGAATTATCCTTTCCTGAAAACACATTTGATTTAATAACTTGTTTTTACTCAATCATGCATTTGCCTATGGAAAAACAAATTATATCATTTAAATTGTTTTATAAAATGGTAAAACATAACATGCCTGTATACGTAACTTTAGGATGTAAGGAATTTACAGGACATGAAGAATTTGAAAATTATTTTGAATATCTTGGTTATCCATTACCAGTTTTTCATACTTCTGTAGAAAAATACAAATTAATATTTGAAGAAATTGGATTTAAAAACATCACATTTGAAGTCAAAAATACTGGAAAAGATTTGACTTTCTTGTGGTTTTACGGAACAAAATAGTTTAGGAAAAATTATGGAATTAGTAAATTCTTACTTTACTACCGGATTGTGTAAAGTATGTTATAGAGAACTACCAGCTCAAATTGAATATAGAACTGACGGTTCAGCCTATATTACCAAAACCTGCCCTTCGCATGGATATCAAGAGGCAATGGTTGAAAAATCATATGAATTTTGGGATAGTATAACGCAAAAAGATCCTGATAATCCATGTTGGGATATTTACAATAATGTATCGACTATAGAAGTTACCGATAAATGCAATGTTCAGTGTAAACATTGCTATCACGACCCTGATAACACTTTACAAGATAAATCATTAGAGTGGATAGTAACCACTGCCAAGGCTGCACCTGGTCAGGTTGTTTGTCTTGCAGGAGCAGAACCAACCATGAGAAAAGATTTACCTGAACTTATAGCAAAGATACAAAGTATTCCCTACGGTAAATCTCACAAGCTTGTTACTGTATACACCAATGGAGTAAAATTACAAAATAAAGATTACGTAAAAGAATTAGCAAAAGTCAAACTTTCAAGCGTATGCATGAGTATTCATCATCCAGAGTATCATTCAGAAAAGGTTTGGAAAAACGTGTCATCTGCACTCACGAATGTAATTGAAGAAGGCATAGCATTAGCACAAGTATCATTCACAGTAGAAAGTAGAGAACAAGTAAGACATGCAATTGACAAGATTCTTTGGATAGAAGAAAAAGGTATACAAGCTACTAACTACTGTATTAGATCGCCGGCAATGATAGGTGTGGAATTTGAAAGAGAAAGAGAAATATTCGCAAGCGAAATTTATGATTGGATTTCAGAAATTGCTAAAGAAAAGAATTTAAGCTATCACAGACATCCTAATTATGGTAGTAACCCTTATCATATCGGCACTGTTTTAGAAAAAAGCCTTATACAAGTAATTCATTGGGCAGATGTAAATTCGGTTGATACAAGTTACATGTACATGGGTCCTTGGGCATCTTTTATTCCAAACACCCGTGGCACTTTTTTAATACAAGCAATATTAAGAGATGGTTGGAAAAAAGGTTGGTGGCAAGGACAAAAATTAGTTAGTGACAATCAGGGAATATTTTTTAAACGATGAGCCTATATCACGGACTAATATTTACTGGTATGGCTGATGACGATTTAATATTGAGACCAGCCGGAGCATTCAGAATACGTACTTGGTTAAAGAAAAAAAACTATGAGGTAGAAGTTATAGATTTTTTTAGCAAGTTTACTGAAAATGAAATTGAGCAATTACTCGAAAAATACATCGGAGACAAAACACTATTTGTGGGTGTAAGTATTACTTTTTTTAATAAGTTTAACAAAGTTAATTTTTTATTTAAAACTATAAAAGAAAAATACCCTCATGTCAAAACTGTGATTGGCGGTACTGAAACTACCCTATCTCAGGGTGATGATAATTTTTTAGAAACCAAATATGTTGACAGAATAATTTGGGGATACGCTGAAGAAGCTATATCACACTACCTAGATTATCTAACCAAAAAACGTTTAGATAATCTAAATTGGGTAGAATATAAAGGCACTGTTGCAATAGATGCTGAAAAATCTTACAAGAACGATGATACAGATTTAACCATTGAATGGCAAAAATCTGATTTGGTTGATGCTTGTGTTTTACCTATTGAGATAAGCAGAGGATGTATTTTTAAATGTAAATATTGCCAATATCCTTTATTGGGTAAAAAGAAAAACGATTACATTAGGTATGAAGAAAATTTAGCCGATGAATTAAAAAGAAATTATGAAATGTATGGCGTTACAACCTATTCATTTCAAGATGATACCTTTAATGATAACATAGTTAAACTTGAGTCAGTAGCAAATGCAATTCAAAAAAGTAACGTAAAAATTAAGTATTCTGCATTTTTACGAGCAGACTTATTAGCAAGATATCCTGAGATGATTGACATACTTGTTGAGACTGGTCTCATCTCAACCAGTTTTGGAATAGAAAGTTTGAAAGATAAGACAAGAAAAATTATAGGAAAAGCAGGTGACTTAAATAAACAACTAGAGGCCATAAAAACATTAAAAGAGAAGGCAGATATTTGGACTCATACAGGATTAATTGTTGGTTTACCACATGAAACTGCTGAAGATATACAAAAAACTCATGAATGGTTTTTGAATCAAAATGATCAATATTTTAACCGTTGGACCTTTTTTCCATTAATAATAAGAACCAATGTTATGACAAGAATGAGCGAATTTGACAGAGAGTATAGTAAACATGGATACACCTTACAAGTAATACCAAATAGTATTTATGGATTTTGGACAAACGATCTAATGAACTTTTCCGATGCTGTGCAGTTAGCTAGTAAACTAAACAATGAGGTTGCAGAAGCACGAAAAGAAACTCACTGGGTAGAGTATAGAAATTCTGGCAAATATGAATTTATGGAATTTGTTGCTTCGGGAATGAGCGCAAAAGATGTAATTGAAAGAAATTACAATCAAGAAATTATTGAGGCTTTTAATGAAAAGCGACAAAAACTAATTTTAAACTACAAGATAGAAAAGCTGAAAAAATGAATTTTCAAGAACTAACCATTCCTCTTACAGAAAAACAACAAATAGAAGTTTACAAAACTGAAAAATATTATGTTCACACCAGCATTGGTAAACTACTAGATGCTCACATGGGCAACACAGCATTTATTTTTGGATTTGATAACACTCACATCAAGCAACGTATGAGAGAATTACAAGACAAAATTGCCTACGTTCACTGTAAACCAAATGAATATTGCAAAGAAAATAATGAAATAATTGAAAAGATATGTACTGAAGGTGATTATTCTGCGCTTGCTTGGGCAGTAAGCGGAAGCGATGGAGTTGAATGTGCTATTGCTATGAATGATACTTATTGGAGAAATTTAGGTGTAAACAAAAATAAAGTGATATGTTTTTCCCCTGGTTGGCATGGAACTACCTACATTGAACGTGCAATGAGAAAAGAAGAATATATGGATAAATTTATTGTTCTTGATGCACCTAATTGGCAAAATGAAATAAGCAGAGAAGAACAAGAAAGTAATTTATTAAAGCAAGTAGTAGATCAGATTATTTTAAATCCTAATATTGGTGCGATTATATATGAATCTATTCCATGGTTAAATGGAATAATGCCATGGAGTCAGAATTTTCATATAACTCTAAAACAAATATGTAATCAATATCAAATAAATTTAATACTAGACGATGTAATGGGCGGGGTAGGAAAATTAGGAGAATACTTTAGTTTCAAAAAATTTAATATACAGCCTGACATTACAGTATTAGGTAAAGCCTTTACAGGAGGATTTAGTCCTCTTAGTTGCGCATGTACAAATCAAAAGATTGCCGAAGTTATAAAAAATAGTCATTATTACAGCCATACTTGGCAACCAAATATGGCAGGTGTTGGGGCAGCGTTAGGAGTATTAGATTTATTTGATACAAATAAAATTATAGAAATAGAGTCAAACTTAAAAGATTTTGGTAATTCTCTAGTCAAAAAAGGTTGGATAGAAAAATTTTATTGTGAAGGTTTAATTTTTTATGCGAATACTATTAAAAAAATTGATGTTAATAAATTTTTAGAAAATGGTATAACCGGATTAGGTGGATGGGCGTTAGAAGCAAAAAACATAAGTTTAGTTGCTCCAACTATTGCTGATGATGAATATTTTCAGACATTATCAGACCGTGTATTTAATTCCTTAAAGGATATTTAATATGAAATGCATTGTTACAGGGCATACAAATGGAATAGGAAAATCAATATACAATCATTTTATCTCTAAGGGATTTGAAGTCAAAGGAATGTCAAGATCAAATGGATATGATATCAATAATGATTTCGATAAAATAATAGACCAAGCTAATCAGTGTGACATATTTGTAAACTGTGCTTGTAGTAAAAATGGACAGCTTAATTTGTTAAATAGTCTTTATACACAGGTAGGTAATATGATAGTATTAGGATCAGTAAGTGCTGATTATTCCCGATTAGATATTGAATATGAAAATAAGTTACAATTAGAAAACCAGTGTAAAAAATTATCTAAGAATTCAGATAAAAACGTATGCAATATATTATACCTAAAATTATCCTTTTGCGAAAATGCAACCTTGCCAATTAAAGTAGATTCAAAATATATTACCACTTTTAGTGAAATAAATGATGTTATTGATTTGTGGTTAAAAATACCAAAAATATTTTCGATTGAATTTACTTTAAAAGAAACCCTAGAGTTAAAAAACTTTGCTGAAAAATCTTATCAAACTACATGACTAACTCTACTATTTGTACAGCGCCGTGGTTGGCAGCAGCAGTTTTTCCAGATGATTCTGTACGACCATGTTGTAGTTTTTCTCCAAATGAAAAATTTTTAAAAGAATCAACCGTCAAAATAGATTTTTTAAATAGTGAGAGTTGGGAAAATATTAGAAAAAATATGTTAGAGGGACGGCCGATTGAGGGCTGTCAAAAATGCTATAACTCAGAAAAATTAGGATCTACTAGTAATAGAAAAATGTTTCTTGAATGGTTTAAAGAACCAAAAGATGTCCAATTAGAATTTTTAGATATCGGATTCAGTAATACATGCAATCTTGCATGTGTGCATTGTGATTCACAACTTTCATCTAAATGGGGTGCTGAAGATTTTAAACACAAAAGAATATTGATACAACCTCAAAAAGTATCAACAAATTTTAATTACGCACAATTAGATTTACAAAAATTGAGTGTGTTAAAAATTGTAGGAGGAGAACCATTATTAGAACAAGATAAGTGTATATCTTTATTAGAAAAAACAAAATTAGAAAATTTAACCTTTACATTAACAACAAATTGTACTATTTTTCCAAATGACAAATTATTAACATTATTAGAAAAATGCAAAGCTGTTCATTATTTTTTAAGCGTTGATGGTTTAGGATCAGTAAATGAGTGGTATAGATGGCCTACAGATAATAAAACAGTAGAAAACAATATTCGAAAATACTACGAAAGATGGGAGAACTTTCCCAATATAATTTTGATGTGCCATACTGTTATAAATTGCTATAATATATGGACCTTAGGAGACTTTGTTGTTGAAATGAAGCATAAATTTCCAAATATAGTATTTGATTTTGATTTTTTAAATAATCCAAATTGGCAAGAAATATCAATTATTCCAAATGAGTATAAAAAGGGTCTTGAGAAAAAATTAAAAATTTGGAGAGATTCTGTTACTGGTATTTGGGCTAAAAATAGTAATCCGTTTGATGATAGTATAAAATATCTTTATAAAAAAGAATCGTCAGATGAAAAATGGAAGGCTTTTCAAATAAATTCTTTAAGACTAGCCGAAGAAAGAAAATTAGATTTGTTTGATATGGTTCCGGATCTTATTGACAAATTTTAATAATATTCTAAATTACTTATACCTAATTTTTTACGAAATTCATCTGTAAATGTGCCATCAATTCTTAGAGCATAACTTTGTTCCATAATACGTTCTCCGCCGTGCCAATCTGTATCATTCCACCAAGCAGCTCTAGTATTAATGTAAATTTTATTTTTCTTTTCAGGGTCCCAAATATAAAAAGCTTTTTTTGTGTTAGGACGAATGTGAATAAATTCATTACGATGAGGTTTAACAACATTGATGCCATTTTTTGCATCTAGGTCTCTGTGTTCAAAAGGGATTCCATCTGCTTCACAGTGAAAAAATATAACACGACCTATATCAGTAAATATTGATCCTGTCATTTTTTCTACCCAATTTACTACGTTAGGAAAATACTTTGCCTCTGGTGTTAGTTTTCTAGGAGCAGTTCTATCATCCCATGAGCCTTGTTCCCATAAAAAATAATAGATGTATGGATCGTATCCTCCCATAGCCATCTTCACATACCTAGTAAATTTATTTCTTATTTCAAAGTTATCAAAGTCACGATATAGATCAATACCACCTTGTTTAATTGGATCATCATCGGGTAATGCTAAAAAATCTTGTATTGATTGATATATAGGCTTCCATGATAATTGATAACTCATATTTTCAAATGTAAAGCCTGGCGTCATCCATGTGCCTTCTTTGGCGAATTCTCTTGCTTCTGCAAAACCACGATAAATTTCTGGCTGTAGTGTATCAAATGTATCCATATCGATATATGCTTCCATATCAAAATATGGTTTATTATTAATTCCTCTTATCATTAAAATATTTATCGACTATTATCATTCTATAAATATTTGAATGGGATTACGATATATCGGCAACTACATTGATTGGGTGAAACCTGAGTGGATAGAGTTCTTTAAAAACACTCAAGGACAACCGCGTCCACCTTCGATTCCAATAGATCAATATCATACTAACGTTTATAAACGTGCAGCAGAATCTGGTTATGATATGACGGCGGTGCATTTTTGGTATTTTAAACACACTAATGTTCCATTTGATATTGTTCCTCCTTGGATAACTACCAATAATTATTATTGGTGGATGGTTAAAATGATGCCTGCACAATATATGAATATGCATCAAGATCCTGACGTAGAAAAAAATGTAGTGAGATACTGGATGCCATGGACTGATTACGAATCAGGGCATGTTTTTATAATTAACGATGAGTTAATTACGAACTATAAAGCAGGAGATGTTTTTGCTTATGCAAAACAAGATGCTTATCATGGGTCTGCAAACATTGGCTACACAACAAGATATGTACTACAAGTTACAGAATTTTTAGATGAACTATAATTATTATTATAATAATGTTCCTAATGTTGGACAATGTAGAAACAATTTAATTTACACAAGCCTTATTTCAGAGGACAAAAAAACGTTTGTACAGTGGTATTATAATGACACAGAATATCATAAGGGACAAAATGAGGTAGTAGACCCTGAAAAAATGGAAGAAAAATGGGCTAGAGAATTACAATACATCTATTTAATGTCTAATGAATATCCTAATTTGGTTCCTAAAATAAAACAGATTGATTTAATCAATAAAAAGATTTATTTAGAAATAGACGGTCCTGATTTTTGGGAGCGAGCTGGTTGTGTTACAGAAAATTATGATAGTGTATTACCTGATTGGCAAGATCAAATGTTAAACATTATTAGGGCTCATAAATCTTTAGGATTATACAAATATAGTATGCACCCCAGCAGTTATTTTGTAGTGGATGGTAAACTAAAAAGTATTAACTATTTTTTTACTTATCATGAATCTGAGCCATGGTTTAGTATTAAAGATGTTGAAAGCCACATTTATTCTACAAGACGAAATATACTAAAAGAGAACACAGAAAAATTAGGTATAGTTTGGGATCAACCTCAACCATTTTCTTTACTAGAAAAACTTTGTTGGCAAAGTTTTAGAAACAACTATCCTGAAGATTTTATTAAGAGGCTTGATATAGGTTAATCATATGATTTACTATTTCTTCAACCAATTCAAATTTAACGTGAATTCCGCCATCATAGTAGTTTTCTAATCCTCCTATTTTGACTGTCTCAAATGAAGGAAAATAATCAATTAAAGGATTAGAATCAGATAACATTGATGCAACTAAACGTAAGGTGCTTTTACTTTCTTCATTCGCTATTATAGGATCTTTACCACTAAATGTAACCTTTAAGGGTACCGGGCTTATGGTCAAGACTATTGGAATATTAATATCTGTAATTTTCTTAAGTGCTGTGTTTAATAACTCAAAACAATTTTTTACATCTAAAATTCTTAATTCGTACCTCGATGGATCAACATTAAAAGGTGGTATTCTATTTAAATAAAAATTAGTTTCTTTATCATACCATACTTCAGTTAATCCTAAAGTAATAATTACGAGATTTGCGTCAGGAAGGGTTTTATATACTTCATTAATTCTTTTTCTTCTTTCAATAATCCATTCTATATCATGTGACTTTTCACTATTTAAAAGTAGGTCTACATATTTTTCATTTTTTAAATAAATGCTTTTGTCGCCAATATCATTCGATTCAAACGCCCATTTAATTCGTTGGGCTATAGAACCTGCATTGTATTCATTCATCAACGACATTAATCCATTATTTTCAAAAGAGGCCAGTGGTACTAACGTTTGTACATTACAATTTTTATGTTGTAGTTCTAGTTCAATCTCTCTAGCAAAGCAACTACCAATACAAAATACGTTAAAATCCTTTCCCCAATTTAAATGAAATTTTGGTTCAATTTTGGGAACATAAGTTTCAGAAGTCAGAAATGGAAAATATTTTTGATAATTAGGATTAGAATTAATGAGTTCAGAATTGATCGTTTGCATAACTATATTTATATGCTACTTTTTTATGTTAAATATTTAAATGTTTAATTTAATTGCATGGGATAAAAATTTAGACTTATCTGAATTCTACGCTGAAGCTTCACGTAGGGGATTTATCAACAATATAAGCAAAGAAAAATTAGTTGATTGCTTTAGCAATGAAAGAGAAAAACAAATTTGGATATTGTATTATAAAAATGATGCAATAGGTAGTGTAGCTGCTCATAGTTTTGATGATGTAATGGGCCCTAATTCCTATAGGATAGCTGCTAGGACATGCGTATTCACAGACAAAATAGATGGTTCTTACGGATCTGCTTTACGCACAAAAAAAGTAATTACAGATAATCAAAATCCAACAGCACAATTTTTAATTCCCAAATGCATTGAATGGGCCCCAAAAAATTCTAAATTATACATTACAAGCAATGAATCAGAAATTGGAACGCAACGTAAGGTTCACAATATATTTGCGCCATTGATGGAAAAAGAAGGTATGATGAGAAGGGTTAAAACAGTTTTTTACAGAGGCCACGAACAGACAGTTTGGGAATTGTTTCCCGATAAGTTTTACGAAGTTTTAAATAAATATCCAAGGTGGAAATAATGCAAAGATATAACGTATTTGATTATAAAGTAGCAAGAACACATTGCGATGATGAAGCAATTTATAAAGGACCAACTATTACTGAAGGTTTAGATAAGCTATTTTCTGATCCTAAATTATGTCCTTGTTTAGAAGATCAAAACGGTGTAGGTATTAGTACATTTAGATTAGAGAATTATTTCTTATTTAAAAATGTTGAAGGAATAGAACCATTTAAGAAGTGGTTTGAAAAACAGGCATTAAGTGTTAGTGATTATTTTGGACATCCTAATGCAACCGGTATAAAATATTTTAGAGCTTGGACAAATAAAATTTGGAAGGGCTGTTCAGGAAACGTGCATGATCACGATCCTGATAGCCATGCCATGGCAGTTTTTTATCCGTTAGCCCCGCATAATAGTGCAGACTTTGGATTCGTAAAAGATGGGTGGGCTCATGCTAGAAATCATGAAATAAAATCAGAAAATTTAATATGGCAAAATATTAAAGAGGGTGATTTATTATTTCACGAAACTAAAGCGTGGCATACAGTATCAGAGCATAAAAGTGATGAGCCTAGAATAGTTTTTGTGATTGAATTTAGCTATATAACTGATCAAAACAATAGTTTGTAATTTTGGTACCTTGTAATCATTTCTAAAAAACTTTCCCCTTCAACAACTGGAGCCAAATCGATTGGTTGTTCTTTTTCAGCTGGTACTGCTAAAATATTGCTTACACCATATGCCTCAAAAGGATTTTCATCTGTTTGTTTGTAAGTAGGTGCCAATGGTTTGTTTCTACATGTAACCCAATATTGTTTATATTGCATATCACGTAAATAGCTTAGGCAAGGTTCGTAATTTTCTCTATCTATTGCTTCATAAAATATAACAGGTCTACTTGAGTTTAAAAGTCGTGTAGCTCCATGCAATACATCTAGCTCTAAACCTTCTACATCTATTTTTATTAAGTCACAATGTGTTAATTCTTCTAAATCATCAAGTCTAATAATGCTTGCATTTATTGTACCACTATTATCAAATTTTATCTCGCCATAATTACCAAAACTCTCAGGATCAAAATCTTGTAAAGTGATAGTACCATTATTATTTCCCACTGCCGTATTATAAATTCTTATTGGTTTATCTCTGCAATTATATGCAGCAACAGAAAAATGAGTAGGGTGAGGTTCGAATCCTCTTACATGACATCCTGTTTGTGTAAACACTGCGAGGGCATGATAACCGATGTTTGTGCCAACATCAACATATATACTAGTATTATCCAAATAGCGTGACATAATGTCAACTTCTGCATGACAATACTCGCCATATAATGCTAATGACAGACTGATTATGTTATCATTCTTGTAAACCAACATTTCACCAACTTTAGTATCTGTGGTTCCTAATATTGGTTTAAGAGTATCTAGATGTTCATTTACATCAAATTGCTTTTGTTTAGATTTAGATTTTTGTTTAGTCATACAGTATGTATCACTAAATTTTATACTCTAAAACTTTCTCCGCAACCACAACGATCTTTTTCTTTTGGATTAATAAAATCAAAACCCTCATTTAAGCCTTCTCTTTTATATTCCATTGTTAATCCGTCAATATATGGTAAATCTCTACCATTTATCCAAATATTAACTCCGTTACTTGTGTATTGCATGTAGTCTCTTGTTACAGGTGGTTGGTCTACATATTCTAACTTATAAGCTAGACCTGAGCATCCGGTTGTTCTAACGCCCAATAAGATGCCCTCACCCTTACCCCGTTTAGATATTTGCTGTTTAATTCTATTTGCAGCAGTTTCAGTTAGTGTAATCATTTTTATAAGGTTTAATATAAATGCAGGAAGCAGAAACACGATATCTAGTAATTTGCCATGAATTTATAATTTTATCTTTGGCATCTAAACACTCTTGCCTAGTATTAAAATACATGACTAAACTACCATCATTTTTATTAATTGGCGATCCATTTAAAATCGCAATGACTATTAGAGCGAACACTTTTTCCTATAATCGTTAATAGCAGATTTTATAGCATCTTCCGCCAATATTGAACAGTGAATTTTGACTGGCGGGAGAGCCAACTCTTCCGCAATTTGCGTGTTCTTAATTTCATCAGCTTCCTGAAGCGTTTTTCCTTTAAGCCATTCCGTAACAAGCGACGAACTAGCAATCGCCGACCCGCAGCCATACGTTTTGAATTTTGCGTCTGTGATAATATCATTTTCTACTTTTATTTGAAGTTTTAAAACATCACCGCAAGCAGGTGCACCAACAAGACCAGTGCCAATGGACAGATCGCTAGCATCAAAACTACCCACGTTTCTGGGATTTTCATAATGATCTAGAACCTTTTCCGAATAAGCCATGTTAGTCTTTCCTAAAACTGTTTAACAATCGAGATTGTATATTTTTTGCGAATTCAGGCTGTGGGAAGTTCCATCCTATAAACATTCCCACAGCTAACCAAAATAGTGTTTCAAGCATGATAGTTCTCCTATTATGCTTTATTTATATTTTTACAGAATTCATATAAACGACTACTTACTGTAAAAAATATGGTTACCTATTTTTTTAACCTTTTTATACTTCCATTCTGGTGACACGTGCGTAGCATGGAAGAAAAGTGTTGACTTTGGCACAACCTCTTTATACTTGTCATGTGCCAATACGTCATATGCAATTTGCATAGCTTGTTTAAAGCGAGGATCATTTTCTTTTGGTTTTCCTAGCTTTTCACAAACCCATGAAAATTGACAAACTTTTACTTTCATATCATTTCCCCTGTTAAAGTAATTTGACTGATAAATTACCTTGCAAGGGGTAGAAGCAAATCCATGTTTAACTCGATTTACTACTACTCTAGCAACTGCGGCTTGACCCGCTAATGGCTCCATTCGAGCCTCATAAAAAATATTAGTTGCTAAACACTTCACTTGTTCTACGTTTACCATTTTCTTATGGTGCCGACGAACATTATCCATACTTGCTGCTAATGGGATACATGTAGTAAATCCCAAAACTACGATTGTGGGCATTAAAAGGGCCCTAACCTTATTATAAAAATTGTGCATCATTTATCTCCTTTCTTCCATGGATGTTGGACACCCACAGTTGTTAGTTTACACAATGACAGCGGTTAAATTAATAACTTATCATAAAAGATCCCAGCAATCACAGTTACAAAGAGTTACCTCTTCTACTGCTATGTCTGGTGCTAGTACAGACTTGTCCGATGGTTGGACTAATATACTGAGATTGTCTGGTACTAACGTAGTTTCAGATGAGCCTGCTAGGCTTCCTAAAACTGTTGCAGCACCCGTAATGATAGGAATATCATTTAGAGTGTCGCTATTGGGGTATCCTTCTATAGGGGATTCATTCAATGTTGATCCTGATACCCTAGGCAAAGCTAAAGTTGTTCCTACAAGAATTTGATTATCTTGAGTTAACCCAGCTAAACCTAACCTTTGTGCGTTTCTCGCCTCACGCATGGCCGCAATTAAATTATTTCCTCCTTCTGTTGTTATATCTGCTATATTTTCTAGTACCTGCGCAGCACCTTCAATTTCAGTATTATTTGCATACTGTTGCAGATTATCAATAAACAAAACAGTGTCATTAACACTACTTTGTAATTCCGTTAAATTTCCTAAAGCCAAACTTCTTGCATTTTCTTCTTTGGTTAACTTAGTTCCAAAATCATTATAAATCGCATTTATTGCACTACCTTTACTTAGATTCGCATCCAAAATATTTATAATTTCATTATTGGCTTGTGTAATAAAATTTTGCAAATTAGTATATGGACCGGGTCCAGCAAGTAAACTATACATGTTTGTGTATATTGATGCAAGTGAAACGGAAATTAAACCCGATAAACTATCATTTAATAATTTCCAATTGTAATGTAAACTAGTCATAGAACCAAAAAAATCACACATTGTGTAAAGGTTATTTTTTCCCGAACCTTTTGCTATTTGTGTGATAGCTGCATTAGCGAAACCGGTATTAGTAGGAATGTTAGTTCCATTTACATTTTGTAAATCGCTTACATTTTCTAAATTAGTAACTACTTGACTAAATTTTTCAATACTAGTTGTTTTTATGTTTTTAATTTGCATCATACTTATTGCAAATGCATCTGCGGCATAAGCAATTTCAGGTGGTATAATGTTTAAAAGTCGTTGCCCAATGTTTGTACTATTGTCTACGTTAACTTCATTTCCTGAATAAATTAAAAAGTATGTTTTACTATTTGTTGGTAATGGTATACTGTTATATTTGGGGTATGTGAGTGTTGCATAACTGTTTGGAAATAACTTTTTAGGATCCAATAAATCAGCTAAAGTTTCTAATCCTTGTGTTTGACAATTCAATGGCACACAAACATCACTTAAATCATTTCCAATAATTAAAGAAAATGCAGCATACAATAATTTTAGTTGTTCCGTTGTAGCAGGAACACCATTGCTTAAACTTGCGATATCAGTTGACGTTAAGCCGGCACTTAAAAGACAGGTATTTACCGCTGTAGTTAGTGCCTGATTTTTATATAATGTCATTAATAAATTTTGTGGATTTCCAAATTTATCAATGTATAATAAGTCTAAAGCTTTACCTAAACTAATTAAATCTTGTCCCCAATAAAATGTACTTAAACTTACTCCAGTAATATCACCAGTAATTAAATCATTCATATTACTGTAGATGCCATCTAAATATGTTGTAGATTTATTCAGAGCATTTATAGTTTCATTTTGTAAAACAAAAGTGCCATACGAACTGTTAAATGTTGCTAAGAAATCACTGTAACTTCCGTTGTTAATATAGAATTCTTTGTGAGCTTGATAAGGAAACAGTCTAAGCCAACCATAACTAGTTATCTCGCCTGTATATGTATTTGTATAAGTTGATGGCTTAGATAACCCTAATATAGGTATACTTGCGGAGCCAATAGAAATAAGATTGTTATAAGTGCTTGAAGTAACGCCACTGCCAATTTTAGTAAATGCTAGTCGTATAGCATCACTTAAAATACCTAAACTGTTTAAACTTATTAAAGAACCTTTAGTGTAATTATTAAGAGCAGTACTCGAACCCATGTACCCTACAGATTCTGGATTTATGTATAATCCTTGATTCTGTACTAATGCTCCTAATGTATTAACTTTTAACGGTGTTAAACTCATGGCACGAAAACATCTGGACTCCCCTTCACAATACTGTGTCCACAACTGTTTCCAGATCCTACTCTGAGTACAGGTGCGCCTTCTGCGAATACAGTTGGGCTACCGTTTGTTGTGACTGCATTATGATGGGGAGGGTGCGGGGTTCCCCAAGGGGCGTGAGGTGTAATGGGGCTGACATGCAGTCCTACTTTAATTCCATTACAGATAACAGTTTGAGCACCACGGACTATCGCACCTCCGGGCTGATCTGTATCTCCTACACGACTAAGTTTTGGCATTTAATTTATCCTACTAAAATCTTTTTATCTGGAATACTTATTCCAGTAGTTATCTCAATGTACTTAGTTTGTATGCTTTCGTCGGTCTCTGCATACACACTAACACTATTAATATTTAGCTTGGCCTCACCGTTAATATCAGCAGTGAATAAGCTAGGAATTAATCCGATTCCCTTACCGTTTGGGGCTACTGAAACGGGGTTTTGTATTACGATAAACTTAGGACCGTCGCCTACTATTTTAGCAATTATCTCTTCACCTGAGTTTAATTTAAATGTGTAAATTTTGTTTAGTTCCATTATTTGCTTTCAATTAGCATTTTCTTTAGTTCTGTAAACCCACCTATGAGTTTTCCATCTACGAAAATTTGTGGTACTGTTCTTGCAGTAGGTACTTCTTCTAGTAAATCTTCTCTAGTGTACCCATCTCCTATTTTCTTTTCTACGTACTCTATCCCTTTTGCTTCTAATAATGCTTTTGCTTGGTCACAAAAAGGACAGTGGTACTTGCTCCATACTACTGCCTGCATACTTCTCCCCTTTATTATTTTTTATAGTACAGGTAGTTCTTCTAAACTAACCTCGTCAGACATAACTCCAATAACGTAGTTAGTAGATTCATTCTCTTGCAAAGCTACCTGTTTCTTGTTTATGTTCACGTGCTTACTGAACCAAGGAATAGGACTGCTTTTTGGATGATTCTCTAAATATTTAATGCCTATGTCTTTCAACCGATTAAAAGCTGTGAAGTCAACAAAGTCCTTAAGAATATCGCTGTTTAGTCCAATTACTACGCCCTTACTAAACAAATATTCTGCCCATTGTTTTTCTTCTTTAATGACGCTAAGATACATTTCATAAACTTCTTTTTCACAGTCTAGTTTTGCTTTTGCAAATCTGTGATCATCTTTTACTACTTGATTAATTAAATATGCTGTCCATTCGGTATGTAGTAATTCGTCTTGTAAAATAAGACTTATGATATTACCATTACCAATGAATATTTTATTTTCTACCATCGCAAGACTTGTAGCAAAACTAACCATAAAGCGCAATGCCTCAAGTGCGTAACTTGCATTTAGTGCTAACCAAATAGCTTTAATGTGATCATCTTCTGATACCATAGCTCCTGTTTCTTTGCTACAGTTAAGTTGATGTAGTTTGTCATAATACTCACCTACATTTGATGCCATTTCAACAATTTCTTTTGTGTCGTGTATCTTATTGAATTCTTCTTTTGGTACTCCATATACATTACGAATAATGTGGGAATATGATTTACTGTGAATATTAGTTTCAAAGAAACTCCAGTTATTCACTAATGCTTCAAGTTCCGGTACACTAATTACTGGACCAAATACTTGTGCAGGCGCACGACCTTGAATACTGTCGAGTGCTGTTTGACGTAATAAATTGCTTGTGAAAATATGCTTTACTGTATCACTTGCTTCTTTATGGTCTATCTTGTCTTTAGTCAAACTAATTTCTTCTGGCACCCAAAAGAAACCACGTGCAGTTTCTTCATACTTTGCAATCTTTGGATATTTAACTTCTTCAAAACGCTGCACTGTGACAGGCCCTTCTATATCCAAAAACATATTTCTTTGTAAATAATTTACCTTTTTACCTATATCATATTGTTGTTTACTCATTTTTCTACCTTTTCATACATAACTGTGTTTGTGTCTCCTAAACTCCATTTAGGATTGGTTTCTACTACATATTTTTTAGAGCATACTATAAAATCAGGAAATAACAATGTATTTGGATTACTTGCTGCATCTAAGAAAATACATCTGTTATTTGGTTGTGCTGCATATTGTCCATTGTCTAATTCTATAAAATTAAAACTTTTGTGATCCTCAGGATATTCACTGTAACTTGTATCAATTATATTTGTGTCTGGGCTGCAATGATCAACTGTGAATAAGTAATTACCTGAATAAAATTGTTTATCCTTAGCGTAAAATTTAGCTGTTAAGTTTTTTAAAAATGCCTTTTGTATTACAGTAAAATCATAACTAAAACAATCCCATATTTGTAATGTGTCTAAGGGTAAGAATTTATCGGCATCTAAATTATCTGTTCTACTTACAAACGCATTAAGTGGCAACTTGTCATACAAAGCTCCATAGTTAGGTAAATAGGCTTCAATACGAAACGCTTGTCCACGAATACTTTTTATTGTAATCCAAATACATGGTTCATATTCGCCGAACCCTTTAGTAAAATCATAAAGGAATTCTTTACGAATATAACAATGCACTGGTGGGAGGTTAGCAACTAAATGCGCCATTATAGAACGCAACTCTCGCAATATTCTTCGTCCTCTGTTTCTTTAGGACTTTGAAAATATACTACGTTATTTTGTTCTTCACTTAAATTTGCTTTAGCACCAACTTTATTAATGAGGCTATAATATATTGTTTTTATTCCCCACTTGTATGCTAGCATCAAATTTTTAGCAATTAGTGTGCCTGGCACTTTACCATTGTAAAATGCAGGATTGTAAAAAGTATTTGTACTAATGCTTTGGTCTATGTATGCAGCTAAGACAGCACTTGTTTTCAAATAGTCTACGCAATCTTTTTGTTCCCACATTAATTGATACCGATTTTTTAAACGCTTATATTCAGGAACTACTTGTACAAAGCTACCTGCTTTGCTTTCTTTTACACTAATTAATTCCATTGGTAATTCAATACCATTCGTGCTGTTTAGTACAACACTGGAACTCTCGACAGGTGCAATAGCCATTAGTGTAGCATTTCTAATACCATATTGTAACAGTTTAGTTCTTAATGCTTCCCAATCTAAGTTTGTACTAGGTGCAAAGTTAGTGAGTTCATCGACCCCTTTGTTGCGTCTTTCCCAAGGGAATATGCCTTTACCATAATATGTTTGACCACTCAATTTACATGGTCCGCGCTCTTGTGCTAGTTCAACACTCATTTCTGTCAAGTAGTAAGCCTGATGTTCTATCCAACGTTTTACTTCTGCTAAACTATCTTCCTGTCCATATTTCATGTTACGCTTTGCATGCCAATAAGCAAGATTTGTAATACCCACACCTAGTGGCTCAAAATCTTCATTTGCTAATTTGCTTTGTACACTTAAGAAATCTTGATATCCTAAAAGATTACTTAAACTTCTGACTAAGACTCTACATGCTTTGCGCATCTCTTGCGGAGTTTTAAATGCTCCCCAATTAATACTACCAAGTGTGCAAAGTGCTATTCTACCGTTCACATCTTCAATTCTTTGAAATGGTCGGGTAGGTAACAATATTTCTTGGCAGAGATTACTTTGATAGATAGGATCTAATTTAGTATCGAATGGGCCTTGATTTATGACGTTATCAATAAAAACCATATAGATACGACCGGTATCTGTTCTTTCTTTCAGTATACCATTTTTGATAATCTCTACTGCAGGTAATACTTTTTTCTTTATATTTTTCTTATGCTCATACATTTTATAGAGTTTTTCAAATTCTTCTGAATCTCTATAAAACGCTTCGTATAAATCAGGTACCTCATGAGGATCGAACAGTGTAATGTTTTCATTGTTTTTAAAACGATTCCAAAACATTTTATTAATTACTACACTATAATCCATTTGACGAACACGTGTTTCTTCTGTTCCTTGATTATTTTTAAGTACAATTAAATCTTCAAACTGATAATGCCATACAGGAAAGGTAACTGTGCAACTTGCATTACGCACACCACCTTGACTACAACTACGTAAGTCACCAAACCATTTCTTTAAGAAAGGAATCATGCCTGTATGTTTGATTTCACCATTACGAATAGGGGCACCTACTGGACGAATACGCCCAATCTCTAATCCTATGCCAGCACGTTTGCTAGCATATTTTGCCATCATTTCACCAGCTGCAAAAATTGAATCAAGAGTATCATCACTACTAATAAGGACACAACTACTAAACTGTTTTGTAGTTGTGCCAAGACCCGCCAACACAGGGGTAGCCAACGTGAAATGCCCGTCACTAGCGCATTCGTAATATTCTTTAACATATTTTAATCGTTTCTCCTTTGGTTCGTTATGAAATGCTGTTGCTGCGGCAATAGCATATCTTACTTGCGGTGTTTCATAGATTTGACCAGTAGCACGGTTCTGAACTAAGTACTTTTCTGCCAATTGTGCGATAGCCGCATAGGTATAATTTTCGTCCTTGCTGTGGTCAATGAATAAGTCAATAATATCCCATTCTTCTTTTGTATACCATTCTAACAACTCAGGAGTATACATTCCTAATTCAATATTTTTCTTTACAATCTCATACAATGGCGGTGGAGAATATATACCATAAACCTCTTTACGTAACATACTTACTTTTTGTCTTCCTGCTACATACTGATAATTGACATGGTTTATGTCAGGATTTTCTGTTTCATCAATCAAATCAACCATTGCCTTAAGCAATAATTCATCAATTGTTTCTGTGCTAATGCCGTCATGCAATTCTATTTGCGCTTTAATTTCAATCATGCTAGGACTAACATGTTCGATTCCTCTGCATCCATATTGCACTTGTCTTTGAATTTTGCTTATATCTAATGGTACTATTTCTCCGCTGCGTTTGATGACTGTGATATTATTCATATTTTACCTATTATAATTTTTGTAAGAGTGTTTGTATGTTGACTGTTCGATTGATACGAAAGTCTTGTAGACAGTTATTTACTACCGTGTCGGGCCAATAATTAAGTATATATTTTGCACTGTCGATTAGGACTAATACCACATCATTACCTAAATTATCTGTTGCTTCAACCATTTCTATATCATTAACGCCGGTCATGTATAAAGTATAACACATTCCTAACGCTCTTGCAACTTCACAGTAGGTATTTTCTACCAAAAGTTCCCAAGGATCAGGCCAAGAATCTGTATCCATTGTATGTAAATAACGGTTTACTAAAGGTGCTTTTTGCCACCAATTATCAATCTTTACACACTTTTCAAGTATATCTAACTCCCTAGACGATTGTTTAAGATTATACCAATCCTGTAATCTTGTGTCGTAGTCAGTTTGGAATATATTCATTTTTTTGACTGTCTCCTGGCATTACTCTAAAATTATCTTCTACACTATCTGGAGTACTAACTTCAATAATAGTTCCTGCTTCAATGCACTCTATTTGATGAGGCACTAATGGTAGATTTCTCCATGTCATACCTTGCTCAAGTTTACATTCGTGCATGTTGGCATTGTTAGTGTCAATAACTTTAACGATAAACGACCCATCTAATACATACCAAGATTCATCTTTTTTAGCATGAAAATGCATACTAAATTTTGCACCTGTGTTAAATTTCAATAACTTCCCACAGTACTGATCGTTGGTAGCCCATATTAATTCATGGCCCCAACCTTTTTCTACATAACCTTCTAGTCTTGTCATATTATTTTTCTATTTCTTCTAATGTTGGACTGTAAACACCTATATGCTGGATTGTGACATTTGCTGCTTTTATAGCAAAATTTATGGAAGCAATAATATCTTTAGTTTCGCAATACTTATAAGCAAGAGATGCTAAAAACGTATCTCCGGCTCCACAAACATCAAAAGCTTCTATTTTAGGAATTTTAAATGTTTGATTTTTATATTTAACACCTTTATCTCCGTTCGTAACTATTAAATCTGTGGGATATGTTTTTGCTGCCTCAAACTCTGATTGATTGATTTTGACATAACATCCCTCACATCTAACTAAATCTGTTTTTTTTGTGTCAACAAAAATAGGACCATCATAGTTTTCACGAACTTTTTCGATTGTTTCATATTCAATTGATCCTTTATTATAGTCACTGATTATTATTGCATCATATTGTGATAGGCTTTTGTAATCTATCTTAATCACTTTACTCGGAGAATCCTGATCTATCCTAATTAAATGATGTTTGGTTTTGCTATCTATAACTCTAGTTTTAATAGACGTTTTTATCCCATGAATGAATTCAACTTGGCAGTTTAGTTTTTCAAGATTGTCCTTAACATTAGCTGCCATGCCAGGTTTGGTTACAGTATGTGTATAATTCAATACAGGTACAGGAGCTTCAGGACTAATTCTCGTCACCGTTCCATATTGATATTGATCAATACCATTATCCCCTAGTAGTAATATCTTGAATTTTTTCTGTTGTACTGTATCCATCTATATATTCAAAAAATACTAATTCTTTGCATTCATCTTGTCCAATTATTTTTTTATCTTTATAATCGGATCCCTTAACCATAACGTCATGTTCACTAATTAATTTTACTAAATCTTTGTCAGTATCAAACAGATACACTTTATCTACTGCTTTTAGATTTATTAACATCAATGCTCTTTCTTCTTGACTATTAATTGGTCTGTCTTTACCTTTAAGTTTTTTGACTCGGGCATCACTATCTATAGCTACGCTTAATTCATCTCCTAAATTTCTAGCATAGTTCAATAACTCTAAATGGCCTCTATGCAAAATGTCGAATGTGCCGTTTATAAATATTTTTTTCATATAAATTTAAAATTAGGGTTTGAAAATAAATGTTCAGGACTTACATCCTTGAACAAAATTGCTACGATTTCACCATTAACTTTATTGGTGAAAGCTTTTATATTTAAGTCCTGTAAGATACTATTCATAGATTTTAATGTAAATCCTGTTTTATGTGCCATTGGTTCTCCGTACTTTTCAACTAAGACACGTGAACTATATAAAATATCTATCGGACATATAGGTCCGACACTGCTATCATAGACAGGTGTAAACAAATCATCTTCAATCATATGTGCGATTGATCCTATGTCAGGTACACGAATAATACCAAATCCATCTTTTTTTAATACTCTTACCATAGAATTAAACATTTTTGGTAATTTATGATAATAGACATGTTCCACAACATGGCAGGCCCAAAAAGCATCTACAGTCTCATCTGGAATATTGTTCAATGTCACAATATCATCAACTATATCTGGTTCAGCTATTTTAACATCAACTGTTAATTCTTTGTAATCTTTAAACAATAGTGTTTGTCTATGAACCGAAGTGCTGCCGGCTCCCAAATTTAAAACAATTTTTTTATCAGTTTGAAATAAATGTTTATAATTTTGTTTAGTATCTTCGGCGAATTGATCCCATAATTCTTTCCAATCGATATAAGGATCTTTTTCTGTGTCAGCTTGTGCGTGTAGGGCTAAACTAGGTATGGGAGTAAAAAGTAGACATCCTCGTTCACTAAACAATCTGTTAATAGTTGAATCTTCCATTATATTATTAACAGGGTGATTTCCCATAGCGTCAAATAAATCAAAATGTTTTATTAGTGTAGCATGGTCTACCATAAAACAACTTGCTGTACCAAACGCTGTTCTCCAGTGTCGTTTTATTCCTAAATGTACTGTAACCATTGGTTGTCTATCGACTGGAATACCATATCTATAAGGATCATCAAAAGGATAAATGCATACAGGAAGTTTTGATTTTTCTGTAAACCTAAAATACGCATCAATCATTTCAAAAATACAAGTTTCATAGTAAAGATAATCATCCTGTGCGAAATAAACTAAATCTTTTCCATGGTCTCTGCCATACTCATAACACGCTAAAATACTAGGCATTATTCCATAGGTGTCTAAATGTTTTAGATTTACCTCAAACTTACAGTCCTTCATCAATTGTTGAAGCTTATCTAAAAAACTACTGTCACTATGATCATCTAATATTTGAAGTGTAATTCTAACTTCGTTAGGCTTTTCTGTTAAAACATGATTTAATGATTTTATCAAAGATTTAATGCAACGATAGCTGATTTCAGCTTTATCGTTAGACATATATCTAGTAATCTGTTTTTGATTATTAGATTTACTATGACTTTGTAATACTACTAATAAATTTACCATGTTTAGCCCCATTTAAAATCGGGGTGCCAGCTTTCTTCATTGTGTGCAGGTTTTGCAGGATGCTCTACATGCTCTTTTTCTAAAACAATCATACTATTATAAAAGTTTACAGATTTTAAATCTTTAAACACTCTAGCAAGTTCGGGAGGTGCTGACTGTGAAATATGAGGTGAGTGTAATAAATCAATTAGTTGTTTGCAAAACTCTATACATGTTCCCTGTTTATGTAAACCACCCTCCCAGTCACTCCAATAACTAGTATGAGTATCTTCTATTATGTACATACCACCGTTATTCAATTTAGGAAATAAGTTCAATAATGTTACAATTTGATCATTCATCATATGACTTCCATCATCGATGATAATATCAAATGTTTTATCGTCTTTTAAATATGCATCCCAATGTTCCTGACTACCTTGATCCACACAGCTATAATTAACTTCTACTTCATCAAATTTGTATCCTAAAAAATCTTTGTTTATATCAACTGCGTACAAATCTAAATCATTTTCAAAATAGTTAATCCACAGTTCTAAAGAGCCACCGTGTGCTACACCAACCTCTAAAATTTTAGGATGAGTGTTTTTATATTTGGGCATTATTTTATCATAAATGTCAAAATAGTTTTCCCACTTGTGACATTTTAGTTTTAACTTCCAAAATATATCCCTCGTACTTTTCATAGCATCACACTCGCACATTTAAGGAAGAACAAATGATTGAACACATTCAATCTACTTTGAAATAAATGATAGAACATTTCATTGCCATCTTTGTCTACGAACGTAGTTCCTATACCAAATTGCGGATCACCATCACGCAAGTCCCAAGGCTTGCGTTCATCTGTATTCCAATATGGTATTTCTTCGTACTTGCTGGGCATAAACATTTCTATTTCTATGCCTTTTTCCTCTGCAATATAACAAAGTTCTTCTCCTATATCGCCCCTGTTTGTAGGTTTCCAACTTGGTTTACCTAATTTTTCATACATTTCTTTTGTTAATGCGATACAACTAGGAGCTGGATATATATGTTTGTTGTTTTCTATATGATTACTTCGTTGAACATTACCAATTAAAACTCCCTGTTCCGCACGTTCAAATGTATATTCTAGTGCATGAGTACTTAATGGTACACAATCTATATCTAACATTAGGATAGTATGATAATTATCTACGTAAAATAATTTATCGAGTCCATATTCAATCACTTGATCGGGTGTCATTTCTCCATCAGGTTTTTTATAGTGCAAATATTCATACTTGCACAACTTGTTTGTGTTGTATCTACTAATCATCTGTTTTTGTAAATAAGAAATCTTCTCATCTATTTGATGATTACTATATGTAAATATGGCTCGTTTTTTCATAATCTTCTCTTTATAAAACTGTTGGGTACCCTTTCTACTGAAATGATACACGAAACTATTCAATAATGCAACTTTATATCCCAAATTAGGTAAAACTGAATGAAAAAGTGTCACATCATTGGCATATAAAGGGAATTTGTCAATGTTTGGATATGACACGAAACTTTTACGATTTACTACAAAAGGCATATACCAACCAATCGTATTAAACTGTATGATTGGCATTTGATCTTTATTTTCTTTTACAAAACGGTCAAACTTTTCATAGTTAAAATTATCTAAACTATCTCCGCAATCGTATTTTATACACTCAGGACCATCCATTTTTCCTGGATTAGCTTCTACTACGTTAAATGTTAGAAAAGTATCTTCTGCCAAAAATAACGGAATAAACTCATCCCAATTTTCACTAACAATCATATCATCATTCATTAATACTACGATATCATTACTAGCTTGATAGACGCCTTTGTTAAAAGCATAATATACGTCTATTTCATCTACGATTTGTATGATCTCAGGATCATACTTACTATTTTCTTTAATATATTTTATACACGTATCTATATATTTGCTATCACTTAAATGTGGTATTACAATGGAATACATTAACGTTCCTTGCCATCCATCGTTTTCTTACGACCAACAATTGTAGTATTTGCAATATCGCTTTCATCATATGCATATAATCCCAATTGAATTGCAGGTATAATATCACTGCGCAACATGATATCTAAGGATTCGCAAATGCCATATTTAATTACATATGATAGTGCATTTTTTGCTGACCATGGGTCAATACTGTACGCATGTGCCCTGCATATAAAATGATAATTATTACCATTGGTCGCATGGGGAGGCGTAATAAGTACAGGCCAACCTTTCTTAGCCTGTTCATAACTACCCAAATAATGAATGACACCTGTTACAGGATGATCTCTAATTTCTTTAAGCATAATTGCATCATGCTCAAGTATTATAATAGGTTGATCGAGTTCAATGCAACGTGCCCACAAGCTAATGTGACTTAATGCAACACTTACCTCAGTGATACTTAACTCTTTATCTACCCACTTAATCCAACTAGTCCAGCTTGCATCTTTGCTGTGGTTAGGTTCAATAATTGTGCCTGAAGTACCGTCAAATGCATCCCATACTTTATATGGCATATTTAATGCAGCGAGGCTTTGTTGACACCTCGCTGACATTTTTTCACTTATTGGATGATTTTTTAAAGTGATGATGTAGGCTGATTCGATTGATAGATTATAACTATAGTCTAATTTTAACATTATTTATTGGCTATAAAAGATTCTATTTCGCCTATTGACACCCGACCCGGTTTATTTACTTGAATTAGTAATCTCATACTTAAAGCAACATTATTAAATGTGTTCAAAGCATAATTTAATTCTTCTTCAGAAATTTCACCTCTTTTTAATCTTTCACTCCAATGTGGTAAATATTCAAAATTAACATCACATACTTCTAAATCAATATCATGTTCAAATGCTAATAATGAATCACTTTGATTTTCTTTCATACGTTCAAAGTTTTTCTTTTGATTTAATAGCATAAAAGTACCTAACGTTATCACTCGTCTATGTGTAGGATCATCAACTGCTATATCACAGCGCCAATGTGGTACTTGTACTTCCCATACCGCTCCGTTATCACTGATACGATACATCTCTTTTAAGATGTTCATAAAGTCTTTAGGTGTATCTCCTAAATGTTCTAGTACATCTTTGGCTACTATATGACCAAACTCATTATCTTTCCATGGCCAAGGAGTAACATTTAAATCAACTATTTGATCTGGCTTAACTAATTCACTGTTATCAACATTTAGATACCCGTCAAATTTATTAATACCGCAACCTAAATTCAAACGTTTTAATACTTTATCCTCATTTGGCATTTCTACATGTTCTAAATTGAATTTTTCTTCTAATGCACTGTATAATTTTTGAAATGTTGTATTCCATTTTCCTGATTCTTCTTGTCTAAATAACTTAACACATTCGTAATAAGGACTAGTTGTGTTTTCAGGACTTCCATACGCCCAAGTATGATATGGTAGAATCGGAGGTGTCACCCATGTTTCTTTGCCCATAGCTGCGGCTATATGTGCGATACTTGTACAACTAGTAATAACGATGTCTAAGTTAGCAATACATGCCATCGTATCTTCCCAACTTAGTAAGAAGTGTTGTAAATCAGTTACACCTTCTGGTAATTGAATAATATTATGATCACGTTGTAAACTGTAAATTTGAAGTTCTTTATATTTTGCAAGGTTGGTCATGAAAGCTTCGGGAAACTTTCTAAACTGCTGATGTTCAAATTTAGGATTACCTGCCCAACGTATACCAACTTTTATTTTTTCACTGTTAATTAAATTTTTCCATATATCGACACTTGCAGGAAGTGGGCTCATGTAAGGTTTACCCGGAAAATCATCAAAAGTATGTCCGACTACCCAACCCGCACTAAAGCCAGGAACCCAATAATCGTGTTGAACCGTGTGTGCCTGATTGCGTAATATAACGTCATCAACACCTTCAATTCTTTTAAAAACACTTACTAATTCGGGCGCGGCTGCTAGATATACTTTACTAGCACCTTTATTTTTGAAACTTGTTGCGAAACGTGCATGAATAATCTCGTCACCATAACCACCCTCTAATGAAATTATTATTGATTTGCCTACAATGTCATGTTCTTGTGGATTATAAATAGGTGCATCAGTTTTTAGTGGACCACTTCCATATACACTGATGAATCTTCCATTTTCTAATTGTTGACAACCTTTTTGATAATCGCCTTGTTGTAATAAAAACCAACCACGATTAAAACTGTGACGTATCCATGTTTCTGGATTTACTTTACCTGTTGGATCTTTGCAATTTTCTGGGCCTTCACTTTCCATTCTCTCAGAGATTTCCCAAGCTTCTTTTTGTTTTCCTTCTAATTGATATGCCAATAGTTGATCAATTGGATGCATAAAATTTTCCCTCTATAAACGTTAGATATTTATAGAGAGATATATCTTTGCCAAAATTAATTATTGTGATGTTGGATATATAATAGCTCTAGCGCCTGTAAACGAATTACCAGCACTAACTTCCGAATAAGTACCGGTTACTTGAGTTGGGCTTGATCTATTAATAGTATCATTCAGTCCTATTTGGCCGGCGTTATTTAATCCCCACAAGAATAAAGAGTTATTATTTGAAATTCCTGCTGAATATGAATTTCCTGCACTCACTGAAGACCAAGACGTTGTACCCAACTCACCATCAATTTTTGTTGGTATGTACACGTTAGCAACCGCATACTCATTTCCTAATTGTATTGGGCTTGAACGTGATATAATAGAATATGCTTGACCTAATTGACCTAAAGTGCCTGCTCCCCAATTAAATATGCTACCGTCACTTCTGATTGCACTAGCAACGCTTGCTCCTGCTGCTATAGCTGTCCAACTACTTGTTCCTATTTGTATTGGGCTTGAACGATTAATTGTTGCACTATTGCCAAGAACCCCGAGTGCACCTACACCCCACATGAACAAAGCACCTGTATTAGTAATACCACCTGTAAATGAGGAACCGGCGGCGATTGTGGTAAAACTACCCAATAACACAGGATTGCTTTTATTAATTGTAGTACCATCACCTAATTGACCACTAGCATTTAATCCCCATGTATATGCTGAACTAGCAGTATCCAAAGCTATCATATGGTTATCAATTACACTTACTTGTGCCCAACTACTATTACCAATTTGTACAGGACTTGATTTAGCAATTACTGTATTATCACCCATTTGGCCTGATGTGTTCAAACCCCAAGTAAATAGCAACCCATCACTGCGTATAGCTGCACTTACACTAGCACCAGCACCTATTTTACTCCAACTACCACTAGCAATTAAAACCGGACTGCTTTGATTGACACTAAGATAATTATTACCTATTTGGTTTGGATTGGATCTATTAATTGCTTGTTCATAGCCACTTATTTGTCCTGTAGTTCCTAAACCCCATGCATATAAGTTACCGTCATCACGAATAGCATAAGTAGTTGCCGAACCTGCAAATGTAGAACTGTAGCCACCCGAACCAGTAACAGGTTGAACCATAATTAATACTTGAGTTCCTGATATATTGGTTAAAGCATTTGATGGAGGCGTAAATATTGTTGCTCCAATAGTCGTACTACTAGTAGAGTAAACTACTGAAGTTACTAATCTAAAGTTAGAAAGATATCCATTAAAATATCTACTTGCTACACCAAATGTTCCTGGATTTTGTGACGCAATGTAGCTGTTAGGGTTTGAACTTCCTTGCGTCCAAGTAGTTTGAACATTGTACGCACTTAATATTCCGTCAATAAAAATACGAAAAGTTTTAGTACTAATACCTTGTACTTGAGTAAATGCAACATGATGCCAATTATTGTCGTTAACAGATGTTGCTGTGGATATAAATTGTGTTTGATTTGTTCCACTACTTTGATAATGAGAAACACGAACTTGTCCTAAGAAGATACTCAAAGAAAAAGAACCACCTAAAAAGCTAGAGTCAAACCAATTACTAAAAATTACTGCAGGTGACTTTGTGTCCGTAGTTTTTATAAAAAATTCAATAGTGAAGTCTGCATCCCAGTAGGAGGAGGTTAAAGCAAAGAATGCATTATCTGAACTCCCATCAAAACTAGTTGAGGATGTATTTGCAAAAGGTATTACAATGTTTTGTGAGTATGGACTACCACTAGTAGATATGGTTCTACTAAAAGAACTTATATCTACAATTGTTACTAGTCCGGCTCCTATTAAAACTGGACTTGATCTGTTTGTAACAGAATTATTTCCAATTTGGCCTGAAGTTGCGAGTCCCCATGTATAAAGTTGTGCATTTCTTAATGCAGCAGTATGTGATAATCCTGCGTTAATTGCATTCCAACTTCCTGCAACTAAAGTTGGTGATTTTGTTTGATGATTAATACCTTGTACTAATGTTGGGTTACTTCTAGCAGGAGTAGTTGTGCTTAAGCCTAACTGACCTAGTGTTGTTGCTCCCCAACTATACAAGAGGTTATTTGAATCAATACCCATTGAAGTCGTAAGTCCAGTTGATACTAAAGTCCAACTATTTGACCCAACTTGAACAAAACTACTTCTATTAATTGCAGTATTTGTACCCAATACCCCTGAAGTACCCAAACCTGTTGCATAAAGCAAATTATTTAACTTAATTACCATTGATGTACTGCTACCCGCACTCACAGAAGCATAAGCATCTGTTGTATCAATTTGTGTAACACTTGATCTATCAATTGTATTATTCAATCCAAGTTGACCCGCGTTATTAAGTCCCCAACCATACAATGTATTATCGACCTTTATTGCTAAACTATGGCTAGCACCTGCACTTGCACTTGACCAACTACCTGATGCCGCTAATATTGGACTTCTAAAATCAGCATTCGTTTGTCCACCAACCACTACCGGACTTGATAAATTATTAATCGCATTTGTTCCAAGTTGACCAGACCCTCCTGCTCCCCATGCATAAAGAATATTAAAATCATTTACAGTTGTTGAATGAGTTGCGCCTGCAGCTATAGACGATTGATAAAACGGTTGTGCCCCATCGATTGTAGCGGCAGCTGTCGTATATGTTAAGAACGAAACTGTTCCTGATAAACTTGCAGCAACATTTGGACCTGAAGTCCCTACGCTTGATGTTGTCAAAATACCAGTAGGAGGCGTAAATGTACCTGTATACAACGCTTGAGGTGTTACTCTAATATTTGACAAATATCCTTGTAAATAATTACCTAACGTTCCTCCGTCGGCAGCATCAGCCTCTGTTCCTATTAAAAATACATTATTACTAAATGCTGTTTGAGGTGCAGCAACTTCTGAATACGATTCAACACCTCCTATAAAGTATCTGAATGTCGTCCCATCAAAAGTAGCCGCAAAATGTGTCCAAGTGTTTAATGGCAAACTAAGACTTGATATTTCTGTTCCATTATAATAGATTCTATCTACGCCTATTAATAAATTATTAGTTCCTGAACTTTTTGAGTTGATGCCAATCATAAATCTACCGTTTGCAAAACCACTGTAAGTTGATGGATTACCGTATCCTTCAATTGTAAATTGAGCAGTAGTAGTTGTCAGACCAGATAAAGCAGCATCACATCTTAGATAATCACTAACACCATTAAAATATCCGGCAACACTTCCTGCAGTTGGTACAGTTGTTGTAGTATATGTGGTTCCATATTTAGTAATTGTATTTGCTGCTGAACTAACATCCAATACAGCATTTAATTGACCACCAACCAACGTTGGTTTCGATCTATTAATCGAATCACTTTGTCCTAATTGTCCTGAGGAATTTAATCCCCAAACATAAACACTACCATCAAATGCACGAACCATACTAAATGATTGTCCTGCTGCAACACTAGCCCAACTATTCGGCAATCCAAAATTCACTTGCACCGGACTTAATGTACCAGTATTAATTATTTGACTATTACCGACAAGCACAGGAGAACTATACGTTACTGCATTACCAGTACCAAATTGTCCACTAGAGTTTAATCCCCATGCATATAATTTATTATTGCTTGATACAGAAGTAACATGTGTATAACCAGCACTAATTAAATTGAAACCTTCACTTACTTCTGTTACCGAACTAGGTGTGTTGTAAATCAATAAGGAAGTTTCGTTACCTGTTATAGCATTTATATTTGTACCTGCTGATTGTGTTTTTGCTAATGGGCTTGTTGGAGGCGTGAAATTACCAACGGCACCATTACCACCATAAACATAATTTCCTTTGACAATACGAACATTGCTAATGTATCCAGTAAAATAATAGTATGGTGACCTTGCCCCACTTCCTGCAAAAGCAGAACCTATTCCTTCATTTGCTACTGAATCATAATTATTTGTATTGGTTATAGAACCAATAATTGTACCGTTAACATACATATTCATTGTTGAGGGTAATACAGTAGACTGGTTTCTAATAACTGCAACATGATACCACGTATTAGCGGTAAACGGAGTCACACCTACAGTAGTAGTAAGTGTTGTATTGGGATTACTTATAGCTACTCTAATGTTTCCTTGATAGCATGACATACCTATATAGTAGCCTGATCCATTATACTGTCCATGTGACATGAAGACACCAGATAGAGGATAATATGATAATGTTGGATATATCCAACATTCCATACAAAAATCACCTACTCCAAAATCTAATTGATTTGCGTTTACAACCTGCAATCCGTTAGGAGAACCACCAAAATAACCAGATATCGCGCCTGCAAATGGTACTACTGTAGTAGAGTATCCAGTACCATTTCGTAAAATTGAGAAGCCACTATTACTTTGATCCACAATTTGTAAGTTTGTGCCAGCACTTAGTAACGTAGGACTTGATTTGTTAATAATTGAATTGTCACCTAATTGACCTGAACTATTGAGTCCCCACACATAAACTTCGTCAGTTCTTTTTACAACACTAAAGCTTTGTCCAGCAAATACTTGTGTATATCCACTAGTACCTGGTGTTACTAGAACAGGACTATTTGTGTAAGTATTGATTTGAGTACCACTACCTACTATAACAGGACTTGATCTATTAATTGTATCACCTAAACCAAGTTGTCCAGATGTAGTAAGCCCAAATGCAGATACCTGTGTACTAGCACTATTTCTAATTAAAGTGTGTGCTGCTCCTGCTGAAAACTTATTGAATATTGTTGTTGAACCTATATCACGACATGTCAACAAACTAGTACCAGATATAGCGGTCAACGGACTTGTTGGCACAACAAAACTACTTGTGTATACCGCAACTCCTTTAACTATTCTCACATTAGACAAATACCCATCTAAATCAGCGGTGAGAGTTGAACCTTGAGTCCCTAAGTATAATGTATTACTAGTTGTTAGAGAACTTGTATAAGTAGCAGAAATTTTTGGTAAACCATTAATATACAATGTTACATTATTTGATCCGACCCCATTACGAACAACTGCAACATGATACCAAACGTTTGGTAAAATTGTATCAGGTGAAGGATCTTGTAATAATACTGTTGCGCTATCCACAAGGAATGTGATTGATCTTCCAGTGCCTCTGTAATATAATTGGTAACTTCCTGCGACTCCTGTAACCCAACGATCTAATAACATTACACTATTGGCAACCGGTGGGAAATTTAGGTAAAACCAAAGTTCAATAGTAAAATCGCCCGGCAAGTCGAATGCTGCATTACTAGCTATGCTTACATATGTATCATTTGATATAAAAGATCCTGATCCACCATATACACTTGTATCATATGGCACTGTTGCAAATGGTGTAAAATTCACCATTCGTGCATAAAGGTTAGGTGTAATCGTAAAATTATTTGTACTGTTATCTGTAAACGTACTGCTATTATTTGTTATTTGAGTTGGGAATCCTCTTGCAACTGCATTTGAAACACCTAACTGTCCTGAACTATTAAGTCCCCAAGCAAACAAACTATTATCATTTCTCAGTGCTAAACTATAACTAGTGCCTGCACTTACTGAAGACCATGATTGATTTGAAATTAATGTAGGTGTATTGTAATTAGTGTTTAAACCTACGTATCCTGTACCTAACTGTACTGAACTAGATTTGTTAATAGTTGTATTATCACCTAACTGACCAGATGCTGCTAAACCAGTTACATATAACTGACTATTTGAGTTTCCAAATACACTTGTTGATCCCAAAGCAGATATATTACCTGTGTATGCGGTTCCAAACGTTTGACATGTCAGTAAAACAGTGTTTGCTATAGCAGTTAAAGGAGAAGTTGGTACAGTTAACGTTGACAATGTAGGATCATATACTGAACTACCTTTAACTAGACGTACATTTGACAAATACCCATCAATATTTTGAGATGGGGTTGTAGGGAAATCTCCTATTCCTAATGTTGTTCTGACTAAGTTGCTAGCAACGACGCCGGGAGATCCTCGCACACCATCAATAAACACAGCCACATTATTGGAACTATCACGACAACAAACAATATGTTGCCAAACATTAGTCTTTATAAATCCCGGAGAAGAAGCAAATGTAGTATTTCCTACCACTACGTTATATGAACCAGCGGCGTCCCATCCCACAATGAATGAATCTGTAACACTTGTGACAGATGGATTGGTTGTTACTGCTGCTACAGCTTTCAATATATTATTATAGCACCAAAACTCAATACAGAACGGACCTGTACCAAATGCAAATACTGAGTTTGTGCCACAGTTAATGACATCACCTAATCCACTAAATTGTGTGCTACCACCACTAGTGACAGTATTATATGGCTGATTTGCAAAAGGACTAAAATCAACATTTTTTGGTGAGCCAGTGAATGTTACTGAGGTAATATTATTTTCTGATGCGTCTACAAAAGTTCTATATCCAATTAATGTAGGATTACTCCTTCTTGCTTGTGTTGCGGTATTATCTCCTAACTGTCCAGAAGTATTAATACCCCATCCCATTAAAACATTGTCATTAGCTCTTTTAGCTATAGTGTAAGATATACCAGTGCTTACTTGGCTAAAGCTTTGATAATTTAAAATTTTAGTTGGTATAACAGTTCCTGTAGTTCCTGCTAGTAATGTGGGGCTACTACGATTTACTGTGTCTCCTGTACCTAATTGTCCTGAGGCATTGAAGCCCCACAAGTAAAGTTTATTACTAGTTCCAGTAGCTATTGAGATAGCTACCATAGTATTATTACCAGAACTAGCTATTGAAGACCATTGTGCGCCAGCTACAACTTGCACCGGACTTGATCTATTTGTAGTAAGACCTATACCCAATTGTCCTACACTATTATGCCCCCAAGTCCATAGAGTATTATCTGACCTAATAGCCATAGATACACTATCACTAGCTGCAACTGCGGACCAACTACTTGAACCTATTTGTACTGGGCTAGATTTGTTTATAGTAGTGCCATCACCTATTTGTCCTACGTTATTCTGTCCCCATGCATATAGTGCTCCTAAATTAGTAATACCTAATGTGTTAACACCACCTGCACTTACTTTAGACCAACTAGTCGATCCTGATACTATAGTTGGTTTTGAACGATTAATTGTGTCGCCATGACCTAAAATACCAAGGAAATTTGTTCCCCAAGTATATAACTTTCCTAAATTATCTATGCCACCACTATAGCTAGTTCCTGCACTTATAAAAATCCAACTTTGAACTGACGGATCAGTTATTTGTACTGGAGTAGATTTGTTTATTGTTGTGCCATCACCTAATTGTCCAACACTATTACCTCCTGAAGTAAATAATGCATAATTAGTAGATGCAGCCAACAGGAATCCTGGGCCTGCTGCAACAAGACTAAAGCTTGATCCTGAGGAAATCTGTACTGGACTCGATTTGTTTATTGTTGTGCCATCACCTAATTGTCCCGTATTATTATTACCCCAAGTAAATAATTTACCGTCGCTTGCAATACCTGCGCTATTATTTCCACCAATAGCCGCTGAAATTGCCGACCAACTATTATTACCCACTAATACAGGACTAGACCTTAGTATCGTATCACCCAATCCTAATTGACCAGACGAATTGACTCCCCAAGCAAATAATCTTCCGTCATTTCTTATAGCTAGAACAAACTGATTACCTATACTAACCTGAGTCCATGAATTAACATCAATCCCTACGCTTGATTGTTGTCCCCATGTCCATAGCTTACTAGTTGTATCTATTGCAACCGCATGTGTTGGTCCTGCAGAAATTATTGAATAACTAGTTCCTGTTGCAATCTGTACAGGACTTGATCTGCTAACCGTGTTACCTGTACCTAATTGGAAGGCAGCGTTGACGCCCCAAACAAATAATAAACTAGAATTGTTTATACCTATAGTATATTGAGCGCCGGCGCTAACTGAATTCCAACTACCAGTTACCTGTACAGGACTTGATTTATTGATGGTTGTATTGTCACCAATTTGACCACTTACATTATTTCCCCATACATACAGTTGATTACTTCTAATACCTGCTGTATGAGATGTGTTTACAGATATTTGACTCCAACTATTATAATCTAACAATACTGGATTTGATCTATTAATAGTATCACTTAATCCTAGCTGACCACTAGCGTTACCTCCCCAAACAAATAAAGTGCCGCCCAATCTGATAGCCATTGTATTTGATAAATCTACTGCTACCGAAGTCCAGCTAATAGTTCCGCTTATTTGTGTTGGACTTGATTTGTTTATTGTTGTACCATCACCTAATTGGCCATTAGTGTTTAAACCCCAAGTAAATAATGCACCATCACTTCTAATAGCAGCAAGGTGTGATGATTGTCCACCACTTGCAATTGTACTCCATGATAGTGCGGTGACATTAGACAATCCAACAGCCGCAGCCGATCCCCATGCATGTAAACTATTATTTGATGCTATAGCTAAAACGTGATTCAAACCAGTACTTACACTTGTCCAACTACTATTAGTTAATTGATTGATAACGTCATTTCTATCGACTGTTGTATTATTACCTAATTGATAGGTATTATTTAATCCCCAAGTATATAGTTTTCCTAAACTATCTATACCTGCACTGTAACTTGCACCTGCGCTAATTTGACTCCAACTACTTGTACCCACTTGTACTGGAGTTGATATGCTTGTCGAACCAACTATCACAGGTGCAGACCTATTAACAGTTGTGCTATTGCCTAAGTTACCAAATGTATTATTTCCAGTAACCCAAACTGAATTATCTGACCTTAAATATCCTGCACCCAAATTGGTTGCTACTTCTAGTGCAGCAGCTTTCCAACTATATCCTATACCTGTTTGTACCGGTATTGATCTATTAATAGTATCGCCTAATCCTAATTGTCCACTAGCGCCTGATCCCCAAACATATAAATTATTATTGTTGATAGCAGTAGAAATTTGTTGTCCTGCGTAAATAAAAGACCAACTACCATTTTGAGGCAATAATCCAGAATATTGAGTAATTTGTGTTGGGTTTGATCTACTAGTAATAAGACCTAAACCTAATTCTCCTACACTATTACCTCCCCATGAATATAATAAACCAGAAGTAGTAAATCCTAAGGAATGTGAAAATCCAGCAGTGACTTGAGAAAATGAAGTAGTATTAAAAGGTGATGCTAGTAATACTGGAGAATTTCTATTCGTAGTTGTGCCGTCGCCTAATTGACCGCTTGTATTCCAACCCCAACCATAAACGATACCTGTTGTATCGATTGCTAAACTATAACTATTTCCAGCGTTTACACTTGACCAACTTCTAGTACCAATTTGTACTGGACTAGATTTATTTACTACGGTACTATCACCTAATTGCCCAACATCGTTTGAACCCCAACTCCAAAGAGTATTATCTATTTTAACACCTAATGCGTGGGTCGCACCACCTGATATTGAAAGCCATGAGCCAGCAACTTGCACAGGGCTTGATTTGCTTATTGATGTGTTATCTCCTAATTGACCTGAGGTGTTTAAACCCCATGTCCATAATGTGTCGTCACTTCTAATAGCAGAAATAAAACTTGTACCTGCTGCTACTTGTTTCCAACTATTTGAACCTAACTGTATAGGATTGGATCTGTCAATTGTATTTCCTTGACCTAATTGACCAAAGTTATTTCTACCCCAAAGTAATAATCCTGAATCAGATGTTCTTATCGCAGCAAAGAATCCTCCACCTGCACTTACAGGACTGTAGCCTGTTGGAAAATAACTTCCATATGGTATGATTTGACCTGAATCATTATTTCCCCAGCCATAAAGTTTATTAGTTGAATCAATTGCAAATGTATGTGTGCCACCGGCTGCTAATCCTATCCAACTTCCAGAAGTTATTAGCACAGGACTTGATCTATTTGTAATTACACCGATGCCAAGTTGTGCTGAAGTATTAAGTCCCCATCCAAACAATCGATTATTTGTGTCTATTGCTAAACTAACGTTGGTTCCGGCTTTAACTTGACTCCAACTGCTTGTTCCTACTTGCACTGGGCTTGAATTTGAAATTGCTAAAGTGTTACCTAATTGACCGGATGTTCCGATACCCCAGGCAAATAATGCACCATCACTACGTATTGCTAGTGTATGACTACTGCCACTTGATATTTCTGACCACGATTGAGGTTGAACTACTAATCCTATAGCTGCACTATTTCCCCATGTCCATAATGTTCCATTACTTGCAATAGCAAGTACATGATCGAATCCAGCACTTACACTAATATAACTACTTGTTGTGATTTGTACCGGACTTGATTTTGCTACTGTAGTTCCATCTGCTTGCTGACCTGAATTGTTTACTCCCCAGCCATATAATAAATCCTCTGCGTTAATACCCATTGAATAAGAACTACCTGCACTTACTAAAGAAAAACTACTTGTTCCTACTTGTTGTGGACTATAGTATTTCGTAGGGGGCCATCTAAATCCGCCAACTTGCACGGGGCTTGATGCGTCAACTGTTGTATTAAGTAAGTAGGTATTTGAAGTGTTGGCTGATCCACCCGAGCCCCAAACAAATGCCACACCTAAATTGTTTATTGCTGAAACTACACCGGCTGATGCCCAATTAGTTAATGCTCCTATTTGTGTTGGCGCGCTTCTGTTAATAGTGGCATTTTGAGCTGATGAGCCACTACCTCCATCAGCACCCCAAAACCAAAGTGTGCCTGTTGTAGTGACTGCTAGATTATTAGTTCGTGCAGCGGTAACTACTGACCAACTACTAGTTCCAATTACTACAGGTGTTGACTTATTAATAGTTGTATTGTCACCCAAAGAACCTTCTAAATTATATCCCCATGCTACTAGTCTACTATCGGATCTGACGGCAAGTGTGTGTAAAGCACCACTGCTTACAGCTACAAAACTACTTGTAGCAAATGCTCCGTCTAAAGTTACTGGATTGGATCTACTTGTGGTAAGACCAGTACCTAACTGCCCCTGATTGTTCCAGCCCCAAATATAAATTATGTTATCATTTCTTAAAGCTGCGGTATGAGACCAGCCAACACTAACAGATGTCCAACTAGTAGTACCAAACGCACCACTCAATAAAACAGGACTTGATTTATCGATTGTAGTGCCATCACCTAATTGGCCTGCTTCATTTTTGCCCCAAGTATAGATAATATTGCTTACATTTCTTGCAGCAGCATGACCAGATTGCACACTTATTTGATTCCAACTTCCTGCAACCTGTACAGGTGAACTTCTATTAATGGTATCATTTTGTCCTAATTGTCCTAGTGCATTAGTTCCCCACATCCAAAGCGTACCGTTTGTTTTTAATGCAGCTTTTGGATCAATCATAGAAAATATAGGCGCTATTGAGGACCAATCACTTGACCCTATCTGTACTGGACTAGACCTAATAATTGTAGTACCATCACCTGTTAATTGCCCCCAAGCCCATAAGGTACCATCTGTGCGTAATCCCAATCCACTAGTGATTTGTGTCCAAGAATAAATTTCGTCGTATACACCTGTTTGACCACTAGTAAATTGACCCCATCCATATAATCTACCATCTGCATCAATTGCTAGTGTATGATTAACCCCATCAGTTACTTCTATCCAGCTGCTAGATCCTATCTGTACTGGGCTTGATTTATTAATCGATGAATTATCGCCTAACTGTCCACTTGAATTTAAACCCCATGCATATAATAAACCAGCTTGATCAATAGCGTGAGAATAACTACTACCTGCACTTACACTTGCCCATCTAGTTAATCCGATTTGAACTGGGCTTAAGCGTATAACAGTTGTTGAATTGCCTAATTGACCTTGATCATTAGTACCCCATGTCCATAACGTGCCATTATCTCTTATACCTAATGTGTGTGTTGCACCACCTGACACAGCGAGCCATGACATTGGTTCTGTCACTAATCCTATGGCCACACTGCTACCCCATGTCCACAATGTATTGTCCGAGCGTATAGCTAAACTATGATCAAAGCCTGCACTTACTTGAATCCAACTACTATCACTGATTAATACTGGATTGCTTCTGTTTAAAGTATCGCCACCAATTGGGAAAGTAGAATTTACAATTCCCAATTGTCCTAAATCATTAAATCCCCATGCATATAATTTACCATCTAATCTTCTTGCAAGGGCGAAGTCTCTTCCTAAATCTACTTGTGTCCAACTACTTGTGTCAAATGGGCTTGCTAAACTAACAGGATTTGATTTGCTTATTGCAGTATTGTCACCTAATTGACCTGATGTATTTAAACCCCAAATATAAATTCTACCATCATTTCTAATTGCTGCTGTGTGATTTACACTTGCACTAACTGAAGTCCAGCTTGTGTTTGTAAAGCTAGAAGATAATGTAACTGGATTTGATTTTGCAATAGTTGTGCCATCACCAAGCTCCCCGTATGTATTGCTACCGTATCCTATTATTGTACTGTCAGCTTTAATTGCACTTGTATGACTCCATTTGCCTGATACTTGTGTGTAACTACTATTACCTACCTGTACAGGACTACTTTGAAGTATAACATTGTTTTGACCTAATTGTCCTTCAGTGTTCCTACCCCATGTCCAAAGACTGCCATCACTTCTAATAGCAGTTGTGTAAATATTACCTGCGGTTACTTGCGTCCATGAATATATTGTAGTTGGTTCTTGTATACCTGCACCAGCTGGATTACCCCAAATATATAATTGATTATCGGTTGTTATTGCTAAACTATGATCTACGCCTGCACTGACACTTGACCAACTAAAAGTAGAACCTATTTGTACAGGGCTAGATTTGTTAATAACTGTTCTATCCCCAAGTTGATAACTTGTGTTTAAACCCCACGCAAACATTTCATTTAATGAGTTTATTGAAACAGTATAACTATTACCAGATGCAACTTGTAGCCAACTATTCGAACCTATTTGAACGGGACTAGATTTGTTAATCGATGTATTGTCGCCTATTTGTCCGGCATTGTTTTGACCCCAAACATAAAGTTTGTAATCACTGTCAATTGCTACAGAATGACTTACTGCTGCACTAATATCATTCCATGTACCTGAACCAATTTGTACTGGACTTGATTTATTAATAGTTGTACCGTCACCTAATTGACCTGCGGTGTTTAATCCCCAAGTCCATAATGTATTATCATTACGAATAGCTAATGTGTGGTTACCTGAACTTGCAACTTTAGTCCATGAGAAATTAATAGTTTGAACAAAAGTACTAGCACTGTTTCCCCAAACAAATAGTGTATTGTTAGTGGTAATCGCAGCACTATGATCAAAGCCCGCACTTACCACTAAGAAACTACTATTTGAAATTTGAGTTGGTGTTGATTTGTTTAGTGTAGTACCATCACCAATTTGGTAAGAATTATTTGTGCCCCATGCATACAAGATACTGTTAGACCTCAACCCTACTGTAAAGTCGTTAAATGCACTAACTTGTGTCCAACTATTGTTGTCAACTTTTTGAGGCTCTGGTAAATTATATGGTAATTTGTTTCCTAATAAAACTGGTGAATTCGTTGGCATTTAAAAACCTAATTGTCCTGATGTATCCTGACCCCAAGCATAAAGAACATTATTAGTATCTCTTGCTAATGTATATTGAGTACCTGCATTTACTTGATTCCAGCTGCCGGTACCAATTTGTACGGGTACTGATATATTTATGATCGGATTGTTTCCGATTTGAACAGGTAGCGACTTACTAGTTGTTGTTCCATCTCCTAGCATCCCATTTAAATTGTATCCTTGATTATACAATAAACCATTAGAATAGATTGTGGCTAAATTATATTGACCAGTAGAATACACTGTTGGGCCTGGCGCTACTATTTGAACCGGATTTGATCTGTTAGCAGCAATTGGTAAAGTAGTAGTAAGTTGCCCCCAATCATTGTTCCCCCAACCCCAAAGCGTGCCGTCACTTGCTGATGCTATTGTAAAACTAAATCCACACCTTACTTGAGTAAAACTTGTTGTCCCAGAAACTAAAGTAAAAGTTGACTTGCTAGTTGCAGTGTTGTCACCTAACTGACCTTGAGCATTTAAACCCGTTCCGTACGCAGCTCCATTTTCACGAATAGCTAAAACATGATTAGCCCCACCAGAACTTACACTTGTCCAACTAAATGCACCTGGTGCGCCTGCAACTAGTGTAGGACTTGATCTATTTATAAGATCGTTTGTGCCTAACGAGCCACTACCCGATGCTGATTGGTTACCCCAAGTAAATAATCTACCAGTTGCATCTATAGCAGCAATAGTGGATAAAGCACCTCCTACTGCAGACCATGTACTAGAACCTATCTGCACTGGACTTGATCTACTAATGGTTGTGTTGTCTCCGACAAAGGATCCAGCACCCCATGACCAAAGTGTTCCATCATTTTGTATTGCAACTGTAGCCGGACCAACAAAGACTTGTGTATAGCTACCTGTTCCTTTAATCACCACCGCAACAGGTGAGGATCTACTAATTACTGTATTGTCCCCTAAATTTCCGGATGTGTTATTGCCCCAAGCAAACAAATTGTCGTTATTGTCAATGGCTAATACAGAAGCAAGATTTCCAACTAGAGCCGTAAAATTATAAACTTTTTTCCATGTTTTGATTCCTACTTGTACAGGACTCGATTTATTAATAATCGAGTTATCCCCTATTTCCCCTGAAGTATTTAAACCCCAGCCAAATAGTAAACCATCACTTCTAATAGCGTGTGTTGTGAGGCCAGTGTTTGCAACTTGAGTCCAAGAATACACAGTTGTTGCAAGACCAACTTGTCCAAAAAGATTAAATCCCCAACCCCAAAGTGTGCCGTCAGACTTGATTGCCATACTATGATCTGTTCCTGCACTTACACTTGTCCAACTACTTGAACCCATTTGTGTTGGTATTGAACGTATATTCGTATCACCTAATCCTAATATGTAATTTGTATTTGACCCCCAGGCCCACAATGTGCCATCACTTTGAACTGCTAATGTATGACTTGCTCCTACACTTACTTGAACATAACTACTTGTACCAGTAGCAAATACTGCAACAGGGCTATTTCTATTTGTTGTTGTGCCATCACCTAATTGGTAATTAGTGTTTACTCCCCATAAAAATAATCTATTACTACTATCAATCGCACCTGCATAATTATTAGTTTCGCTTGAAGTTATTACAGTCCAATTGTTCAATCCTACTTGAGTTGGGCTTAATCTTGTTATAGTATCACCCTGTCCTAACTGACCTAAGCTATTTTGTCCCCAAGTGTATAATTTATTTTCTTTTATTCCCAATGAGAAACTGTTACCTGCACTCACTACACTCCAACTACCGGATGAATCAACTAGGGTAGGTAAACTACGATTTACTGATGTATTATTCCCGACTTGACCTTGAGCATTTGTTCCCCAGCCATATAAAACTCCTGTATTAGTAATTGCTAAGCCATGATTATTGCCTGAGCTTACTTTTATCCAACTCAATGAACTATCTACTTGTACTGGACTAGATTGTGTTACACTTGCGCCATTTCCAATTTGAAAACTAGTGTTTAATCCCCATCCCCATAAGGTATTATCACTGCGGATCGCTAAACTTGTACTATTGCCTGCACTTAATTCTATCCATGACTTAGGTTCAGTTAGTGTACCTAATTGACCTGAAGTTCCTAAACCCCACGCCCATAATGTATTATTAGATTTTAATGCCATACTATAACTATTTGCAGCGACTACCGTTGTCCAACTAGGACCTGACAATAATACCGGACTTGATTTACTTATAGTAGTGTTATCACCTAGTTGGAAACCTGTGTTACCGCCCCAGGCAAATAATCTATAATCGCTTGTTATAGCTAATGTATGATCGACACCACTACTTACAGTTAACCAACTACTTGTACCTATTTGTACTGGACTTGATTTATTAATAGTTGTATTGTCTCCAACTTGTCCTGAACTATTGAGACCCCATACAAACAACAATCCGTCACTTCGAACTGCTGCTACATGTGATGTATTTTCAGATACAACTGTCCAACTAAATGGAGCTGTGCTAGCATTTAATGCTGTAGATGTACCCCAACCAAATAATCTGCCATTTATGTCAATAGCTAAACTATGTGCTGTACCTGTAGTAATTTGTGACCAGCTACTGGTTCCTATTTGTACTGGACTAGATTTGTTTATTGTTGTGCCATCACCGAGTTGAAATGTTGATCCAGAACCCCAAGAAAATAATTTACCATCTATAGTGATACCAAGTGCATTTGAGCCTCCTGCACTAATTTTACTCCAACTAGTCGTACCTACTTGAGTGGGGCTAGATTTTGTAGCGGCAGTGCTATCTCCTAGTTGACCACTAGTGTTTAGTCCATAACCCCATAATGTACTATCTTGTCTTACACCTAAAACAAAGTTTGTACCAGCATTTATTTGTGTCCAAGAATAAATGTCTGTAATAATACCGGTTTGACCAAATAAACCACTACCCCATGCATATAAACCTCCCCCGGATTTAATTGCAAGAGAGTGGTTAATACCTGCACTTACACTTAGCCAGCTAGCCGAATCAATGAGAATCGGACTTGATTTATTAATACTGGAATTATCGCCAATTTGAAAACTTGCATTACCGCCCCATGCATACAATTGATTATTATTTCGTATGGCTAACACATGACTTGCACCAACACTGACACTATTCCAACTATTATTGTCAAGTACTCTTAATCCTGTTCGAGTAAAAACACTATTATTTCCTAATTGACCTGTCGCATTACTTCCCCAAATGTATAACGCGCCTGTCGCATCGATTGCTGCATGTGTTGAAGTTCCAGAATGGATAGCACTCCAATTTGATTTACCTACACCTAGTTGCACTGGACTTGATAAGTTTGTTGGAATAGAACTTATTAGTGCCGGTGAGGATCTATTAATTGTTGTATTATTTCCTAAGTTTCCTAAATTATTTGCGCCCCATGCATATAAATATCCATCATCTCTTATTCCATTACTGTGAAAATATCCTGACGTAATTTTTGCAAAAGTAACACCAGTGCTTGTTAATATTACGGGGGATGATCTGTTAACTGTTGTAGAGTCACCAACTGCGCCGTAGGTCGTATTAATACCCCAACCCCATAATTTTCCATCAAAATCTAAAGCAGTTGATCTTGAAGCAGCAGCTGCCACTGTAGCCCAACTTAGTGGAATATTAACAAATGATACTTGTAATGGTGAGCTTCGGTTGATAGTAGTATTATTACCTAATTGTCCTACGTTGTTTAATCCCCAAACATATAAAGTATTATCATTTCTTAAAGCTAATGTATGGCCACCTGTTGAGCCAGTACCATCAGTGCCGCCAACACTAACGAAATTCCACGAAAACGTGTCGAACGGGGAGGCCAATAAAGTAGGTTGGGATCTGTTTAGTGTATTACCTAAACCTAATTGTCCTGTGTTATTAAATCCCCAACCATACAACAATCCAGTTGTGCTTATAGCAAATGTATGACGATTAGAGTCTGAAGCTCCGGAAACCAATGTAAAACTTGTACCAACACTTAACTGCACTGGGCTTGATTTATCAACGGTGGTGTTGTCTCCAATTAAACCGGTAGCACCTGCTCCCCAACTCCAAAGTTTACCATCAGTAGTAATACCTTTACTTGCTGATACCATACTCCAGCTTTTATCACTCATTACTAATACAGGACTTGATCTATTAATCGTATCACCTGTGGCTAGTTGACCAGTGTTATTGCGACCCCATACCCAAAGTTTATAATTTGAGTCTATTGCCGCAACCGCATTATTTACATTGTTATTTTCACCTAATTTTAACCAACTCTTATCACTTGCAATTTGTACAGGGCTTGATCTATTAATTGTGGTATTATTACCAATTTGACCAAAACTATTTTCTCCCCATGTCCATAATGTACCGTCTGCTCTTAATCCAATTGAACTGTTTGCATTATTGGTTACCTGTTGCCAACTTTCTGTTAATATATTTCCACCAGTTAAGTTTGTTGTAACGTTACCCCAAGTCCATAATGTATTGTCACTTCTAATGGCAAAAGAACTATCAGCTTCACCTGCTGTTACTGCTGTCCAACTACTTGTACCTATCTGCACTGGGCTTGACTTGCTTATCGCTGTATTGTCACCTAATTGGCCTGAAGTGTTTAAACCCCATGCAAATAATAAATTATCACTTCTTAATGCAATTGTATGTGTACCCCCAGTTGAAATTGCATTCCATGAAAGTGTCCCTACTTGTATTGGCACACTATAATTACCAACAATTGAACTTGCAACTAAAGTCGGGCTTGATCGTGTAATGGTAGTATTATTACCTAATTGTCCTGAACCGTTCGCCCCCCATCCATATGCAGTTTTGTCAGAAGTGGTTCCTATAACCCAACCACTCACTAAACTACTTGCCACTAGCGACCAACTACTCGTTCCTACTTGTACTGGGCTTGACCTACCTATTTGATTATTAGTTCCAATTTGACCACTTGTGTTTAATCCCCAAGCAAACAATCCCCCATCTAATCTTATTGCTTGACTAAATCTAGAAGCTGCACTAATAAAAGTAAAAGAACTTGAACCTATTTGTACTGGACTAGATTTTAATATAGTTGTACCGTCACCCAATTGTCCTTCAAGGTTATTTCCCCAAGCAAACAATAAATTACCTGACGCTAATCCTAATGTATGGCCTTCACCTATGCTTACATCAGTATAACCAGAATTAGCAACTAGAGTTGGGCTACTTCTATTATTTGTTGCATTTATTCCTAATTGACCAGCCCCATTAGCTCCCCAACCATATAGTTCACCAGTCACTGTAACACCCATAACATGACTACCAACAGAAACTTTATACCAACTTAATCCTATTCCAATTTGTACGGGGCTTGATCTATTGATTGTGTCGTTAACACCTATTTGGCCTAAGTTATTATTTCCCCAAGCATACAGTTCTCTAGCTTCATTTAATGCTATTGTTGTAGTTGCTTTACCACTTATATCTATCCAGTTTGCTAATGAACCAATTTGTGTTGGATTAGACCGGCGAGCTGTAGCCGCTGTTCCTAAATTTAATCCTAATTGACCAACGCTATTTGAGCCCCATGAAAATAATGTTCCGTCACTTCTAATTGCAACACTATGAAGTAATCCTGCTGCTACTTTTTTCCAACCAGGTTGACCTACCTGTACAGGATTAGATTTATTGATAGTAGTGCCATCGCCCAATTGACCATCACTGTTAACTCCCCACGATAACAATCTACTATCACTAGTAATAGCAAGCACGTGTGATTGTCCGGCACTTGCTTGTACTAGTGATAAATTTGATTCACCGTAAGAGCCTAATTGACCAGATGTGCCTAATCCCCAAGTAAAAAGCTTATTGGAGGTGAAAGTTTGAGTTTGTGCTTTGTATAAAAATTCTTTGAAAAACATGTTTACTCGGGTTTAGTAGGCCATATAACTTCATATATATTTATCTGACCCACTATGCATAGGTTTGGTAAATCACGAAGTTGTTGCCTATAATTAGCCCAAGCTGTTTTCCAATCATTTGTGTGACTTGCTTGTACGTCTGCTAATTGTGTCCAATCAGATTCAATTAACAAGCTATCTCTTTTAAGTCTTAATTCTGCTAATAAAGTTGCAAAACGTTCTTCCTCAGAAATTACAACAATCTCAATGTTTTTAAGTATAGGTGTTTCTAAGACTTTATTATCAACAAAAGAATACTCATATCCGTCGATATACTGAGTTGATATATCATAATTAGGATATACTTTAGTAACTGTATACCAACCTAAATTATTTAATAATTCTTCATCATCTTTCAACAAACTTAATCCACTAACATTTCTCCATGTTGTTGGAAGTAAATCATGTCTTTCTATAATTACGTTATTTTCAACTAATGCAAAATTTGCCATAATATTATTTACTATCAATCATTGAAGCGACACCACGCCAATTAGTGCCATTATCGTCAGTAACAAAAGCAAGTAAATCGACACCTGTTACTGTGAGAGCAGGTGCTACACCACTTGGCCATCTAACTGAAGTAGGCCAAATTTGAGTACTGCTACCACCATTTGTTAATTCTAAAATAAAGCCTGAAGCATTTGACGAAGTTGCTGAATTACTAAAAGTCCAAGTTACCGAACCAGTTACAGTAGCAGTAACATACATACCAGCATTTAAATTTATGGTTGTATTACCACTTATATTACCTAATGCGTTTGTTGGTAATGTGTAATTAGTAATCGATAATCTATTATTAACTGAATCAAATGTTAAACCAGTTGTACCGCCAAACGCATTTGAATTGTTAAACTGTAGTTGTGTATTACTACCACCAGGTGTGCCGCCACCTCCGCCACCAGTTTGCGCTGCCCAACTTAAGTTACCTGTCCCATCAGTTGATAATACATAATTAGCAGTTCCGCCGGGTATTTTTAAATTAGCTACGTTGCTTACATAAACATTTGCTCCAGTCAATGAGACATTACCTGATACTGTAAGATTAGACAATGTGCCAACTGAAGTAATATTTGGTTGTAGTGCTGTTGTTAATGTTCCTTGCAAGAAGTTACCAATAACTAAATTACCTAAGTTAGCATTATACGCTGTAATATTTCCGGTACCACTTGTACCAACAGTTAAATTGCCATATACTCCTGCATCACCCGCTAAGTTACCGTATTTTGTTTCAATTGTTAATGTACCGGTACTATCGTAAATATTTGCAGCTTTAACACCATTTGCTGTTGCAGTAATTAGTCCAGTAACTGTTAGTGATGATAATGTACCAACACTAGTAATATTCGGTTGTGCTGCTGTAGTTAATGTACCGGTTAAGAAATTACCACTGATTAAATTAGCGCCTGAAACATTACCAGCAGTAAAATTACCAGTATACGTAGGTAAGTACGCAGCAACATTTGTATTTGAATATGATCCACTACCAAAAGTCCATGCTGTGCCATTAGCGTATAACAAGTTATCTGTTAAAATATTACCAGCACTTGCATTAGCAGTTACACTTAGACTACTTAATGTACCAACGCTTGTAATATTTGGCTGTGCATTAGTGTACACTGTACCAGCGATTAATGCATTACCTACTTGTCCTGTTACATTACCGCCTGTAAGTGAAGTTAATAATGATCCATTGCCTGAAAAGAAATTAGCAACTGATAAATTACCTAAATTACTGTTACCAAAACTGACGTTAGATGTTACAGTTAAATTATTAACTGTATAGTTAGCTGTTTCATCTAACGCTATTGGTGTAATTTTTGTTATTGCTGCCATAGTTTAATTCTCTTAAAAATTCTTTAATTGTAACTTAGCTGGCTGGAAAAGTTATTGATCCGTTACCAGTAAAAGTATAGATTCTGTAGCCACCAGTAACAGATAATGTAGGTGATCCTGTAGTTGCTGAGGCATTAGCATGTGTATCAGAATAACGAATAATTACAACACCAGAACCGCCAGCGCCCGAGTTTCCTCCTGGGTAAGTCGTTCCTCCACCGCCGCCGCCTGTGTTAGCACTACCATCGCCGCCGTTACCTGAGCCAGTGCCGGCGCCGCCGCCACCCGCGCCGCCCGCTGCAGGAGTACTGCTACCAAATATACCTCCTCCTCCACCACCTGCTCTAGTCACTGAACTTCCGGTAATCGATGATGCTACACCGGTACCTCCCTCGCCAGTACCGGTATATCCATTGGCACCTACCGCGCCGGCACCGCCGCCCCCTGCGCCTCGATAAGGCGAAGAATAAACAGCTACATTACCGCCGTTATAGCCCTGACCTGAAGTTCCACTTCCTCCAGTGGCTCCTGTGTTATTTCCCTGTCCTCCACCAGAGCCTCCATTTTTACCAGCTGGAGTTCCATATGCGCCGCCACCGCCTCCTCCAGTAGAAGTTATACTACCAAAACTTGAGTCACTTCCGTTATTACCTTGAAGGTCTAAAGTTGTTTGCGCTGCACCTCCTGCACCAACTGTTACATTAAAAGTAGTATTATAACTTACAATAAGTGGTGCTTCTGCGCTTGCACCCCCACCTGAAGCTTGACCTATTAAGTTTGATCTATATCCTCCGGCGCCGCCGCCGCCGGATTGTCCCTTACCTGCACTGCCTCCACCTGCAATTACTAAATAGTTTACATCTATGCCAGGAGCTGGCCACTTGCCAGCTCCTTGAGCTATTTGTGCATCAACAATAGTATAGAGGCCATTCTTTGAACCTTGAGTAACAGTCTGTTCCGAACCTGTTATACCATAATTTGTTCTTTGTCTAGTCATAATTACGTTATTAACTCATACGCAGCAGAAATGTGTGCTGCACTATTTGCACTTACATTTGCTTGTAATACATCACCTTCTTCTAAATATATTGCTGTATCTTTTCCTAACACTACCAATGTTGAATACGCAGGAACACTTATATTACCTGCCAAATAATACGCGGTTGAACTTCTATTTACCATTACATTAGCTGTAATTGCTGATCCAGAATAATTACAAACAATTACATCATTGATTTTATCTACCGTATTACTAGATGTGCTATTAGTTATAATGTTACCTGTAACCGTAGTCAACGCCGCAAACGATGTTTTAAGTGTCACTGTTGTTAAATTTAATGTGTTTGGCGCTGCCATTTTATCCTCCGAATATTAATCCCATTGTATATACTACTGAGGTATTAGTTCCTCCACCGCCTGAACTCGCACCTACATTCATTGCACTTACTTCTATTGTACTTCCATTAGTAGGAGTACTACCTAACGTTATCACATTTCCTGCTAATGAATATGCATCCCTAAATTGAAATACTCCATTAATGTTTACAAAAACATAATTTGCATCTGTTGGGGAAGTAGAAAGCGTGAAGCTATTTGCATTACCGTTTGCACTAAAAGTGTCTACCGTCATGTTTGCTGACGTAGAGGTGATCCAAGATAGATTACCGGTACCATCTGTACTCAACACCTGATTATTATTTCCACCAAGTATTTTTAAATTACCTACATTAGAAAAATACGCATTAGCTCCAGTAAACGATAAGTTACCTGAAACAGTTAACCCACTTAGTGTACCAACACTTGTAATATTTGGTTGTGCGGCATTACTTACAGTTTGCGCAACTGTAGCTGTAATACCAGTCAATAATGATCCATCGCCGGTATAATAATTTGCACTGATGTTACCTGTATAAGTTGGTAGATATGCTGCAACATTAGTGTTAGAATATGTACTACCAAAAGTCCATGTAACTCCATTAGCATAAAGTAAATTGTCTGTTAAAATATTACCAGCACTTACATTAGCGGTTACACTTAGACTACTTAAAGTTCCAACACTTGTTATGTTTGGTTGTGCGTTAGTATATACGGTACCAGCAACTAGTGCATTAGCTACTTGACCAGTTATATTACCTCCGGCAATACTTGTAAGTAGACTTCCGTTACCACTAAAGAAATTAGCTATTACATAATTAGCGCCACTTATATTTCCACTACTTCCAGTAGTTGTGATGCTACTTGCATTAATATTATTTGATGCTACAATATTATTAGCAGTAAAGTTACCTGTGTAAGTTGGTAGATATGCAGCAACATTCGTATTGCTGTAGCTTGCTGGTAGTCCAGTTAATAAGCTACCATTTCCCATAAAGAAGTTTGCTGTTACTGCATTACCTAAGTTAGCATTACCTGCTGTTAAATTTCCTGTATAAGTAGGTAAGTAAGCAGCAACATTCGTGTTACTATAACTTGCAGGAAGTCCAGTTAATAAACTACCATTTCCTATAAAGAAGTTTGCTGTTACTGCATTACCTAAATTAGCGTTCCCAGAACTTATATTTCCTGTCGCAGTAAATGTTGTAGCGGAAATAACATTTGCACCTGTAATATTTCCACCACTTCCTGATGTAATTAAATTACCGGCTGTGATGTTTCCTGTTACATTAGCATTGCCTGCTGTAAAATTACCAGTGTAAGTTGGAAGGTATGCAGCAACGTTTGTATTAGAATAACTACCTGAAAGATTCCATAATGTTCCGTTAGCATATAATAAATTGTCTGTTAAGATGTTACCGGCACTTACATTAGCAGTAACACTTAAACTAGATAATGTTCCAACTGAAGTAATATTAGGTTGTGCTGCTGTTGTTAGTGTTCCAGTTAAGAAATTACCACTAATTAAATTAGCACCTAATATATTACCGGCAGTTAAATTACTGGTGTATGTAGGGAGATATGCAGCGACATTTGTGTTTGAATACGAACTACCAAAGCTCCATGCAACTCCATTTGCGTATAATAAATTATTTGTTAAAACATTGCCAGCAGCAACATTACCTGTATAAGTTGGAAGATAGTTTGCAACATCAGCATTACTATAAGTTCCTGCTATACCTGTAAGTAAACTACCATTTCCTATGAAGAAGTTTGCTGTAGCGGCATTACCTAAATTAGCATTACCTGAAGTTGTATTCGCCGTAATAGTAACGTTAGCAAAAGTAAAATTTTGCGTTTCGTCTAGTATATACGGTTGAATCTTGATAATTGCCATTTATTTTATGCCTTTTTAATATTTAGTCTATTACTTAATACGTAATGAACGCTGAGGTCGGTGGTGTAAAATTACTTGTATAACGTGCATAGCCTTTAGTGATACGTAGATCATCTATGTAGCCGGTCAACGGAAATCCATAGTTATAAGTTCCGACGTAAATAGGAGATGTTTCAGAAACCAAAGCATTGGTAGAAACATTTGCCGGGGTTCCCTCTGATGTACCGTTCACATAAAGCGTGACTGTAGATCCGTTTCTTACGGCTGCAACGTGATACCAAGTGTTCGTAGATACAGATGTTGTTCCATCAACTATATACTGTCCACTAGATGTTTGCACAAGCACTCGGAATGTGTTTCCATTGTTTATTCCTAACTCCCATGGGACGATTGTACCAGCAGCATTTTCTAATGCTACAAACCCCTGTCTTCCTGTTGCTCCTGGTCTTACCCACAGTTCAATTGTCCAATTACCAAAGCCGAATACAAAATTTTGGCTGTTTGGTATTATTAGCCAATCTCCCGTTCCATCAAAACTCATACTCGCATTGCCAAACTTTTTTACACTATATGATAGTTGTGCGTTACCAGCTGTTTCTAAATTATTTTTGCTAGTATAATCAATGATACCACTATTAGTGCCATTAAGTAATAATGTTGCTCCAACAGTAGTTAGTGGCGCAACCGGTGCCGAAAATGAGGATGTATAGAATGCTGAACCTTTAATAAGTCTTAAATTACTTATATAACCATTCCATTCAAATCCTGAACCTGCTCTATTGTAACCTATTAATGGTGACCATGAGGTTCCCAAATTACTACTAACAGTAACAGTTCCGGCAGCCGCTCCGTTAATATAGAAAGCTAAACCGTTGGTAGACGTTGATGTTCGAACTAGTGCTATATGATTCCACGCATTTAAAGTAATAGTTCCAGTAGAATAAACATAAGAATTTGTAGACGTATAAATTCCAATCGTTCTGTCATTAAACGCACGAATTACATAACCTTCAGCTACTACTCCCGAACGAGCATCAAAAATAGTACCTGGTCCATTTGCAGGATTTGCTGTAGGGTATAACCAGCATTCAAAGGTAAAATTTTCAGTTCCCAAACCAAATACAGTAGAAGAAGCTACGGTTAAATAATCTCCAGTACCATCAAAATACATACTACCCCCCACTGTAGCTGCGCTATACTCAGTAGTAGGTACGAATGGACTAAATGCCTGTACAGAAGTAGATCCAGCTAAAACAGGTGTTCTATTACTTGTACTAGTATCGACAAATCTATTTGACTGGGCAGTAAGAAATGCCACTGTTCCGGAAGGAACAGTAGTCGTTAATGGAGTTGTGCTTGGTGTGAATGAGGTAGAATAAAGGCCGGCACCAGTAACAATTCTGGCATTGGAAATATAACCATACAAAGCATCTGAGGTAGCGTATCTTCCTACGTTAATGTTACCTTGATTACCTCCACGATTTGTTAAGGTAGATGTTCCTGTAGTGCTTTGTAAATTACCATTTATAAATAGTTTAATTGCATTTGAACTTACTGATACTGCAATGTGAGCCCATTGGTTGAGAGAAACTGCACTAGTAGAAGTACAATTAAAACCGGATGCTCCGTCATACCATCTGAATACTATATTTCTTGATGTATTTAAACCGAAGCCCCAAAATGATCCTCCCGCCAAGCCGCCGCCATCGACTACCACCTGACCTACGCCGCCACCAAATGTTGGATCTGCTGTTAAATAAACCCAAGCTTCAATTGTAAAATTTGTTTGTGTTGTTGAGATAGGTGTTCCTGCGAAATACAGTGTGCTGCTACCATCAAAATAATTACTCCAACCGGTCTGACTGAACGGACTAAATGTACCTTGTGTAGTATTACCATTACGTGTAATAATATTATTAATACCGGATGTATCAACAAAACGATTATTGTTTTCACCAAATCTGTTTTGTAATGTCAGTAAACTTGTATTTGCAATTGCTGTTAGTGGACTTGTTGGTGGGGTAAAGGTTGTGGTATAAACTGCTGTACCTTTTACTATACGAACATTACTTAGATAGCCAGTCAACGATTTATTTTTAGGTTCATTACTAGCAATAACCAATGCATTATCTGAAAAATTTTGTGAACTAGAATAAGATCCTGCACTAACACCATTAACATATACGGTTATAGTGCTACCTGATCTTACAATAGCAAAAAAAGTCCAAATATTTAAAGGTGCTGTACCTGCTGTTAGTTTAGCACTATCTGTATAAATTAAAAATTGGTTAGATGAATCAGTTTCTACTGCGAATCCACTTGCACTTCCATTAGTATTTCTAGTGTCGATAATCATACCATTTGATGCTGTTGGATATATCCAACCGTCAATAGTAAAATTCCCAGACCCCAATGCAAACGCAGAATTAGCCGTTGCCGTTAACCAATCTCCAGTGCCATCAAAATAACCACTACCAGTTGTTAAATCTGTTTCTACAAATGGGCCAAAGTTACGTACACTTACATCTCCGTTTCTTGTTAGTGTAAAATTATTTGTACTATTATCAATTAATCTATTACTTTGACATGTTAATAAACTTGTACCTGACACTGCTGTTAAAGGTGTTGTTGATGGTATAAAGTTTGATGTGTAAAGTGCAGTGCCTTTGACTAGTCGCATGTTAGACATATATCCTGCTAGTAAACGGTCTGCGTTTGTTGATCCACCTATAACTGCGGTGCCTCCATTCGTACCATACGAAATACTATTTGTAGCGGTACTGCCAATTTGTACACCATTAACAAATACTCTTAAATTAGTTCCTGAGCGAGAATACGCTACATGATACCAGGTATTAACAACTGCGGTATAAGCAAATGTATTGTCAAATGCTACATTAATCCTTGCTATATTAAAACCGGTAGATGTTCTATAAACAAAATCGTAACCAGCGCCAACAGTCGCTCCTAAAAATCCATGATCGGCTGCTAATGAAGTTGGATACCACCAAAGTTCAACTGTAAAATCCCCAGTACCAAAATCCAAAGCAGCATTAGTTGGTACAGTTAAATAATCACCAGTGCCATCAAATTGATTACTATACACTGTTTCATATGGACTAAATGCAGCAGGTCTTGTATCACCGTTAACAGTAATTGCAAAACTATTTGTGCTACTATCACTTATCCATGCGTTTGCAGATGCTTCAGAGTTTAATAATAATGTAGTTAAATTAAAATATGGGTCAGTGCCTAACTGTACTACCCAATTAAATGTTCTGGTTGCAGTTCTATTCGATGTACTTGCTGTTGCAGTAATTAATGAACTACTATTTGCGACAACCGTTGGTGTACCTGTAATGTTTGCTCCACTAATGCTTAAACCAGTTGGTAAACTATTAGCTGTATATGTGATACCATACCCTGCAGCACTTGTAGCACTCATTGTAACATTAGAGATAGCCTGATTTACATTACTAGTATATGTGATATTATTTGCAGGACTATTCCATGTAACTACGTCTGGATTAATTGTTAAACTAAATTGTCTGTTTGTATCTTGACTTTCTGCATCAGTCGCACGAATTGTAAATGTATATGTAGTTGGGCTTGCTGTTGCATCTGCTGTACCACTTAATACACCAGTAGAACTGTTTAATGTTGATGTAAGTGGAAGTGTACCACTAAACAAACTATATGTAATGGGTGCATCACCAGTAGCAACTAATGTATTATTGATTGCAGCAGCTTCGTATACGTTACCCAAACTACCAGCAGCAGTACTCCAAGTTGGCGTACCACTATATTGTATACCCGGCACTGCAATCGCAGTTCCACCATTTGGATTAATCACGTAAAGAGTATAACTACCAGCACTTAATGCCGGAGTTGTAAAAGTAATTGTAGTAGAACTTACGACTGTAACAACACCAACTGCTGTTGTATTAATAACAACACTTGCACTTGCTTCAAAACCTGAACCAGTCAATGTAATCGTTTGCCCGCCGGCTGGATCAGCAGCAGTATCATCACCTGGATAAGTAATCGTTTGTATTTTAGGTCCACCTAATGTATTAAGTGTTGCTGTTTGTATGTTATCACTAGAAATTTTTGTAGTCATGTTATTACAATTTAATTAAAATGTTATTGATCCGTTGCCGGTAAACCTATAAATTCTGTAGCCACCTGTCACTGTGTATGTTGGAGATCCTGTTGTACTAGTGGCTGCTGCTAGACTGTCAGAATATCGTAATATTACTACTCCGGAACCACCGGCACCCGGACCATTAGTGTAAATACCTCCACCACCTCCACCTGTGTTTGTAGTGCCTGAGGCTGCGCCACCACTGGCACCTGCGCCACCCCCTTGTGCGGCCGAACCACCGCCGTTAGCACCACCACCACCTCCTCCACCAGCGTATCCTACTGAGGATCCTGATATACTATAATTTAATCCAGCACCACCATTACCGCCGGCTCCGCCAGCATTACCACCAACCGCGCCGGCTCCACCACCGCCACCTGAAGCATTGTTTGCATCAACACCTGTTCCACCGTTATTACCTTGCCCTGTCGTGCCTAATCCTATGCCAGTTGGAATAATTCTCGGAGCACCACCTCCTGATCCACCGTTCCCGCCATTTGAGCCGCCACCGCCGGCTCCGCCACCTACTGCGGTTAATGTTGTAAAGTTTGTACCTGACATTACACTATTAGATCCATTACTTGAACTTGTGCCTCCACCGCCCACTGTAATACTGTATGTAACACCTGTTTGTAATCCTAAAGCACTACCGTTAGGTGTTTTTGGTGTTTCAGATCCATAATATAATAACCCACCTGCTCCACCGCCGCCACCGGAGCCGGCTCCACCACCAGCTACTAATAATGTTTCTACTATTAATGCTGATACTGTGATGCTAAAATTTCTTGTTGTAACTTGATTGTATTCATTAGTCGCCGCAACAGTAAAACTAAAAGTACCGGTAGTGACTGAAGAGGTGCCCGATATTACTCCAGTACTAGAATTTAATGAAATTCCTGAAGGCAAACTTCCTGAAGTTATTGAATATGTTATTGTTCCGCTTGTAGCAACTAAAGTTGTACTATATGCAACATTAGTTACAAGAGGAAGTAACGCTCCACTTGCAGTTGACCAAACAGGAGCTGCATTATAAATTAATCCACCTGGTTTAGTAGCAACTGACCCATCGGTGTTATATACAAATAATTGATAAAATCCAGCACTTTGTGCAGGAGAAGTAAAAGTTAACGTTGTTGAGCTAGTAAATGTGGTAGATACATTGCTATTGTTTATCCAAACAACTGCACCACTTAAAAAACCACTACCTGTAACTGTAACTGTTTCGCCGCCGGCTGGTATAACAGCAGTAGCACTTTCGGTAGTGACTGTTGTAATTTTAGGATATAATGATTGTGTAACTAAACTTTTTAAATTCTGTGGCATTATACTACCTCTAATATCTTCCAACCATATGTGCTATTACTGTACACTAAACCAAAGCTAGCCTGTGCCGTATTTGCAACTAAATCATCTGCAACACCTTGAATGTTATGTCCATTTCTGTTTATAGTACATGCATTACTACCAAATGTACCTGCTAAATCATTAATTCTAATTGTATCACCTAAACTTGCACTAGCCGGCAATGTCATCGTTTTTGCACCAGCTGATGTATCAACAAAGTACCCGTTGCTTGCTGACATCGTTGCGTTAGCGTTTGCAATATTCCATGTTAATCCACCTGCACCACCTAAACTTGTTGGTAACTCACGTACTTGAATTGCTACATTACTTGATGGTGCTGTAGTAAATGTGAGTGACGCACCTGCTACTGTATAATCAGTTGTTGGTACTTGTAATACACCGTTTTCTGTTACAAGTAAACTATCAACACTAGATCCACTAGTGACAGTAAACACAGTTTGTGATCCATTACCTGTATATGTTCTTGTTGTATAAACTGCTGGTGTAGCTGCATATCCAGCAAATGTTGTAACTTCAATTGGAGCATTATTTGGTGGCGCAGAGCTAAACGATATTACATTACCTGAAACCGTATATGTTGTGCGTGGTTGGAATGTACCTGCCAAACTAACAATCGTGAAATCTTCGCTGACTGGTGTCGTGCTTAATGTAAAGTTAGACTGTACGCCATTACCGGTAAAGTCATCTACAGTTATATTAAGTGCTGATACACTTTCTTGTGTCCAACTTAAATTACCTGCACCATCTGTGCTAAGGAAATAACCATTAGAACCACCGGTGATCTTAAGATTTGCTATATTACCTAAACTTACATTAGCTCCAGTAAAACTTGCATTACCTGTGACACTTAATGTATTTGTTGTTTTATCATATGTAACGTTTGCAGTACCGGCAAAACTGCCACCATCGTTAAATTGTAATTGTGTATTACTGCCACCAGGTGTGCCACCTCCGCCACCGCCGGTTTGTGCTGCCCAACTTAAATTACCAGACCCATCAGTAATGATTACATAGTTCGCTGAACCACCTGGTATTTTAACATTACTAATATTTGAAAAGTATGCATTAGCACCAGTAAATGATAAATTGCCTGATACAGTTAAACCAGTTAACGTGCCTAAACTTGTAACGTTTGGCTGTGCTGCTGTTGTTAACGTACCGGTTAGATAAGTTGCATCTATTAAATTAGCACCGCTAATCTGAGATAAACTACCACTCATTGTAATATTACTATTAGCTGCTAATGTAGTGCTAGTTAATGTTCCAACACTAGTAATGTTAGGCTGTGCGTTAGTATAAACAGTGCCAGCTATTAACGCATTTGCAACTTGACCAGTAATATTACCAGCAGCGATAGAACTTAATAATGAGCCATCACCAACAAAATAATTAGATGTAACTAAATTACCTAAGTTCGCATTACCTGAACTAATGTTTGCTGTAACGGTTAAACTACTTAACGTTCCTACGCTTGTAATATTAGGTTGCGCATTTGTGTAAACTGTTCCCGCTATTAATGCGTTACCTACTTGACCACTTACATTGCCACCGGTAATTGAAGTCAATAAACTTCCGTTACCTGAGAAGAAATTAGCAATAACTAAATTACCTAAATTGGCATTACCGGCGGTTAAATTACCGGTTACGGTAAGGCTTGCAAGTGTACCAACACTTGTAATATTAGGTTGTGCATTGGTTAATACTGTACCAGCAAATGTAGAATAGTTTGCGCTACCAACGACACCAGTTAATTGACTACCGTTTCCTATAAAATAACTTGCACGTACATTACCAAAACTATTAAATGTAACGACTTCGCTACTCAGGCTTACATTGCTACCAAACGCAAACTCGCCATTACTATTATCCCAACCCATAAATGCATCAACGGGTGCAGTTGTATAATAATGTAGTAGTGTGCCTCTATCTTTGCCGTCATTAGTTGTTAGTGGTGCACCATTTGGGCCTCCACCTAATTCAATAATTGGATCTTCAACAACCAGTGTATCAACGTTTATATAATTTGTGTTACCTTGAACAGTTAAATTACCACTAACCAATGCATTACCTGTAACATTTAAATTTGTAGAAACGTTAGCATTACCACTCACAGTTAGACTTGCTAATGTACCAACTGAAGTAATATTAGGTTGTGCATTAGTATAAACAGTACCGGCTATTAGTGCATTAGCTACTTGACCAGTTACGTTACCGCCTGTTAAATTTGTTAGTGTAGCACCATTTCCTATAAAATAATTAGCTGCAATGTTACCTGTATAAGTTGGAAGATATGCAGCAACATTTGTGTTTGAATACGTGCTTCCAAAACTCCATGCAACTCCATTTGCATATAATAAATTGTTTGTTAAAACATTACCGGCACTTACATTAGCCGTAACACTTAAACTGCTTAAAGTTCCAACACTTGTTATGTTTGGTTGTGCTTGTGTTGTTAGTGTACCTTGCAAGAAGTTACCAATAACTAAGTTACCTAAATTAGCGTTATATGCTGTTATGTTGCCAGTACCACTTGTACCAACTGTTAGATTTCCGTAAACACCAGCGTCACCTGCACTATTACCATATTTTGTTTCTATAGTAAGTGTACCTGTACTATCATAGATATTTGCAGTTTTAACACCATTTGCTGTTGCAATAACTAATCCAGTAACAGTTAAACTTGATAGTGTACCTGTACTTGTAATATTAGGTTGAGCACCTGTTGTTAATGTACCTGTAACAAAGTTAGCTGTAACTAAGTTACCTAAATTAGCATTAGTACTTGTTAAATTACCTGATATTGTTAATACGTTTGATGATTTATTAAACGTAAACGCTGCACTAGCACCAAAACTATTAGCATCGTTAAATTGAACTTGTGTATTAGTACCTGCAGGATTACCTGAAAATACGTATGGACTACCATTAGCATACATTAAATTATCCGTTTTAATGTTAGCCGTTAAGGTATTGAAAGTGTAATTACCTGCTGTATCTAAATTAAACGGTTGTAATAATGTAATTGCCATAATTTTTTATTCTAATTATAGTATTTAGCTATTAGAAAGTTATTGACCCATTGCCGGTAAATGTGTAAATTCTATAGCCACCTGTAACAGTGTATGTTGGGCTTCCTGTAGTTGTTGCAGCCGTAAATGAATCAGGGTAACGAATAATAACTATTCCGGATCCGCCGCTGAATGAGTTTCTGACTGTCCCGACATCCCCGCACCCACCCCCACCGCCTCCGGTATTTGCTGTACCGGCACTTCCGGTTTGTCCATTGCGTTGACCGTTACCTCCACCTCCTGTGCCACCTGTACCGCCTGCAGATGATCTACCACCTCCTCCACCTCCGCCAGCATATGTTACTGATGATCCTGACATAGAAGAAGCTGCTCCTGCACCACCATTACCAGCAGCAGTTTCCGTATTAGGATTCGGTCCTTGACCATTCGTACCAGCACTGCCTGCGCCACCGCCACCGCCCGCGCCTGTATAATTATTATTACCACCATTATTACCTTGACTAGGAGATGTAGAGGGAGTATTTCCTAAACCACCTATACCTAAATCATATCCGCCGCCTCCGCCGGAACCCCCGTTTGATTTTGAAGGTGCCGCGCCAGCTTTATGTCCGGCGCCACCTCCAGTAGAAGTTATCGTACTAAAGATTGAATCTGACCCTTTAGTTGCGCTGTCTGCATCTGCTCTTGGTGCACCGGATCCTCCTCCGCCCACAGTAATTGAGTAGGTTGTTTCTGGTGTTACAGAAAATGAATCTCCTGTTCTAAATCCGCCGGCGCCGCCCCCGCCGCCATCATCTGCTGCGCCACCGCCACCACCAGCAACAACTAGATAATCAACTGCTGTGACTGATGGAGGCGTTGTAATTGAAATACCACCGCCAATCGTAATCCCAGGACCTATATCTAATGGCATTACGCTGGTACCTCTACCCAATTAGTTGTTTCTTCATCCCAAACATATCTACCATCATCATTTGGATACGGCACTGGACTTTCCCAAATGCAAGTTGTTTCATTTAATATCCAACTATTGAATGGTTTAGGTGGAATGAATGCATCGAGTTCTGCATTATATGTATATCCTTGGCCTGCGTAGTTTTTTCTAAAAGTACCATTATAGCTTGTTTGTTTCCACATGGTATATCCTCCTGACCAAGACGTTAGAAAGTCGATACCTTTCTGTTCACTTTCTTGACCGTTTTCATCTAATAGTTCATTGTTATGAACTACGTGAACTTCTAATACAACATTATTTTCATCTAATTTTGCAAAATGTGCCATTTTGTTTCCTTTCTTTGTAAAATTAATAAGTTAAAAACGCCGTTGTTGGTGGCGTAAAGTTAGCAGTATAACGTGCGAAACCTCTGGTGATGCGAAAATCATCCACATACCCATTGAAAAAATTACCGCTATGACTTTTACCAAGTTCCACGAATCCAGTTGAATTGTAATTGGTGGTATCAGTTGCGGAGCCATCAACTACGCCATTCACAAACAATCTAACTGTGCCGCTGGCCCGTGTCACGGCGATATGATACCACTGTCCAGTTACTAAAGTTGTTGCGCCGGTTATCAAGTTTGCGTCCCATTTGCCCCACTGCAATTTGCTTGCTGGAAATATGTAAAAAGTCCAAAAACGAAAAGTGGCTCCATCATTGTTAAAAACAATAGCAGATTCACTTGCAAGTGAATTCCAATAAAACCACCCCTCAATAGTAAAATTGCCTGTTCCAAATACACCTGTTTGATTTGATAGAGCAGCAACGTAATCCCCACTACCGTCAAAACTCATACTCGCATTGCCAAACTTAGTTTGTGTTGTACTTAATTGCGTATTGCCTACAGTCTGTAAATTATTTTTACTTGTATAATCAACGATACCACTATTTGTAAAGTTCAACAATAAAACTGTGTTACTGATTGCAGAGACTGGTGCAACCGGAGGCACAAATGCTGAAGTATAAACAGCAGAGCCTTTGATTATTCTCAAATTTGATAGATAACCATTAAGTAAGAAAGCACCTGTTAATGGAACGGATCCTACTCCCAAATTAGTACTGTTACTCATAAGTGTAGATGAATTTGTAGCAGAAGTAATTACAGCACCATTGGTAAATAATTTAATAGCAGAACCCGATCTAGTCAAAGCAATATGATACCATTGACCCGCCACCATGGCTCCAAAAGACGCACCAGATAGTACGTCGTTAACTGTACCTGAAGAAGAAGCATATGCTAATAAATTCCCACCAGATAGAAGTATGAAATAAGGGCTATAACCGCCTCCGTTGTTCCAGCCCTTATCTATTATAATCTGCGCTGTTGAAACAGAAGTAAAATATACCCAAAATTCAATTGTAAAATCATTAAAGGATTCTAACGCCGTATTGTCTGGTACTAGTAAGTAATTACTAGATCCGTCAAAGTATCCACTACCGCCTACTGTAGTTATTCCATAAACTGAATTAGTTCCTGTAGTTGATGTATTACCAAACGGATTAAATTGTCTTGGTATTGAATTTCCGTTTACTGTGATTGTAAAATTGTTTGTACTGTTATCGATAAATCTATTTGACTCACATGTTAATAAACTTGTACCTGATATTGCAGTTAATGGTGAGGTTGGTGAGGTAAATGCTGAAGTATAAACTGCTGTACCCTTCACGACCCGCAAGTTACTTAAATATCCATTAATAATAATGGTGCCGTTTGTTGCTGCGTCAAAACCAATAGTGCAATAGTTTTCAGTTAAATTATTATTAAAGGTATCAGAACCATTTGCAACACCATTAATATAAATTATTCTTGATGTTCCATTACGAACGACAGCTACGTGGGTCCATGCACCAAGTTGTATAGTACCTGTGCTAGTTAATTCTTGTGTGGCAGGTCCAGTAACTATTTTCTGATCGGACTTAATATAAACATAAAATCTATTTGATCCGCCACCGGGTGTATTTGGTTGCAAAGTATCAAATACCATTTGCGCTGTTGTACTTATTGTATAAACAAAAAATTCAACTGTAAAGCTACCTGTCCCAAATGCAAATGCTGCGTTTTGTGGGCCACTTAAATAATCTCCATTGCCATCAAAATAACCACTATAACTTGTTGGTGTTATGATTGCTGATACGAATGGACTGAAAGATTGTACAGATGGTGTTCCACTTGGTGTGCAGGTTTTTGGAGAACTAGATGCATCAACGAATCTATTATTTTGGAATGTAAGTAATACGCAATTTGACGCACTTTGACTTGTTATAGTTAAAGGTGATGTAGCTGGTGTAAAGTTATTCGTATACACCGCTGTACCCTTACAAACTCTAAGATTAGAAATATAACTTGTTCCTGTGTATCCTGTTTGCCAAATACGACCTGTTTCTGCTACTGTGGCAGTAATATTACCCATACTATAAGTTGCACCGGAGTCTGAAGTTCCATTTATATAAACTCTAGCAGTGCCGCTGGCACGGACAGCTGCAATGTGAACCCAAGTATTTGTAGTTATTGTTGATGTCGTTCTTCCTGCTCCGGCACCATCACCGTATCTTGTGCTTTCAATATTACCAGAACCGTTAACATACAAACTATAAGCTCCGGCATTTGCACTACCAACATTAAACATACTAAAACCGGTTCCTATACTTGTTACAAAAATCCAAGCTTCAACTGTAAAATCGCCTGTACCAAAAGTAAAATCTGCACTTGAACCATATGATAGATATGTTGAAGTACCATCTTGATAGTAACTCCATCCTGTCTGACTAAACGGCGATAACGCACCCTGCGTTGTGTTACCGTTACGGGTAATAAAATTACCGATGCCAGATGTATCGACAAAACGATTATTGTTTTCACCAAATCGATTTTGTAATGTTAATAGGCTTGTATTTGTAATTGCTGTAAGTGGTGCAGTAGGTGGGGTAAAGTTAGCGGTGTAAACTAATGTACCATTAACTATTCTTAAATTAGAAATATAACCAGTGTAATAAGTTGATTGAGCAACACCTATGTTTATTGGGAAAGAAGCACTTGACTGCGGAGTTCCAGATTTAGTACCTGTACCTACTAAAGTTCCATTTAAATATAATCTGATTTCTCCCGAAGAATTGTTATGTGTCATAGCAAGATGATTCCACTGATTTACTAAAACCGTTCCAGAAGTAGCAGTAACGTTTTGTGTTCCACCGTTGAAATAATATAACCCCACACGACCTGAAGCGTTATAACCAAAACTCCAATATAATACATCAGAATTAAATTGACCATGAGAAATTTGGAGGGGTGCAGAATTAGTACCGCTAACTGTTATAGAAAAAGGATAAACCCACATTTCTATAGTAGTATTAGAGCTGTACCAATTAGCTGTGCTAGCTGAATACGGTGCAGAAATGTAGTCGCCGGTACCATCAAAATAACCACTACCTGTTGTTAAATCTGTTTCTGTGAATGGACCAAAATTACGTACACTTACATCTCCGTTTCTTGTTAGTGTAAAATTATTTGTACTGTTATCTATTAATCTGTTTGTTTGACATGTTAATAAACTTGTATTTGCTATCGCTGTGAGTGGTGATGTTGGTGGTGTAAAGTTTGATGTGTAAAGTGCAGTGCCTTTTACAATTCTAAAATTGCTGATGTACCCATTAACCGACATGTTCTGGCCTGCGCCAGCGTTGATATAAGTGCCGATGTAATTTAGGGCGTTTGAGTTGAGGGTAATTGCTTGCGTAGTTGTGCCAGCACTTACTCCGTTAATATACAAAGTAAATACATTTCCGTTTCTGACAAGGGCAATGTGATACCAAGTTCCTGTCTTTATTGCATTAGTAACGGCAAAGTCATATCTACTATTTGATTGAGCAAGAAGAACCGTTAATGTACCACTAGTTGGGGCAACAAAGAATCCGTAGGACAAACTGCTATTATTTTGTACATCTGCATCTTGCTGAATATAAAGACACTGATCTGCTGCCAACGAATTGCAGTAATACCAAAGTTCCGTTGTAAATGTTGAAGAACCCATTTGAGTCGCAGATGTGGCAGTCGAAGATAGATAATCCCCAGTGCCATCAAAATAATTACTCCAAACAGTTTCATATGGACTAAATGCCATAGGTCTTGTATCACCAACTACTGTAACTGCGAATTTATTTGTACTTGCATCTTGTGTCCAATAATTACTACTTGTTTCGCCATTTAACAATAACGTAACTAAATTAAAATACGGATCGTTGCCAACTTGTATTACCCAGTTAAAAGTTCTTGTAGCACTTCTATTTGTTGTCGCCGCTGTTGCAGTAATTAGTGAACTAGAATTTGCTGCAACAGTTGGAGTTCCAGCAATTACGTTACCAGTTATTGTTAAGCCTGTTGGTAATGTATTTGCACTATAACTAACACTAAAACCAGCGGCGCTGGTTGCATTTAGTGTAACGTTACTAATCGCACTATTAACATCGGATGTATATGTATTGTTGTTTGCAGGACTGTTCCATGTTACAACATCCTGTTGTACATTGATAAAAGTTGTTCTATCAGCACTTCTAGTTGATGTATTTGAAGTAGCAGTTAGAGTAACCGTTGTATTAGCAACAGTGTTTGATGTTCCGGTTAATAAATTACCAGTAACAGTAATACCAGCTGGTAAATTTGCACCAGTATAACTGATGTTGCCACCAACTAAGTTTGTTGCACTTAATGTTGTATTGCTTATGGCAACATATTCATATGAGTTGATAACTGAGGCATTAGCTGGGTTACTCCATGTAACCACGTCTGGATTAATTGTTAAACTAAATTGTCTGTTAGTATCCTGTTGTTCGTTATCGGTTGCACGAATAGTAAATGTATAGGTCGTTGAATTTGCGGTACTACTGCTTGTTCCAGTTATTGTACCGTTACTGTTTAGTGTAGCACCCGTTGGTAGCGTGCCACTAAACAAACTATAACTTATCGGAGCATCACCTGTAGCAACAACTGTATTACTAAAACTTTGTGTTTCATAGACTGTACCTAAAGTTCCTGCTGCTGTAGTCCAATTTGGTGTGCCACTATATTGTATACCTGGTATAGCAATAGCTGTGCTACCATCTGTATTAATCACATAAAGAACATAACTACCTGCATTGTTAGCAGGGCTTGTAAAGGTTATTGTTGTATTATTAACTACTGTAACAACACCAACCGCACTCCCATTGATTAATACACTAGCTCCATTTAGAAAACCACTACCAGTTAATGTAATTGTTTGACCACCTGCTGTATCTGCGGCAGTATCGTCGCCAGGGTATGTAATTGTAGTAATTTTAGGAGCACCTAATGTTGATGACGTAAACGTAGTATTAGAAACGACTAAGTTACTTTGGATATAGGCAGTATTAAACTGGTTCGTAGAATTACCTAAATTAGTATTAGCCGGCGGGTTTAAGATACTTTGATTTTTAATTTGAAAATAATCTGCCATTTTATTATACCTGTGTTAATATCCAACCTTGTGCTGCATTGTAATAAACTAGGACAAATGCTGCTCTATTAGTAGTAACCGTTAAATTACTTGCATCCCCTTGTATATTAGAACCATTTCTATTAATAGTAATTGCATTAGTGTTTGCATTTCCAGTACCGTCTATTATACCTATTTCATCTCCAAATGTTGGACTAGATGGTAATGTTAATGTAATGTTTGCAGTTGACGTATCAACAATATATCTAGTTGATGCAACTAAGCTAGTATTACCACTAACACTTGAATATGTATAACTTGCAACATTGCCAAAACTTAAATTACCACTACCATCAGTTGTTAATGCTTGTCCACTGTTACCACCACTAATATGTAAGTTTGCAACATTACCCAAACTTACGTTTGACCCGGTAAAATTTACATTACCGGTTTGATTAATCATTAATGTTGAAACTTTTGTTGTCATTATTTATAATCCTTAAAATAGACTAAATGCACTTGTTGGTGCTGTAAAATTACCTGTATATCTTGCATATCCTTTAGTTATTCTAAAATCGTCAACATAACCATTGAATGGGAAACCGCCATTTTGATATGAGCCTATAGTTATTCTTCCCATATTACCTACAAGTGTGCTTGCTCCTCCAGATAAATTACCTGATCCTATAGATGTTCCATTAGAATATACGCTAATATTAACTCCATTTCTAACCAATGCTATATGATACCACACGCCAGTTGTAAATGATCCCATACTCTGTAACCAAAACGCACCTGAATTTTCAGTTCCTACAGCTAATGAAAGTGCGCCACCAGTATTTCCTGCTATATCGAATGTAAAACCACCTTGGGTATTATATCCTGTTTCGCCCCAACCTTGATTTATTATTGCTGCTCTTGATGCAACACTGTTAAAATAAAACCATCCTTCTATTGTAAAGTTGCCGGCACCAAACGATAATTGAGGCGAAGTTATCGTTGCTGAACTAGTTAAGCTGGTTGTCGATCCATTAAACGACATACTAGAATTACCAAACTTTTTAACTAATGTAGAGAGTTGAGTACTACTACCTACAGTTTCTAAACTCATTCTACTTGTATAATCAAATATGCCTGCGTTAGTTCCCGTCACTAACAACGAAGTTGCATTAATAGATTGTAAAGGTGTAGTACTAGGTGAGAATGACGTTGTGTATAGTGCTTTACCTTGTACTATTCTAGGACCATGAATGAATCCGTTAAATGCACCGCCGTCACTAGTATTAACAATTCCAACAGTTACGGCTCCGGCTGAATTCACAAATGAACCAGAGACAGTAAAAGTACTTGCATCAACAACTCCGTTTACAAAAAATCTTAGAGTAGTTCCCAACCGTGTAACCGCTACGTGATTCCATTGAAACGGAGTGGCAATTGCAGTGGTACCCGAAGTGCCAACTGCGCCGGATATATTATATGCAAAATAAATTGTACCATTGGCGTTAACACTGAATATCCATGATGTATCTGACGGCGAATTTGCCACCCACTGTGCTGCTATACATCCATATGCTGTACTGCTTCTATATACCCATGCTTCAATTGTAAAATTACCTGTAAAGTGAAATCCAACATTATCAAGTACAGTCAAATAATCTCCTGTGCCATCAAAGTATGAACTTCCACCAATAGTGGCTACTGAATACGTTGCACTTCCACCTGTTGCAGAAGTTATTCCAAATGGATTAAATTCTGATGGTATTGTATTACCACTCGCAGTTATTGTAAAATAGTTTGCACTGTTATCGATAAATGTACTTGATTGACATGTCAATAAACTTGTATTTGCAATTGCAGTTAATGGGCTAGTTGGTGGTGTAAAATTAGAAGTGTATACTGCGGTGCCTTTTACTATTCTTAAATTTGATAAGTATCCATTTATGTATATGGCGAGTACCGGAGCCTGACCAATATAGAAAGTGCCTGATGCATCAGAATAGTTTGTGCTGTCCGCTACTGATGTAATCAACTGCCCATCAATATATAAACTTAGGGTTCCGCTCGACCGCACTAGTGCCCAGTGCCTCCATATGGCTGTTAAATATGCAGCCACACTCGCAGTTAACCGATTGACTTGATTAACCACACTTTGCCAATAAAGAGTTCCACTTAAAACAAATAATCCCCAACCTACGTTGATATCACCCTGCAGGATACCTTGATGTACGGCACTGTTAGCATACAACCAATATTCTATTGTGAAATCACCTGTGCCAAAAGCCAACTCTGAACCATGTGTATAAGTTAAAGAATCATTTCCATCAAAATAGCCACTGTAACTTACTGGTGTAGTTATTGATGGTCCAAATGGCCCAAACGAATGAGTACTGACATCACCATTTCTTGTTAATGTTAGTCTATTACCACTATTGTCTATTATTCTATATGTTTGACAGGTTAATAATGCAGTATTTGTGACCGGTGCAAGTGGAGTAGTTGACGGAGTAAATGTTGCAGTATAAAGAGCCGTTCCTATAACAAGTCGTAAATTACTAATATATCCTGTCCACCAAGTTCCAGCACTTAAATCTAATGCACCTATTCTAGTAGTTGTATCTGTTAAATTCTGTGATGTTGATCCTGAAGCTCTTAGTGTACCATTTAAAAATAATCTAACAGTAGAACCTGATCTTGTACAGGCAACATGGTACCATGTATTATTTACAACTCCGTCATACTCAAGAAATGATGAACTTAAACCTCCGACCCAACATCTAAAATACGTTAAATAAAATTGTACATATAAATTACCAGTACCCCCAATAGTAAAAATACTATCATTACTGGCTTGAGCTGCTCTGTAAACCCACGCCTCAAATGTAAAATTACTTGTACCTATTGCAGTAGGTAGTGTTGTTGAAATATAATCACTATTTCCATCAAAATAATTACTCCAACCTGTTTGACTAAATGGACTAAATGTACCTTGCGTTGGATTACCATTGCGTGTAATAATATTATTAATACCAGATGTATCAACAAAACGATTGTTGTTTTCACCAAATCTATTTTGCAATGTTAATAGACTTGTATTTGCAACTGCGGTAAGAGGTGATGCCGGCGGGGTGAAGTTTGAAGTATAGACTGCGGTTCCCTTTACAACACGCAAATTGTTTATATATCCAAATAATGTACTTGACGTATACGGTGAACCACCTTCCCAATAAGTTCCAATACCTAAAGGTGCAGTTGCCCCATAATTATTTCCATCGGTATAAGTCGATCCAGATTGTGTGCCATTTATGAAAAGTTTGGTTGATCCTGAGGCACGAGCTACCGCAATATGATACCATATACTAGTGCTTAACGAACTTCCAGTAATTCTATCAGCACTGGCAGTAAAATATCGTATAGTACTACTAATATAGATATGAGGATTAGTACTAGATGCAGAAGCTAAGTTACTGTAAATAGTTTGTAGCCCCGTACTATTCAAATACAACCAAAATTCAATTGTAAAATCTCCAGTACCAAAACCATAACTTGAATTTGTGGTTTGCGTAATATAATCTGTTGATCCATCAAAATAACCACTACCTGTTGTTAAATCTGTTTCTGTTACACCCCCGTAATTTGAAATAAACGTATTGCCAAACACAGATATCGTAAAACTATTTGTACTATTATCAATAAATCTATTACTTTGACATGTTAATAAACTTGTACCTGATACAGCAGTTAATGGAGATGTGCTAGGAACAAAGTTAGCTGTTCCTATATATACTGCTGTACCTTTAACTACTCTTACATTACTAATATATCCATTAAACCAACCTTCTACTGGATTACTTTGTGCTCCTATTACATTTAAATTATTATTAGTAAAGTTAGTTGTTACAGTTGACCCAGATGCTTCTGTTTGATAAACCCCATCTATCCAATATCTTACTACACTTGATTGTCTAACAACTGCAATGTGATGCCAAAATCCATCAGTTAGTGTAACAGTAGATCCATCTATTGGAGTCAATCCGCTTACTCTTAAAGCTCCGTTAGTTCCGCCATGATATTGTGATACTCTTAAATAAAAAACTAAATCACCCATTGACATAATACTACGTGAATATCCGGGACCGGGCGCAAGACCACCAACGCTTGTGTTTATCCAACATTCTATAGTAAAATCACCTGTACCAAATGAAAATGCAGTATTTGCAGGTGTACTTAAATAATCACCATTGCCATCAAAATAATTACTCCAGCTTACATTATATGGACTCAAAGCAACTGGTCTTGTATCGCCATTTACTGTTAATGCGAAACCATTCGTACTTGCATCCTGTATCCAGTAAGGACTTGTTGTTTCCCCTGATAATAAGAGTGTAGTTAAATTAAAATATGGATCATTTCCTAATTGTACTACCCAATTAATTGTTCTTGTAGCAGTTCTATTAGATGTATTCGCTGTTGCAGTTAATAATGAAGAAGTATTTGCTACAGCAGTTGGTGTTCCAGCAATTATATTTCCCGATAAAGTTAATCCAGTGGGTAATGTATTTGCTGCATATACTACACCAAAACCTGCAGCACTAGTTGCATTTAATGATACGTTACTAATTGCTGTATTTGCAGCCACCGTATATGTCGTATTGTCAGCGGGACTATTCCATGTTACTGCATCCTGTTGCACATTTATATAAGCCGTTCTGTTTGCAGTTCTATTTGTTGTATTTGCTGTTGCTGTTAATGTTATGTTTGTATTTGCTACTGTGTTTGCTGTACCGACTAATAAATTGCCGCTTATATTAATACCAGTAGGTAAGTTTGTTCCACTATATTGAACACCATACCCTGCTGCACTTGTTGCTGTTAATGTAGTGTTAGCTATTGGTAGATATTCGTAAGTAGAAATTACTGCACCACTTGCCGGACTACTCCATGTCACTACATCAGTATTAACTGTTAATGTGAAGGTGCGAGTAACGTCCTGTAATTCTGCATCTTCTGCTTTGATAGCAAAAGTATATGTTGTGCTGCCACTTTCAATAGGACTTGTTCCTGTAATTACACCATTTGCATAAAGTGTTGCACCACTAGGCAAACTTCCACTTGCTAAACTATAAGTAATGGGACTATCGCTGGTTGCAACTACACTAGTATTAATTGGTCTAGTTTCATAGCTTGTACCAATACTTCCAGCTGGAGTAGTATATGTAGGCACACTAGAGTAAACCAAACCCGGTACTAATATAGCTGCGCCGCCTGTACTATTATAAACGATTAGTGTATAACTTCCACCTGCTAATGCTGTACTTGTAAAACTTAATTGTGTTGGACTTATAACTGTAACTGGGCTAATTGTTACACCATTTACTGTAACTGCGGCGCCGCTTGCAAAACCAGTACCATTTACTAATACTGTTTGTCCACCGGCTGGGTTTAATGCTGTATCGTCACTGCCCTGAATACTATACCCAGTAATACTAGGTTGTGGGTACTTCTGTTGCACAAACTGACTTTGTTTGTCAACTGTACCTGTATTATCGGAAGCTCTTTTACCCCTAAACCCACTATTAAACATTTTTAATTAATTTCTTCCCAGCTACATACTGCTTGCAATCTACTATTTGCGTTTGCAGTGACTCTTACGCTGTCACCTTCTAACAAATATAAACTTAATGTTTTATCTATTGGTGTGTAAGCCGTGTTTATTGCAATTGCAACGTTACTTATTATTTGAGTTGCAACACTACCTCTATATAAATCCACTGTAAGTGTTGCACTGTTACTTGTGTCTATATTAGCTACTACCAACATATTTACCTTATATATTTTACCACTTGAAGAATTGTTAGTAACAATTGCTGACGCACTTGTAGTTACGTTAGCGACTGCTGTATTTCCATAAATTGTAGTTACATTTACTATATTTGGGTTTGCCATATTCTTTCCTTAAAATCCAAAAACGATTGCCATTGCTATCGCTTTTCCTGTTGTTACGTCACTAGTAGATTGAACTACAGCTAATTCTCTTATTTGTATTGCTACACTATCACCCGGCGCTGTTGTAAAGGTTAATGTCGTTCCTGTAATTGTATAATCTGCTGTTGGTGTTTGTAATACACCGTCTAGTGTTACCAATACACTACTTACAGTTGCTCCATTCGTTACACTATAATTTACAGTACTACCATTACCAGTATATGTTCTTACTACAAAACTTCCGGCACCACCTGAAACTAAATTAGTAGTAGTAACTTCAATGCTTGAATTATTAGCTGGAGCATTTGTAAAAGAAAGTGTGTTGCCTGTAATACTATAATCAGAACGTAATACAATGACACCATTATAATTAACCTGAGTAGTATTGATGCTTGTTGGTGATGTACTCAATGTAAAGCTTGTTTGTACACCGTTACCTGTAAACGCATCGACAAAAACTGTACTATATGTAGTAGAACCTGCACTTACAAAACTTAAATTACCTGATCCATCTGTAGTAATTACTTGACCATTGGCGCCGCCGGTAATGTGTATATTAGAAATATCACCTAAACTTACATTACCACCACTAACTGCAAGATTTCCAGTAACCGATAACGTATTAGTTGTTTTATCATATGTTACATTACTAGTACCACCAAAACTGCCGCCGTCATTAAACTGTAGTTGTGTATTACTACCACCAGGTGTGCCACCACCTCCACCGCCTGATTGTGCAGCCCAACTTAAATTTCCAGATCCATCAGTTACAATTACATAATTGGCTGAACCACCTGGTATTTTAACGTTTGCGATATTAGAAAAATACGCATTGGCCCCAGTAAAAGATAAGTTACCTGATACTGTTAGACTAGTCAGCGTACCAACTGAAGTGATATTAGGTTGTGCATTAGTGTAAACAGTACCAGCAACTAATGCATTGCCTACTTGACCTGTTACATTACCTGCTGTAATTGATGTGAGAAGTGATCCATCTCCGCTAAAATAGTTTGCGGTAGCAAGATTTCCTAAATTAGCGTTACCGGAAGTTATATTACCAGTTAATATTACTCCTGTGCCACTATAGTTATTAGCCGTAATATTACTGTTACCAGAATTAAGCGTAATATTGCCGGTCGTTAAGCCGTTCTTAACGTTAAAATACTTTAATGTCACAGTTCCATTATCCCTGTTTGTTTACTAATTTTTATAAATTATGTTTTAATATAACTCACTACCATGTTTACCTTTGCATTAGCACTTGTTGATGTTGCATATACACTTACATTACCAGAAATACCGTTAATGTTGCTAGATAAATCAATAATATCAGCACTATTATTACTACAAATACTACCATATATTGTTATATATGAATTTGTACCATCATGCACTAATAATGTTTCAACCGATTGATAACCATCGTCACCGCTTGCACTAATTATATACTTAGCAGTACGATATGTTGTTGGAGCAAATTGATCGATAACCGTATTTGTAGTTACACTTACATTACTACGATTACTTGTTAATCCACCATTTAATAATAAATTACCTGTTGTTGTATTACCAGAAACATTTAATGAGCTTAATGTACCAACACTAGTAATATTTGGCTGAGCACCTGTTGTTAGTGTTCCTGTAATAAAGTTAGCGAGTACTAAGTTACCCAAGTTAGCATTATATGCTGTTACATTACCAGTACCGCTTGTTCCTACAACTAAATTACCATATACACCTAAGTCACCTGCATTATTACCATATTTGGTTTCTAATGTTAGTGTACCTGTACTGTCGTAGATGTTTGCAGTTTTTACACCATTTGCTGTTGCAGTAATTAAACCAGTAACCGTTAAGCTACTTAGTGTGCCAACACTAGTGATGTTTGGTTGTGCTGCTGTATACACGGTACCGGCTACTAATGCATTTGCTACCTGACCTGTTATATTACCACCTGGGACGCTTGTTAACCCTGCACCATTGGCAACAATATTAGTTACACTTAATGTGTTTGTTCCCTTATTAAATGTAAAGTTTGCACTACCAGCAAATGCATTACCATCATTAAACTGAACTTGTGTATTGCTACCTGCTGCATTTGTAGTGAATACGTATGGGGTACCATTTGCATATAATAAGTTATCTGACTTAATATTGCCTGCGCTTACATTACCGGTTACATCTAAGCTTGTTAGTGTGCCAACGCTTGTAATGTTAGGTTGTGCGTTTGTTAGTACTGTTCCTGCATAAGTTGCATAGTTAGCATTTGCTACGGTCCCAGTTACATTACTACCGTTTAAGTTAGTAAGTAAACTACCGTCACCACTGAAATAATTACCTACAACTAAATTTCCTAAGCTTGCATTACCTGAGGTAACATTACCTGAAACTGTGAGTGTAGTCAATGTACCTACACTAGTAATATTTGGCTGTGACCCATCAGTTACGGTATTAGCTGTCGCTGATGTAGCAACACCAGTTAATAGACTACCGTTTCCTAAGAAGTATCCTGCTCTAATATTACCGTAACTGTTGAAGGTCATCACCTCACTTGAATTTGTTACGTTACTACCGAAACCAAATTCCCCATTACTATTATCCCAACCCATAAATGCATCAATCGGAGCTGTTGTATAGTAATGTAATAATGTACCTCTATCTTTGCCGTCATTTGTGGTAAGTGGTGCACCATTTGGACCGCCGCCAAGTTCAATGATTGGATCTTCAACAACAAGAGTTTCTACATTCGCATAAATCGTATTGCCTTGAACAGTTAAGTTACCAGTAACGGTTGCATTACCACTTATAAGTGCATCACCTGTATTCGCTGTACCTGTCACTACAAGATTAGCTAGAGTACCTAAGCTTGTAATATTAGGCTGTGCATTTGTATAAACCGTTCCAGCAAGTAATGCATTGCCTACTTGACCTGATACATTACCTCCAGCAACACTGTTTGCACTATCAGCAACGTTTGCATGATTTGCACCTGATACGTCACCAGAAACATTACTTCCATTTATATTAGTAATTAAATATCCATTACCTTGAAAGTAATTTGATACCGTTAAGTTTCCTAAATTTGCATTTACTGATGTTAAATTACCACTAATTGTTACTACATTCGTAGATTGATTAAACGTAAATGCATCACTTGCACCTGCATTTCCTGAATTATTAAACAATACAGCAGTGTTATTACCCGGTACAACAATATTACCACTTATATTACCTTGAACGTTACCAATAAAATAAGGTGCTGTGATATTAGCAGTAGCGTTTAGTGTGCCATTAACTCCTACTGAAATTTCTACATTTGCTGTACTATTCCCGACAGTTAGACTCGATAACAACCCAACGCTTGTAATATTTGGTTGCGCATTTGTTGTTAGTGTACCTGTAATAAAATTACCTGAAATTAAATTAGCACCAGTAATATTACCTGCAGTCGCATTACCAGTAATATCAACAGAACTTAATGTACCTAAACTAGTGATGTTGGGTTGAGCATTTGTGTAAACTGTACCAGATATTAATGCATTACCTACTTGCCCAGTAATATTCGCCCCAGCTAAACCTGATAACTGACTACCATTACCTTGAAAGTGATTCGAAATTACTAAATTACCTAAGTTTGCTGTAATTCCGGTTAGCGCAGTTATATTCCCTACATTAGCTAGGTTACCAGTAGCTGCGTCAATAACAACATTACCAGTTGTTATACCCTGTTTGACGTTAAAATATTTTGTTGTCATTTTAAATTTTCCTTAATCTTAATCTGATACATAAGTACCTAATAAATTTACCGTAGTATTAGCTGACAATGTTGTTGCTAACATTCTGACATTTCCAGAATTAATATCTGTGCTTAAAGTAATAATATCAGAACCGATTGTAGACAAACTACCATAGATTGTTACAAAACTGTTAGTACCGTTGTGAATCAGCAATACTTCTACAGCCTGATAACCGTCATCACTATTAACCCGCATAGTGTATTTAGCTGATCTATATTTTGTGGTACTGAAGCTATCCACAACAGTACCAGTTGTAACAACAATAGGAGTTCTATTGCTGTAAAAATCATTTACTTTTAGATTTGTTATAGTCGCTGTATTAGCAACTGATAAATTGCCCTGAACCGTAACATTTCCTGACGCACTCCCTAATGTCACATTACCGGCTAGACCAATATTAGTGTTTCCTATACCAACTGTAAAGATACCAGCATTACTACCGGATACCTCAATAGTTCCTGATCCTAATGTTAATAAACCAGAAGTAGCTGATAAATTACCACTTGAAACATTACCGGTAACAGAAAGGTTAGATACTGATAACGTGCTAGTGGTTTTGTTGAACGTAAAGTTACTATTTGAATTTACGTTTGAACCATCTATAAACAGAACCTGTGTATTTGCACCGGATATAGTTATTGCCCCGTATATAGTTACTTCAATATTAGCATTATTAGCAGGCGGATCAGAGAATATTAAAGTACTACCTGACAATGAGTAAACCCAATCCTGCTGAATTAAACCGTCGATGTTAACTTGTAATGCTGCTTCAGCAGAAGGTACTGTTGATAATGTAAAATTAGTTTGTACTCCGTTACCAACAAAATTATCTTTATTAATATTAACAAACCCTGCACCACCACCTGCACCAACTTGCCAACTTAAGTTACCTAATCCATCTGTTGTTAGTGTATAGCCAGCTGAACCGCCGGTTATCTTAACATTACTTACAGATCCTAAATTAGCTATACCATTAACATTTGCATTTGTAGTTACAAAGTTATATGCTGTAAGTGTGTTGGTCGCTTTATTGAATGTTAGATTTGCACTTCCGGCAAAAGCATTACCGTCATTAAATTGAATTTGTGTATTACTTCCAGCTGCATTTGTAGTAAAGACGTATGGAGTACCATTAGCATATAATAGATTATCCGATTTAATGTTTCCTGCGCTAACGTTTGCTGTTACTGATAAACTACTTAAAGTACCTAAACTTGTGATGTTTGGTTGCGCATTAGTATACACTGTTCCGGCTACTAATGCGTTCCCTACTTGACCATTTACATTGCTACCTGTGATATAAGTGATGCCAGCGCCATTACCTATGATGTTTGTTACACTTAACGTGTTTGTGGTTTTGTTAAATGTAAAGTTTGCACTACCGGCAAGACTATTATTATCATTAAACTGAACCTCTGTATTACTACCACCTGCTGCTGCTGAATCAATACCCCAACTTAAATTTCCAGCGCCGTCTGTTTTTAAGACGTAGCCTAAACTACCACCTGCTATATGTAAATTACTTACGTTACCTAAAGTTACATTACTTGAATTGTTAAAATCAATAACGCCATTACTTGTTAAACCACTTAAGTTACCAAGACTCGTAATATTTGGTTGTGCATTTGTATATACTGTACCCGCTAACAATGCATTACCTACTTGACCGGTTACATTGCCACCTGTGATCGAACTTAATAATGAAGCATTACCTGTGAAATAATTTGCTGTTACTAAGTTGCCTAAGTTAGCATTACTTGCGGTTACATTAGATGTTGTGCTGATTACACCGTTAGCTTTTAGATTAGTAATAGTTAACGCTGAATTAGCAAAATCCCAAATTAAATCAGGACCACCAACTATTAAGCCACTTGATGATATTGCTATTTGTCCTGTACCTAATGAATTTAATGTAAAGTTACCAGCTTGTAAATTACCTGTATATGTTGGTAAATAATTCGCTACGTTTGCATTCGAATAGGTACTACCAAAACTCCATGCAACTCCATTAGCATAAAGTAAACTGTCCGTTAATATGTTACCAGCACTTACATTTCCTGTTACACTTAAATTACTTAATGTTCCTAAACTTGTGATATTTGGTTGTGCTGCTGTTATAACGGTACCTGCAAAATTTGAATAGTTTGCGCTAGCTACGTTACTTGCAGATATGTTAGAAAGTAATCCACCGTCACCTTGGAAGAAGTTTGCACTTACTAAGTTTGCACCGGATATAGTTCCGCCGTTGCCTGAACCACTTGAAAGCTTAGATATGTATAATGTACTGTTACCAGCATCATAAGATATGTCTGCATTAGCACCTAACGCATAATTACCTGAACTATTACTTGAAACGAACGTTGGATAATAATTTCCAGTTGTACGCTCAGTAACCATTACATAATTTGCCGTAACGGCATTTCCTATTACTGATCCTGTAACTGAAATATTACCCGCTGTAAAGTTTCCAGTGTATGTAGGTAAGTAATTAGCTACGTTGGCATTAGAGTACACATCTCCAAAACTCCACGGAGTTCCATTTGCATATAACAAATTATTAGTTAATATATTACCTGCACTTGCATTTGCTGTTACGGATAAATTTCCTAAAGTACCAACACTTGTTATATTTGGTTGAGCACCTGTTGTTAATGTTCCCTGTAAGAAATTACCAATAACTAAGTTACCTAAATTAGCGTTGTATGCAGTAATATTTCCTGCACCACTGGTTCCTACCGTTAGATTTCCATAGACACCTGCATCACCCGCTATATTACCGTATTTTGTTTCAATAGTAAGTGTTGTAGTACTATCATAAATGTTAGCAACTTTTATACCTGTACCAGTCGCTGTAATTAATCCTGATACAGTCAACGATGAGAGGGTACCAACGCTTGTAATATTAGGTTGAGCAGCAGTGTAAACAGTACCAGCAATCAATGCATTTGCTACTTGACCTGTAACATTAGCACCTGTTATTGAAGTTAATGCACTACCATTTCCAATAAAGTAGTTTGCCGCAACATTACCAGTATATGTAGGTAAGTAGGCAGCAACATTTGTATTAGAATACATTCCTGTTAATAATGCACCATTACCAATAAAATAATTGGCACGTATATTACCGTAACTATTCCATGTAACTACTTCATTTGTAACTGTAACATTACTACCGAACCCAAATTCAGCGTTTGAGTTGTCCCAACCCATAAATGCGTCAACTGGAGCAGTAGTATAATAATGTAATAATGTACCTCTGTCTTTACCGTCATTACTTGTTAATGGATCGTTATTACCTGTACCACCTAATTCAATGATTGGATCTTTAACATTTAATGTAGATACATTAGCATAAATTGTTGTTCCTGAAACTGTTAGATTTCCTGCAATCGTTGTATTGCCACTAACTGTTAGGCTTGCTAGATTACCAACACTTGTAATATTTGGTTGTGATGCTAATGTTACGTTTCCTGCAAATGCCGCATAGTTTGCATTTGCGACTGTACCAATATTACTAGGATTTATATTTGATAAAAAGCCACCATCTCCGCTAAAGAAGTTTGCTCTAGCTAAATTACCTAAGTTAGCATTACCTGCACTAACATTACCTGTAACAGATAAAGACGTTAATGTACCAACTGATGTTATGTTTGGTTGTGCATTTGTATATACTGTACCTGAAACCAATGCATTACCTACTTGACCTGTAACATTAGCACCTGTAATTGATGTTAGTAATGCTCCATTACCTGAGAAGAAGTTTGCTACTACTAAATTACCCAAATTAGCGTTACCAGAACTAATATTAGCGGTTACGGTTAAACTAGCTAAGGTACCTAAACTTGTAATGTTTGGTTGGGCGCCTGTTGTTAAAGTACCTGTAAACAGATTAGCAGTAACAACATTTGCTCCTGATATATTTCCGCCTGAACCTGAACCCAATAGTAAGGCACCGGTTAGTGTTCCATTGTTACCAAAAATGTTACCTGAAATGTTCGCATTACCTGCTGTCAAGTTCCCTGTATAAGTCGGTAAATAGGCAGCTACATTTGTATTTGAATATGTTCCGTTAAGATTCCAAGGAGTACCGTTAGAATATAATAAATTGTTAGTTAATATATTACCCGCACTTGCGTTTGCTGTAACAGTTAAATTTCCTAAAGTACCAAGGCTAGTAATATTTGGTTGTGCTGCTGTAGTTAATGTACCAGTCAACAATGACGCACTTACTAAATTAGCACCGGTTATTTGAGATAAACTGCCACTTAAAGTTAGGTTGGCGTTTGCTGCTAGTGTAGTACTTTGTAATGTACCAACACTTGTAATATTTGGTTGTGCATTAGTGTACACTGTGCCTGCAATTAATGCGTTGCCTACTTGTCCTGTAACATTACCACCGGTTATTGATGTAAGTAGTGATCCATTGCCACTAAAATAGTTTGCTACTGCTAAATTACCTAAATTCGCATTACCTGAAGTAATATTACCTGTAACAGATAAACTTACTAAAGTTCCTAAACTTGTTATGTTGGGTTGACTCGCAAGCACTACGTTGCCGGCAAAAGCTGCATAGTTTGCATTAGCAACGGTTCCTATATTTGCAGTATTTAAATTGCTGAGTAAAGAACCATCACCAATAAAATAATTTGCTGTTACTAAATTACCTAAATTCGCATTACCTGCACTAATATTACCAGTAACACTTAAACTACTAAGTGTACCTAAACTTGTAATATTTGGTTGCGCATTAGTGTAAACTGTACCAGCAATTAATGCATTGCCTACTTGTCCAGTGACATTACCGCCTGTAATTGATGTTAACAGACTTCCATCAGCAATAATATAACCTGCTCTAATATTACCGTAGCTGTTCCACGTAATTACTTCATTTGTAGCTGTGACGTTACTACCGAACCCAAACTCACCGTTCGAGTTGTCCCAACCCATAAACGCATCAATTGGAGTAGTTGTATAGTAATGTAGTAATGTGCCTCTGTCTTTGCCATCATTAGAACTTAGTGGATCATTATTGCCTGTGCCACCTAATTCAATTATCGGATCTTTAACATTTAACGTTGTAACATTAGCGTAAACAGTTGTACCAGATACAGTTAAGTTTCCTGCTATTGTTGTATTACCACTAACAGTCAGGCTCGATAAATTACCAACACTAGTAATATTAGGTTGTGATGCGAGTGTAACATTACCTGCAAATGCTGCATAATTTGCATTTGCTACAGTACCAATATTTGCAACATTTAAATTACTGAGTAAAGAACCATCACCACTGAAATAATTTGCTAATACTAAATTACCTAAATTCGCATTACCTGAACTAACATTACCTGTTATATTTAGGCTTGTTAATGTACCAACACTAGTGATGTTTGGTTGTGCATTCGTATATACGGTACCAGCTATTAATGCATTAGCTACTTGACCTGTTACATTACTACCGGTTAGACTTGATAATAATGACCCATCACCGTTAAAATAATTAGCTACTGCTAAGTTACCTAAACTTGCGTTGCCTGATGTGATATTACCACTAACTGTTAGGCTTGAAAGATTACCAACTGAAGTTATATTAGGCTGTGCATTTGTATATACTGTGCCGGCTATGAGTGCATTTGCAACCTGACCAGTAACGTTACCACCGGTTATTGATGTAAGTAGCGACCCATCACCACTAAAATAGTTTGCTGTTGCTAAGTTTCCTAAACTTGCATTACCTGATGTAATATTGCCTGTAACACTTAATGACGTTAATGTTCCTAAACTTGTTATATTTGGTTGTGCGTTAGTGTAGACCGTACCAGCAACCAGTGCATTACCTACTTGTCCTACAACATTGCCGCCTGTGATGTTAGATAATAATGATCCATCACCACTAAAATAATTTGCTGTTGCTAAGTTACCTAAACTTGCATTACCAGAAATGATATTACCTGAAATATTAGCGTTACCCGCAGTAAAGTTTCCAGTATACGTAGGGAGATATGCTGCAACGTTTGTATTACTATAGTCTGTTACGTCGATGCCCCAACTTAAGTTTCCAGCACCATCTGTTTTTAATACATATCCATTACTTCCGCCTGGTATTTTAACATTTGCAATATTAGAAAAATATGTATTTGCTCCTGTAAAAGAAGCATTACCCGAAACAGATAAAGAAGTTAGCGTACCTAAACTTGTTATATTTGGCTGTGCATTAGTATAAACAGTACCAGCGACTAATGCATTTCCTACTTGACCAGTAACGTTGCCACCAGTAATAGAACTTAGTAATGAACCATTACCGCTAAAGAAGTTTGCAGCAACTAGATTACCTAAGTCTGCATTCAATGCATTGACATTACCTGTAACTGTTAATAATGAAGTAGATTTATCAAACGTAAAGTTTGCGTTACCGCCTAATGATCCACCATCATTAAACTGTACGTATGTGTTATTGCCTGCCGCTGCTGTTGTATCTATACCCCAACTTAAATTACCAGTACCGTCTGTTTTTAAAACGTATCCTGCAGTACCGCCTAGTATTTTTAAATTAGAAACATCACCCAACGATACGTTACTTGCAGTTGTAAAATTAACGATGCCATTACTTGTCAAGCCACTTAGTGTACCTAAACTAGTTATGTTTGGTTGATTACCTGTAGTAAGTGTTCCAGTAACATAATTTGCTACTGCTAAATTACCTAAATTCGCATTACCTGATACTAAATTACCTGTTAGTGTTAAACTCAACCCCGTTGCACTATCGATGTTGGGATTAATTAAGTTTGCATTACTTTGTCTTACAAAATTACCCGTGCCTGTGCCTGCATATTCATTGTATGTTAAATGGTAATATTCATCAATCTGACCGCCTTGCAATCCTGCCAATTGATCGTGTAATGTTGCTAATGGCGTTGTAAAATGACTTGCTTGATTTGTACCATTTATTGTAACATATACAGATTTTGATGATGACGTAGTTGCCGCCAATAATAAACCCATTGATGAATTGGTAGTAACAGGCCAAGCAGGTTCTGTTGTGGTAAAATTATATTCAAACAGCGATGTTGTAGACATATCTGCTGAACCAATATTAAACAACGGTACCCACACACTCGCAGACACAGTTGTTTCATTCGTGTACGTAGTGGGAACATTAATACTTACTACTGTGTCACTAGTTTTAGCAGTAATACGATATAAACCTTGAGGTGTTTGTATGTAACTAGATAATATTACGTTTGACCCAGCTACTACATTAGCAAATGGTGTACCAGTGCTAGCTGTTGCTGTTCTTGTGGTACCTGTACCTGTAGTAGTTACTGTTCCAGCATTAGGCAATATTTGATGAATGCCCGCATTCAACGTGTTAGTGCCACCTGTAGCACTAATATTAGCCCAAATTGAAAAGTCCCAATTACCTGCATCCCAACTAGTTCTGTTTAATGGTGGTGAAACAAATCCAGCAATAGCTGCCGTACCGTTAACTGTAACGTTTGCATATGTTTGTGCTGAGGTATTTGGTGTACTACTTAATGAATCAACTTGAATAGCATTGTTAGCATTTATTGCGTTTATTATCGGAGTAGAAAGCCAAAAGCTAACACCCTGTCCTGCAGACACCGCACCTGTATTAGTGTTTACCCAAACTAACCCGTTGTAGATTAAAGTTTGACCATTGGTAGGTGACGTTATTGATACATCAGCGATTGTGTTGGCAAGAGTTATACCAGATAGTAATCTACCATTACCAGTAAAATAATTAGCAGTGGCTAGGTTACCTAAGTTAGAGTCACCTTGTACATTTAAGTTGTTAGCACTGACGTTTGCAGTATTGTCAATGACAGGTATTTGAACAAGACCACCAACCGTAAGACCTTCAACTACATTAAACTTTGTTATTGCCATTATAGTTTTCCGTCAATTGGCCTTTTAAATTGTTCTATATTGTGTAGTCCATCTTGTAGAATTACTACTTGTAGGAGTAACACTTAAAAATAATGTTGATCCCACTAAATTAACTACTAAAGTACCTGTTGCACCACCTAATAATACTGTACCCGAAACTGAATAATCTACATTAACCCCATCATGTACACAATACACGGTCGCTATACTATATTTTCCACCTGCAGTTTCTTGACCGCTTATATCAAACACAGCTCCTCTTACTCCAGTTGTTGATAAACTTGCTATAGTTTGATTTGCGCCTGTGCTAGTTGTTGTTACTGTTACTGACCTAATAGTAGAATTACTTATAATTAGGTTCGATACATCAGCATTACCTGACGTTAAGTTACCTGTAACATTTAATATACCGTTAACTGTAGCAGTAGTATTAGAAATGTTAAGTACGTTCGCTGTACCTATAGCACTAATTGCAACATTACCGCTAGAATAAACAACAATATTACTGTTTCCATTTGACAAACTACTTGTGCTAATTGTAGCCCAATAGAGTTGTCCGTTACCATATGTAGATAATACTTGTGATGTTGTTCCGTCAATTACTGGATATGTAAGTCCACCTGCAACTAAAGCATTTAAGTTAGCTGTAGTGTTAACTTTTAAGTTACCACTAATTGTTAGATTACCTAATGTACCTAAACTAGTAATATTGGGTTGCGCAGCGGTTAATATTGTTCCGCTTAAATTACCTATAAATGTATCACCGCGAATATTTGCAAATGCACTGGCAGTTACAACTTCATTGGTTATACTATTAATTTGACTGATTGCTTGGAATTCACTATTACCTGTCTTCCAAATAAATGCTTCATTGACTGGTCCACTACCATTGCTATAGTAGTTAAGAAGAACCATACCTCGATCTTTGCCGTCATATGCAGTTGCGTTTCCACCGTTACCTGAACCACCCATTGAAATTAACGGGTCAACAATATCTAAGTTAGTTACATTAATGTAAGTTGTATTACCAGAAACCGTTAAATTACCTGATACTGTCAAGTTACCTTGAACTGACCCATCGTTTCTAACTGTCAATGTTCCTGTCGATATATTGTTTGCTATGTTAGCGGCATCCATTAATATTACATTAGCACTTGACCTAATATAAGTGGATCCTATGTTAATGTTACTTACAAATAAGCTGTTCCAAACATTACCTGTATTGCCTAATGTTAGTGTATCATTTGTTCCTGGAATTACTGATGTCAATACTTTACCGGTTAAGCTTAAATTACCACCATTAATATTACCATCAATATTTGCATTTCCAGTTACACGCAGTGATGTTAAGTTACCTAAACTTGTGATATTTGGTTGTGCCGCAGTAACTAGTGTGCCATCTAAAAAATTACCTATTACAATATTAGCACCAGTTAGATTACCAACTACAGCATTTCCAAGAACACTCAAACTACCTAAAGTACCTACTTGCGTAATGTTTGGTTGTAGTGCTGTTGTTAGTGTTCCTGTTAAAAAGTTAGCACTTACTGAATTAGCACCTGTTATCGCACCTGTGCCTGAAATTGTTAAGCTACTTAATGTACCAAGACTTGTTACATTTGGTTGTGCATTTGTAGTTAGAGTACCTGTAAAGTAGTTAGCTGTTGCAATGTTACCTAAATTGGCATTTAAACTTGTAATATTTCCTGATACTGTTAACGCATTTGTTGTATAATCAAAAACAAATGCAGAACTACCACCAAGTATGCCATTACTATTATATTGAACTTGTGTATTAGAACCTGCTGCTGTAATATTACCAATAATATTACCTGATAAATTACCTACGAATGTTGATGAGGTAATATTACCAGAAACAATTGCATTACCATTGCTTAGATTTAATAAATTGGTTGTAGGATCAAATGTAAAATTAGCACTAGCACCAAAATCATTATTGCTGTTATATTGAATTTGATAATTGCCTGTACCAGCGGCTTGTTGAAAATCCCAAGGTACACCATTTGCATATAATAAATTATCAGTTAAAACTCTTAATGCGCCTACGTTTGCAGTAAAAGTACCGTTAGCAGTAGTGATATCTCCATTGGCTAAAATAATCGTAGTAGGTGTTTCACCTACTGAAAATCCGCCTACCGAGTTAAATGTTCTAATTGCCATTTTTTGTTTTCCTTATTCTTTATAACTTGTTACCATAATTCTATAATCGACTAAAGAAGATGTAACGGGCTGAACAGTTAGTTCAATATTTCCTGCGTTATATCTTACTACAAAATCGCCTACGCCTGGACCTAAATATGGTACATCAATTGTAGCAATTTCGTAATATCCGACTTCAGTTCCTAAAATACTTGCAAACAATTTACTTGTTTGTCTATTGTTACCTGTAGCATCTGTCGCTATGACAGTAAAATCAACAGAAATTATGGTATTAGCATTAATCGTATACAATACCTGATCAGGTGCATTACTGTTAGTTGTTGCAAAAAATACTCTTTGTGTAGAAAATTCTAAACTTTGTGATCCTAAAGTAATTGAATTTGCTACTAGGTCGCCATCTATTGTAAGAAGTTTATCTGCGCTATCAAATGTAAAAAACTGACTGGCTCCTGCATTGCCATTATCATTATAAATTACATATGTGTTTAATCCTGGTACAACAAAATTACCTGTTATATTACCTTCGAAAGTGCCTGTAAACAAGTTTGCTGAAATTGTGCCGGTAACAACCTGGTCTCCGCTTATTGTTACGTTACCAATCTCTGCATAACCAGCATATATATTTCCATTAGCATCAATAACTTCTATTGGAGGTATGCCAACTGTGTAGCCACTTTTACTGTTAAATGGGTCTGCCGCCATGTATGGTTCCAAATATTTTCTTTTATTAGTTATTTATCATTTTTTAACAATTGTAGTTTTGGCATTCAATGTATGTAACAAAAAACCGCCTTTCGGCGGTTTAATGTTTTCCCATCCCGATTGAGAATTATTGGAATGTTAGGTTCTGAACAGCAATCTCACCTAAGTAGTCAGCAGCGTTACCGAATGATGACGCTGTATTTGTTAACTCGATATAACCATAACGAGTCATAAAGCTAACTACTGGTTCGAATGTTGATGGATCTAGAACAACACCGCTGCTCATTAATGGAATATATGGGCAGTAGAATGCTGCTGCATCCGTTTCGCTTGAACCTTTGTAACCAACTAATACTGGTTGTGTATCTGGTGCATATGTATTAACAAAAATACGCATTGCGCCATTTAGTGTACCAACGAACTTAGTATTTGTTGGAGCTTCGAATGTACCTTCTGTTGTACGTGCAAATGCAGAAGTTGTAGCACTCTGTAGTACGGTTAATGCTGCTGGGGAAACAACTGCCCAGTTACCAGCACCACGACGAGTACGTTGTGCGATCAAGTTTGCAACACGATTGATTAGAACTGCTAAAGCAGCATGTTCGTCACCAACGAATGTAGCAGTACCAGATACAGTAGCTTGGTTGAATGTAAATTCAGTTGAAGCCAATGTTGATAGGCTTAATAGAATTTCTTGATCAATTTCAGCAGTAATTTCTTGAGCAAGTGCTGCCATAATTTCTGCTTCAACATCAATACCATGCTGACTTTGTGCATCTTGTGCTGCTTCAAATGTCCAACGTGCTTGTAACTTACGTGACTTAGCTTCAACAGCCTGACGTAAGATTTGTACGCTGATTTGACGACCGCCATTGCCTTCCATTGCAGCAGTATCATTAGCTGTGTAGCTTGTTACTGTTGGGTTAGCTGCACCACCTGGTGTACGTGAGTAAGCTTGAGCAATCTTGAATGGGCTTAATGCTTCTTCACCTGCTGTTACGCTTGTGTTTGCTGCGCTGTTGTCAGTTAATGACTGTGCATAGCGTACACGTAGTGTATGAATCTGACCAACTGGGCCAGTCATTGGCTGAACACCGACTAATTCGTTAGCGATAACTGTTGGCATCACACGACGAATAACTGGTAGAATTACACGGTTTAGTGTAGCAATATTACCAGCGGTTGTTGTACCTGCAGAACTTTCTGAAAGTAACTGCTTGCGAGTATTTTCTAAGATAACACTCATTGTTGAACGGCGAGTACCTTTAAGACCTTCAAGTAGGGCTTCTTTGGTCTCGTCCCAACGGTTTTCTAATAGAACTTGTGACATTTATATTTCTCCTAAATTATATGTCTTTATATTAAAGCCCTGCCAAACGTCTAAGCTCAATAACGTTATCACGTTCTTCGCTTTCAACATGTTGTGTCACGGCAGTTTTATCCCCAGTAATTTCTTTTACACTTTCAGTAAGAACAGGTTTTTTAGTCTCTTTCTTTTCTGTAATTGTATTCAAAACACTTGGGAGATATTTATCAAAAGCGACCTGTAGACGAGGTGTTTGGACGCTTTCTAGTAAGTCACGCATTATTGATGCCTTTTCTACATTTAATGTAGAAAGTAATTCATCCATAACCTTCTGACGTTGGTTATTTTCTTTAATAATACGTACTTCACGTTCTTTTGATTCCACTAATTTCTTAGCTTCATTCATTTGCTTAATACTTTCAGCTAATTGCTGTTCCTTCTCATCCATTTGTACTAGTAGTTTACGTGTTTCTGCCTTATCGTTAAGATAAGTTCCACTATATTCACTAGCAAAGGATTCAAAGATGCGACGACCAAAATCGTTTTCACGTGCAATTTTGATATCTTCTTTTAGTTGACTTATTTCACCTTTTAATTGTGACGCAACAGCAACATTAAGTCTCTTAGCACTTTCACTAACAAATTTTGCCTTTAGTGCTTCGAGTTGCTTACGGCCTTCAGCAACTAACTTGACCTTAGCTTCAACTACAGCTTGTTTGTCTTGTGCAAATTCTTTGATTTCACGTGCAAGAGCATGAACAATAAATTGCTCTAGCTTTTGCTGACTTTCTACTTGTAGTTTGCGCTCAGAACGTAGTTCTTTAATTTCTTCTGCTAGTTTTTCAACCATAAAATTATTGAACTTAGCTGCGTTTTCACGTAGCTTTTGTTTTGCTTTTACGCGGTCTTCGTTCATTGCCTGTCTTTCAGCATTAAATTCTTCAATTTCTGCTGATAAACCTTCTGTTACCATTTTGTCAAGGGCGTCAACCATTATATTTTTGTCGTGTTCATAACGCTGTGCAAACTCATCACGCAGTTCTCCACGAATTTGCTCACGGGCTTCAAATAACTTAGATTCCCAGGCTTCGTTTATAGCTTGGCTGGTTTCTTCGTTAATGATGCCAGATTCTAGCAATGGTTTAATAGCATCAAACATGCTTAATTCCCCTTATAGTTTGAGATCCTTGATAAGACGAACCACTTCGTCCTTCAGGTATCTCTGTACTTTCTTGTCGTTTTGTGCATCTTTAGCGATATCCAACATTTTATGACCATGACGCATATTCATCATACCTTCATAAATTGCTTTTGGATATGCATTAGGCGCACTAGGCTGTGCGACAATATCCACAGTGACTATTTCAAAGTCACTTACCTTACCTGTAGCATCATCTACGTTGCCGCTTCCTCTGCTACTTACACCTAACTTTACACCACTCTGTAACATAGTAGAAACAAGTTCTCCCATTGGAGTAGGCAAAATCTTTAACTTTCCAAACCCATTAGCACCATCCATCCACATGTTTGTAATCATGTGACTAACACGATCTAAATTAATTTTTAAATCATCTGGATGATCTACTTCACCTAACACAGAAAGACCTTCGCCTATCTGTTCATTAAGTGTTACAACAGCTTTTTCTATTTCATTAACAGGGTATACACGTTCATTTGCATTACGTACACCTCCCTGAATAAAAATGCCTTTCATAAAAAGACTCTTTTTATTACCCTCACCTTCACTTTCGACCACCATTTGAGCGCGGTCGAAAGTTAGGTTTTCTTTTAGGTATGCAGCCATTATTTTCAGGTCCTAATTACTTCTTAATGATTTTCTTTACAATCTTTTTGCTTTCTGCTACAGGGCTTTTTGAATTTGAGCCGTCATCACCATGCTTTGGCTTTGGTGCTGCCTCACCCTTTTCATTAAACTTTCCTGCACCAGGTGCGTTTTTAAATGATCCTGCGCCTGGTAAATCTTTAGTAGCAGGATTTAACAAACCACCCTGTGTACCACCTTTACCACCGTCGCCACCTTTGTTCAAGTTAGCTGCGCTTGCGCCGTTACCAGAAACTTTAGGTCCACCGCTTACTGGGCTTTTGGTATTTTGACCATTGTCACCATGTGTTACAGAAACTTTCTGTAACTGAACAGCTTCTTCTAATGTTTCTTCTTCATCATCATCTTCTTCTTTGGCTTCTTCAAGTGATTCTTCATCATCTTCTGATGCTTCCATCATTTCTTCATCATCAGAACCCATATCGTCATCACTTTGACCCATTAGTTCTTCAAACTCAGCCATTAATTCATCGAGCTTATCTTCTAAATCAACAACACGGTCTTCCAAATCACCTTCTGATTCTTCATCTCCCATGTCGTCAGAATCCATATCTATTTCGCCTTCGTCGCCCATGCCGTCGTCAACATCGATGTCAACCATTTCTTCATCTTCTTCGGTCATGCCTTCTTCTTCGGCAGAAATTTCGTCTAATAGACCTTCTACAGGACTATCGACCATTTCTTCATCCATCATCATGTGTTCATAAATTTCACGACTTTTTTCTACAACAATATCGTGAAATAATGCACGTGCTTTTTCTTCGTCCTCATTGATAATCAAATCAATAAGCTGTTCAAATTTTTTGTTATCCATTGTTTTTTCTCCTGATAAAAAATGGCTTGTAGTATATTTACACAATATACTATAAAACACTGTAATAAGTGCTATTTTTTTACACTTTTGTTACAAATAAATTATAATCCTGGGGTTTCAGGCTGTGCGGGGGTGTACTGCTTGCGGATTTTTTTGAGATTTTTGGCTTGTTCATAATTACGAACATCCAGCATTTTACGCAACTTACGTATCTGTCTTAGCGTAAGTTTGGTTTTTCTAGTTTCTGTCCATTTATATTTACTTTGATCTTCTGCGGGATCTTGGTATCCTTGGACAGGGGCATCGTACATTTCAAATAACTTCATAAAGATATTTATCTTTTATACCGGAGGAGGCGGGGGAGGAGGTGCACCGCCACCGGCTGCCGGTGCTGCTTCTGGACCAGCAACTGCAGGTCCTATTTCCGGAGGCATTTGCCCCATTTGTTCTTCCTCATTAGGTAGATTTTCTGCGGTTTCAGTATCAGATTCAAGGTCACCTGCACTAATACCAATACTTCTTAAGTCACCACCTGACGCTTCTTGGTCTTCTGGTTTTTCTCTTTCTTCAAACCAAAGTCTGCTATTTTCTTCTATTTCTTCTTCGGTTAATCCTAAGAAACGTTGCATTGCAAATCGTTTACTAATATACGGAAATGCTTCCATTGTTTGAAAAACAGTTACTCTAGCGGTATCTAATTCACTTTGTCTGTAAGCAGCAAAGTTTTGCGGGGCTCCAAACTTAATATCAAATAAACTAGAATCGATATTAAGTCCACGCCATCTCATAAAGAGTTTAAATTCGTCATTTAATTTTTGACTAATATAGTTTTGTAAACGTTTGCAATATTCGTTAAATCTAAATTCCTGAATCATAGCTGTACCAACACGACCATCACTAAGTGGTGTAGGATTATCTTCAGGCCCAGTAGGCAAATAACTACTTGGTACACGTAAACCACGTGCTAATCTATTATTAAAATAACGTAAATCGTCAATTTCACCTAAGTTTTGTCCACCTTGCAATGTAGTTACATCACTACCTCTGCCTCCCTCAGTAACTGGGAAAAAGTAATCTTCGTTAATACTTAATGGATTATAGGTAGCATCTAGTACAGATTGACCACCCTGTACACTTGGTATTCTACGTTGATGTATTTCGTTTTTAATTCTTTCGATAAAAGCCATGGCCATATGACTTGGCATGTTACCAACATCAATTTTAAAAACTCTACGTTCGGGCGCACGACTAATACGATATATTAATATTGCATCTTCTAATAATTCTTTTTGCTTGTAGACTTTGAAAATGTTTTCAAGTATGCTCTGACCAAAAGGCCAGTAACGATCTAGCCCTTCGGTTAAGCTTAAATGCACAATATGTTTAGCATCAATTGCGGCTTCATTCAACCCTAAACTGAATCTGCTACCAGTCGTACCATATGGTTCGTTAGGGACTGTATAACTATAGGGCGCTGAATATCCAGCAGTTGGTGGTTGTGCTTGAAAATCTGTTGTCGTTTTTTCTGCTATACTTAAGTTTTGTAAGTTTGGATTAATATCTTTTACGACATATTGTTCAGGTTTTTTACCTTCACTTTCGTTAACAATTACTTTGCTAACTTTGGTCATGTCTACCCAATATAATTTAAAATTTTCGGGATCTCTTATAAAAACTTGATCTCCGTACTTGATTGTATTTCTAAAAATTTTAAATGCTCTGGTATCAAATTCATTTAATTTGCACCATTGTTGTAATTGCTTCTTAATTAAGTCAACTTCATGTGGGGTAGGATCGTCACGAAATTCTATTTCAAAAGGGGTATTATTCTGTAAATTTTTCTGTGTGCTAAACTCAGCAATTATATCTAAACACGCATTAATTTCTGCGTCTACATCCATCATTTCATATTGGTTATATCGTTCGATGCGATTAGGATGCCCTGTATAAACTTCTGGTAAACGGCTTTGATAATTTTTATACCCAAATTGATCATTGTTCCAACCACCTGTAGGTGTTTGATTATAACCAGCACCGTTCCATGCACCAATATTACTGTTACCACCGGATATGGGACTTAGTTGACCTGTTAAATTAGTAAAACGCTTTTTATATGACATGATTTATATTTATCTATTAGGCTCTAGTGTACGTTAATAATTCATCCTGTATACTATTAGACCTTTCTAGACGATTAATAACATCGTCTAATTTATTTGAAAAATTAGTAAATGCAGAGACTAATTTGTTATCTGTTCCTGTACCCATATCAGTGGTAGATGTTGATAAACCCATTTCACTCATTAATTGATTTTTGTACTGTGCTAAACTACTTTTTTGTACATCTTTCAACAAAGATTTTAGTTGAGCTTCTGGCCATGCGCTTTCATTTTTTCCATGCAACATTACTGGATATCCCTTGTCAGGTCCACTAAACAGTCCACCATACTTAGCCACTTCAACGTGCAGATGTCTACCAGATCCAGACGTATCTTCAAAATATTCATCATGTACTCTGCTGGCTCCCAAATCTTTTAGTTCTTCACGTATTCTCTGAATATCTTCTTTTGTAGGTTGAAAAGGTAATACAAAGTCAAGAGCCTTACCTTCTAAGTGTCTACTATAATCTTTACCTGTTTTTGGATCATATTTTTTCCAATGATATTTGTCGTTGAGCGCAGTTATTGTCCCACCAAATCTTGATATAATTTTATCCGCTAATGATACTAAAGCCGGGTCTGCATCACCTCCCCCAATTCTTTCTTCAAATTGTTTTTGAGTACCAAAAGAACCTTTTTTGTTTAGCCTTTCTATAATATCTTTTGCTTCAGTTTTTGTAGTAAGTTTTAATCCTTCTGCGGCTGATGTGCGTTTTTTCATAGTAGCTTCATCTACTCTTTGTCCTGCCGCATTGTAACCTAATTTTTCTTTTTCCTTTCCTCCCACTGCAGTGGAAGGCAATTGCCCGCCCTCAACTGTTAAATCGCCTGTAACATACCTATCTAACTGTTTTTCTTGATCAATAATTTTAACTTTTTCTTTTTTTAAATCTTCACTTTTCTTTTTCTGAGCATCTAGTAATTTTTTTTCATTTTCTAAATCTTTTTCTAAAATTTCTTTTTGTTCTTTAGCATTTTTATTAACAAAGTCTTGATAAAAAGTTCGTAATTTATAATTATATTCAATTAGTTTTTTAATTTCATCTTTTTCTGCATCTGTTTTTGCACGACTCAATCTGTCAAATAGACTTCTTTCTTCGGTAAATGTATCTTGTACCGCTTCATATCCAACTTTTTTACCTTCTTTTACTTGTGCTAGTTGCTTTTCTTTTTCTGATATGATTTTTTCTTTAGCCAAAATAATATCATTGCTTGCTTTAAGGTCTTCTACAATGTCCTCTTCATCCCTAAATGCTGCTGCAAAGTTAGTTTTTTTGCCGATTAAACCCATAAACCAGTCGGTGGCTTTGGCAAATGATTTGACTAATTTATAGGTAATTTTAACCAAATATGCGAATGCTTTAGTAACTAGCTTAGTAATTTCAATCAACATATTATCAGCTAGCATTCTCATAGTTCTCATTTGCTGTTCGGTTTTAATGTTATCTTCTAACATATCCCCGTTTTTCTTTTCAATATTATTAAGTGCTGCTCTACGTTTTGCTGCTGCATCTGTGTTAATGCCCATAGACTTCATAGACCCTATTACAAATTTATTGTTTAACCCCATATCTTTTAAGACATTTTCTTGAAGCATAAACGTGCCTTCAAGTTGCTTAACTCTATTCATACCGGACTGACCGATATTTTTCATAGCAACATTAAAATAATCTGAACCTTTATCCATCGCCTTAAGTGCTTCTTGATAAGCATTAGGGGCTGCTTGGAATATTGCGGCGGCGGCATCAGTTGTTATTCTGCCTTGATTCATTAATAGGTCTTGCAGACCTTGAGCAGCTTCATCGCCGTATCTTTCATTGAAAGATACCATAAAGTTCATAAAGTTGTCTGCTTCTTTGCCTCTATTTTCTTGTTGAAGTTTTGTATAATATAGATCCGCACGTGCATCAGACATAAGTTTTTCTCTTGCCTTAGCTTGTTCATCACGTGTTAAACCTGTAATTTCTTCTAAATCTTTAATTGTTCTAAGATATTTAAATGCTTCTTTATCTAAATCTTTAACCGTTTTAGTTTGTGCAATACCTAATCGTGTTTGCAGTTGTAGGTATTCTGCGATACCGGCTTGATATTCTTCTGTTGTATATCCTAATCTTTTTAAGGCAGCTTCACGTTGATTATCTGATGATATAAAACCTTGAAAAATTTGCTCTAGTTTATCTCGACCAAATGTTACAGACCCACCAAGCAATGCCATTTCTTTGGTAACAGGTTTCAGCACTTCAAGGAATTTTTCATAATCCTTTTCACTTGTGTAACCCATTTTATTCATCCTACTTTGAAGTTCTTCTAATCCCCCAGTAGTTACACTACCCATTCTACTCAAGCCTTGGTAAGCTTTAAGCAATTTGTCATTTTGCTCAAAACTTAAAGTTACTAACCCGCCAATAACTTTAGTTAATGCCGCAACAGCCTTTCCAGCTGGTCCCATATTTGAGGCGAATCCTGCTACTGCATCCGTAGTTGCATTAACGCTGCCACTAAATTTTGAAAATCCTTGGTCTGAATTTGAAATTGCTTTACCAAAATTAGAAAGACTATCTCCCAATCCCTTGAACAAAGTAACTACTTTTGCCCTTCGCTCATCCGCTTCTTTCTGTAAACGTTTCTTTTCACGCTCCTCAACTGTAAGGGCTTCATTGATATCTCCAATGAGTTCGAAGAACCGTTCTAGTCTTTCGTCGTTAATTTCAGCCATAATATTTTACCTATAAATATCTTGTATTTAGTTGAAAAATTACTGTCAAATTTTGGAGAAAAAATGTCTAACCCACTAAAAAGTTATTTTCGTAAACCTGCATTATATTTGAAATTACCTAGCAAAGGCATAGGATATAAAGAAAATGCCATTGATTTACCGGAGTCAGGGGAGATACCAATTTTTCCCATGACTGCATTAGACGAAATTACCACACGCACACCAGATGCACTTTTTAATGGCCAAGCAGTAGTTGAAATTATTCACAGTTGCGCACCAAATATCAAAGACCCATGGCAATTACTACAAATTGATTTAGATCCTATTCTTCTAGCAATTAAAATTGCAACTAATGGGTCTACTATGGAAATTTTAACTGTATGCCCAAATTGCAATCACGACGCCAAATACGATGTAAATTTAACTGGAATGCTTAATGAATTCAGTCCAGGGGATTATAACAAACTTTATCCAGTGTACAACGATGTGCAAATAAAATTTAAACCATTGACATATACAAAAGTAAATGAGAACAGTCAAAAACAATTTGACTTACAAAGAGCATATGGAATAATATCAAAAATGGAAGAAGGTGCTGACAAAGAAAATAAAATGTCTGAGTTGGTAAAAGAAATGAATGAGATTGCAACAGAATTGATATTAGAAATTGTAGAATATGTCAAAACTCCTGAAAGCGTAGTCATTGAAAAAGAGTACATAAAAGAGTTCTTAGAAAATATACCAAAGAAAGAATATGATAACATCAAAGACCAAAGTATTAATCTAAGAAAAACAACTGAAGCTAAACCTTTAGCATTTACTTGTCCAAGTTGTAGCCACAATTACGAACAACCATTTGATCTAAACATATCTGATTTTTTCGTCTAAGACTTCTGGCCCTAGCCCCCGATGAGGTTCAGAAGTTAATAGACGATATGGAAAAAGATTGTGAAGCCATTAAAGCCAATGCATTAAAAATGGCATGGTATATGAGGGGTGGGGCATCTTATATAGACATACTCAATATGTCATTTAAGGAAAGACAAGCCATCGGCAATTTAATAGAAGAAAACTTAGAAACAACAAAGAACACAAAGTTACCTTTCTTCTAACCGTAGATATTCATTATCATAACTTAGGATTACCATTAATATTATTAGAATTATTAAAAGATGAACTTCGTTCATCTAATTCCTTCACATGCTCACTACGTTCGCATTGTTCGGAATTTTATTGACTGTTATAACTTTCGAAAACTTTTCTTTAGGGCTTATATATTGCCGCTTTGAAGCCATGGTAGTGCTATTCAGCACTACCAATTGGAAACTTGCCATGCCCGTCATCCACTTGCTGTTTATTCCCCGAATAGCTAACACTTTTAGTTGCTATACGCCGTCGGTTGCCCTGTAAGTATAATGGGACTGTAGTGAAGCTACTAAACTTATTTTTTCATTTAGCTCTTCGGCAACGCATGTTTTGTATCCGCAAAACAGAGTAAGATACAAACTCATTGAGGGTTCCCTAACAAAGATTGCCCTCTCGACATTCCATGTCATTACTGACATGTATACTCCAGATCCGTCGGCACAGCACTACCTGTACTTCCTCAAGGAGGACTGACAACTCAGTCGGCTAATTGTAAATTCGTTAAATTTTGAGATTGTGACGTTGTGTCTATTGAGCCTGAGTAATTTTTAACTAAGTCTTTGTTGTTTTTGAAAAAGCTATCAAATTCTGTAAGTATCCAATCACCAACCGTTTTACTTGAATAAAAAGTATAATTATCTAACACCCATGTAAATTTTGGTTGTACTGCTACGAACTTACCAATGCGATTAAACTTCATAAAAAGAATATTAAAATCATCTTGGTCTGATACTTCTATCATTTGTGCTATCCATTGGTCAAATTGTTTGTTCTCACCCGTAAGTAATAAGTGAAATGGGAAGTCTTTATAACTCTTACACTCCGCATTAAATTTAGAAAAACTTTGTCCTGGAACAATGTCTCCCTTAAAACTGCGAATTTGACCTTCGTGTAAAAATTGCTTCCTGCTTTGATTTGTACCGCCCACATACGCTCCGGACCCTGGGGCACGTATAAAACTTTCTCCGTATAATTCTGAAAGAAATTTCGCAATTTCTCTTTCAAAACTTGAACCTTTTGCTTTTTGTGGACTTGGCATGAATCTACTTATCTTTACTTGTCTTGTTTTAAAAAATCTTTAATTTTTATCCAACTCTGCTTGCCAATGGTATTTTCTAATTTGGTATTATCACTGCATGTATAATATTGATAACTTCTCTGTAACTGATCTGGCATCATAGCATACTTTAACTTTCCGCCATATATATCTTTGATATATTCGGCAACTTTCTCAAAACTAGTCGGCCTACCTGTGCCTAAATTCCAAATGCCTGATTCTTTAACGCTTTTAATAAACTCAATCTGTACTCTACAAACATCATCAACACAAATAAAATCTCTAAACATTTTATGACTATCATCAAAAATCTTTATTTTTCCGTTTGTTTTAGCTTGTTTTGTAAACTGATGAATAGGACTGGACTGACCTTCTTTATGATCTTCGTGCTTTCCATAAACGTTAAAATACCTAAACCCTTGAACTATATTACCTCCCATATTATTTGAGGCGTGTCGCTCGAAAAGATATTTTGACCATGCGTACGGAGTTATTGGATCTAATGGACTTTCTTCTGTAAATTCTAAATTTTGTCCATATACACTAGCAGAACTAGCATATTGTAAATTCACCCCAAACGTTTTGCATTCGTCAAACAGATTTTTAGAAAACTCATAATTTTGAGTTAAAACTTTATCTAAGTTTTTTTCGGTTGTACTTGTTACTGCACCTAAATGAATTACCCAGTCATAAGACATGACCCCTTGGAATTCATCTTTAATGTCATATGTATCAATAGACCAATCTGTATTAGATTGGAGATACTTAAGCATATTTTGACCAATGAAACCTTTATGACCTGTTAATAATATTTTCATAATTGAATAACTCCTCTAATGTATGTTCATAACTTGTTCTATGTAATATACCATATCCACCTGCTGCTATCCATTCTTCAATGTTACTAGTTCTATCATCAATTAAGATATCACCAGTTTTACAATGCATATGTTTGTCTTTACTATAAGGGCCAAACATGATAGGAATATTACTAAAACCGTTCTTTTCTACCCATTTAAACTTGTCATAGAAAGCCCAAGGTAAATCATTATCTTTTGGTACTGCTGTTAAAAACTTTAAATTAAAATTATTACGTTTTGCAAAAACACTACATTGAAACACTAATTCATCTGCGTAAGGTGTTTTTTCTAAATCTCTGTAGAGTCTAGGATTGCTGCGTAACTTTTCCCATTCACTATTTGGATATATACCTTCTGAAGGACCTAAACCTAATGTATTATAAGCATAAGCATCAAAATCTGCAACAACCCCGTCCATATCAAGGTATAAAGTATTCATTCTATGTCAATCGCTGTGTTGTATGTTGTAAACCCGTTTTCTTTAATGACCTTAAGTACGCTAGGAACTCTACCTGCTAATTCTTCTCTGTGTGATACCAACCATATAGATTTATGCCTACGTCTACTCATATCTTTTAAAATAGCAATACTGTTTTCAACTCCCAAAGTATCTAAACCAGAATCTATAAGTTCGTCGATAAACAACGTATTGATCGGTGTGTATAAACTTTCCCAAACATCACGAAATGCGAAACTTAACCCTAATATTAATCTGTTTCTCTCGCCTCTAGATAAATTGTCGAAATCTAATTCTCTACCCAATTCAGTAATTTCTACTTGTAAATCATTTTTAAATACAACCTGATGGGGCAATCCAATTTTGTCAAGATAGTGAGTTAGTCTTGCATTCAGATAACTTAGATTTTGATCGATAATCTTTTTGCGAACAAAGCTATCTTTGCTAGTTAACAAGTCTAATAGAAATTTTTGATGTTCCATAGTTCTTGTTAGCCTGTTTATTTGATCAAAACTTATTTCTTGTAACGCCTGACTCTCCATATCATTTATTTGTTCTTGATATGGATCTATTTCCTTTAGTTTAGCAGCAAGCATAGTAGATATATTGTTCATTGTACTACGATGTTCTACTGCGTCACTTTCCGCATCATAAAACGTTTTAGGTGCGGGTCCTGGCTCACCGATAACTTTTAGTTGTTCTTGTAGTTCAAGGATCTCACCAGATAAAGTCAAGCATATCAGTCCAGAATCACTTAACTGAGATTCTTTTAATTTTAAAACTTCGTCGTGTTTCTTATCATGCAAATCTTGCCCACATGCGTAACATTTATGATTTTGTAAAGATTCAATTTCTTTTTTAAGCTTATTGTTTGTTTTCGTTTCTTTATCAAGATCCAATTCGGCTCTTGATATAAATTTGTTTAAGTCGGTATACTTTTTGTATATTTCAGTATGCTCCGCTAATTTTTTATGCATTGACAATTCATTTTCAATGTCAATCTTACTTAATTCTTCTAAGCTAGTTTTAAGTTCTAAAACATCTTGATCATATTTTGTTTTCCACAACTTCTGCCTGCGCTTTAATGCCTCTATCTGTTCTTGTACACGTTTGTTTGCCTCTTCGACGGCTTTAATGCGAAAATCTTCTTGTTGAATTTCGTCTTTGGTATCCTTTATTAATGATTTAATTACTTCAGCTTTTTCTGACAATAAGGTTATACCTAAAAGCTGTTCGATAATATCTCTTTGCTCATTAGACTTAAGTGCTAGAAAAGGTTGCGTGTACGTATTAAGCGCAATGATATGCGTAAACATATCCTTGCTCATGTGAACTACTTTTTCAATTGCTTGTTGTGTTTCTTTATTTTCGCCTTGAGTGTCATCTTGCGTTTTTTGTAAATCGTTGTTTACATAAAATTTTAATATATTTGGTTTTCTACCGCGCTCTATTTTATAATCGATACCGTTAACAGAAAACTCTAATGTAACTAACATTCCTTTACTGTTTGTTCTGTTAACTAGATTGTCTTTGCGAATGTCATTAATAGGAACACCGAACAACGCATAGCTAAGACCCTGTATCAATGTGGTTTTGCCAGTGCCGTTACGGGCACCGTCACCTCCTAAATCTAGATTTTCTCCTAGTATTAGTGTTAGTTCTTGTTTATGTAAATCTATTGCTTGTGTTACTTGACCCGTACTTAAAAAATTACGGAGAGTAATATTTTTTAATGTTATCATAGATTATTATAAATGTCCAACAATATTTTCTTATCAAATGCTGCGGATTCTATCGCATTAATTTGATCAATAACAATTTGATCCACAGATTCAAACTGCAATCCTTCAAATCCTTGTTGTTCAATTTGATCAAGCTTCATAGGTATTAATGTCATTTCTCTTAATTTATGTTCTGGTATAAGTGTTTCTCTAATAAAATTAGCTTCTTCATAACTAATATCGATATCTAAATGAACACGAACGTGACTATCAATTAATAATAAGCCTTCTGGATTTTCTAATACTTCACTTAGTTTATACACTCGATACAATGGTTGTCTAGGCCATGATTTAAATACTGGTTCTTCACCCCATTCTAATATCATCATACCACGTGCATCATCACCCGCATCAGCATAGTTGTGTGGAAAAGCATTTCCCATATACCAAATATTTTTTCTTGCTTGTCTTTTGTGAAAATGACCACTGAATACTTTATCGAATCCGCCTAAGTGAGATTCGTTAAGTTCACCATGGTCTGGCATCTCTACCATAGCGTTCATATAGAAGTGTGGTAATTCAAAATGACCAAACAAATATTTGCCATTTAATTTCTTCAGTTTTTTGTAATCGTCTTGTACTAACCATGGCGCAATAGTGACATCTCCTTGAGTGTACCAATCATTTACTAAAGTTATGTTTTGTAAATGTTTAGCCCACTCAACTGAATGTATGTCTCGCCTGTCACGATAGTATAAATCGTGATTACCTGGTATAAAAAATACCCTGTCAAAATTTTGACTTAACTTCTCGATAGCATTTAAACTAAACTGTAGAGTATGTAAATTAATACTTGCTCTATGATGATGCCAGTCTCCTAAAAAGAAACAAGTTTCACAATTTTCTTTTTTAGCCTCACTTATGAACCAATCGATAAAATTGGCGCAATCTTGATTGTGTTGTAAACTATTTGTCTTAAGACCAAAATGTATATCTGTAAACAGTGCTGCTTTTTTAAAAAGGTTATTCATCCAGTAAGTTTAATCTAAATTTTGTAAAATGACAATATAAAAGGTTATTCTTCGTATGACATGCTAACTTGACCTTGACGAGTCCAACTAGGATTTAATCCATTTATTTCTAATATGTCATCACGTATGTTTTGATTACGTTTTTCACTGTTTAGTACACGGCAAAAACTATTGGTAATTGCTGCCGTATAATATGCAAATGGGTTTTGAGATTTGGCTTCGTTAAATCGCAACCCTACGTAGGTTAATTGAAGAATAGCACTATTACGCATTTCATCATTATATGTGTACCCACGCCAATTAAATTTCATGGCATATTTTTCACACATCATAATGTACATACGTGCTAGTTTGTCAGTGATGTTTCCGTGTTCTTTGCTAAATTCACCATCAGTCATATTTCCCATCCAATGGCTTTTGCCTATACAACGAAAGGTTCTATTTTTATCCATTCTAAAATGTTGAAACGGAGGAAAATTAACTTTGACATGTACCATATCGTCGATATCGCCGCCGGATACATCTTCTAAATCCTCAAAAGTTTCAGTATCATCTTCAAAATCGAATATATCCTTTGCAGTTTTCTTTTTATCTACCTTTCTAGGTTGCTTAGGAGCCACAGGTATATGATCCCAGGTCATGATTCTAAACACCAAATCAGTTTCTGGGATATTTTTAATATCCACTTTTTCCCCTGTTTCTACAAATATTCTAGCTGCCCGATTTTCTTTAGCCTGTTTTAAAGCATCACGCTTCAGACAAAAATCAAAGCATTTTTTCAATGGATCATTTGGGTGATCGATTATTAAATCATATTTGTGATCTTTTTCTGGGTTTTTATAGCTACAATAGGTGTTTTTACTGTAGTGTATCTCTTTTAAAATGTCTTTATTATTCAAATAATTGACAGGTTTTTTTGGTGTGAGGCTCATAGTTCTCCGTAAATTTGTTGTGAAAAGTATAGTATAACGTTGACAGAATTGCAACGGTTATGGTAAAAATAGGGTGTTTTTGTGCAGATAAATATATTTATCAAGGGTAAAATAATGGCTAATCAATGGGACATTGCAGTACAAAATAACAGAAATCAATTAGCTGCTGCCGAAACCAATTCGGCAGAAAATTTGAAAGGCTTGCAGTCTGCAACTAATGTAAAAGAATTACTACAAAACAAACAAGACCGAGCAGAAGAAGCATTTTTTGCTAATCCCACGCCAGCGAATCAACAAGCATATGAGACTGCAAGACAAGCAACTAATGATGCTGCAAAACTGGAGCAAGATTATCGATCAGCATATGATGCATCACAAGCAGAACTTGCCCAAGCGGAAAGAGCGTATTCAGCATCACTTACTCAACAGGCTAGACAACAAGCGGTTAACAACTCTGTGCCGCCGCCCGCTACTAATACACCGGGTCAAAGTCCAACGGATTCAGTTCCATTAACTTCAAACCCTGTACAAAACTTTAACTCACAAACTGCTGAGAGTTATAACCGTAATACGAATAATCAAGTATTAAAATCTATTGGCGCACCAAACGTAGGTGAAGCCTACGTACAACAAACAAATCAAAATGTATTAGGAACAATAGTTACTCAGCCGACAGTCGTAGGACGACTTGAAGTGCCATCGGCACAATTTAATCAAGCAACAAACGCCAGCGTATTGAGTGCTATAGGAGCACCGACACCGGCTGAAAGTTATGTTGCACAAACTAATCAAAGTGTTTTAAATGCAATCAAAATTCAAACTCCTACACCAATACCGGTAAAATCCGAAACGTTTGAAGATGGTTCAATCATAGAAACATTTGCTGATGGAACTCAACGTGTTACTAGAAATGATTTTCAGGGCGGAACAATTACTGAAACATTACCTGCACCAACTGCTGCAAGCGTGGATGCAGCAAGAGCAACCGGTGGTGTTATAGCAAGAGAAGCGTTGTACCAAGGATTGGATTGGCGTGTTAGATTATCATTGGCATCAAACGCAACATATCTATATAATTTAGCAGAACCCGGCGATATCTTATATCCATTAAGAGATACAGACGGTGTTGTTTTTCCATACACACCTCAAATTACAAATTCATATCGAGCAAATTATGAATCAGTAGATATAATACATAGTAATTACAAACAGTATTTTTACAAAAATAGTTCTGTAGATGAAATACAAATTACAGCAGATTTTACTGCACAAAGTACAGGTGAAGCAAATTATGTTTTAGCTATGATACATTTTTTTAGAACGGTTACTAAAATGTTTTATGGTCAAGATCCTAACGGCACTATTGGTCCTGCAGCAGGTAATCCACCGCCACTTTGTTATTTGTTTGGATATGGACCCGATCAATACAAAGATCATCCTTTATTAGTTAGTCAATTTTCTTATACATTACCGAACGATGTAGATTATATTCGTGCTGGAAACCCTAATTTATATGAAGGTCAGAGTAACGCATTTTATATACCCAAAAAGACAAAAGAACCTAAACCAACTTCGTTTTCTGGTACAATAAAAAGTTGGTTTAGGGTAAGAAATAGTGGGTTAACGCCGGGCGGCATTTCTGAAGAACCTACTTTTAGCGGACATTTATCAAACAAAGATGTAACTTATGTTCCAACTAAATTAACTATTTCATTGACATGTATACCTATTGTCACTAGATATAACACTTCTCAAAAATTTAGTGTTGCTAACTATGCAAAAGGTACACTCTATAGAGGAGGTTTTTGGTAATGTCTTATCCGCAAACAAGTCCGTATTATTTGACACAAGTTTTTAATAGGCAATTTCTTGATGTTATGGTAAATCGACCTATTCCGGTTGATCCTCAAGATAGCTATTGGCAAATAAATCAAACTTATAATTTAAGACCTGATTTATTGGCATATGATTTGTATGGCGACAGTGAATTGTGGTGGGTATTTTCTCAAAGAAATCCCAATACGCTTAAAGATCCTTTATTTGATTTTGTTGCAGGAAAGTACATCTATATTCCGCAATTGCCAAATCTGAAAGCGGCTTTAGGTTTTTAATTTTAATGGAATAAACTTATGGCAGAGGTTTCTCAAAATCAGACTCAAGACGATAATAACTTCAATAGAACAAACAATAATCCTACAAAAACAGAAGGCAGATTACCTGATGTAGTTGTTACTGCTAGTCCAGAAAGCTTTGAATTAGATAAGCCCAATAAAAGACAATACAATCCTTTAAGTAAATTTAGTAGTGTTACTTATAGAATAAGTTTGTATGCTTTAAACGCGGACAGTTACAATAGTTATTTTGTTAATGGTAAGTGGTTATTAAAAGATATGGAGTTATTAGTGCAAAGCGCAGGTGCACCAGTAAACTCTCCCTCTACACCTAAGAATAAATTTTTTGATTTAGATTTTTTTATAGATAATCTAGAAATAACTACATTGACAAATGGTAAAGAATCAATGGTAGCTGGTAATGTTTCTAACGTTAAGTTTCAAATAATTGAACCTTATGCGATGAGTTTTCCTAGCAGATTAGTTGCCGCACAAGAAGAAGCACAGAAAAAAGCGAAAATTAAGAGACCAATAGAAAATCAAACTGATGCTTTACTTTGTCCTTACCTACTTGTTGTAAGATTTTATGGTTATGACGAAAATGGAAATGTAGTCACTAAACCCATAGATGCACCTGCAACACCTTCGTATACTAAAACAGACAGTACCGCAGCGTTTGAACGTGCGTTTCCTATTGTCCTCACTAAAATGTCATTTAAACTAGAAAATAAAGCAACTGTTTATGATATTGAAGCAAAAATGTTAAATGAACAAATTGGATACTCTTTAAAAAGAGGAGTGATACCTAAACCTATGTCAATTGTTGCCGATACGGTAGCGAATGCTTTGGGAGGTCAAGACACTAAACCAGGACAAACAAAAGGTTTATTTGATGTCTTTAATAATTTACAAAAAGAACATGTCAGTCCTCAAAAAGGAAAACCAAAGCAAAAAATCGCAGATGTATATAAGGTAGTATTTGCACCAAATAGCACTATTGGATCTTCAAGTATAGTTAATGAAGATTTTTATACTAAAGCTTATACTCCTACAACCTTAGTGGATAAAGTGCAAGCGGTAAATGATAGAACAGCTTACTTTAAATCACAGACGATAAAAAAAGAATTAAGACAAATAAATTTAGGTACTGGTTTGTCGGTGTTAGGTGCGATTGATCAAATTATAGGTCAAAGTACATATCTTAGAGATAGTATGGTATTCTTTGACAAGGAAGAAACAGCACCAACCAAACCAGAAGAATCAACACTAGAAGATACCAAAAAAGAAGGAGCAAATACTAAAAAAGGATTTCAATGGTATATCGTAAAACCTCAGGTAAAAATAATCGACTTTGATCCTTTAAGAAACGATTACGCATATGAAATAACATATTTGATCCAACCCTACAGCGTTCCTTATTTGCGTTCTTTAGCCCTACAATTGCAAACAGGATATTATGGACCAAGTAAGGTATACAAATATTGGTATACTGGACAAAACACAGAAGTATTAGCTTATGAAATGTCCTATAATCTTTTGTATTTTAATACACAAGTTTTAAGTAGTGAAGGTGGACTAATTGAAGAAAATAGTGACAGTGCACCAAACGCGGTATTACCAGCTACAAATAGTAATCCAATGGGAAAACTTCCTGGCACTAATGAGTTACAAAATACAGTTAAAACCTTTTTATATAGCCCAGCGGATCAATTAAAAGCAAACATTAAAATATTGGGTGATCCTGATTTTTTAATGCCAGTGGAAGCCGGTAGTTTATCAGATGCATTAAACAAATGGTATGGACCAGATTATTCTATTAATGCTAATACTGGTCAAGTGTTTATCGAAATAGGATTTAATGAAGTTCAAGATTATAACATACAGTCTGGATTATTAGAACCAAAAAATAATGTAAAGTTTTGGAACTATACTCCTGATATTGAGGTACAATCTGAAGGCAGAATGATATACATGGTAACACGGGTTTCCAGTAAATTTAACAATGGCGTATTCACACAAGATTTAAAATCAGTGTTACCTGATTTCGCAAAAACAAAGAACCCTTCATCTACTAATAAGACAGCAAGAGAAAAAGTTTCAACAGCAGAAGAAAAGAAGGCAAATATTGTATCAACAATTCAGAAAAATGCAGTATCCGTAAACACATCAAATGCTTCACCGGGCTTTACTAATTCAAGCCAAAATGCACCACCGCCAGTTGCAGAGCCTCAAAGAGAAGTCTTTACTGCTAGGGGACAGGCTTCAACCGCAGAACAAACAAGAGCTAATATATTAGCCTCTATTCAGAATAATCCAGTATCACCTACAAATAACAACAACACGGTTGAATTAACAAATGTTGCTGCCGGTAACGCTAATAATGCAGGTGGCGCAGGAAGAACAAATGTAACTGCTGATGATGACAGTTATCAAGGACAAGTAGAAATTCTTAATATTAGATTTTAATTATGGCAAATGAAGACCTTATAAAGCAACGGGGTGTATTTAATATTTTTAAGGATAATCGTGGCGGTAGCGTCACATACGATCATCCTATTATAGGCATTGTAAAAAACAATATTGATCCTTTGCGATCAGGAAAAATCCAAGTTTATTTGGACAGACTAAATGGGCCCGATCAAGATGATCCTGATAACTGGACTTGGGTCAATTATGCCAGCCCCTTCTTTGGATACACACAAAATACAGCAAGTAATAATGGTGATGGAACGTTTGTAGGTAACAGAAACAGTTATGGTTTTTGGGCCACGCCACCTGATATTAATACTCAAGTAATTTGTTTTTTCATCAATGGTCAACCTGATTTAGGTTATTACATAGCATCTATTCCTCCTCCTGCACTTATACACATGGTGCCTGGAATAGGATCAAGTAAAAATATTATACCAAATGAGGGTGAAGCTGATAGTTACGGTGGCGCCACAAGCTTACCGGTAACAGAATTAAATGACGCTAACGCTGAATATGAAAATACTCCCGAACTTCCTAAAATTGCTAGACCAATTCATAGTTATCAAGCTGCTATTTTAAATGTACAGGGATTGATTAGAGACACCGTACGAGGTACTATTTCGAGTAGTGCAATGCGAGAAAGCCCTAGTCATGTGTTCGGACTAAGCACACCCGGCAGCCCTATTTATGCAGGTGGTTTTAACGGTTCGGGTAGTAAAACATTAAGTGAAGCAATAAATGATAGTAGCATTCCTGATGAGCAATTTGCTGTTATTGGAAGAACCGGTGGACACAGTTTAATATTAGATGATGGTGATTATGATGGCAATAATAAATTGCTTAGATTACGAACATCACAGGGTCACATGTTATTAATGAATGATTCTGCTGAAACGTTATTCATAATACACGCTAATGGTCAGTCATGGGTAGAATTAGGTAAAGAAGGCACAATAGATATGTACGCTACCAATAGCGTTAATATCAGAACACAGGGTGACTTGAATTTACATGCGGACAATAACATTAACGTAAATGCTAAAAAGAATTTGAATATTAGTGCAGAAAATATTAATATGGAAAGTTTACAGGCCACTTCACAGTTTGTTGGAACCGATTATAAAGGCTTTGTTAAAAATAATTATACATTAAAAGTAAACTCAAAAATGAGTTTATATAGTAAAGATGATAGTAGTATAAAAAGTGATAAAACAAACTACCTAAATGGTGGACCTAATGTTCATTTAAACACAGGAGCAAGTTCACTAGTGCCCGAAGAAGTTAAACAGTTGCCTATCATAGCTCACACCGATACTTTATATGATGATTCAAAAGGTTATTTACCTGCTCCCGGTAAATTATCAAGTATTGTTAGCAGAGCACCTGCACATCAACCATGGGCTAATGGAAACCAAGGCGTCGATGTAAAGGTCAATATGTCGGCTAGTGCAAACTTTCCTTCCCCACCAAGTGAAAATGTCCAACAACTAAACCAATCTGTAGTTGGAACTCCTACTCCAGTAACGTCACCGGCGGTAATGGCCACTGTTCCTAATTTGAATCCAGTTGGCAATCCTCTGGATAAAGTGACTACTACTGCCCTAGTTTCTCAAATGGCAGTAGATGCAGCTAATGGACCAAGCGCAAATGCAGTACGCAGTTCAGCAGGAGTAGTTGATATTAACGGTCAAAAAGTAGCAAGTATTGGTTCTTTAGCACTAACACCAACTCAACTAGAAGAAGCAGGTTATTTGAAACCAGGTAGTTCGGTAGCGGTTAACACAGCAATAAGTAATGGCAAAACAATAGAGCAAGCAATGCCTCCAAATGTCTTTACTGGAAAGAATGGTATAGCACAGAGTGGTGATTTAATAAACAACGCATCCGCTCAATCTGTTGCGGCGGCTGATGTATTAGGCAATAGCGAACAAGCACTCATACAAGCAGGTGCAATAACAGGTAAAGAAAGTTCAGGACAAATAGGCGGTTTAGTATTAGCAGGTGCTACAGTAGGGGTAGGACCAACACTTGATGTTTTAAAAGCCTCTGCTATAGGCAGTGGGTCAAACTTTGCGAATATAGGAACATCAAAATTATCAGCATCTAACAATGATCCAACTAAATTAATTGCCGGAGGTAATGCAGCGGCTAATTTAGCAGACAAACAAAATACAGGATTAGGCGGTCTACTTAAAAAAGTAGGTAGCAGCGTACAAGGAGCAGCGGCTAGTGTTTGGAGTAAAATAACAGGATCATTGAAAAAACTCACAGCCAATAAACCACAAAATTTAGATGCGGCAAATAGTACAGCAGAGAAACCAAAACAAACATCTAGTGATGCGTTGGGGGCAGAACAACAAAATAAATCTAATTTTACTGATAAAGTGAAAAATAGTTTAAGTAATGTTAGTGTTGCAGATGCGTTAATGACAACTAGCTTACTTGCCGGTGGCCCGGCAGCTTCGGCTTCTAACTTAGCTAAGGTTGCCGGTGGTTTAGCAATAACAGCAAAAATATTAGATAAGGGACAAGAACCATTAACGATAGGAAAATTAGGGGATAAGATTAAAAATGTTGCTTCTAATTTATTTAAAGGTAAACAGGGAGTTAAAGCCGAAGTCAATGAATTATCTACAGATTTGGCAAAAAACAGTGGATCGGTTAATGCTTTAGCGACAACAGGGTTATCTGATACTGAAATTCAAGAGTTTGAATCTCAGTTAGCCTCAGCAGGAACACCTGGTGCAATCGATATAAAAGCACCAACTGTAGCAAATAATACATTTAATAATCAAGGATTAGCGAATCAAAGTAAGAGTTTATTAGGCAATAGTAAGATACCTTCACCTGTTAAATCAACAGTAGCATCAACAAACAAAAATAGTTCACCGCAACCTAACGCATCAACATTGTCGAGTGCAAACTCTGCTCAAAATGTTGTAAATGCTAAAAAAGAAGCTTATAAAAATGCGCAAGAAGCATTTAATAATGGAACTTTATCTAAAGATCAATTGTTAAAGATAGAAAAGGATTTTTATTCAGCCATAGATGATGCAGAAAAAGCCCGACAAAAGTACTATAACTCTTTGGGATCAAATCTGCCTTTAGATTAATTATAAATAATATATTAGGAAAATCACATGCCAACTTACATCGGTTTCAGTACACTACAATTAGATCAGGTTAGAAAAACTAACATAGCATCCGGTGCAGACGGTGGATCCGGTTCAATCACTAATCCTGTTGTTTTAAATAAAAAATTTAGAATGGTTGATACTGAACTAGTTTTGCAAGATTTTTTAAATTCATTAAACATTCCACAGGGTTCTAAACCAGGTAGACCAGACTATGGTACTACTCTTTGGGATTTTGTATTTGAACCGAACACCATAGATTTACAAGTCGCAGTAGAGTCTGAAATAAGAAGAATGGCGAATCTTGATCCTAGACTTCTTGTGAATAGTGTAATTGTTTATCCGTATGAAAACGGAGTTTTAATAGAAGTAGAAATAGCAGTAAGCCCCTTCAACTTTGTTCAAACCTTAGCAGTCAATTTTGATCAGCAAACAGGTCGTGCAAGTCCAGCTGGAACTGGCGGCGCATCTATGTTAATGCCCGGCGTATCACGGTAAAAATCGCCATTTTTAGTATTGATAAATACTACAAAGAGATATTACTATGGCTACAAGTTCAAGACAATCTAGTGTATTTGGTGTAAACGATTGGAAATCAATCTACAAAACGTATAGTCAAGCAGATTTTCAAAGCTATGATTTTGAGACAATACGTAAAACTTTTGTAGATTATTTACGTTTATACTACCCTGAAACATTTAACGACTACATCGAAAGTAGTGAGTTTAGCGCATTAATGGATGTTGTTGCGTTTATGGGTCAGGCCTTAAGTTTTAGAAACGATCTCAACACTAGAGAAAATTTTATTGATACGGCAGAAAGACGAGATAGCGTAATTAAGTTGGCAAACTTAGTTGGCTATACTCCTAAAAGAAATATTGCTGGTCAAGGCTTCGCAAAAGTAACATCAATAAGTACCACAGAACAAATACGTGACTATACCAATTTAAATTTGAGTGGAATAACAGTCTTATGGAATGATCCTGCTAATCCTAATTGGCAAGAGCAATTCAATACCATATTAAATGCAACATTTGTTGATACACAAAAAGTAGGTAAACCGGGTAATAGTAAAGTATTGTTAGACATTAAAACTGATGAATACGGAATCAGAATACCTGATGGATTTACCCCCGTTTTGCCTTTCAGCACCGTAGTAGATGGAATAGCTATGTCATTTGAAGGCACTAGTATGACTAGTGTTGATAGTGACACATTATATGAACTTCCACCTGGTGATAGCGGTGTTTTTAATATTCTTTATAGAAATGACAAATTAGGTTACGGTAGTCCAAACACAGGATTTTTCATTTACTTTAAGCAAGGGCAGTTACAAACATATAATTTTACTATTCAAGAACAAATTAGTAATCAAGCCATAAACATTGATATTCAAGGTATTAATAATACTGACACATGGTTATACGAATTGAATTCAATAACTAACGAGTTTATTGAATGGAAGCAAGTAGAAAGTGTTTTTGCTAATTCAAACCTGCAAAGATTAACTTCAGAAAAAAAAGTTTTTAGCGTAAATTCAAGAACAAATGATCAGGTTACTTATGTTTTTGGAGATGGTGTTTTTAGTGCGATACCAATTGGAACATTTTCGAGTTTTGTAAGATCAAGTAACGGGTTGACGTATACGATTGATCCAAGTGAGTTTCAAAACATTACTATAAACATTCCCTACATTAGTAGAACAGGACGTCAAGAAACACTAACTATAACAATGAATTTACAGTTACCTGTTAGTAATGCACAAGCACGTGAAACATTAGCTGACATTAAAATAAGAGCACCACAAAGATACTATACACAAAATCGTATGGTAAACGGAGAAGATTATAACAATTTTCCATTCACCTTGTATAATTCAATTATTAAAAGTAAGGCGATTAATAGAACAAGTGTAGGTACTAGTAGAAATTTTGATTTAGTAGATCCTAGTGCAAAGTATTCGAGTACAAATGATTTTGCGGATGACGGCGGGCTGTATGAAGATTTGAATGATGGTTTTACTATTTTTACTGCTAATACTACTAATGATATTATTAATTTCTTAACTGAAAATATTCCAAATATATTAGGTGGTGAAAGAGCGTATCAATATTACACGCAAGCATACCCTAGATATCTTACAACTGATAATGTAATATTATGGAGTCAAACTAATAATATAAATGGAGAGAGTACCGGATTCTTTACATCAGGTGGCGCACCAATCAGTGTCGGTGTATTTACAACAGGAAATGTAAAGTACATTACTCAAGGAGCATTATTAGGATTTACTGCGCCACCCGGATATTATTTTGGAAGCGACAATAGACTAGTAGCAGGATTACCTTTACCCAGCGATCAAACATCCATATGGACAAGTGTATCACTTGTTGTAGGTGATGGCAGTAACGGAGGTGATGGTAATTTAGATAACGGATTAGGTCCAGTTAGATTAACTAATTCTATTCCTGATGGCGCTGTGTTAAGTGTAGTCATTCCTAGTTTAACGAATGTTTTAGGAGCAGCACTGGTTTCAGAGTGTGTGACTAAAATAAGATTAAATCAAAATTTCAGTTTAATTTTTAACAACGCATTATTAGCAAATCAAGAACGTTGGGCGACAAGCACATATAATAATACCTCATATTTTGTTAGATTTCAAAGTTTGGGCTATGGTAGATATTTGGTAACATGGCGTAGTGTCGCATATTATTTTGGAAGTGTATACGATGTAAGATTTACATTTGACAGAGATAAAATAGTATATGATCCTAGCACAGGTAAACTATTACAAGATTTTATAAGCATATTAAAATGCAATACCTTACCTAACTATAATTTTCCCTTCCCTAGAGATGTTACATTAAACGTTACAGGACAAACTATTCAGAATGACGGATATGTAGACGATTTTGCTGTTGAAGTAAGTGCGGCAGATTTAACTACTGTTGGATCCTATAAAAATCCTGATTTCTTTATTGACGTAACTGGATATGTGCCGGGAACAAGAAATTATACAAACTTTGTCTTTTTCCGTAGAGTAATCGATGCTAACTTATTGACAAGGTATGAGATGGTGCCTTCTAGTTCAATTGTTTATGCATATGGAACACAAGCGGATATCGCAATTGTAAAATACGAATATCCAGTGGGTCAAGTTTTTTATGCAGTAATAGAAAGTAAATTTTATAGAACTGTTAACGATAATACATCGGCTAATATTGTAAACTTAGAATTACTTTCAGATTATTTGGTCAAAACAGGTAGACAAGGATTATACTTCCAATATAAACATATATCAGGAGAAACAACTAGAGTTGATCCCGGTACAACTAACATTATTGATTTGTACTTACTAACACAAAGTTATTATACTCAATATCAAAATTGGATTAAAGATACAACTGGCACGGTACCTGAGCCAGCAAGACCAACCATAAATGAACTAACAAGTCAATTTAGTCAAATTTCAGAATATAAGATGCTATCAGATAGTGTTATTATGAATAGCGCAAGATTTAAACCTTTGTTTGGTGCAAAAGCAGAACCAAATTTAAGAGCTACAATAAAGGTTATAAAATCATCAGCCACAACAGCCAGTGTGAGTGAAATACGTTCAGCGGTTCTTTCTGCTATGAATACATATTTTAGCATTGATACATGGACGTTTGGCGATACATTTTATTTCAGCGAATTAAGCGCCTACTTACATTCTGAGTTGGGTGATTTAATAAGTTCGGCTGTTTTAGTGCCGAATAATCCTAACATGACGTTTGGTGATTTGTATGAAATAAGAAGTGCACCTTATGAAATTTTTGTAAATGCAGCACAAGCAACGGATATAGTTGTGATTTCTGCATTAACTCCAAATGAATTGCAAACAATTACAGTATAATTAATAGGTAAATTTACATGGTAACAAAAGTTAGAACAATTGATTTCTTACCTGAAGTCTTCAAAACAAAAACTAATCAACAATTTCTTGATGCTACGTTAGATCAACTTGTACAACAACCTAATTTTACAAGAATTGAAGGTTATATAGGTAGCAAATTTGGATATGGCATCTCATCTAGAGATAGCTATCTTGCTGAAACCTCAAAAATTCGTAGAGACTATCAACTAGAACCTGCGGTTGTTTTTAAGAAAAAAGATACAGCGAGAGCCGTAGACTTAATAACTTATCCAGGAATTTTAGATGCGTTAAAATTACAAAACGGCAGTGTTGATAATAACAATAATCTTTTTTCTAATCAATTCTATTCGTGGGATAGTTTTTGCAATTTAGATAAGTTAGTTAACTATGCGCAATATTTTTGGCTTCCTAATGGTCCTGATGTACTAAATGTTACTACTGCGCCCCTACGAAATAACGTCACGTATGATGTAGAAGTTGGTGATGAGTCTTTATTTAATTTTAGTTATAATTTTATAACAGACAGCATTCCTGTAGAAGGTGATAATCCAATACTAACACTCATAAGAGGCGGCACATATAGTTTTGTACTAAATGGTAAGTCACCTTTTTGGATTCAAACTGAACCAGGAATAAGCGGAAAAAATTCAGCAAGACCCAACTTAAGCACACGTGAAATATATGGTGTAGATTTTAATGGTACATCATCAGGCATAATGACGTTTGAAGTGCCATATGCGAACGAACAAAACGATTGGTTATACCCAGGTAATCTTGATATAGATTTAGTTACTGACAAATCGTTCAGTCAAATTAACGGAGCGTTATTATCTAATTTAAAAGGTATTGATGGTATAGCAAATTTAAATAATAAAACTTTGCTATTCTATGGTTCAACACCTAGCAGTTTGGGTTACGTTGGTCAATTTTATGACTCAACAAATTATGATATAAACAATCCTACATTAACACCTAGCTCTACAATTACAATTACGGCTACTAATACTAGCACCACAGAGAATGAGCTAATCTGTGCCTCTACAGCAAACTTACGTGTTAATGAAGGTATTAACTTTTCAGGACCGGTATTTGGTGGTGTTACCAATGGTAGAACATTCATAGTCTCTGCAACAACAGCAGCTAACAATAGATTAACAACCTCTGATACAACGGGTTTTTCTGCAAATCAGCCACTTTCTTTTGGTTCTACTATTGCTGGTATAACGGCTAGAACCCAATACTATATAAAAAATGTAGTAAGTAGTACGCAATTTACAATTTCTGCGACCCCGGGCGGTCCAGAAGTTGACATTACTGCTAATACAGCAACTACAATCTCTGCTGCATTTTATGGTGGTATGTACTATGTGAGAGAAATACTTAGTAATACTGCATTTACTATTTCCACTGAACCAAACGGCAGCGAAGTTCAACTAGTCACAGCTAGTGGTTCAATGGCAGCAACAATAGATCAAGGTTTATTTGAACAACAAGTAGCTACTGAAATTAATAAAAATTATTATAGAATAAATTTAATAAATGCAGGTAATAACGATTTTATAATAAGATTAACAGAAGCAGGAGCATTACCTGATAACACTAAAATTACAATAAACTACGGTGCTACATATATAGGTAGAAATTTTGTAAAAAATTCTTATGCTGAAATATTCTTAGTTCCTATATTAACTGCGGCACTCGATACATTGTACTATCAAGATGGTACTAATCCACAGCGTGTGGGTGTAATTAAATTAGTCGATAATCCTCAATATAATTTTATTGATGTAGAAAAAGATATTTTAGGGAAGTTAGAATATACTAGCCCAAATGGAATTACTTTTACGAATGGATTAAAAGTTATATTCAGTGGAAACATTGTACCTGAAAAATATAAAGCTGATCAATACTATGTTGAAAATGTGGGTTTAGGTATTCAATTAATACCAGACAGCGAATTTCAAACACCTGAACTATTTGGTACCCCATTAACTACACCATATGATGCCAATCCCTACGATACTTATCCTTTTGGTGACACACTTTTTTACCCATCGGAACAAGATTACATCGTAATTGCTAGAAACAGTTTGGATAAAAACTCCTGGAGTAGAGGAAATCGCTGGTTCCACATCGACGTACTAAACACTGTTATTGCTAATTCTCCAGTAAGTACCATAAGTGTTGAAGCATTAAATAATCCCAATAATAGAGCAAAGCGACCTATTATTGAATTTTACCCTAACTTAAAATTATATAATTCAGGATCAATAGCAAGGACTTCTACTAACTATATTAATTTTTCGGTTACAGATGCCTTTACACAGGTAGCAGGACAAACAAGTTTTGCTCCAGACGGTCCTACCTCTGCATTATTCGATGGTGCAACTATAGTATTTGCAGGTGATGAAAATTTAGAGGTTAGAAATAAAATTTGGAGAGTACAACTTGAATCCGTTACAGGAACTAGCACACCGGTTATAACACTTAGTATTGCACCTGGTGGTGAGGTACTAATTAATGAACAAACAGTATTTTCATTAGGTGAAAATTATACAGGTACGACTTTCTATTTTGATGGAAATAATTGGCATGAAGCACAACTAAAAACACGTGTAAATCAACCACCGTTGTTTGATTTATTTGATAAAAATGGAATAAGTTACGGCGACAACGACTTCTACTACGGTAGTGATTTTGCAGGCTGTACACTTTTTGAATACTCAATTGGTACAGGAGCGGATGATCCTGTTCTACTATTTCCTATAAAATACAGTTCGGATAGTAACTATAGTGATATTCAATTTAATGTTTCTTTAAACTCTCAAAACTTTACATATGTTGAAAATCAACAAGTTGTCACTAAATCTGTTTCTGATGGTTATATTTACCAATATAAAACTAATGTATTATATGACAGGTTAATAGGATGGCAAACAGCTATAGAAGATAGTTTTCAATATCAAGTATTTGATTCGACATATACCGGAACAACAGCGAATCCTGCAATCACATGCGATATTAAGGTAAAAGATCAAGCAACAACTAAATGGCCTGTAATTGTTGTATATAAAAATAATGAAAGAGTGTCGGCATCCGGCTATACAGTTACTACAACAAATACTACAACCTCTGTAACTTTTAATGAGCAGCCAATTTTAGGGGAACAAATAACAATTATGTTATATAGTGACCAAGTTTCAAAAATAGGTTACTATCAAATACCTTTGAATTTAGACCATAATCCATTTAATGATAATATCACTACAATCAACCTTGGTGATGTTAGAGGACATTATAAGAGTATTTGTAATAATGTGCCTAATTTGCAAGGACCTGCATTTGGAGCAAATAATTATAGGGATTTAGGTAATATAGTACCATACGGTACACGTATTATTCAAAACAGTTCTTCTTTGGTAAATTGCGCCACATTCTTGCGTAATACTAATAATAATTTTTTTGATGCATTAAATTATAATTCTTTAGAGTACAGTAAATTTAAAGGATTAATGATACAAACTTTGACCAACGGCGAGTATACACCTTTACAAACCCCAGCATTTATTTTAGATGATGTATTAGATCAGTTGTCTATTTCAAAGGTTGATACTAGTCCATTCTTTTGGTCTGATATGTTGCCATCAAAAAATGCATATATCACAAACAATTATGTATTCAAAACTGAATTATATACAAGTATTTTCAATTTAAGTAGAGTTTATGATTATACCAGTGCTAATTACTATGGAGTTTTGGTTTATTTAACAAGACGCAACAGCGTTAATCAGGTAGAAACATTTCAATTAATAAAAAATATTGATTATGTAGTTTCTCCAACTGAACCCAATTTAACTATTACTAAAGATTTACAAAATGATGATATAATTACGATTAAAGAATATTATCAAACTTATGGAAGTTATGTTCCCAATACGCCAACTAAATTAGGTCTATACCCAAGCAGTGTTCCAAAAATAGTTTTAGATAACACATACTCTACACCTACTTATTTCTTAGTAGGTCATGACGGTTCTTATAATAAACTTTATGGTAATTACAATAACAATGTTCTAAGTGATTATCGTGACAGAGTATTATTGGAATTTGAATTAAGAATCTATAATAATTTAAAGATAAGTTCTCAACTCCCGATTACTCAATTTGATGTTACGCCAGGTGCGTTTAGAAATATAGGTATAAGCTATGAGGAATATCAAGCCATTTATAACTATCAATTTTTGAATTGGGTCGGAATAAACAGAATTGATTATGAAGAACATTTATATGATCCTTTAAAGCCCTTTACGTATAATTATAAAGATAGCACTTTTAATTTTAATAATAAAAAAATTCAAAAAGGTAATTGGAGAGGGATTTATTTATGGTTGTATGACACTTCAAATCCAGATACAAGACCATGGGAAATGTTAGGTTTTTCCGAACAACCCGATTGGTGGATACAACGGTATGGTGTAGCACCATATACAAGCGATAATACTTACCTGTGGGCTGATCTTGCAGCTGGATACGTTTATAATAACGGTGATCCATATATCAATGAGAATGCAATTAGACCTGCTTTATTAGATATTATACCAGTTGATACTTTAGGAAAATTAAAAAATCCTTTTGAGTTTTTATTAGGTTCATATGATGTAAGTAATTTTGGTAAGCTATGGGCTACAGGTGATGTTGGTCCTGCTGAATACGCATATTTAAAGAGTTCAAATTGGCCCTTCGATTTAATACGTATCGCAGCTTTATTAAAACCTGCGCAACTGTTTGGTTTGGGAATTGATGTAGACAAGTACAAGTATAATGAAGAATTTAAACAGTACCTATACAATAATAGATTTAGAACAACTTTAGCAAATCTAACTGTATATGGTAATGGAAATGCAACTCACAGTTACGTGAACTGGATCGTTGATTATCTATATCAATTTGGAGTAGATGGAACTACTACGATCACTGATTTAGTACAAAATTTAGATGTTAGATTGTCATACAGATTAGCAGGATTTAGTGATAAAGACTTACTTAAATTTTATGTCGAAAAAGGATCTACTAACAGCAAAAATAATTCTTTATTAATTCCGGATGAAAGCTTTGGTGTATTATTATATGAAAATCAATCAATCGATACAATTACGTATGGGTCTATAATTGTACAAAAAACTATTAAAGGATATAAAATTTTTGGTAACAGCCAAAATAAAAATTATTTTATTTCTTTTGCCCCAAATAATAATGGTGTTTTAGATACGTTTCAAATTGATACAACTGTAGTTAAAATTCCAAAAAATTATACTAACATTAAAATAACTACACCTTACGGATATGAATATACTACATTAGATGATTTGTGTGCTTTTATAAGAGGATATGGATTATATTTACAAGAACAAGGTGTAAAATTTGAAAACGTTGAGAATGGGTTAGAGTTAAACTGGGACCAAATAATATATGAATTATTATATTGGGTAGACACTGGTTGGGAATTTGGAAGCACGATTAATATTAACCCTAATGCTAGAGCAGTCGTTATCAACAAAGAAAATTCAATTGTCCAACCACTTACATTTACTAAAGACAATTTTGTTTTAAATCAAAACTTAATTCCTATTTCGTTGACAGACCTTTTCGTTTATAGAAACGGAACTGAGTTTAGTGTCAAAGCACTTAACGAAGGTGACGCAATAGCATTTATGACTGCTAATCTTAGTACTATCGAACATGTTGTCGTTTTTGATAACGTCACAGTGTTTAATGATGTAATTTATAACTTAATTACAGGACTAAGACAACAAAGAATTTTTGTATCCGGTACAAAATCTGCGGAATGGAATGGTACGGTAAATGCCGCCGGTTTTATTTTAAATCAAGATAATATTCAAGAATGGCAATCTAATGTAAAGTATGTAAAAGGTATGATAGTCATATTCAAGAATGATTATTATATTGCGAATAAAGTTACTATTTTACCAAAGAACGAATTTGATTATAATGAGTGGTCTAAGACATCATATGATAATATTCAAAAAGGGTTATTACCAAATTCAAGTACACGGTCATATGAAGCCACCTTGTTCTACAATACTGTTAATCCAAATTTAGAGAATGACGGTGATTTATTAAGTGCATCATTGATAGGATTTAGACCAAGACAGTATTTCGCTGACGCTAATTTTACAGACGGTACTCAAATTAACCTGTATAAAAATATGATAACTTCTAAGGGTACGGTAGATAGTGTCACTAAGTTACAGGGCGTTAATATTCAACAGAATCAATTAAATTATGAAATTTATGAAAACTGGGCTATAAAAACAGGAGAATATGGTGGACTAATGAATCAGAATTTTATTGAGGTAACTCTCAATGAATATGATTTGACAGGAAATCCAAGCATTTTAGGTATCACAGATAATGTAGCGCCAAATGGTATACAACAAAACATTCCATTATATAATCTTAAAAATTATGGAAGATCGGTGGTATCAACAGATATATTGCCGGTAATATCAAATAGTTATACTGAAAAATTAGCCAGCGCAGGTTATGTAAACATTGATGATACTAGAGGACAATCCTATAATATTGCAGGGTTGGCAGCGATTGACTTACAAGACATTTACAAAAATGATTATATTTGGGTAGCAGATAAAGACAACACGTGGCAAATTTATACGCCGTTGTCAATTCAATCAGAATTGCGCATAGTCTATAACAATTTAGACGGTAATGTTACCTTCGTATTTCAAAAACCACATGGATTACTGAAAAATCAACTCATAGCTGTTTTAAATTTTGAGGTAGTAGTTAATGGTTTTTATAAAGTAGAAGATGTATTATCATTAGAATCTATAAGAGTTTCACTAGACTTAAATAGCCAAATTAATGTCTTATTTGGAAACGGATTAGTTTATTTACTGCAAAGCCAAAGATTAAATACTGCCCGTGATATCGATTCATTACCACTATTAAATGCAGAATATGCAGTTAATAAAGTTTGGGTAGATCGGGGTGTAGACGGGAGCTGGGCAGTTTATGAGAAAACAAATAACTATATACTTAATAATTTAAATTCTGGATTACTAGACGCAAACACATTTGGTTCAGGCGTTGCTTATGTACCTAACGTTGGGTATTTTATAGGTGATTCAGGAGATGGTAAAGTATATCACTATGATATTTCTCCTAATGGTGTATTTTTCTTAAAGAATACAATTAATAACGGCGGGGAGTTTGGTAAAACTATAGTCTACAGTAATGATTTGTTAATTGTTTCTAAACCAAATAATATCATAAGCCAAATTTTTGTTTATAGAATACCACCTAACGGAACAATAAACAGTATTATTCAAGAGCAAGTCATATCTATCACAGGAGGTAGAGTTGGTGATGCAATGGATATTTCAGGTGACAGTAACTTGTTATATTTAGGTGCACAAAATGACGAAACAGTTTTAGCATTTCAAAGAGATAAAACTCTAACATATTCAAGTGCAGGTATTTCGTTATCAACAGCTACCGTTGTAAATCAAAGACAATTTACTGTATCAGGAAATCGCTTAAGTTATATTAACGAAGGACAAATGGTAAATTTTGTTACTTCATATAGTGCTATTGGCGCAACAACATTATTCACTGTAGTAGAAGGTACTTATTTGTTTAGATGTTCAGGAGACCAGCGTAGTAAGTTAGCACACGGTGATAAAGTTGCATTTTCTAACACAGGACCAATTAGTTCTAGATTATATACTATTGCCAATGAGGCATATGATCCAGGCACTAACAGAACAACGTTCTATACCGTTGAAATGATTTATAGTACAATTGCAGCTGGATCACCAATTTACACCGTAACATTTAGTGATGATGCTTCAGTAACCGTAATAACTGGTACTTATAACGTTTCTGCAAATACAACTACTTTTTATACGATAGAACAAATTCAGTACACAGCAACTACAGGTTCAAACATTTTTATTGCTAGTGTTAATTTCAGTTTAGTTGGATCTATTAGTCCCCCAATGGCAGAGATAGGAGACAAATTTGGTTTCAGCGTAGCAACAAATCACGACGGTAGTAAATTATTTGTAGGTGCTCCTTATACAGATTATGATATAACACTCACAAATACCGGTGTAGTGTATATGTATGACAGATTAATTGAAAATATTGAAGTACAATATGATCAACGTCCTACTGATCCGCTACTTATCGTATTAGCCTTCGAACCTACAAATCAAACACGAATATATGTAAATGGGAAGTTACTGTCAACAAGCAATTATGTTGTAATTGTAAACATTATTGTTATAGGTACGATAGGTTTATTTGCAGGAGATATCATTACAATAAGCAGCGCCCAGTTTGTGTTAACACAACAAATATACGGGTTCGATAATACTGGTGACTTAAGACAGGGTGAGTTGTTTGGATTCTCGGTCGATACAAACACTTTTGGCAGTGAATTATTAGTTGGTGCACCATTTGATGTAATCAATAATGTGCAAACAGAAGGTGCAGTATATAGATTTACTAATGAGGGTAAGCGTTTTGGCACAATGACTGGTTTACTTGCGGCTAATCTTACTGCTGATACTTACCTTTTAATAAATGGTTATCGTGTGTATATGCCAGCTGGAAACGCAGCTACGTTAGCTGGTGCAATTAACAGCGCAGGTGTAACAAACGTTTTTGCTTATGCAACAGAAGATGGTCGTTTAATTATTAGATTAAGAGATATTAATTTAGGACCAATGAATAATAAACTCAACATTAGTGTTTTTAATGGGAATTATTTATATGAGATGGGGTTCACTGATTATATCAAATCTCAAATAATTCAGGATAGTCACAAGCAAACAAGAACACAATTTGGCTATGCAGTAAGATACAATGAAGAAAATAGTTTTGTTGTAAGTGCACCGGTCGCTATTAGATATATTAATACTACTTTTGATTTTTCAAATGACAATAACATACATAATGATACAGTATTTGACAACAATCTAACTATTTTTGAAGATACTAACAGTAATGCTGGTGCCGCATACATGTATGATTATATTCAATCATATGATGAAAGTTTAACCAATATTGGAAAATATGCTTATGCGCAGTCATTGAATGATATAGATCAGAATTACGGGTCACAACCTTTATATGGAACTGCATTGTCGTTTAATAACGGTGTAGTAATTATAGGCTCCCCCAACTTTCAACCAACAACGTTAGGTGGTAAAGTACTTGTTTTTGAAAATTCAACACAGATATCTAATTGGCATTTATATAGACAATCTAATCCTGTAGTTGACGTAGAAAAAATACAAAAAGTTTCTTTATATGATAACAGAAACAATGAAACCTTAACTGGATTAGATTTTATAGATCCTCTACAAGGAAAATTATTGGGTGTTGTCGCAGAAAACATAGATTACATAACACCTACAGATCCTGCCGGATACAATTCGCCTGATAATACTGTGGGTAATATAGTTTGGACTGATAGTCATATTGGAAAATTATGGTATAATCCTTCTTCATCACGATTTATGAATTATCATCAAAATGATAATCAATATAATAGTAAGTACTGGGGAACAGTATTTGAAGGAAGCGATGTTACAGTTTACACTTGGATTGAAAGTGATGTACTACCTTTCTTCTATGCAGGAAATGGGACACCATATGATCCTGCAAAATACTCTACCGCGTATACCACAGATAGTAACAATAATCTAGTTGCAAAATATTATTATTGGGTTAGAAATACAAATATAATTTCAACTAATATAGGTAAAACATTAAGTGATACAATTGTAGAGCAATATATCGCTAATCCAAAAGATTCCGGTGTAGCATTTTTTGCATCACTAGAACCTAATGTTTATGCTTTTTACAATGCAAGTGAATATATTAATGACACATCAACTAATCTACATTTAGGATATAGTGCTAATGCAAATGGTCCAACTGGTCATTTAGATTTCAAATTAATTAGAACAAATTATCCAGACGATTTTTTGCCAGGATTCCCAAATGTTGACAAAGGTTTTAATACCCCTACTGGGCTTTACGATAGAATGTTAGATAGTTTTGCTGGATTGGATGAAACAGGTGCAAGTGTTCCTGATTATTCCGTACCTAAACTTTTACAAACTGGTATAAACGTAAGACCTCGCCAAAGCTTTTTTGTAAACAGACTGTCTGCGTTAAAAACATATCTACAGTACGCTAACACTGTAGTAAAGGCTTATCCAGTAAATGAATTTGGTAACACTACATTCTTAAGTATACAAGGGGATTTTGTAAACACTTCTAATTATTGGGCGAACATTTATTGGTGGGCCGAAGGATATGATGATAGCACTAGAGCCGAACTAGAAGTTTCAATATATACGGATTTATTAACACTACCTACCACTGAAGGTATGATAGTAGGTGTTGCAAGCAATAGTCAGGGAAATAGAGAAGTATACATATATCAAAATTCTGAATGGGTGAGAATAGGTCTACAAAACGGCACCATACATTTTTTAGATAGTTTATGGGATTATGAAAAATATGGCACTGGGTTTGGCACAGGCTTTGATAGTAATGGGTTCGACGCATTCCCTTCAACTGAAACACGCTATATAATCCGTGCATTAAATGAACAAATTTATTTAGGACCTTTATTTAAGGATAGAAATGTAAGTTTAACTAAATTATTTGAATATATTCAAAGTGAAAATATAGAGGGACAAAATTATTTACCTTGGTTAACTAAAACAAGTTTTGCGGATGTTGGTTATACTGTAAGAGAATTAACCACTAATCAAAAATTTCAACGTGATAATCAATCTTTGTTAGAAGGTTATATAACAGAGATGAAGCCTTATCATGTTGTGTTTAAAGATTTTTATTTACGCTATACAAGAAATGAACCATATAACGCTAATATAACTGATTATGATTTGCCAGCAATTTATGATGACGCAGAGGGCAGATTTATTACTCCTCAACTGCTTTACGGAAGTAGTTATTCTGCAACAAATCCTGTTTATCCAAGTTATCCTGATCAGTTTACAACAAACAGCGATATTTGGAATGATCCTAAATATACTGAATGGTATAATAATTATGGATTGAGTTTAGGAGTAATAGATAATGTAATCATATGTAATGTTGGTAGTTTTATAAGCAATACTGATTTGCAAATAATTGTAGACAATGCCGAAGGATTGCCTGTTACAGGGACATTAAAAATTAACAATGAGTTTATCGGTTATACAAGTGTTGATAGACAGAGGGGAATAATATTAGGCATTAGTCGAGCTATTAACGATTCTCAGGCAGAATCACATTTTGCCGGAACACCAATTTATATTAATATGCCGGCAGTAAGCGTATTTAATGGAAGTAGAGATTATGTTACTCCTCCAACTGTTACGGCGTTTATTGATACAACAAAATATCCTGCGCCAAAACGTCAAGCACTGCTTACATCTAATCTAAGTGGCGATAAAGTTGTATCAATAAACATAATTGATGCCGGTGAAGGTTATGTAGTGCCTCCTGAAATCGTTTTTGAGCCTAGTGTATCTTATGAATCTTCTATTGAAAGAATAAATTTTGTTGGTTTTTCTATTCAGTATTTGACTACTAACCTAATAAGCGGAGATTTAATTTATTCTACCGGCATCACAACAAATGGTTATAAATTAGTTCCGGATGGATATTACTATATCCATAATATTGATATATTTACAACAAGAACCGTAGTTGCATTTTCTCTTATAAATGCAGCGGTTGTGACATTACATAGAACATACGATGACGCTTTGACTGGTAACAATCCAGTACCGTTTATTAATCAAACTTTATTAGAACCTACATATACACATAGAATTTCTCTTACTGCAAAAGCTATTCCTACAATGGTGAGCGAAAAAGTAAGAAGTATCAAACCAATATTAAAATTTGATAGGACCAGTTATAGAAGTTCAATAACTGAATGGATGCCGAATACTTTCTATTCAAGCCCGTATCTAAGCATAGGCAACGATTCAAGTAATACTACTAAACTTTTTGCATCAGTAGATTCAGGCGAAAGAGCACCAACCGGCGGTTCAGGTAATGGAGCTGAATTCAACATCTTTAATGTATTACTGGGTGGAACATACTACGCCGACATTGTAACTATAGGTGAAGATTATGTTACAGGAGATGTGTTAACTGTTCAAGGTACTTCTTTAGGCGGGGCTAATGCGACAGAACAATTAGAAGGTACAACTGTTGAAGGTTCTTCTATTATTGAAATGGTAAATACAACTGGTATTAGTATCGGTGATTATGTTACCGGATTTGGTATACCATATGGGGCTGTAGTTAAAAGCAAAACAACCAATAACAACATTATGATAAGTGAGCCTGCCACTGAATCAGGTACAGGTCCTCTTCTTTTCTTAACTGGAAATATTCCTAATAATTGTTTAATTGTGGTAGAAGATATAGATGGAAATGGCGGAATTACGGAAATTTCAGTATATGGCGTTTCTAACGATGCAAGTTTAAGCAGTCTACAAGGAGCAGTATTACCAATATTAGATTTAGACGATGTTGACGGTCAAGCGGTAGTTACACTAGACTATAGTTACAGTGATTTGAAGCCCGGACAGATTAACGGGTCTTACATGTATTTTTATAAAATTCACAGTAGCTACATTTACGATGATACCGGTAAAAACTTTGTGGGGAGTATAACAGGTACTACACTTACGGTTGATGTTATAGAAGATGGTGAATCTTTGGTTGTAGGAGATAAAGTATATAATCCGAATATTATTGGGTCATGTGAAATAACTGCATTCGGAACTGGTTCGGGTGGCGCAGGAACTTATACTGTATCATCTGTACAAACTGTCACTACTTCACAAATGTACACAGGAGGCGGTGCATTAATTAGAATTAGTAGACCCAAGTTTAATCCAGATAATATTAACAATTTGTATTATATGGAAATTCTTAATCCCGGGTTTATATACAATGCCGGCAATACAATTATTATATCAGGCGCTTTATTAGGTGGTGCACCTCTTGTTAATGATGCTAAAATTACTATAGATATTGTTTCTGAATCAAATAGTATTTTTAATGCTACAATTGAAGGGCTATCAATAGGTGAATTCAGTCAGTACTATGTAAAGGCACTAGATTATGATAGTTCTACACAAACAGGAACAATAGGAGTTTTTGAAAATACATTGTTAACCGTACCAGTAAGTTACTCATCATTTATTTGGAATGGTTCTGGTAATAATTACGGATATTTACCAGAACCAATAGTTAATAATTATAACTATAATTATAACACTAGTTCACTAGTAATATACCAAGGTTTTATTTGGCAATGTATAGAGGCTAACAATGATCAAGAATTTAATCCTTCTAAATGGTATCCATTATTAAGTAGTGATAATGCAATAAATGCATTGGATAGAATTGAAGCTTATTATCAGCCAACTGTTGGTATGCCTGGCAAAGATGCCCAACAACTAGTAAAAGGTATTACCTATCCTAATAATGTTTATTATGGAAATTCTTTTGCACCAGAAGATGAATTCCCTATAGATACTGTTGTACAAAGCTTGCCTTTCTATCCTACAGGAATAGATATCAAGGCTATAACATATGATGGTACTACTTTCGTAGCGGCAGGTGAAAGTAGCGAAGCAAGTTTTATTCTTACGCTTACGCAAACTGGTGCTTGGTCTAGTTATGAAATAGCATCGATAACTTTAGGTATAACAGATATTATATATTCAGGCGGTGCATATATTGTAGTTACAACAACTACTGCAAGTCCAATATATTTAAGCTTTGATAAATCAGATTGGGTGTCTACAGGTAGTGTTACAGGATTTGACATTCTTGGATACGATCAAGGAACATTCGATACTTCACAAATAGGAGTGGGTAATGTTTCATTAAGCTCTGTCATAAATGTGAATGGGGTATTTTATGCAGTTGGTGGTAAAATTTTAAGAAGCAGTACCGGCATAACTTGGGATCAAGTGTATGATTTTACAAGCCCAACGTTTCAAAATAATTTAAATGATATTGCATATGTAAACAATACCACTTTCGTTGGTTTTATAGTGGTTGGTTTAACTTATCAAGTAACCTCAGGATCAGGTACATCGGCTCCTACAGTTTCTACACAATCTGCTATTTTAACTAGCATTAATGGCACAGTATGGAGTACAATAACGCCTTCGTTAACTACAAACGGATTTAACTCAGTAACATCTTCGGTAAGTTTGAATAGAATTGTTATTGTTGGTGACGCAGGGGTAATTTACTATAGCTCTAACGCAAGTAACTGGGTTCAGGCTTCAATATCAGGGAGCCCAATTACTACTAATATTAAATCAGTAGTTTATGGTAATTCTATTTTTGTTGCAGTAGGAGATAAAACAGGTAATGGAACTAGTGATCCTGGTTTAATTCTCACATCTGTAAACGGAATAACTTGGACGCAAATTTCAAGTCAATATATTACAACTGAAAATTTAACTTACGTATATTTTGCAGATAATTTCTTTTATGCAGTTGGTGAAAATGATACCTTCTTGAGGTCAACGAACGGTAGTTCATGGACAGATGTTTCTTCTATATCTGTTGATGATCCTTATTATGTAGTACAAGGAAACGATTTCTTATATGGATATGGACCAGAAGAATTAGTAGCAGGAGTAGTAACGGACACATTATCTATGTATGTAAATACTGCGCCGGGTGCATATTGGGATATAGATTTTAATTCACCAATTTGGTATAAGCATACAGGATTTAATATGCAAACTAAAACAGGTGTTCCAAATTATAACTTAAAACTTAGTTTTGCTAATCTTGTTGTAAATCCGGCTAGATTGTCAGTATTCATTATTGGTGAAAGAGTATCGGATAGGGGTCGTCGCATTTACGAGAATCAATCTTCAGCTAACTTACCTTACAGTTATACTGTAGATTGGATGGAAGAAACGATAACATTAAATCAATCTATTCCTGCAGGTACTTACATTTTGATTGAAGTATATGAAATTGGTAATGGAAAAGAATTAATTAGAAACAATTCTAAATATTATCCATTAAAACAGGATGAGGATACCGGACAATCATATTTTGATTTTAATATTGAATTCACTCCGGTCATCAATGAACCATTAGTTTGTGTTAGTGTTTCTGGTGGACCTTTAACCAAACTAGAATATAATGTAGACTACTTAGTAATACCAGATATTTTAGGCTTTACTAAAATTCTTTTTATTACTGATACGTATGATTCTGCGACGGATTACATTGTGTTTTCAATATTAGGAGACAGTACTTCAGTATTTGGGTCAGTTCAATATGGTTATTCGATACCTGAAACTGAAGTTTTTGTAACAACAGGGGTAACTTCTAGCTTTCAATTAAATTTAGAACTTACTACGTTGTCAGGTAATAACGTCAATAATAGTATTGTAGAAAAAAATGGTGAAAGATTATTTCCTGCAGGTGTACCAGGAGCTGATTATGAGTTTCAAAACATAGGCGGAACATGGTATTTGCATCTTTTTATATCGGTAGGTGGTTCAGGAAGCGACACTATTGCAGTAACTACCTTCTATGATACAAGTAGACAATACTTAACGACAAATCTATTCAATGGAATGTCTGACGGAATAAAATGCACTGGTATATCTTTTGTTGATATAAGTAAAACTCCTGTGTTATTAACCTTTAATAGTGATCCTGGATTTGCAACTAATGATCTAATCCGAATTGATGGTGTTCAAGGCACAACCGAACTTAATCAAATGACCTTTTATATTAATAAGGTTTCTGCAACAACGTATGAACTATTTAAAGATAGTAGTTTGGGATACCCAGTAATTGGTCCTAATTTAACTGGCTTTGTTTCAGGAGGATACGCTTGGTTAGATTCAGAAACTATCATTATTCCTTATCCAACTGTGCCAGGAACTATGCCAAATATGACATATGATGAGGGTAATAGAAATTGGATTACAATAATAGAAAATAGCGCACCATTGGGATCTAATGGAGTTAGATTGTTGCCAACATTGACTAACTATAGTACTAGCGCATTATTTACTGGCTCAATATTAGGAACAACATTAACAGTAGCAAATATTGATAAGGGAGTTTTAAATATAGGTCAAGAAATATTTGGAGGAAACATAGCATCGGGAACTGTAATTACTGCGTACATATCAGGCTTTGGTGGAATAGGAACTTATGAAGTTAATAATAGCCAAACAGTTAGTTCTGTTGAAATGAATACGGAATATGATAATAGATTATCATTATTTACTGATACGAATGTAGATGATTATATACTAATAACGAGTATGGTTACAGGAGAAAGTCCTAATCCAATGTCATTCAATATTACTGTCAATAAATATGGCAATGGGTTTGTGACAAGAACTAATTCTACTGATGGTTCTTGGTTAACACAGGATTTTATATCAACTGATACTACTATGTATTTTTATAATGTAAGTAATCTAGTTGAACCAATTTCAACTGATTTAATAGTTAATGACGAATCAGGAACAATTTATACATATGTACAATGTGATATTAATGAGGTTAAAGGAGTTCAAGTTTATAATAAAACTACAATCTCAACACTTGCATCTAGCCAATATGGATTAACATTATTCAATGGAAAACCGGCAGTAATATTCAGTTCAGGAGTATCAGTAGGTGATTTAGTAACGGTTACTATAACGATTGGAAATGTTGTAGAAATTAATGGTGAAAGAATAAGGTTTGATGTAATCAATACTGAAACAAATACCCTAACAGGATTGACCAGAGGCGTGCAAGGAACGAGTACGGCTGATACGCATAGCAAATATTCTATAGGATATGGAATTAATCCTGCTAGAAGAATTACGGATGCCGAATATGCTGATACTTGGAATAGTGAAACAATTACTAGTAATGGTGATCCATTACAAATCAGCGTTACTGACACAGCAGTATTTTTACAAAATAACGCTCCTTTTTAGAGATAAATAAGAAATTATGATGGAAAAATCAGAGAAGATAGAAAAGCAGGTTGAAGCAGAAAAAAGAGATTCTTTAAACGAATATTCGGGCTTTTATTTCAGTTCTGCTATAAAAATTCACGACCCTAACACGAATGAGGTGTTAGTGCAAATACGAGGCGATAACTAATGTCACACTACACGATTCCTATTAAAATTGACGGGTTTTTAAAAATATATGATCCCAATAATGACGAAGTTTTTGTGGATAAGCACAATGCTATTCATTATGAAAATATAAGTATAGCTATTGCGGAATCACTAAGTAACAAGGGATTGGGCACTATATATAAAATGGCTTTTGGAAACGGGGGTGCAAGTGTTGATGAAACCGGAATTATAACATATTTACCGCCCAACACCACAGGACAAAATGCTAGTCTCTACAATCAAACTTATGCAAAAGTAGTAGACGACACTAATATCTTAAATTTAAATCCTGCAAGAAATAAGATTACTATTAATCATACTTCAGGTAAAGTTTATACAGATATTATTGTCCAATGTCTATTAGATTATGGTGAGCCACCGGGTCAGCTAGCATTTGATAATGGAACACAAACTGAAAGTGCTTATGTTTTTGATGAACTAGGACTATTGGCCTACGACGGAACCGACACTTTTGGTAATGAACTAACGAAGTTAATTACACATGTGATTTTTCACCCTGTACAGAAAAGCTTAAACAGACAAATACAGATAGATTATACTGTCCGAATCCAAAGCTTAACTAACCTGGTCACAGTGTAAGATAAATAATATATTACTGGAGTAACTTATGGCATATACAATTATTAGAAGCGACGGAAGTGTATTAACTACCATTCAAGATGGTACTGTTAATACAACGAGTACTAGTTTGAGCCTACCCGGCAGAAATCAAGCTAGTTATGGACAAATTTTAGATACTAACTTTGTTAGGATGCTAGAAAATTTTGCTGATGACAGCGTTCCTGCGAACCCCATTAGAGGTCAGCTATGGTACAATACAACTGACGGAACATTAAGAGTTTGTCCTGCGGATAACACAACAACTGCTAGCAACTGGGTTATTTTAACATCAGCTACAAGTGCAGGTGATACTACTTTAGGAAATGTTAATGTCACAGGTAATGTACTCGCAAATAATTTATCAGTAAACAATGCTATTTCTGGTAACTCCATAACAGTAAATTTTGCAACAATCGCAGCAAATCTAACAACAGCAAATGCAAACGTAAGCACCACTGCTAATATTGCAACACTAAGAACTCAAGTAATAACTACAGGAAGCTCAACAACTGCTGGTACTTTAACGGGTGTTTGGACGGTTAATGGTAATACAAGTGCAAATGGTATTGTTTTAGGAAACGGAAATATTGCATTTAGTTCAGCTACTTTTGGTATTAAATGTGATAATTATATGCTTGGTAACGGAGCACCATTTAATCCGAGCGGTACATATACTAATGCTAATGTTTCTGATTACTTAACCGGAGCTAATAGTGTTTCTCAGTTTACAGGAAATATTGCCCCAACAAGAGTAACGACAACATATATTGCGGGCGGCGGCACTATTGCAAACGTTTGGACATTGGCTTCCGGTGCAAGAATACAAGCAACTTATGCTGACTTAGCAGAAAGATATGAATCGGATCAACCATATGGCGTAGGAACCGTAGTTGAATTAGGTGGTGAAAAAGAAATTACCGCAGTTAAGGAAGACTTGAGTGAACATGTTTTTGGTGTAATTAGTAACAGCGCCGCGTATTTGATGAATAGTATGGCAGGTGATGATTCTACTCACCCTGCAGTAGCTTTAGCTGGTCGTGTTACTGTCAATGTTATTGGTAAGATTACTAAAGGCGACAGACTAGTGAGTGCAGGCAATGGGTTAGCAAGAGCAGGAGCAAAGGACGAAATAACGCCATTTAACACAATTGGTAGAGCGTTGACCGACAAAAATGATGATGGTGAAGGTGTCATCGAAGCAGTTGTTATAATTAGTTAAAGGTGACATATGACATATTCTAGCTTTGGGCTGATTGAAGCAGCAGATTTTAATACGTTTGTCGGTAATGCTACCAGTGGAATTTCAACAACTAATACTTTAAATACTGTATGGGGTTTAGGGATAGGCAACGCCGGCTATGGACAAACTGGTGTCCCTAACGTAGAGGCCTTCACTTTGGTCTCACATACGGATTGGGCAAATTTAATTAATACTACACAAACTGTAGCCAGTCACCAAGGAACAGCAATTACTTCAATTACTGCCCCTAGCCAAGGAGATAGAATAGAGGTAATTAATGCAATATCTACAAATCTACAAAATATTTACAATTCTAGATTTAGTGCTGTTGCACAAGGAACATCTTCTCCAACTGCAACAACCAATTCAACAGCTTGGAGTTCAGCGATAACTTTTACTCATTCAGTAACGTTTGCTGGTGCGGCGGAAGCTAGGTATTTTTTCAATGCAGGAGGACAAATAGCATTAACTTTCGCTCATCCTACTGGAACAGGTGTAAATGCTTTACTAAGTAATTTAGCAACTGCAATGGGTACATTGGTTATTAGTGGTATAAATTCGGGCAGCTGCACAATTGCAGGTACAACTTATAATGGTATTACTAAAATTGGTGGCTCTGGAACACCGGCCACGTTGTCGGCGAATACCGGTTTTTATGCATTGACAACTACTAACCAAGAAGTGTACAGACAGCTAGGAACAGGAACACCGTCAGCATATACAGGAACATTTATTTCTGTAAATTTAAGACTAAATGCCCTTCCAGGATCCGGCAGTGTATTAACAATTACAACATTGTGGGATGAAGATCCTAACGGAGGCTCAACTCTTGGGTTAACGTCAGGTTCAACCACAACTTGTACTATAAGACCTCCGTCAATAAGCTACTTATCTAACACTTGGGGAAGTATTTCTGTAACAGGTTCAGTAACGGGTAGTTAATATGACTTATCAAGCTGGTGGCTTAATACAAGCCATTGATTACAACACCTTAATTGGCACACAAGCAACTACCAATCCTAATTTAAACGAAATTTTTGCGACAGGTTTGCGTGATTCGGGTTACGGTCAACCTGCACTTACATCAGTAAATCAAAACGTTCTAATTGAAAGTGAAAATTGGGCTAATTTAATAAACAATATTAATACCATAGCCTCGCATCAAGGAGTGTCTTTAGTTAATCCTCTTACCCCACCGGTCGATAACAATGTTATCACATATCTTAGTGCAGTAACAACAGGCTTAGCACAAATAGAAAACAATAAACACTATGCTTTGGCTCAGGGCATAACAGAAACAACTACAACACGATTTACAACATCAAATTGGAGTGACAAAATCACCTTTACCTTTATTTGCACATTTGAATCAGGTGATAAAGCTAGATATTTTTTTAATGCGGGCGGACAGATAGTATTAAATTTCACCCACGCAGCAACAACATCAAAAGCAGATATCCTATTTAATTCTTTAGCTAATTCTATTGGAACTTTGGTTTTAAGTGCCCCTACAGGAACTTCTACAGCTAAAATTGCCGGAACAACATACAACGGTTTTACAAGAATAGGTGGTACCGGAACCCCACAAATTCTTAATACATCAATTGGATACTATAGTTTATCAACATCAGATAGGCAATTATTTAGAATGTATCCAACTATTACAGGTATTGTATCAGATATCGGGTTTTATTCAGGAACCAATATTTCGGTGTTTGCTAAAACAAACGGCACTCAAGGTACTAATGGTGACATAGGTTCTATATTAACTGTAACATGTGTGTGGGATCAAGATCCTAACAGTTTTAGTATAGCAGCAGGAAACAATACGGGTCCAGTCAATAATTCAACAACAACCTTAGTTGTTAGATACCCTAAGAGCGTAGCCTCAGGTGGTGTGTTAACAAATACTTGGGGTTCTGTTAATGTCCAATCTTTAGTTGTCGGAAATTAAATAAACAAAATTATACCTAGTAAATACTCTTAGGAGAGTGTTTATGAACGTGGAAAATCTTTTGGTTGAGTCTAAGATTAGATTCGATTTTATTTCTCAAAAAAATCAACTCAAAGAAAAATATCAAAGCAAGATGATTTTTGCTGACCAAGGAGGATTATGGGTAAGTTCTTTAAATTTTATTTCTGAACTTAATGGAATCGATGAGGAGACAATTATTTTATTAGATAATTATGAAAACCCAATTAAAGTAAACAGGAAACAACTCTTAGATAAAGCAAAAGAGAATTATAACAATATAATTACTCAATGGTATGAAGAACATTCATTATTAAAAAATAATAGATGAGCAGAGGCATTCTATTATTTGCGTTCAACACTGATAGTGTTGACTATTTTAAAATGGCTATCGCAACCGCAAAACGTGCGGAACATTTTTTAGGTTTAAAATCTAGTGTAGTTACAGATATTAATACTGATATAGCGAAATATGATTATAAATTTGATAATGTTTTTATAGTTGATTCTGATAAAAGTAATAAAAAGAATAAAACGGTTTGGATTAACAAAGGTAGATATCAAGCATACGACTTAACGCCGTATGATGAAACATTATTATTAGATACAGATTATTTAATTAATAGTGATTCGCTTAACTTACTGTTTAATATATGCACTGATTATGTCGTTCCGAATAACATAAAATTTTTAATGGAGAATATAGAAAATGAATTAATTAGCCCAATATCTTACCCTACGATGTGGGCTACAATTATTGTTTTCAAAAAAACGAACAAAACAAAACAGTTATTTGAATGTATTAAAATGATTCAACATAACTATAGATATTATGCGGAATTATATGGAATGTACAGTCTTATGTATCGAAATGACTATGCACTAACTATTGCGCACAGAATTATTAATGGACATTTAGATGATCCCGAATGCCATATGCCATGGAATCTTGTACATGTAGACAAAGAATTAAAAATCGAAAGAGTTGGACAAGAGCTTTACAATACAGAATATAAAATATACAGAGAAAAAATTCATAAAGAAAAAATAAAAAAGAATTATATCATAGTTAAAGATATGGATTTTCATTGTCTTAATAAACAAAACTTTATGGAAATAGTATGACGAAAGGTTATCTTGTTTTAGCACAAAATACGAAAGAAACAAATTATATTGATTGTGCAGACGCACTTGCTTTGAGTTTAAAAAAAGCAAATCCAAAAGCAAACATAACATTATTAAGTAATGACGTAAGTATGTGTGCTGCATTTGACAATGTTATCGAATTGCCATACGGGGACTTAGAACCAAATAGTGCATGGAAGTTGGTTAATGATTGGCAGGTCTATGAAGCCAGCCCATATGATCATACAATAAAACTAGAAGCGGATATGATAGTCAACACTGATATTGATTATCTATTTGATGTGTTGAGTTTAAAGGATGTTTGTGTTTGTACAACCATAAGAGATTATAAACAACAAATAAGTGATGTAAGATTTTACAGAAAGTTTATTGATGATAATAATTTGCCCGACGTTTATAATGCAGTAACATATTTTAAAAAGTCACCATTTGCTGAACTATTTTTTAAGAATGTGCGGTTTGTTTTTGAAAATTGGTATGATATAATTAAAAAATTTAAATGCAATGTAGATGAGTTACCAACTACGGATTGGGTTTATAGTATAGTTTGTCATATTATGGGAGTAGAAAATACAACTATGCCCTGCGTCGATGGATTTAGTTTCGTTCATATGAAACAATATGTAAATAATTTGATTACTGATGATTGGAAGCGAGAGTTAGTTTATGAATTAACTCACCCAATTCGAATTCAAAAAATACCACAGACTTATATTTTCCACTATCATAATAAAGATTTTGCTAAGATTGTAAAGGAAGAATATGGTAGAGTTTAGATTATATTACGATGAAAACGGAGATGTATTATTCTATACTTGTGAGGATTTGCCTGGAAATTATATAGTGGTCGATGCTCAAACTTATGCAGAGTGTAGATTTGATATACGAATCGTCGAACAAAAAATAGTCAAGCTTGCAGGTAAAATAAATTTTATTAAAGTAGTACCAAATGTCAATGGTGTAAGATGCGCATATGAAGATAATGCAATACTTGTGGATGAAGATTATTTAGGTAAAGTTTGTAGATGGGAAGCAAAAATATATGAGTTATGATAAAGTTGATATAGCAGACTTAGATTGCATTTATTTAAGTTATGATGAGCCACAAAAAGAAGAATTTTGGGTTAAAATTAAAAACATGGTACCATGGGCACGTAGAGTAGACGGTGTTAAAGGAAGTGACGCAGCACATAAAGCCGCAGCAGAAGAAAGTGATACTGAACGTTTTATATTAATTGACGGAGATAATTTACCTAATTTTGAGTTTTTTAATTTAACACTAGATTTTACAGACAAAGATGAAAGTTATCAAAAAGCACAGTATCGTTGGAAAGCAAAAAATATAATCAATGGCTTACAATATGGAAACGGCGGTATAAGTAGTTGGACTAAAACCTATGTAGAAAATATGAAAACTCATGAGGCAAGTGACGGCAATAATATCACTACAGTAGATTTTTGTTTAGATTATACAAATGGGTTATACTGGAGCATGAACGATTGTTATAGCACTACTTATCCTAACTACAGACCATTTCAGGCTTGGCGTGCAGGTTTCAGAGAAGGAGTGAAAATGTGTTTAATTAATGGAACAAAACCAAACATAAACGATTTTCAACGAAGCGTAGTAAGTAGAAACCTTGATAACTTAACTATTTGGCATAATGTAGGTGCAGACGTTGAGAATGGTTTATGGGGTATTTATGGTGCAAGATTAGGAACGTACATGACTATGCTCACTGATTGGAATTCAAATGAAGTACAATGGTTTGATAATTTTGAAAAGCTTTGGGAAGAACATGAAAAAGTTAATTTATTAGATGAAATTGACAGAATAGGAAATTTACTTGATACTAAATTAGGATTACCAATATGTATGTTAAGTTCTGAACAAAGTAAATTTTTTAAAAGGCATTATAAAAGTGATAGACATAATTTAGGACCATTAGTAAAAGAGATAGATGTAATCAGAAAAATAGAAGGGTGGTAATGAGCAACGAACAGAGAATTGAGGAATTAAAACAAAAAGTTATAAAAATTAACAATATTAGTTCTAGTTTTTGTAGTGCCAAGTGGTTGCAAACAACTTTAAATTTACAAAATGGTTATAACCATAGTTGTCATCATCCCAGCCCACATAAAATTCAATTAAGCGAATTACAAAATCCAGCAAGCTTGCATAACAGTTCTTATAAAAAAGAACAACGTGTTAAAATGTTAAAAGGCGAACGACCTCAAGAATGCGACTATTGTTGGAACGTAGAAGATTTGGATAAATCTTACTTTAGTGATAGACATTATAAAACAGCAGATTATTGGGCGTGGGACAGAATAGATGAAGTCGCACGTAGCGATCCATATGCTGATATAAATCCTGCTTATTTAGAAGTTTCATTCAGTAATGTGTGTAATTTTAAATGTAGTTATTGCAGTCCTGAGGTGTCGAGCAAGTGGATGGAAGAAATTGAAAGACATGGGCCCTATCCTACATTTAATAGTAATCATAATCTAGATTGGTTAAAACAAGTAGGACGTTTTCCTTACAAGCATAGTGACGATAATCCATATGTAAATACTTTCCATAAATATTTTCCTACTATTATTGACGATTTACGAGTGTTTAGAATTACAGGTGGTGAACCGCTGTTAAGTAAAGATGTACAAAAAACTTTATCGTACCTTATCGATAATCCCAAACCAAACTTAGAATTAGCAATTAATTCTAATTTATGTGTAGACGATAAATTGATAGATAATTTTATAGAAACAATTAATAAACTATCCAATTCTGTTAAACGAGTGGATATTTATACAAGTTTGGAATCGATAGGTGAACAAGCAGAATACAGCAGATATGGATTAAATTACAACAAATGGATAGATAACGTTAGAAAAATTTTAAGTAATACAGATTCTACAGTGAGTATTATGACCACAATGAATGTGCTAAGTTTACCAACTACTACTGATTTTTTAGATTTGGTTATTGAATTACGAAAAGAATTTAATTTAACGAGTGCAAATAATAGAGTTCCTGTAAGTATAAATTATCTACGTTGGCCTCCCCATTTAAATGTCCTTATTCTTCCGAAAGATGTAAGAGAGCATTTTGCCAAAGATATTTTAGCAAAGTCAGAATTATTACTAAAATACTATATCAAAGCTGAACACGCAAGACTGTATCTTGAGGAATGGGATCAAATCAAAAGATTTTGCGATTACCTTACAAACAATGAAACAAGAATAGATTTACAAGAAGATTTTGTGAAGTTTATAAATGAATACGATTTACGGAGAGGTACAGACTTTATAAGTACGTTTCCCCAATATGAAAACTTTTGGAAAGAATTAAATGCCTAAAAAACCTGATGAGAGTTTGACAGACTATAGAAATAGAGTAATCAATAAAATTAGTCCAAGTTATTGTGCAGCAAAATGGTACAATGCAACTACTTGGTTGGGGTCTGGTACAACTGCAAGCTGTCATCACCCGCCGGCTCACAGAATTCCTATAGAAGAAGTTAAAGTAAATGTTTCGGCTATACACAATACTAACCATAAAAAATTAATGCGTAAAATGATGCTCGAAGGTGAAAGACCTAGAGAGTGTGAATATTGTTGGAAAATTGAAGATATAGGTGGTGACCAAGTTTCTGATAGAACATTTAAAACAATTATCTATAGTGATGAAGATATATCAAAAACAAATCAGACTCCTTGGGATCATGATGTATTATTGAAAACCTTTGAAATTAGTTTTGATAGAGTGTGTAATTTGGCTTGTAGTTATTGCAATGCAAGTTTTAGTACAACTTGGGCGAATGACATAAAGAAAAAAGGACCTTATCAAAACTTAGTTAGCGATGGCGCCGGCGCCTTTCAACAAGACGGATCATGGGCACAGCCTTACAAAGATGATAGTGAAAATCCTTATGTGCAAGCATTTTGGGAATGGTGGGATAATGGTCTTAATGAAAGTTTAGAAGAACTACGTATTACAGGTGGCGAACCACTCATGTCCGGTAATACTTGGAAGTTGTTCGATTGGTTCGAGAAACAGGATAGTAATATGCGCTTTGCGGTTAATAGTAATTTAATTGCAAAAGAGGATATCATTGACAAATTAATTTTAAAAACAAAAAATATAAAAAGGTTTCATTTGTATACTTCATGCGAAGCTACGGGTAAACATGCTGAATATATTCGTGATGGATTAGAATATAAACTATGGAAGAAAAATTTTAAACGTATTGCATCTGAGGCAAATCTCGAAGGCCTTCACGTTATGATGACAATAAACAGTTTATGTTTATTCAGTATTCATCACTTCTTGGACGAGATATATGAACTTAAAGAAGATCCAAACTGTAAGAGCCCCACGGTTAGCTTAAATCTATTGCGTTTTCCGAGCTTTCAAAGTCCATTAGCATTACCTGATCACATTAAAGATTACGTTAGAAATAATTTAAGTAATTGGTATGAAAATGCAAAAAACAAACCACTGTGGCATGAGAGTGAAAAAGCTAGCATAGAGCGTTTGATAGACTATTTAGAAGTTGTTGACGCCCCACATCGTAGGACAAGTAATAAAGAGTTATTATGGAAAGATTTTAAAACATTCTACGCCGAATACGACCAACGTAGAAACAAATCGTTAAGTGTGTTTCCTAAAATTTTAACAGATTGGATAGAATCAATTGAAACCACAGTATTACCCTACCAACCATTGAATAGCGGTGATGGTACAAATATAGATGAGCCATTAGCAACATATGATTGATAAAAAGACATTTTGTGTTGCACCATGGACACATACTTACATAAGCCCACAAAGCGAACGTAGATTATGCTGTGCTAGTCGTGAACAGGCTAGTTGGCAAAAACAATATATTGATAGCGAAGGTTCTGATAGTAACGAGTATAAACCAACGACACTGGAAGAACATTGGAATAGCGAACATATGCGTAGTGTTCGTCGTAGAATACTTAATGGAGAAAACATTCCTGAATGTCAAGTCTGTAATAATAATATATTGAATTTATATACCTATCGACAGTATTTTACCGAAAATTTATTCCCACATAAAATTGATGAAATATTAAGTTCAACAGATGAAACTGGTCATACCACAATGAAACCAATTTCGTTTGATTATAGAATACATAACCTTTGTAATTTTAAATGCAGAATGTGTGGGGAGCAATTGTCAAGTTCTTGGGAAAGTGAAAAAAGAATTTTAAACATGTGGAACCCGTCGGTCGACAGATGGATGGTACATGAAAATAAAAATCAAATTGAAAATTTTCAAACTACAGTCGTTGAAAGTGAACTATGGGAAGCTGTAAAAAATAATACTATTGAAGAAATTTATTGGGTCGGTGGAGAGCCACTAATGTATGATATACATTGGGAAGTTATGAAATATTTGGTTGAATCAGGACATAGTAAAAACGTTGTTGTTAGATATAATACTAATCTAAGTCGTGTATCATACAAAAATCAAAACCTATATGATTTACTTCCTAATTTCAAAAAAGTTAATATATGTGCTAGTATGGATGCTACGGGTGAAGTTGCGGAGTATATTCGATCTGGTCTAAAATATAATGAATGGTTAACTAATTTTAAAAAGGGATTATTTTTAAATGACATATATGGTATGGATGCAATGGTGTTAGATGTGACATTGACCCTCCCTGGAATGCTAGATATGAAAAACATGATTGATTTAGCGGTTCAACTTAATGTAAAATCTTATGTAAAAATAACTTTCGATTTTGAATCAAGTGTATTAATGAGTCCCATGTGTGTGCCCCATAGAATTTTAGACCCGATGTTAGATGACCTTATAGAATACGAAAATATAAAAGGTAACCATTTAACAAAGGTTTATAGTGAAACATTTAATGATATGAAGTATCGGCAAACATTTGACGAAAAGTATAGCGACCATGTAAATGGTTTAAAAGCTGGAAAGCGTAGGTTTAACAAAATCGACTTACACAGAAACGAAAATGATATGTTACTTTCAATATTATCAAGAAACAAAGATATTTTAATTTGGTATAAAAATATATGACCGACACTTTTTGTCCATTGCCATGGATGCATTTAGCAACACATCCTGAAGGAACTAGTTCATTATGTTGCATTAGTGATCATACTAACAGTATGAGTTTTGCTAGAACCAACGGAAAAAAATTAAATTTAAATCAAAATAAGGTTATAGAAATAGTTAATAGCGATTTTTTTGTACAGACACGTAACGAAATGCGCAATGGAATAAAACCACAAGCATGTTTAAGATGTTACCAAGAAGAAGATTTAAATTTACAAAGTAAAAGAAAATTAGAACTTTCTCGATATGGCACTGACTATGATGATATAAACGGAATTATAAAACCTAATTTTAAGTTTATTGAATTAAGGTTAGGGAACTTATGCAATGCAAAATGTAGAACATGTAATCCGGCATCAAGTACTCAATGGATAAGTGAGTACAATAAACTTCAATCTGAATTAAATTTTGTTACAATTTACGATAATAAGATTAATTCAAATTGGACACAATCAGATGAATTTTGGAATGACTTGTTATCACACAGTCAAGATGTTGAGTTAATTTATATAAACGGGGGTGAACCTACTTTAGTAGAGAAACATTGGAATTATTTAGAAAGACTTATCGAACATGGATTAAACAAACAAATAAAATTATGGTATAGTATTAATATGTCTAACCTACCAAATCAATTATTAGACATTTGGAAAAACTTTAAAGAAGTAGAAGTACATTGTAGTATTGACGATTTAGGTAAGCGTAACGACTATATCAGAAAAGGAACTAAATGGGATGATGTAGAATATAATTTACAAAAACTTAAAGAAAATAGTTGGATAAACACAAGTGTAACACAGACTATAAGTTGGATGAACATTTATTATGTTCCTGAGTTTATGGAATATTTTAATAATTTAAATATTAAGGTTCAATCAAATATTGTTTATGACCCAAAATTTTATAGCGTAAGAATTTTACCCGAAACCCTAAAATACAAATTAACTGATAAACTTAAAAATTATCAGCATTTATTGAGTCATGTGTCTAAAGATGAAAATGTTGAAATGTTTAAACAAGGAATTAAATATAATAAATGGTTAGATGAATCAAGAAACGAAACCTATCAAAATACTTTTTCTGAATTTTATAAAATATTACATGACTTATTTACTGAAATCTCCGTATGAAAATGAATTAAATTTATCTGCTGAATTTTATCCCGGTGATCCGGAAGAAAAATTTGTAAAAAATAAAGAAAAATTTGGTGATAAATGGATATGGTCTAATCGTAAAATTCTATACAAGTTTAATTCTTATGGATATAGAATGGAAAAAGAATTAGATGAAGTAAATTTATCTAATTATATAGCATTTTTTGGTTGCAGTTTTACAACTGGCACAGGATTACCATTAGAAGAAACATTTTCTTATATTACTAGCAAAGCTTTGAGATTAGATTATGTAAACGGGGCAATAGGTGGGGCATCAGTTGATTTTAGTTTTTTAAATATTATAGAAATGCTATCAAATGATGAATGTAGGCCTAAAGCAATTATTATAAATTGGCCTGAATTAACAAGAAATTGTTACTGGACTAATGATAAACTAGAGTTTTATTTGGTTAATAATCCTATGGCGCCATTTTGGAAACCTGCATATACCTGCTTTCTTCTAGAAAATTCACATATTAATAATAGGTTTGCTTTTTATAGAAAGACAATTTCCTTGCTTTGCAAGTCTTTAAATATTAAAATTTTTGAATTTACGACTTACCAAAGTAATTTAGATCAATTTTTAAAAGACCATAAAAAAATTACACATATACCGTTAGAACAGTTTCAAATACCAATAGTAAAAACCAAAGTTTTTGACATGGATTTTATAAACAAATATTCTGCTAGAGATATTGATCTAAATATACTTAATCAAAAAGATAAAAAAGGCAATGGATCGCATCCGGGTATTTATTTTAATAAGCAAGTAGCGGAGACGGTGATTAATTGGATAAAAAATGATTAAAAAAATTATTGAATTGTACTATTTTGTAATTCGTGAATATAAATATCGAAAAAAACTCAAAGAATTACGAAAAAGAGATCCCTTCATATACAAATGATACTTGGTATTAGTGCAGGTTTTCATGATGCAGCATTAACAGTCATTAATAATACAGGTGGCATAGTTTTTGCTGGGCATAGTGAGCGTTATAGTAAAATAAAAAATGATAAAAATATTTGTGAAAATTTAATTCAAGAAGTACAAAACTATAATATCAGCACGATTGCTTATTATGAGAATCCTTTTAAAAAACAATTAAGACGTTTGTATTCTGGTGAAGGTTTACAAATTAATAAATTGACAACTAAACAAGTATTAAATGATCAAATTAAACCATTACTTAAATCTAATCAAAAAATTGTTTCGTATAACCATCATTTAAGTCACGCCGCAGCCGGATTTCAAACTAGCCCCTTTCAAAGAGCTACTGTAGTTGTAATAGACGCTATCGGAGAGTTTGACACTATAAGTATATGGGCTGCTGAGTATAACCATATGGGAGCTGCAAAATATAAGTTGTTATGGCGTCAAGGTTATCCAAATAGTATAGGTTTATTTTATAGTGCAATGACACAAAAAGCCGGATTAGAACCTATGGAAGAAGAATATATTTTAATGGGTATGAGTGCGTATGGCGTAAGTAGTGAACTTTTTAAAAACCAACTTAAAGATTATTTTATTAACGATGAGTGGGAAATTCAGTTTAAAGAAAATTTACATTTAGGATTAAATGATAAAGAGTTTGACACAATGGATGAATTTATAATTGCAAGAGGTGCGCAAGACTTAGCAGAAAATTTAATCTATAATGTGATGCGTAGAGCAAAGGATTTTAATTTTAGTAGTAATTTAGTTTATATGGGCGGCGTTGCCTTAAATTGTTTAGCAAATAGAAATTTAGGACATTACTTTGATAATATTTGGATAATGCCTAATCCAGGTGATGCAGGTAGTAGTTTAGGTGCTGCTGCGCTTGCATATGGGATGGCTATTAATTGGAACACTGCATATTTAGGATATGATATAAAAGGTAAGTATCCTGTTAATAATATATTAGATGAATTACTTAAAAATAAAATAGTTGGTGTTGCATCAGGAAAAGCAGAGTTTGGTCCTAGAGCATTGGGCAATAGAAGTTTACTGGCTGATCCTAGACAAATTGATATAAAAGGCAAAGTGAATGAAATTAAGCGTAGACAACAATTTAGACCCTTCGCCCCTGTCATACTTTATGAAATGGCTGACCAGTATTTTGATTTCTGTAATGGGTGGGATCATAGCCCTTATATGCAATCAATCGCTAATTGTAAGTTTCCTGATTCTTTTCCTGCTATATGCCATGTTGACGGCACCAGTCGAGTACAGACAGTTAAAAAAGATGGTTCGGGAATCAGAGAATTGCTAGAAAAATGGTATATTATGACTGGTTGTCCTATGCTCTTAAATACATCATTAAACATACGAGGCGAACCTATGGTCAATGATAGAAGTGACGCAGATAGATTTGAAACGTTGTATGGTGTAAAAGTGTGTAGCTAATGTATAGTGAAGAAGAACTAGAACGCAGAAAAAAATTAAATGAACAAGGTTATTGGGAGATACCAGAAGGATTAGATACAAGTAACTTTGATTTTAATTGGCGCCCTTATATCTACGAAAGACCCTACATACATCAATTTGGAACTCAGTGGCAGAAGACAGGCGGACCTAAATTCATCGTGCCGCAGCATGAAGGAATAAAATATCAAAATCTTCAACACGCAATAAGATTGCCTGATTCTAATAATCGATGTTGGAGACCTCTCATTGCCAATGCAACTATTGATTACAGTTGGCATCCTGACGATACTGACCCTCCCTTTATCTATGTATTTGGTAATCAATGGCATGATAGTGAAACAATGCCCACATACCAATATAGAGTTAAAGGTGCAACAGATAAGAAATATGTATACAATGTAAAAGCTACTTTATTATCAAACAAAGATAAGTGGCAAATTCCTGATAATATTGATGATAGTAACTTTGATTATAGTTGGTGCCCTAATCCATACGAACCTCCCTTAAATTGGCAGTTCGGAACTCAATGGCAGAAGACAGGAGGACCTACGTACATAAATGAAAATGCACATGGTGTTAAGTATGTTGACTTTCAAAAAGTAAAAAAATTACCTGACAGTAATGATAGATGTTGGAGACCTTTAGTTAGCAACAGCACAATTGATTTTTCATGGCACCCAGACGAAACGGAGCCGCCGTACATTTATGTTTTTGGTAATCAATGGTATGATAGTAAAACAATGCCTACTTATCAGTATAAGGTAAAAGGAGCTATTGAAAAGAAATATGTACATGATTTGTTAGCAACTTTGTTACCTGATGTTGATAGTAGATGCTGGCGCCCATTAGTTAATAATGCAGTAATAGATCAAAGTTGGGTGCCGAACCCGCACGACCCTCCCTACATCTATGTTTTTGGTAATCAATGGTATGATGGTGAAACTATGCCAACCTACCAATATAGAGTTAAAGATGCGACTGATAAAAAATATATCAAAGATATAAAAGCAGTTTTATTACCAAATAAAGAAAACTGGAAAATACCTAATGATATTGATGACAGAATGTTCGATTACGGCTGGGTGCCTAATCCACATGATCCGTTGATGAATTATGAATTTGGAACTCAATGGCAAAAAACCGGCGGTCCTATATATGTTGAATCTAGTGTAGCTATAAAAAAATATTGTTCGGATCAACGAGTAATCAAATTACCAAATATACGTAATTTTAGAGTTGTTGAACCAATTAACATTGATAGTTTTGATTTTAGTTGGCATCCAGATGATACAGAAGAAAAATATAATTACGTGTTTGGTAACCAGTATCATTCTAGCGAAAATATGCCAACAGTAATTTATAAATCAAAAAATGCACAAAGTAATAAATTTATAAATGAGATTAAATGTGATTTAAAAATAAACGAAGTAGAGTATATTGATAGTATTTTTGATAGAATAAATGAATACAAAGAAGAAACCACATATACCTATATAGGCAATATTAATCTTAATTTCTCTAATATAATTTCAGATGACTCAATACCACACGTTCATATTGTAGATGATGTTGCAGCTTTGATTCCTAAGAATGCAAAAGTAAAGATGTACGATAAATTAGAAGATTATCCATATGTCAAATATCATAATTTAGGGTATCGTCATGAACCATTAGATATTATATTTTTAAGTAACGGAGAACAAGGTGAAAATGACCGCTACGAACATTTATTAGAAGTAACTAAACATTTGCCGAATAGAGTAATAAAAGTTAGTAACGTTAAAGGAAGAGTTGCGAGTCAACATGCAGCAGCAAACGCTGCTTTAACTCCTTGGTACTTTTTAATAAACAGCAAGTGTAAGGTCAGTCCTAATTTTGATTTTAGTTATCAACCAAAACGAACTCATACTTCAAAACATTATATCTTCACTGCCACAAATATTTTAAATGGGTTAGAATATGGACATATGGCTGTTGTTTTAAATAACAAAAATCTTACCCTATCAACTACTGGCAAAGGACTAGATTTTACATTAGATAGCCCTCATACTTTAGTCAATATAAATTCTGGAATAGGTATTTATAATACTAGCGAATGGGATACTTGGCGAACTGCGTTTAGAGAAGTCATCAAGTTAAAATATAATTCTTTAAATGTAATTGATGAACAAAGTAGATATAGATTAGATGTTTGGTTAAGTGTAGCTGATGGGCAATTTAGTCAGTGGTCTTTAAAAGGTGCAAAAGATGCGGTAGATTACTATGAAACAGTTAATGGTGAATTTGATAAATTAAAATTAAGTTACGATTGGGAATGGCTCTATAATCATTACACTAATACCAATAATTTACAGTCATAAATACTTATTATGGGTGTTGAACAATTGTATTTTATAATCGGATTTTTAGTTGGTGTCCTATTAATGGGTGCAATTAGTATAGCATTTTTTATATTATATAATGAATGGGTTCAACCTGACAAAAAAGATGATTTGTTCGATTAATGTCAAATGACTATTCCTAGAATATCATCCACACTACTAAATGAAGTATCACAATGGTCAATAAGAAATGACCAAGTTCAAAGATGGCATGCGGAAAAAAATAGAGAAGTTAATTGGGAAGAACTAAGTAAACTATTAACTTTGCAAGAATATCACAGGTTATTAAGAAATTATAATTACGAAAAAGATACAGAGTTCATAAGAAATTATGAATTTTATGAATCTATTAAAGAACAAAGATTACTAGCAAGAAGCACAGTACGAGGAATATTTACAGACCGTTACGTTTAATAGTTTCCCATACTCTAAAAAGTTGTTCATCATAATTATTCTGTTCTCTTTGTCTAATTAAGGTTAAACTATCATACCATAAAGTCTTTTCACTATCATATAACCAACGCCAACACGATTTGTATTTGTCTAACAACAAAACTGTTTGTTTGTTTAACGATCCTGCTAAGTGTACTATTCCTGTGTCTATGCTTATAACCATATCACAGTAATCAATTAATGCAGCCGTATCTTCCCAATCCTTAACATTTTCTTTAAAACACTTTACATTATTAATTTCTAAAATACTTTTTTCTTCATCCGTGTATTTTATTTGTAAATTAACATAATCATATTCTTTTGTAGCCGGCAATAATTTAATTAGTTCAGCTAACGGATAACGTTTGCTTGTGCCGCTCCAACATAATCCAATAATTGGTTTAGTTTTTTTGCCTATAACTTTTTTCCATTTTTGTAAACTTTTGTTTGATGCTTGTAAATATTTTTTACTTTTTGGTAAATTAGCATACGTTATGTTTAGACATTTGGGAATACTTAAAATAGGAGTCCAATAATCAAAGTCATCAAATTCTTGAGTATTATTAATTACTGTAAATTTAGGAAAACTATTTTTAAATAATTTTTCTAATTGCACTTCTGTTTGTATGATTGGTTCAATATCAAGTTCACTTAGTTGATCAACAAATCTTATAAATTGAATATTGTCACCGTCACCTTCTTCACAGGTGATAAGTAACCGTTTGCCTGCTATCGATTCTCCATTCCATCTAGGTTTAGTCCATCCTTCTAAAGTGTGTTCGTGATGTTTAAATCTCCATCGAGCCTCAAAAAGTTCCCACCCTTTTTCTAAATCTCCTGCTGCTAAATGAGCAACAGCATAATTAAATGGGAAATTTCTATCAGTTGGGTCAAGCTTCATGGCTGTCTCCAAAAACCCATATGCTTCTTCAGGATAACCCGTTTCTCTTAAAATATTTCCATAGTTGTTGTAGGCAAGTGCCAACTTAGGATATCTTACAAATGCTTCAGCATAGCAGCGCAAAGCAGTGGGTAAATCCATACTGTAGTAAGCTTGTTTGGCTGTAGCATCCAGTTCTTCCAGTGTCATCTCGATATTTATAAAAAGAGTGGCTACTTATCACCTTTTACCTTACCTTTATAGCTTCATATTTCTACTGTTGTAATGTATAATAAATATTATATGCGAAAATTATTTTTACTTTTATTAGTTCCTTGCTTTTGCTTTGCCGCACCTACTAGTGTTGTTTACAATGTTAGTAACGGTGAAGTCATTCAAGGATCACTTAATTCAGAACAGGTTAGTATTGCTAGCATTAGCAAGTTGTTAACTGTGTATACTGTATTAAAAGAAAAACAAGACCTTACTGAAAAATTAAAGGTAACCTCAAGTAGAACACCTAATACTAAATTACAGAAAGGTATGATTCTAACTAGAAAAGAGTTAGTTAACATGGCTCTTATTAGTAGTGACAATGTAGCAGCAATTACTTTGTCTCAACATTACCCTGGTGGTCAACCCTCTTTCATAAACAAAATGAATGATTATGCACGAACCCTTGGGATGCATAATTCAGGATTTGTAGAACCAACTGGTCTAAGCCCAATGAATCATAGTTCTGTAAACGATTTAATTTTACTTACAAATGCGGTGAGTACTTTTGACATTGTAAAAAGTGCTGCACAATCACAAAAGGTTATAACTACACCCGAAGGCGTCATTACCAAAAAAATTAAAAAGGTGAAAAAGAAAAGAAAACAAAATCGTGAACCAAAAAATTTCGTGTTGACTAGTAAAGCAACAAGTAACTATTTTGGTCAAAATGGTGTAATAACAATTAAGACTGGTTTTACGAGAGCAGCAGGATTTTGTATTACTATGTTAGTTGTTTCAAATAACCAGTTGTACAACATTATTGTTTTGGGCGCAAGAACAAAACAAGAAAGACAAAAAATATTAGATAAAAGTTTTTCAACTATTCAACACGTGTGAACGTAAAATATTTTTATCAAAATAATAACTACAATTGGCGATATGAAAATATCGTTGATAAAATAGCACTTGCAGTATCAAATATCATTGAACTGCCGCCTATTATAGAAGTTTGTATATACGATTTAGGCAAGTCTGTATACGGTGGCATTGATATGATTCATATGAATCGAATTGGCATAAATCATGATTTACCTATTGAGTCAGTGCCATTGATTCTTGTCCACGAACTAATTCATGTCCATCAAAAATTTACCAAAGTTTTGAAAATAACTAGAAAAGGTGAGTTTTATTGGCATGGGGTTTTAATTACTAAAAACTTATCAGAATCTATGCCATATGACGAGTACATCAATTTGCCATGGGAATATGATGCGTACAGCAAACAACAAGAAGTGTTGTCAAAAGCACTACAGTTTTTAAAAATTGACAAATAAATATTTAGGTGCTACAATATGATTGTAGTAGAATAAAAGGAGAGCTTAATGTTCTGGTTTCTTATACTTTTGCTAATATTTATTTGGATAATAACACTCCCTAAAGGAGACTAATATGACTGAAGTTAACATAAAAACAACACTTTTCAAAGTGACAATGACTGAATACGAACGAGGCTACGGTCAGCGGCATATGGGTGAGAAGTTTTTCACTACTGAGGAAGAAGCCAAAAGGTTCTGTGAAGGGTATTTTTTCGGAGACCCCGATTGTTTCTTTAGAGCAACATACACACAAGTTGCTTAAATGACAAGAAATGTTGCTTTAGGGTAACATTTCTTTTTGGTTGACAATAAATCGATTTGGCTATATAATAGCATCATGCTAAAAAATCGTAAAAAGCGTAGTGATCGGAATCATGTTGTTTATTGTGTAACAAATATTGTTACAAATGAGCAATATGTTGGGATAACTGCAATTGCATACAAAGGCAACGTCAAAAAAACGTTACATCGTCGTATGCAAAAGCATTTGCAGAGATCATTAACTGAAAACAAAGATTGGGGATTGTGCCAAAGTTTACGTAATTATGGTCCTGACAATTTTTCTTACGGCGTTCTCGAAATTGTACGAGGCAAAAAACTAGCTCATTCACGTGAAACTTTTTTAATCAATACATGCAACCCCTCTTTAAATACGTTTAAGCGAGGCATGTAATGAGTATCGACATAATTCAAAATCGTTGCAATATGTTATTAAAAGGCATGTTAGGCGAGAAGTATGCTCAAGAATGGTGGCTTACTCCAAATAAAGCTTTCGATGGTGAAATACCAAAAATAGTATTTGAATCAGAACCAAATAAAGTATATCAATATTTGATAAGTTGTGCCGAAGGTGAATGGTGATTACAACCCATGAATGAACGAGTTAAAGAATTAATTTTAAGTAAGGGTTTGCACAAACACATCAGCCAGGATTGCCAACACCGTATGGAAATGCTAGCTGAGTTGATTGTGCGAGAGTGTATCGACATAGTTAAACCCACTGAACATCACGAAGTTTGGGCAGAAGATTATGTCGGCGGATTAGAAGGATTAGAATTGTTAGATAATAGAGTTGCGAAACTTAAAGAACATTTTGGAGTTGAATAATGGGATATGCAGTTATTTGTGATCGTAATAATAAATGGCAACCTCGCAAAGGTCTCGAAGGCCCCTTCTATTATGCTGATGGTCGTGTACTGTACTACGATCCAAAAGAGGGTCAATACTATGATCCTTTGACTGATTTTTACGTGGATCAAGAGGAAATGAATATGATCCATAATTATCTTGTAAAGTTGATTACCAAATAACTTAAGGAGTGTCTTTATGTGGGATTACACAGGTATGAAGGTGTTTGGTGAATATATGAATGAGTTTCCTGTAACAGGTCGGGTAGAATCAAGCCGTGTTGCATACGGCGGTGATGTCAAACACACTGTAGTTTTGGATGACCCTATTACTATATATGGTAGTGTACGTGATCGTGTTATTTTGGAACACAAACAGATTGTTCGGGTTAGAGATTAATTTACCCAATTACATTTGCATTTAAAGAAACCTAATATATAATCATAACATGACATACTTTCTTAAAAGTGGCAATACCTACCGTGTTGCAAAATCTGATGCTTTAGACAAATGTTGTTGAAAGAATATTATGATTAACTCTGACAGAATCGGTGGCATCTTCATGCCAATAGTAACTTTATTGGTAATTGTTTTTCTTATCTTTTTTGTATATGGATTAGTAAAAAATAACAGATTCGATGATGAGGACACTATTACTATAACTTTTAGTTGTCCAGAAGTTCTAAGTGCTGAGGAGCAGTATCCATCATATGTAGTAACACAATGTAGAAAATTAATGAGTAAACCTAAAGTCATTGAATGAACAATGTTTTAATAAATGTACTTGTTTGGATCAAAGAGGACTATAAAACTAATCCATTTAGGTTTTTCATAGAAGTTTTAGCTTGGGCAATAAGTATTGGTTGTTCGCTAACCATGGCGTTAACTGTACCTAATCCTCCCCTGCTTGCTCTATATCCAGCTTGGATTTTAGGTTGTGCGTTATACGCATGGGCTGCATTCACTAGAGGTTCGTTTGGTATGATTGCAAATTATTTATTAATTGTTGTTATTGATACTATAGGCTTAATAAGGATATTATGATGAAAAAATTTATTGCTACTGTTGAAGAAGATGAAAATGGCGATCCTATCATTCCACTACCTGAAGAAATGTTAGCAGAGTTGGGTTGGAAAGAAGGTGATACCTTAGATTGGAAAAAGAACGATGATGGGACTTACAGTCTTTCTAAGATAGAACCATCAGACGAAACTGAATGGGTTTTAGTTGAAGCCGTAAGTATGTTTAGAATGCGTTATATGGTTCAAGTACCCAAAGGCAAAAAAGAATATGCACTGGATACTGTTGTATGTAAAGAAGCAAAAGAGTTTAGCCAAGAACATTTGGATGAAATTATTGTCAGTCATCGTGTGGTTACAGAGGATGAGGCGATTGACATTTGTAATGTAGATAATCGATATCTAAATAGTTGGACAAGAGAAAAAAAGATTGATACTCTATTTACCAAAATTGGTGAAAAGGCTGAACTATAATGATACGGTATGAAGACACTGCCAAAGTAACATGCGTAGACAACGGTGAAACCGTTATGGCAGAAATTTTAGAATTTAAACCGGAAGTTCTACTTAGCATTAGTTTAGAGCGAAAAATTAAACTTGTTTTAAAATATAATGTTAAAAGTGATGAGTACCAAGCTGAGTTATATGGAAGAACTTTTATCAGCAAAGGTCCTAAAGGTACTCATTACACTACTACTAAACGATAATGGCAAGTAAATATTCATTAGATGTTTTTGCTAGCGATTTGATTTTGCTTAACAAAATTTATCGCTTTGCTGGATATACAAAAAGAGATTTACCAATTCTACAAAAAGCCACAACACGTGGTGATTTAGCAATGGAAAGTCTTGTAGAAAATGCTATATCACGCACGGGTAAAATTCAACGAGTAAATATTCCTGGTAGAGATTTTGATGATGGTAGTGATGCCAAAAAAGTTACAGTGGTTAATCAAGGAACAATTGCTAAACCTAAACGAGGCGCCGGCTTCAGTACAAAAAATAAAAAGGGTTTACTAAGAGTAGTTGTTGTTGATCCTATGGTAAATGAGGTTTTTTATTTTAAAATACCTCCTGAGTTTTATGTTGGGCAAAAACAAAAACGTAGAGAAGTTGCACTAAGAATTCCTTTTAGTAAGTTTGGTGGTAAACCTCAGTTTACACCGAATGCAACAACCTCTGTTGACATTTGGAACTTTGAAGTATCGTCTTTCAAAGAACTTTCTTCATGATCGTAGAAATATTTGACAAAAAATAGATTTGGCAATATAATAAGGTATAATTAATATTTTGTTATATTTTTGCTATCATGAAACGAGAAGTTATCAGTTTTACAACACAAGTCAAACCTAGGGCACACCGTGTTCTTTTTGACAACGATCTGCCCTTCAAGCCAAAAGTTGTCAAAAGCAAAATGTTGTACAAAAGACAACAAAAACATAAAAAATCTTTACCCGAAACTTGACAATAAATCCGTTTGGCTATATACTAACGGTATAGTCAATAACAAGGAGATTCAAATGTTTCAAGTCCAACATTACGGTATGTTCACAGAATATGGCAACAGGGTCATCGACGGTCTTGTAATCGCTGCAAAAGAACTTAATTGGTCAGTTGCCCAAATAACTGAAATGATGGAAGATATCTCTACGGTGAGTGGTCTACATGAAGCTAATGACACCATGGTTCGTGAGATGGTTTATAAGGCAGTTTTTGGTTGACAATAAATCGTTTTGGGCATATAATAACGGTATAGTCAATAACAAGGAGCAACAAATGTCTACACTTACTGAATACACCCTAGAAATTTACAAAGCAGACAAGCGAGTTAAAAAAGCAGACCGTTATGGTAAGAGCAAGCCAGGTCTACGTTTCTATACTGCAATTGATTTTGCAGAGTGTACTAAGGATTATATCGAAACGGTTGCGGAACAAAAACGTCAACTAGGTTTTGTAGTTGAAGTTTTTGAAACTTATGTAACACGTAAGAATCTGCAATACGGTATGACGTTTCAGGAGCGTTATGACACTCCTTACTTTTGCAGTCCGTCCTCAGAAACTTATTGGTCTTCATGATTTTTGACCATAAAAATGAAAAATTTTATTGTCTTTTTAGCAATATTTCTTGTGGGCTGTGCCCACAAGAATGATGCAATTTTGTTACATAATGTTATCAATAATACAACTTATGAAAATGTCAAATATGAAATATATTTGAAACTTTATAACAAAACTCAAAAATAAATTTGACATTAAATGGGTTTGGCTATATAATAGCTATATTAACTGATGAACAAGGAGCAATAAATGGCTTACATGTCTCAAGAAAAGAAAGCACGTATCGCCCCAGTCGTTAAGGCAATTCTGAAAAAGTATAATGTTAAGGGTACACTGAGTGTCCGTAATCACATGACATTGTGCTTGACCATTAAGTCGGGTGCAATTGATTTTATCGGTAATTACAATACTGTGAATGTTGATGATCCACGATACGCAAACTACGGTGGCTTTCGCCCTGCAGTAGATTACATTGATGTTAACCCGTTTTGGTATCAGGATCATTTTGACGGTGTTGCAAAAAAATTTCTCAAGGAAATTTTGACTGCAATGAACAACGGTAATCACGACAATTCGGATATTCAAACTGACTACTTTGATGTGGGCTGGTATGTAGACGTTAATATCGGTCGTTGGAACAAACCTTACACTTTGGAGAAATAATCATGCGTAATTTTCGTGTCCGAGTTTATATGAGTGAAAGTTATTGGGCTGATATCGTTATCGCAGCCGAAAATTGGTTGATGGCTCAAATGTTGGGTATGGGTCAAAGCCCAATTAAGAAGGCTCAACTTTTGGGCGAAGCCTAAAGAATTTTGGTAACACCGGTTCTTGACAATAAACTTGATCGGTGTTATCATTATATCTGTGTGTAAAACACATCTTTTTTATTAACAACCTTAAGAGGTAATTATGTCTGAACAATTGTTCAAAGTAGCAGGTATCACTACTCACAACGGTAACAGCAAAGTTCGTTTTACTGACGATTTGATTCGCCGTGTAAAACAGTTTACTAAAGGTGGTGCAACTCGCATCGATTTGATTGAATTGCCTAGTGCAATGACTAAACTTGATGCACTTAAGTATCTGCAAGCACATGCAGATTATCAAGGCGGAGATGATCAGGCATTGATTGGTGATGCAATTGCTGATCGTGAAAAGGCGCCTAAGGGTACAGTCAAGGTTAAGGCAACAAAAGCAACTAAGCCTAGTCTTGATGCAATCAAAGAGCGTGGTAAAAAAGAAGAAGTTGCGGCTTAAGGGATAAGGGAGCAATTGCTCCCTACCTATTTTTATAAAGGACAAATATGAATCTAAGTGACAAACTTACAAAATGTAGTGATAGCTTGTCTGTGTATATGTATGATAACGGATATATGGTAGAAGTTTCAGGTAGAAACGACGACGGTGATTGGGCTACCGCAAAAATTATGTGCCAAACTTTGGATGAAGTTACTAAAATTATTCAAGAAGCAGCACATATGGAACGTGATTAAAATGAATAACACTCCACATTGGACACTGCTTAGTGATTACGCAAACAGACGTAAACGTTTTGATCCGTCTGATATGTCTGATTTGAAGGAGTTAGGTTATTTTAAAAAACATGGCAACTGGAAAAGTGGTTGTCCGTTTCATTTAGAATGGCCCTTTCAAGATGTAGTAACCATGTGTCAAAGCAAATATACAGACCATATGCTATCTAAATTAGCCAATAAAAAAGCCCCTTAAGGGGCTTTTTTATTATGAGTTAGGTGCTTTTTGCACTATAAATCTTATTGTTACTGCTTCATTGGCTGTACTAAATGTATCTATATTTTTTAAGTATAAATAAAATCCATTACCCACAAGGCTTGTAGGCAACGGCGTAACTAAATAACACCCATTGTGATAACTTACTACTTGAGCATATACAATATCAGTTGCAGGATCTACTTGATTGTTATTGACCGCAATAGCATCTACTTGATCTGGAACCATAACAGCACTTGTTGTAACGACAGTACCTGATAAACTGTTTATAGTAACACCTTGACCTCTGTTTGTAGTTTGTGTTACTGTAGCACCTGATGCATAACCAATCTTACCAGTTGAAGTTAATGTACCAGTAATATTAGCACCTGTACCAGTAACTGTCATCGTAGCATTACCGACTGCGTTTATAACAACATTGCCATTTGATGTTGCGATAGAGACATTGCTGTTACCGTTACTAATACTACTTCCAGCTAAGGACACCTGCGTACCATTTGCATATTTGACTGCAAAAGTGTTGCCTGGTAATGTTAAGTTACCTGCACTATCAAACGACCAAGTATTGATTGCACCAGTTGCATTAGTTTGAATAAGCGCATTAGTAGCATACGCTGATACGATAGTAGTCGGGGCATTAGCAGTAACATTAAAGGACATTAATTGTGCTGGATTGTTTGTACCATTATCAACTGCCGCAATACCTATTGACGAATTTGCTACTGTTTTGATGAATCCGCCCGATGATCCTGGGATAATCAAGTTACCAGTACTATCAAATGTCCATGTGTTTGAGTTGGCATTGATAGTAACATTTGAATTACCGTTAGTAAATTGTA